TTTTATCAATTAGAATGTAATGTTGTCTTAATGGTTTGGTATATTCATATTCGAGTTTACTAAATTGAGGATATAAGCACCAATAATTGAGATTTGATAATATATGATGTACAATAAAGATTGTAATACATCTATCTCGTACAGATAAATCATATTCACAATATTTTTCTAAATATAATTCATTAATATCTTTAATTAAAGCTCCATATCTTTCCAATATATCTATTGACGATATTGGATTAAATGTATGGGCTAATATTAAATAAGATATATTATCTAATACTTCGGCCTGATATACTTCGGGTAATTTATCTAAGAAATATTTTTCATTTTTACTCATGATAGATTCCTCCTATATTATTATTCTTCATCATGTTTATATGTTTTTCTATTAATTTACCTTTAGCTGGATAGCATTGCCAAATTTCTGCTTCTCCATCGTCATTTACTTGAATTTCAAGATCCGTTGTCTTATCTATTCTCTTTGCAATTTCATAGAAAGCATAGATAAGATCGTTTGGATCGGTAGATTTACTCATTACAGAGTCGAATGCAATTGCAAACTCTGTTATTTTACCAGCCTGATTAGGTCGATGATTACTTGATAATTTTAAAAGATATTCGGATACCTCGTTAATAAATGTATCAGCCACTTCATCGCTTATATTTGAATATTTATCTTTGCAATGAGACATTATTGTCTTATAAATTTTATTTGCTATTTTTTCTACTTCTAATTTGTCCATTCTAATCTCTCCTTTTGTAAAATATAAATGAACTTCTCTATATCTATAATATATAATCAAAAAAAAATAAAAGTTGATTTGTATTATAATATCTATATAATAATCATATTGTATTTTATAGGAGGAATATTATGAAGAAAATTTTTATTTCACAATCAATGAGAAATAAGTCGCAGGAGCAAATTGTTAATGCTCGTAACGAGGCTGTAGCTGTTATTAGAGAAAAGTATAATGACGATGTAACAATATTAGATTCTTATAAACCAGAGTTTAAAGATCTGCCGCCTATTGCATGTTTAGGAGAAAGTCTTAAGATTATGGCAGAAGCTGATATAGTTGTATTCATCGGAGACTGGGCATCTGCTAGAGGATGTAAAATTGAACATGAAGTAGCCGATAAATATGGTAAGACTATCATAGATATGAATATGATAAAATAAATAAAAAATAATATCGGTGGACTATATAGTCCACCGACAATTCTTATGTTTCTGTTAAAATATAGTATGTATACCATATATTGGCACATATGATAGAAATCATAAATGCTGTAGAAGCGATCATACTATTATAATCGCTGGCGGTATATAGACTAACCATTGTATATATCCAGTATATAATAGTAAATAGTGCAGTCACTACACCCACTCCGAATAAACATAATTTTGGTTTATTCCATTGGATCATGGGTCTAATATGCGGTTGTTTTTTTGTTCCTGCTTTGGTATCTAAGAAATAGATTCTTCCAGTTTTGAAGTTCATTTTAGCTTCAAAGTCGATCGTATCCAATACTCTAATATTCGTAATTTTACGATCTGGAAGATCTAAACACGTATCAATCAATCGATATGCGTAGTCTATATCTTGAGCGTGCCGATTAGCATCGGAATCGATATAGTCCGCATAAATGATCGTATCAATTAAATGCTCATCTTCTCCTTCTCCATACCAATATTGCTGATCTAATTCGAATGCAGTGAATCGGAATAATTGACCTATATTGATATTTATATAGGCTTTTAGTGGAAATATATACAGTATTGAATCACTCATATAAAATTCCCCATCAATTTTAGTTACTACTCTTTCAACAGTCTTATAGTTTTTAGCATCCATTTTTAAGTCCTCCTTTTGAACTATAAATAAAATTGATATATAAAATAAGCCTCCGGAGATTTTAACAATGTATATAACTATTGTATAAAGGTCTCTGGAGGACGGATCTTAATTAAGACTGGGATATAATGATATCTTGAATCTTAACAAGATTAGTAAGGAATGTTTCCTTTAGTGCGTGGTAACATTCCTTATTCGCTTCATTAATCGGAAAGTTATTTTCCAGATCAAACAAAGCTTTCTTGTACATCTGTCTACTATCTTCGGCAGATATGGAATTATGAATTACCATAATTTCTAAGTCCTCCTTTCGTATAGATTTGATGAGAAGATATACTCGTAATATATCTTCTCTCATCTCTATAATATATAAATAAAAAGAACTTAGATTACAAAAAGAATCAGAGACTCATAAGAGTCTCTGATATACAATTATATACACTTAAACATTATAATAATCATAGCATTATCCGCTATGTATAAGATATTCCATCAGGGTTGAAGTCATACAGTTTTTGCTTCTATTTGGTAACGCATCTTTCTTATATCGTACAGGACTTTATCCAAAATCGTATCTTGCTGATGGCACGATCTTATATACTTGTCTGTAGATGCATATACAGATGAGTCTTAATTAGAGAAGGATGATAACTCTATATACACTCTTCCACTTATACTATTATTGGCTCTGTTATATACAAATTTGAGAGTTATAGATTTTGCTATTATCTTTCTCTTATTTAAGCAAAAGAATTCCCATAGACTCATATGAGTCTATGGGATATATTGTCATACAAGGTGTTCTCAGAGAGTGCAACTATTATAAAACTCTCTGAGAACTATCGTTATGGGGTTCCGCGCCCTACTATAATGTTAGAACTTACTTATTCTGTTCGGTAAACATAAGATCAATCTGTGGATACATTGGATCTAAGATCTTAGTCAATGCTTTATATGGATCTAATTCTTCTGTTAATATCATTTCTACAATTGTCTTAGAAAAGCCAGATACAAGTACCAAACCATTGGAATTACGTGTCATTGGGATGGTACCAGTACGAGAATTGACGTTCCAGAATATAAGCCGTGGTATAGTATAGCCATGTGCTTTATAACGCTCAGAAATCATATCAAACAATGCTTGATCAGTAGAACCATCCATAGCCATATCAAATTCCATATCCGATATAATAATCAGATTCTTTGGAAGATCTTCTTGAGATAGTTTATTATTGATGGCTGTATTTAATACTAAATTAAATACAGATTCAATATCTGTATTGGAGCAATCATCATAGTGAGCTAGAGCAATCAGTTTATCATATAAAGTATGATACATATTCAGATCTACAATATACGGTCTCATGCTAAATGAAATAAACTTATTCTTGAATGCTTTGGATTTGATATGCTCTGCGCAATACAATGTAATAGAATCTGCGACATCTTGTGCAGTCAACGAATCATTAATGGTGTATCTCATACTACCAGATCCATCTCGAATAACCAATGTGTCTTCTAATAAAGATCCAGGAGGAGTCTGATGATTCCAAAGCTCTTCTAATGTATCATCTGGTTCACAGAATCCACCATTCCAGTATTTACGTACAATATCATACAAGAATAAACTATTAGCATTGATTTTGGCTTTACCTTGTTTTAAATCTTCTAAATATTGTCTTCTTCTATTTTCATCATGACGCAAGAAAGCACCATTGTATATCAAATTAGCTTTAGATGGTACATGTTCATAATTGATATTATACCATTGGTTATCAGACATTTTAACTTCCAATACATCAAGATGCTTTCTCAACTGAGACAAGATTTTTCTATATTGCTTATCTGTATATTTGCAGAAGCTTGGTAAAGCTTTCTTAAGTTCTCTTGCTCTTCTACGAGTATATACAGAAGATGTATTCATAGAAGGAATCCATTTAGCTAATAAACTAATTGGTTTATTTTCCTTCATATTTTTAATATCTATTTTTAACTGAGAATTAATGGTTAATTTGCATAAAGTTTTGACTTTACTATTGGCTGTAGTAAAATAAAGATCGATGATGTCATCCCATCTGCCAATATCCTGAATAAGCATAGATAAGAGTATATTCATGGTTGCATCCGGATCTATATCAGACAGATGAGCTAATAAGCCGCGAAAAGCCTCTCTTTCTCCTAGCCCATGTTTGATATCTCTTAAATATAATAACCATTTGATCGTTCTAATCTTATCTTCATGATAAGCTAAATCAAATTGTATACACATTGATTTGAGCGAATCATAATCGATTTGATCATTATTGTAATTTTTAATTTGCTTTCTAAATTCAGAGAATGTACTTCTCAACATAGGTACAGAGAAATTTAAATCAACTAATACATGACCAGTACTTTCATAACCAATAGCACCATTCTCTGTTTTTGTGAGCACATTGGCTCTCATCATGCTCATAAAATCCATTTTTATTACCTCCTAAGTGTCTCTACACACCTAATAAAAAATAAAAATATATGATTATTGTATAATACGAGATTTATGTAAGAATTGGAAGAAATGTTCTACATCTAATCTGGATGTGATATTGTATATTTTAGAATTTACAAGTTGTTTGCTTTTATCTGAACTGATATAGTAAACACCGACACATATATTATACTTATTTTTGTAAATCCAATAGGATGTATTGTCTACATCAAAATAATATGTCTTTCCATCCACCAATCCATTGAGTATATCTTCTTTAGTCATCATATCACACCCATATAGAATAAAGACTCATCTAAACCAATAATGGTTTAGATCGAATTATACAATAAAAAATAAAATAAAATCATAGAACTCATTCCTAAGATCCAAATTTATTACAAGACCCTATTTAGGTCTTAGGAATTGTTGAGTTCCCGACTCGGCTGTCAGACTCCTAAAGATTGCGCTATCTTAAGGGAAATAGACGCTGAAACGCTCCAAGGCGTATGTTCGTTTTGTAAGTTTTGGTTTGCTGTGTGGGCCTTTTTAAGAGACCGTACCTCTACAGTACGGCGTGTGTAGAGAAACTAGACGCATCTATATCCAATTTATAGTGAGTAAAATTGCTGTAAGCGCCTACGAACTTCTCTATCATCAATATATAGTTATAGAATTAATTAAATATTACAAACAATCTCATCAATTCTATCTTTAGATACCCCAAAGTCCTTTTCACCTTTATAATTGTTTCTATGAATATAGATAGGAATATTTAAAACCAATAGTTTCTGAATATAATGAGATAATTCTTCATTGCTTACATCTTTGTCAGGATAATAATGAATTTCTATATTTTCCAATCCATATGATTCTATTAACGTTCGAACTACGTTAAAGTACCCTTTACCATTAGAAGCAATATAAATATTATTTTGTCTATTCTGATTTCTTAAATGATAAAAGATCGATAATATATCAAAGCATCCTTCTGCCACATGAATTTTAATTGGATCTTTAGATAATACATCAATCTGTGTAGGAATACAATAATTACGAATATGCTTCAGATTCTTATTAAACAATTCATAATTATAATATCGAGACTTAATATATGACTTAGACTCTTCTGTATTTCTCATAATCAAATAAGAGTTGTCCAGAGATAGAAATCCTACAAAATATGTATGAATATCTTCTATAATTCCTGGTAAAGCAGTAGAAGATAATTGATTCATTTGTAATAATTCTTTTAAATTGAATACAATCTTATTCTTCTGTGCTTCTTCTATGGACATAGATAATCCTAAACGCTGATTGATATAGTTTAATTTCTTTTTGGCTAATTCTATATCTGATATCTGATAATTGTAGTTGACAGATCTAGATATCTTATGATAGCCTATTCTCATCTTAGAGAAATTTACTTTTCCGGTAATAGATTCTGCAATGATCTGTAAGTCTTCTATATCTTTCTGTGTAATCTCTTGGTCTGGAATAATAGTCCGAATAATGTCTGGAGTAAATAATCCTTTAGCCTCACATTTAAAGCAATGATATAATGGAGCTTCTGTTTCTGAACCTAACTTAATATAGAAATGAGCTTTATGAGAGGCACTGCTGTCCCCACAGAATGGACAACGTATAATAGCTTCTCCATTTCTAATAGTCATCTCATCTTTAAAATGTCTTTCTAATAATGATTGTAATACATAGGTTGCTTGGTCTTTCATATCTCTGTTCACCTCCTAACTATAAAAAATATATGGTAGAGCGATATCGCTCTACCATATTGTCAGATCATCATTACATATTGAAGAACTTCTTCGCATAGTTTTTCTGGTAATGGCTGTATCGGAATTACCTGTCCATGTTCTTCTCTGTTTCTATAATTGATATACGTAAACTTAGAAGATAATATTTTAGAGATTAAAGCAAATATTCCTTCATCTTGAATCTTCTTATTACCATATTTAGCAACAACTTTTGGATAAGATTCAGATATCCCAATGCGTTGGGTAATCTTTCTATTGACGTTCTTTCTGCTAACCAATCGCTCAACTCTTCCAGCAATAATGTAAGGAAGCAACGATTGTCCATTGCTGAGCAGCATCTTCTTAACTGCCAGCATACAAATAACATAATCTCTATTAGAAATCATTCTAGCTGCTTGAATATCTTTGAATTCTTTAAAGAATGGATACATCACCAAATTAAATTGAAACTGGTTCTTGATTGGTTTTCCTTCTTTAGATAATTCGTGCATATAGAATACGATCTCTCCTTCATCAAAAGGACCATACTTTCGTTTAATCGTTTCCATTGTATGTCTGCAATTGACGTTGGATTGTATAACCATAGATTCATCAATCTTAGCAATATGCGCTTCAAACTTATCCGCTTCGCTATTGTTGTCCTCATCTCTTTCTGAAGATGATACAGATGCCATCTGGAATTCATAAGGTGCATCAACAACCTTATATTTAACTTCTCTTCCTATAGCATCATAGTTAAAACAAACAATGTTTTTATTGAATGTATATTTCGGGAAGACTTGAATAATTAGATCTTCTATGGTATTCATAGAATGGGAGGTTGGATTACGACCTCTGATATCCTGCATATCCCATAATACTTTATTGCTATTGACAGACTTCTGTACGTTTGTCATTGTGGTCTCGTACAATTTAGCAATAATGTCTATATTATAAACTCTCTTGATTTCCTGCATGATATAATCATAGCAAGTCAGCAAGATATTTTTGATTTCGATATTATCATACCGTTTAGACCATACAAAATGCATAATCAATGGAATAATACAATTTTGAATAAATGAGATTTCCATTAAGATCTCTGCATGTTCATCTGTATATTCCAAACAAGGATTCTTGGTATTGGAATAAGATAGGTGAACCATATAATTATCTTTTACCAATTTACGAATATTGGCATGTAATGTTGGATTAGCGTGTTCATCATAAGAGATAATAAACCGAATCAGATCGTTAATAAAATTCTGTTCGGTGTATGTATCCTCCATATAATCGATGAAATACTTAATTTGTCCATAGATGCCCACTAATTCATGGTTCGTATCATAGAATTTTTCAAAATAATTTAAATATTGTGTACAATGATTTCTAAACCCTACGACCACTTTACCATTCTTAATTTGTGTTTTAGAGTTGTATCCTCTTTTAGCACTCATCATAAAGAATGACATTAATGATCCGGGTTCATTCCCATAAGCAATAGCACATTCGTTACATTGAATGGCATTACCGATAATTTTAAATATCTCCTCCTCTTCAGATTGAGGCATCCAATCATCAATCGGGATTATACCTCTTTTTATGACTTCCTCAACAAATTCGTTTTCGTTCGGCATCAATTTTCCTCCTTTTGAAAATAGATACACTTAACTCTCGTCTATATAATATACATTTAAATTTATTTTTTACGTCCAATACGTTTTATAACAGAGGCTGTTCTGACAGATTTAATAGCAGATTTGATTCTTCCAACTTTAGATGCTTTAGCCGCTGTCTTAACGATCTTTACATTATCAGAAGCATACCCTGTTAAATCTTTAACAATCGCTTTGTCTTGTCTCTCCTGCTCTTTGATCTTCTTTTGGATCTCTTTAACTCGTCTGATATCCCCCAATTTGGTTTCAGAGTCCACAATCATTTTCAAGACATTGGCTTTGTTTAATGGTTTAGCAGTCTTCCAAGCTTCTTCAGCAAAAAATAATCTTCTCAGTTTCATGAAGTAATATGCAAAGTACAAAGACTTTACATATCCCGTTTGCATTCTAGGATTACGTATAACTGGTTTATCTGTTAATGCTTTTCTGTTCATTTTCTTTTCCAACCAATCTATGGTTAGTCCAGAATGTTTGAATGTATATGCATAGGTAAAAATAAAAGCTGGGTCGTTGGAGAAGAATCTGACATTGTACATATTCAGATTGGATAGCATAACATCTGGTTTATCTGTACTGAATTCTATAACGACGTCATAATAAATTCCTTTTGTATTTTCAGAAGGAACCATCAGATGGGCATAATATCGATTAGATTCTCTCGTATCTTTATATAAATAATATGCCATCTCTCCTGCTTCTCTAACCATGACGGTGTCGAAACGTCTTTTATAATCCGTTTTGATCAGCTTCATTTGCGCATTGGTAGATACGCCTTTGATAATTCCCGGGTTGTCTATATAGTTAGAATATGTTGTCTTAATAATCATAAAAGAATCTCCTATAAAGAAAGAAGGGGGTCTAAGGCTAATAAAAGCCTTAGACCAACATATATGATTATTAGTAAGTTATGTATAAAATCAAAAAATAAAAGAGGGTGGATATGTTTACCGTCTTTTATTTTTCTGAAGTCTTAAAACTGCTTCGGGGCAATTACCAAGTTCTCTCTTGAACCGTAATCTATATCCCTATAGACTCTCAATATGACCGTAGCCATACTATACGGACTCGCTTAACCGTTTGCAGAAATAACTTCAAATATTTTTAACTTCGTGAGATTTTGTTTAGTGCCAATCTACGATATTCTCACTTTACGTAGTGGTGACGGTGTCTTAGAGTCACTATCCGGCTTTGCTACCGCATAGATGATTTAGTTCTATGCTAGTATCCGGATTAACCGCCTAACTATGATAGATGAAGACGGATCCGTATTCCGCCCCCAGAACAAATAGCCGACATATCCTTCAGCATATTCTTCTCTCTCTATCGTATCTATATTATATAATTGAAAAATAGTTAGATTACAAAATGCTTAATTATCAAAATCATATGTATTGAATGCAGGATCTGGTAAGAGATACTGGTTGGTCTTAAACATCAATCCAATAATAGTAACGATGGCATCCAGAATAACAATATCCGATTTAATAGAGGATAATACTTTCTTATCATATTCTCCCGTTCTTAAATTCAATGGACAGTTATATTTTAAAGAATCATTGACGATTTCATTGAGTCTTGTTTCAGATGCCGTATTATCCTTGTTGTAAATCAATTGGAACAGGGACTTATAGGCATCCAGTATTAAGCGAATAGCGTCTTTTGTAAGGTCTTCCGCATAGGGGTACTGGTCATAGTTAATAGCATGCTCTTTACCCATAATTTCTACCATTAACTGGCAGCAGGCTTTTAATGCTTCGAAGTTAGCACCACAACCAACACCATATTCCGCGGCCGATCTGCAATTCAATACAGCATCTTCTACCAAATCTTTCTTAGCATCTCTATCCGTATAAGAAATACCACCAATTAAGTAATCCACCATATTGCATTCTAATGTCTGAATACGTCTTTTCAGTTTATAGATCTCAGTAACATCTTTTTTAGTTTCTTCATATTTCTGTAATTCAGACTTTAATGATTTGACTAAGTTCTCATACATAGAAGACTTAGATCCATCTTTGTTATACATCATAGCTGGATTGATAATCTTTGTCGTCTTGGCATCAGAGATAACCTGTTCGGCACTGCCAGCAAAAGAATGTACATTCTTCGGAGTAGCAGCAATACCCTTTTCAATATCAATCTTCTGAATATTGGGGTCGATATATTTCTTAATTGTCTTAGCTCCAGACAATTTAGCCAAATCATACAAATAATCTAACCGAGTAATATTAGTGACCATAAGCAGTTTAGGTCTCTGTTCTGGTGGGTAGTTTCCAATAGTCTGTAATACCTGGTCCAATTCAGAACGTACATCCTCACTATACTTAGGAGCTAATATAACAGTAGGAACTTCTCCAGGCATACTGAGAGCGTCTTTCTTACCGTCTCTCATTGCTTCATTGCGTGTAGCTAATGGCATAATGATATTCTCTGCAACAATTGTTCCCAGCAGAGCCATCATTTCTGGTGTATCAATAGGATCTTCAAAGATATAAATCTTAGGTTCTCTAATTACACAAGTAGAATCTTTTGCATTGTTAATAAAGTTTGCATTGAAGTATCCTACATCAAAGGTGAATCCATCATAAGATTTCAGAATATTATCTGTGGTATTGGAAATGCCCACATCGATATAGACAGAGTTGCCATATTCTTCATAGATCTTCTTAATATTCTGGGCAATCTCTTCATCACCATCCGTGGATGTATAAGCAATATTATAAATATCTTCTAAGGTAGTTTTACGTCCATCTTTTTCTATGATTTCATAGATTCTTTCTGCAACGTTTTCTACTTTCTTCAGAATCTCTTTTTCGGAAACATTGTATTCTTTACAATAGTTATTCAGTTTATGGAACAGTTTATAAGACAGAATAACAGAAGAGGTAGTACCATCTCCTACCGTCTTTACAGTATTTCTAGTTACATTTCTTAGATCATCTACAATAGACATTTCAATGGGTTTATTAAACTTAACAGCCCCTAAGATTTTATGTCCATCTTTGGTATAATCTGTACGCCCACTATCTTTCTTATCTACTACAGATCTCATTTCTGTGGTAGAACCATCCGGTCCATAAGAGTTCTGTAATACATTAGCAATCGTTGCTAATGTTTCGTCTTGTACTTCTCTCAAGATGCTCTTGGAAACTACATTGTTTATTGCCTTTGCTCTAATTGTGCCCATAATAAATCCTCCACTTTTGGTACTGATAAATCCACATATGGATCAATCAGCTTAATAATATTTGTTTCTGCATACAATAATACTTCAGGGCAAACTTCATATGCCGTATCTGTCTTTTTCATATTATACATTGTATTCAGGCTATAAATATGTTTTTTATCTACATGCTGATATGTAGGAATATCTCGTAGATATTTAATGTATAAGCCATCATACATACTCATGTCTGTTTCATTCAATCTGGTACGATACTTATTATGACTTAATTTATTGATTTTGCTAACTTCTTTCTCATTCTTACAGTTGATTGTAATGTTGACCAATCCATGACTATCATATGCGGATTGAACAAAAGCAGCAATATCTGTAGGTCGTACCATATAATAAATTTCTTGCCCATAACTGTTCATCAAATCTCGATAGATTTCATCATAAGAGTTTTTATATTGATCTCTGATAATGACAGACAATGGATTTCTTTCTGATCTGAATAATAGCAAGTTTTTTAAACCAGATATGGTTTCTGCTGCTGCAATCTCTGGTTTAATTAATTGATCTTCCTTTAAATGAGTCAAGATAAACCCAACAATAGCTAAATCTAAATCCATCAATACTTCAAACTCCATAAGGCCGGATGTATTATTTATGCCTATTCCAGTATCTATTGGTTTGAATTGCGCTGTATTTTCCATATATACCTCAAAAAAAAAAGAAGAGACATGAATCTCTTCTTTATCTTCTATTAAAAATCATTGAATGCATTTTTAATATCTTCTGACGGTTCATTATCTGTAGGATTATCTTCTTCATCAAATAAGTTCTGCATATATTGATCTTGCGCTGTAGCAGGATTAGCTTTCTTATTAATCTTCTTCCAGGCTGGTTCTGCTCCTACACGAGCAATGATATTATCAATCCCATTTCTAATTCTTTGAGATTCTTTATTTGTCGCATCCATATAGGAGTATGCCATTGCATTGGTCATAGATAATACAAACTGATCCAATTGATCAATAATCATATCTAATTCAATATCCTGGAAAGCATGTATATTCTGCTGATAATTTATAACTCCGTCTGTAATTCCTACCTGAGAAATCATAGGATAATAATCTGTATTCAACTGATAGGCTGCTTCTGCTTCTACAGAATTTTCTTTATTGAATCGAATGATTCGTAATGCAGAATGATATTCTTCTTTATTGAACGATTTACCATTGTTTATTGTAATCAATGATTTCCCACAAATAACACCAAGCCCATCATTAGATTCTGGATTCTCCTTATATCTTTTCAGAATATCAGAGAACATTTTTGCCTTATGAGGATTAAAATATATCGCTGTACTGCTCTTAATATCCCAATCATATTTCCCAACAGAAATATTTGTTCTGGGAACAATATAGAACTTTAACATTCCATTCCACATGGCTGTCATTAATGCCGATTGTGTAATCGCATCAGGATCTGTATTATAAAATTTTAACCCACCTAGTGTGGGTCGATATTCTTGTGATTGTTTTTGATAAGATGAGTATTTTTTGGTTTCTAAGCTATTGAACGATTTAGCTTGATTTAAAGGCATTTTGGTTTCCTCCTCTTACTTTAACTGTTAGAGTACATATCATAATCAACAATAGAAGTCCCAATACCTATTATAGGTATTGGGAGTTATCTATCATCATCATATCATTAATATATTATATAACCAAAATAAATTAAATCATTTCTTTCCTATATCATCCTGATCACTATAGGGTTTTGCTTGAATAATAATATTATTCCGTTTCATATAAGACTTCATAATACTATCATTTTCTGAAATCTTTTTGTTCAACATCTTTTCTCCGTTAATACAGAGACCTAAGATGAATGTAACAAACGAAATGGCAGGTTCTCCAATGATTGTAGCACCAAGTTTAATAAACTTGTCTATATCAGGATGGTTATGTACTATTGCTTGAATCATTAAGAATGTAAACGCAGCAATAAACGGGAGAATTGCCATCACAATATAGATGGCCACCACCATTTTAATTGGATTCTTAAATGTAAGAATCGTAGCTCCAAGAGTATCAGTATACCTGGATAAACTTCTTAGAATAGAAGTGTACTTATCCATTTAATCATCTCCATAATTAATAAGAAGAGTTCTTGGAGATTTTAACTTCTGAGAAGAAATATTATATCTCAGTTTATCGTACTTTTGGTAGAGATCCTGCAATTGTTTTACAGTCTGTACACTCAATCCATCTTCTGTGGTGATATAATCATCAATCACAGACATTCTAGAATTGATCTTATGCAAAAGCATAATAGCCAAAGCACGATCATCATCCATATTGTTCACTTCAAACTGAATGGTATAATAATCATCAAAGTAAGCCTTAACACCATTAGCTTTAAAACGCTCTAATGCATTGCTGCTGGCTTTCTTGTTCTTATCAAAGAACCGCATAATTGATGCGGATGCTTCAGTAATCAGTGAATGGTCATCGATTCGTTTCAATCTACGGATAATCTTATCCATCTCTAATTGTTCGTATCGAGAACCACTAATATCAATCCCTTTCTGGAGGGTATGAATAGCCTGAATACGATACTTCAAAATATTCTTATACAATCTAAGTACCCATTTAATAATAATAGACTTAGAGTCTACTATTGTACCATAGGTATTAGACTGTCCTTCCAGTTTCGTAATAGCTGATTTTAAGAAACTAGTTAAATCATATGCTTCATCAAGCTGGAATGGAATCATATACTCATTATGGAAAATAGATACTGATCGTCTGGCAGCTTCTTTAATACCAAATCCCAATAATTCTATATAACTGATATAATCAGACAGTCTTATTGTAGTATTAGAATATGTCAGATAAGAGTTGATCAAATATCTTGCATTACGAATAGGCGTTTCATTGGTAACTAATACGCCTACTTCATGAATCAGCAAAGATACAATCTCATCTGTATCCAATTCATGAATGGGAGAATACAATTTAGAATCCAGTTCAACTTTATAAGATTTAATTCTATATTCATCATCAGAAGTCATAATCTCAGTGACCTGCTGTGCAGATAGCACTGGCATAACAATAATTCCGAAAAACTGTTTGTCTGTATTCAATGTATACGTTACATCACTACATACAGCATCAGGAAACAATTTATTCAACGTCTCTTTGATAGCGTTTAATACAGTTGTATCTCCCGGTCTCATTTTCAGATTAATGATATCACCATTCAGATCGCCAATATATCCAAAGATTTGATCTTTATTCAAGATTAAGTTCTCCTCCTTTCATCAGAAATATAAAAAGCCAGGGGTAGCCATATAGACTACCCCTAGCCAATTAAATCTGTAATATGATTCAGCTATTAGGGAATGTTGTTCAGTTTAGCCGGAATCTTGATATGACCCTTGGTCGGGCTACCTTCTGCGGCATCAATTACGCCGTTAACTTCAGAGCTGTACTGTTCAGTATTAGCTGTGTTGTCGTTCATAGCGTTGATTCCGATGTAATCATTGTCGCTTGCCATAGCTACGTTCTCCCTGAGGCCAGACGGATTCAGGATACGAATACGGCCCTGTACAGGCTGATACTGCAGGAACAACCAACGTTCGAAGCAGGTCATAGCCGGGGTCTGATACTGTACCGTATCACGAATTTCGCTGGAAATATACATCTGATAATCAATAACCTTGTAGGTAATACGCATGCTATTTCTAGGAATGAGCAGTACAATCAGGTTATTGTTATTTCTCAACTTCTGAGAGGAAATGAAGTTGTAAACACGATGTTCGCTTGTTACAACAGTCCGTTTGAAATCAAGTTCAACCGGTCCGATGTTGGACGGTGTCTGATAGGTGTAGGACTGCGGCGAAATACGACGGATGAGGTCCGGACGTCCGAATACTGCAACTGTCATATTTTCATCATTGAGAACCTGGAGCATACGGGTTACGTACTGATCAAGGTTATCCATGAACATAACTTTACGCCATTCAACCGGGTTGTTGTTGTAGTTGAGAGGCGGAGCGAAATCGAAAGCACCAGAAACTTTAGCTACATCAGGCATTGTGAGGAAGCTATCGTTCAGGTTCTGGAGAATGGAGTCATCCTTCCAGTGGAGCAGACCAAGTCTCATCATGGACATAAGCTTTGTTACCTGGTTTACGTCGTAGAGAGCCTGGATATCTTTAACTTCTTCCGGAGATACTGTGCAGGTGATGTGCGGAGCTTCCGGAATTTCGTAGAAGTTAGTCATTGCAGACCATTTGAATTTAACGGTCGGGAACTGAGCTGTAGATACGTCAACAACTGCATGGATAATAACGCCTTCTACAAAGCCGGCATTACCTGTAGCAATAACTGCACCAGTATCGGCATTGATAGCCGGAGCACTCATGAGCATAATCTTGTTGCCCTGAGAAGCGTTACCCATCAGGTTAATGGTAACTTTTACAGAAGTGGTAGCAGTAGCCGGTACGGAGAGAGCAATTCTCTTGTTGAGAACGCGATCCATAGCACCATAGCCAGGATTGAACATGCCGTCAACGTCGAATACCAGTTTCTTACCAGCACCAACATCAGCAGTTTCAGCTACTTTGAATTTACGATTTGCATCATCATAAATCAGGTCGCCTTCAGCAGCATAACCTGTAACGATGATTCTCTTAACCATGGTCTTCATGGAGAGAGTTGTGTTTCTGAGGATACGATCCGGAACCTGATCAGCAGTGAATACGTCATGAACGAGGTTTCCGTTCAGAGCGTCACCACGAGCACCGTTACCACCGAGGGAAGCAGCAGAACCGATAATTTCTTTCGGAGCTACATCGCCAGTCAGTGCACCTGCAGCAGTAGCAGCAACAAAGAAATCAACAGACGGAATAGAAGCATCGACTGCCGGTTTAATCTTGTTCTGTTCTGCGAAGATGTCGAATTCATTACCATCAACATCTACCATGGTACGAGTTTCCATAGTCAGTGTGAACTTCGGAGAACGTGCAACGTCTTTCGGCATAACCTGATCGAATACAGCGTTCATCAGGATGTTTTTATGCATCGGGAGAGCCATACCGATTACAGGGTTATAAGCACCAAGTGTAGTGGATTCCTGCTGGATCTGTGCTACGTCGTTTTCGAACAATGCTTCCATGTTGTCAACATGTTCAGCTACAGCATCAGCGCTCTGGAATCTCGGATCATTCTGATCGAAGGAGCCTTCTACGAAAGACTTCTTCATTTCGTTTTTAGCAAGATCGCTTGTGAAGAATTCGCCAGGATTTCTGAAGATATCATAGCCAGCTTCCTGATGAACACCTCTTGCAACGTCAAGGAACTGTTCTGCAACAGCATGCATCGGATCGGATGCATATCCGCGGAGATCGAGTTTCTTGTTATCAATTGAGCTAAGAATAGCCATTATTAACTTTCCTCCTTTAATCTAAACCTGATTGAGATCTCTAACCAGGTTTTTATAAAGTTTTATTCGTTAGTTTCACACACATTTCTTATTATCTTTTTATTAAACAATCTGATATTTCTTTAGACTTTCGTTAAAAGAATCAGAACGAATCTTTTAACCCTCTTAAGATCGAAAAGAGAATTTGTGATTCCATTCCTCTGCTTTTAATATAGACCTGTATACTTCCTATTATTGTTTGATTGTAGAAGTATACACAGGTATGTTCCAATATATTACTAAGAGCTTTCCTCTTCTATATAGTATAGATACAATACCCATTGTTTCACCAGCAAGCTGGTTTCATCCCCGAAACAAGTGTACCACATCTGATATCCATATATCAGATTCATTTCTTAATAAATAATTAGAAGGCCTTTATTAAATCATCAGATTATTGGTTACTTTTACGACCTTACATTACTGTTCTGATTATTAGATTAGGAAACGTCAAAAATGTACACATACTCCATATGGAGTATGTGTATTTATGGTAAATATCAGTCTTTTGATTTATTTTTAGAGGGAAGTTTTTCAATAATATGAACCAGCATACCATAATGAGCAATAAATCTCTGTAATAATACCTGGTTTTCAACTAATGTTCTGGTATCGAAAGAATCGGATACAGCATCAACAATCATCTCTTTTAATTCATTCAGAGAATTGGTAACAAAATTAACCGAAGCAATATTATCTGAGTTCTTATTGACAACTATCAATCTATCACCCAGATCAACAATATCATTATGTAAATCTATGAAAGACTGTTTGATATTGTTAGAACGAATACGTAATTGTTCTTCGGATAAATTGGAGAATGCGCTCTGCTGTAATTCTTGTAATTCAGGATCTCCACCTGATGTGGCTGGTTGAGTGGTGTCTGTTGCAGTATCTGCAGTTTGATCTCCCTCAGCAGATTCTCCATCATCTGTCATATCAGAGAAATCACCAGAATCATCTGTTCCATCTTCTGGAGTATCCCCAGCACCAGCAGGATTGTCTGTGGGATCTTGATCAGTATCTCCCATATCAGAAAATTCTCCAGGATCATCTCCACTGGCATCTGGATCTGGAGCAGGTTGTTCTTCTGAAGTTGGCTCAGTATTATCTGCCGGTTCTGTAGTTTGCGGTTCGTCTGTTGTAGTTGGTTGATTTTCAACAGGTTCATCTGCTGGCTTATCATCTTCCGTATCAGATAAGTCTGTAAAATTCTTATCTCCGTTTTCTATAGCATCTGATTCTGCATCTTTATCTGCTTGGTCTGTAAAAGAAGTATCATTATCATCTTCTGCGTCTGTGATATCAGAGAAGTTTTCGGGTTCTTCATTATCCGTATCTTCTTTTTTCTTTTTCTTATCATCGTCGTCATCTTCCAGCATATTGGTGAAGTCATCATCATCTGCTTCTAAGATAACCCTAGAATTATCATAATATCCTTCATTCATCGTATACATAAAGTCAGCATCTTCATGAGCTGCTTTGTATACAGCAGAATCTTCTGATACTTTTACATCATATTTCTTAGCAGCTTTTAAGATTCTCTTAGCTAATGCATGTTTCTTATCTGCATCACAATATCTGAAATAAGCCATAGCAGATTTTACATGAGCTGCATCAGTTAATGGATACTTTCTTTCTTCTGGTAATCCAAACTGAGAATCGTCTATTGTCTTACGTTCTTTGGAGGTTAACGTATCTTCATTATAGTTCATAAGATCCTCCATTATTCGTCTTTTAATGCATATTTGGAAACGGTGCCTTCTGCGTCAGTCTTCATAACAACAGAACCATCCCATTTATCGATATTCTTCAAAGCAATCTGTGTATACCGAGTTGCTAACTTCTTCTTTAACAATCTCAGATTACGTTCTTCTTTGGTACGACCATTATCGGAAGCATGATTGATTCTTTTATCAATCATTTCCAACTCTACTTCCAATTCATCAACGATAGCCTGACGTTCTTTCTTTTCGGCATTCTTAGCTTTAACAAACTTCATGACTAAAGCTACAATACCCAAATAGATAGAAACAAAATAAGACAATGCTCCTACTGCCAATACAGTCTTAAAGCATTTGGATAAAGCTGGGAGCATCTTTCCATTGACGATTCTCATACGAGCATCATCACGTTCATCTTTATCATCCCATGTTTCTATAGAATGAGCAATACGATCCATTGTAGTAAAAGCAGCTTTCTGTTTATCATTTAATGTATCAAAGACTTTCTTAGCTCTATCTAATGCTAACGTTACATAAGAACTAATTTTCATTTCCTGAACAATATCCTGAGCCGATGTATTGATACATTCTGCTTCTCTGATTGCTCTGGCCATAGATAGCTGGTTTTCATCTAAGTATTTCTTAATATCATTGATGTCATTGATATTGAAATCTTCTACGGTATGCATATCCGTAATATTGATATCTTTATAGGGAGTAATATTAGAGGGGCCACCTACCAGCATAGATTTCATTTCTTCTTGGTTCTTATCAGAAATAGCAGTCTGTGCTGCTTTGATAGTAGATAACTTAGTTATATAGTCTGGATTGATATGATCATCTTTAAATATGTTGGTGGAGATATGTTTATATGCCCCATCAAGAGCATTGACAAATTCTGCTTCATTGATGACGTTCGGATAATCAATAACAAACTTTGTAATTGTATCGATGATAGTATTAGGGCATTCTGCTAAGATTTCAGGATTCCCAAATGTCTGAGAGAAAGCTTCCTGATCGATTGTCATAGCATCGAATACGGCTACAGATTCTGTAAACTTCTTCAATACATCTTTTTCATATTCAGATAATCCATGAAATCCTAATCCATCATCTTCTTTATCGTCTGTCATAGGAGTAGCATGGGTCTTGATATGATATTCATCAATGTCTTCTCTAATATCTTCAACAACTTTGGTGATATCTTTGATAGCATCTAAAGCTCTTTCAGATATTTCATTATCATCAGACTGTACATCATTCTTCAGAGAATACTGGAATTCCATCAAATAATCAATATATGATTTAGAAATAGCCAATATATCATCGAATCTGTTGGAATACAATACACCTTTGGAAAATTCTTTGATAGCATCTTTGCAAGATGTCTTATCTTCAAAATTTTTATACTTATCTGTAAAGATATAATACAGATAAACTAGATTCAAAGCATCCACAATATCGCATGCCATCTTTACATGAGATCCTAATGCTCTCATCATATCTTTGAAATGAGTGTTGATCTTACCAGATTTCTGATAATCTGCAATAATATTGACATATTTATTTGCACCAATGTCAAGAGTAGCATCTTGTTCGCATAACGACTTAGCATATTTGTATAATTCACTTTTTCCTAAGATACGAATATTCAAATAGGCAGATGCTTCTAATTTACCAATGGCTGCAATAATCACTTTATGAATAATATCTTTCGGTATACTTTCTCCGGAATACACAGCAAAGATATAAGAAAAGACACTCAGAATGATACGTTTCTTATTTGTAATATTATCTACAAACTTACTATCAAACCGAGTAAATAGATAGACCAACTCTTCTACCATCAAATTAATTTTCTCAGGAAGAGTAATGGTATAAGTATCCAGTTTCTGGCATACTTCATACATGAGAATGAAATTAAAGTTAGACCTAGCTATTTTACATGTATCATCATCCATAGAACGAATACGCATATGCTTAAACCGTTTCTGAATAATTTCATCATTGGTGGATACTCTCTTAATATCCGCATATAAAGAAGCTGTATTCCTAAGATCATTGATAAGTTTATCATCGGTTATAATATCCGATATAACGCTCATAATATCAGAAACAGAGATCTTATCATTGATTCTGCTTTCAATGATTTCTCTTAACAAACTCAATGGGTAGGCTCTATAATCTTTATCTATAGCAAAATACTCTGTATTGAAAATTTCTATGAGTTTTTTGAAACATTCCCTTTTGTCTCTTCCCAGAGATTTCCAATCTCTAAGAGTATCAACAAGTTTTGTTGATGTCGGTTCCATTGGCAGTACTCCTTCCAAGTAAATAATTTTGATTAGATTTACCGTTACTATAAAGTTCGCTGGCTAAATACACAAAAAATAAACAGACGGAACAACCCGTCTGTTTATTTCTACCCCAAAAGCTTAGAACCAATAACTCGTTGATGAGATGGATGCCCGATATGCTCATTCAATTCTGTAAACAGAAGATCTCTGAAGAATCCATTATGAATATAATACTTAGAGTTCTTATTTGTATATTCTAATACCCATGGATATTCTCCAGACGCAATCAGATATTGGCAAAGAGCATTGATGAGTCTATCTTCTCCTCCAGAATTATATCTGGCCGTAAATTTACGACCACCAATAACTTGAGCTTTGTGTTCATCCTCTCCATAGAGGTGTGTATGGCATTTAACAATGTTCCATTTTCCACAATCATTTAAGATCTTGGTCATCATTTTATTCAGTTTGGTTCGTTTGTATAAACGATCCCCGTCTTCTAATGGTAATTCACCATATTCTTTGACAGCGAGATAGTTACATTCATCCCAATGATAAAATAACGTTTCAAGAAAATTTGACTCTTTCACTTTTTCATATAAATGCTTACATTCCATGTCATTTCTCCTCTATGAATACTTCACCAATTGGATTGTCTTCCAATATAGGCAGCCGATCATCATCGTCGTCGGCTAATTCAATAGGGGTTAATCCCCGTTTTGTAATCTTCATAGTATGATGATGGTGACAATTGGGGCATACCACTTCCCAATCAACCGTTTGATCCACCATACTAGTAATCCATCCTGAAGACGATAATGTAAAAGCCTTATAATCAGACTTCAATAACATCATCGGTTTCTTACAGATAGGACAAGTTCCGAATTGGTTGAATGTAACGGCATCAACCAACTTTTTCGCTTTCTCTTTCATACCAATCACTTCCCTATAGTAGATTCGGTATATTTGATGGTTCTGATATCCCCCTCAATCAATACTCTAGAATCTGGATATCTGATATCTTCTCTGGATCTTAAAATATCGGTATATGTCTTTTGAGATCCTCGAACAGTAACCCTGCCAAATATAGGAGCCACATTGCCTCTTGATTTTTCTAAATCAATCAGCTTATCCTGTTGTGTCTGAGAAAATACAAAAACTCTGTAATAGATATTATTCTTACTCATAATAAATAAGCCCACTTCCTTCCAATGAATAACCTGTTAATGAATCAACATGTTTCTTTAACACTTGATCATTTGATTCTACAATCTCTGAGAGAGATTTATTAATATTTTCAACCATCTTTTCAGACTGCTTAGCTACAACCATGTCATCTTGCGATGTTTCGTTACCTAATACATTTCGTTTGAATTCCATAGCTTCTACTAATCCTCTAGTCTTGGTATATTCATCGGATAATTTGCCTAATTCTGTATACCAAGTCAAAGGTTCATCTGCTGCAGAAAAGTATCCATTATTATTTATATGTGCAAACGGTACAAGTGAACCACTGGCTCCTGGATCGGACGCTGAGGAAGCATCTGGATCTAATATACCCATTGTTGAAATATTTAACAGTCTCATTTGTTCAGGGAATGACTTGGAATTATTTCCAATACCACTGATTCCCTTATAAGTAAACTTAGTAGCCAATACAGAGTCCATATCATTAACAATATTTCTGAAGTTAACCAATTGTGATTTGGATACTTCTGAAATAATATAATCTGGCTTGGTATAGATAACTTTCTTAACAGCTCGAATATCTACCCGTTTTCCAATAGAGCATAGCCGATAAATACCAGTTGATAATTTATTCCCATAAATAGCAGCAATATATTCTGCACATCTAATCTTTTTGGTATAAATATCTTTGTTGTCTTTTAATCTAAGCAATCCATATTCACAGATCATCCATAAGAGAACTCGATAGATATCTTTCTTATATTCCCAGGGCAAATGAAGCTGCTCTTGGATATTGATATCCAGAATTCCCTCCATAGATTCCAATACAGAATATCCTTTTTCCAACTTATTAGCAGAACTGAAACGTCCTCCTAATTTGGTTGTCCAGAATGTTTTGGTATAGAGATCTTGTACAGTGCAATCATTGTCAATCGACGTTAGTATAGTATACAGAATATGCTGTACTACAGGATTCCGATCAATAAAGATCTTAGGAATCGTGATATAGATATCTTTTTCCCTATTGCCAGAATATTTCATCTGTGCACTGTTAAAAGAATAATGATTTTCATCGGCCAGATTTTCATAGCCAATATAAACATAGCTGGATAATTGTAATATATCTAATGCATTGGTCAATCCATATTTAGCAAAGAGATACATAATGGTGGGTACCGTTTTACTAAATACATTACAGTCATATTGGGTTAAGACGTGGCATTCGTCATTCGTATCGTAAACCGGATAATCATGCTTATAGATTCGTATTGGATTCTTATTGGTCTTAAACGTTACCGAATGGGTCTTCTGATTTTTAGCAGACATGTTGTTATATGTGGACGCATCAACGATCTGATACATAGGAGAGTAATAATTTCCATTGATATAGAAATAGAACTTATTGACTATCCTGGGTATTTCGATTAATACATCACAATCTGCTTCTTCATCTTTGACTTTGATATGATAATGTACCACTAAGAGTTTCAAATCAGAATCTTTCAAATCAATATAATTATATCGATTATCATCTTCTCCTCTTTTGGTAGAACGACTGGTACGTCTGGAAGCATCATAATAGTTCCGCAATGTCTCTTGGATTTTAATATAGTCATTGATAACTGTAAATCCTTTGACTTGAATGCTAAATATTCCATTGGTCTGACAAGACATAATAATCTTTTCAACCTGATCTATGATGGCTTCATCAGAACGTCGAAACAGATCGCTGTTAAATTTATCAATATGATTATCAATATACTTATGGATAAACTCATACTGGTCCATATTAGGTCTCCTCTGTCAGAACGGTTCTAAATTCTTTACCCATTGGATTAAGAGCTCCTTCTTTATCTCTAATTACCAATTCTGCTTCAATATCAAAAGACTTTAAAACTCTCTTAATCTTAAGAAACGATATAGCATGTGTTGCCGGATTCTTTAACGATCTCAGATCATTATTGAAATCTGACGTAGAAGGAAATTTATCTTTATATGCATCAGCATCAATATGCTTTGCATTAATAGCCTCTTTTACAATCTTAAGTTCTGGTAAGTCATATTCATTCGATGGTAATGTTAATGCATTATTCAGTGTACTGAGTCCAATACTCTGTTCCGATTTCAATGCATCAATCATTTTAATATGATCTGCAAAATTTTTGATATTCTTAGAACTAAAATCTATAATCTTAGACGAAGAATATTCTGCTTTTTCTTCTTCTGTTGCTGGTTCTGTATAAATAATGGCTGCTTTATTTGCAAATGCGGATGGTACATCTGGTCTATATCGACTATAGATCGGATATACATAGTCTCCCTTTTCAAGACAAATATCATCCATCAGTTGATCTTTATCATACATTCTTTGCAGTTCGTCTTCTGTGACGATCGTCATTGTCTTTCGATTAATGACAACTTTCTTTGCAATGTACATTGCATGACTCCTTTAGGTTAAAAAAGAAGAAGGAGCGTAATGCTCCTCCTTCCCATCTTATATATGCTTAGGAGGTTGGATAATTAAGCAACTTTGTCTTTCTTTTTCTTTTCTACAGACTCATCATCTTTGATATGCTGTTTCAGAATTTCAGAAGGAGTTACATTAATGGAAACTTTTCCATTTTCAACAGAGCCTTCCATCTTGAAATAATCTTTCAATTCTAAAACAGGATCAATATTCACATTCTCATTATACCATTTCTTCAGAGAACGGATCGTTGTTAATGTGATATGAGTCATATAATCAATTCCATTTTCTACTGGACGGAACTGAATACGGAACTTGTAAAATGCTGTACTTGCCAGATCCGGAACCACAACAGGATCATTGAACTCAGCAATTTTTGCATTTTCCGGAATATCTTTTTCATTAAATGTATATTTCAATGTATAGGAATCGCTATCATCATTCTTCTGCTTAGATACAATAGCAGCAAACACAATAGGAGCTGTTTTATTTTTTTCGGCAGCGCCAACACAATTCATATAATCCCCGTTGCGGATTACAATAGCATGAGGCACTCCATCATCTTCAGCTTTGACTTTTCCTAAATAAGCGGCAGTGGCTTCAAATAAGAACTTGTAGATATACGTTGTATATCCTGCCGGCCAATTAATACCATCATCAATCAAATCTTTTGTTAAGATTGAGTTCAGTGTGGTTTCTTCAAATTTCATGTCAATTCCTCCTATAAATAACTATATTGAACGGATGGGTACAAATTACCCATCTCGTTAATATATTATGTAATTATATTTGTGTTTGTGTAACTTTTGATTTCAATTTCCAGACAAGTTTTGTAAGTAAGCATAGGCTGTCTGAGGACTCATGATCATACATTTTGACTTACCCTGCATGATCATTTTATTTACCTTTTCTACTTTAGAAGAAGTAAACCCATCATAGGGAACAATTAAGAACATGGTATTTTTAGTTACAGATTTATCTCCATCTGCACTAAATCCATGAGAGTTAAACTCCTGTTCCATTTGCTTATCCCTGACTCCACTGAAACGAACTTCTGGCAATGCTTGCTTCTGCCCATATGTCTGAATAACATTGGGCATAGATAGGATCGTTTCCATGTCTTCTTTCATAATTGTACTCCTTTCATATACAATAGATTCTGCTATAGTTCTACCCATTCCAGGAATGTTATAGATCATATCAAACAAATCTTTAGCATTGGCTTTTACAATTCTTTCTAAACGAATATGTTGTAAGATCTTTTCCCATCTGGACTGGGAGACTCCATTGAATCCAATAGCTCCTACGATTTGATAATCATAGATAGATTTTGTTTTGAGATCTTGTATTCTGGACATCAACTTTCGTCCATTAACTTCTCCCAGCAATTCTATGGCTTTGTTTTCTTGTATATGTAAGAAGCTCGTTAAATTAGTGACTTGTAATTTTGTTAATTGTGCTCTCCCAAAGTCCTTAACTCCGAGCTTTTTGAGCATGCCAGAAACCCGTGCCAGCACTTTTTCTGGGCAATACGGGTTAGTACACCATGCACTGTCTCCAGACTCTGAAAACGTGATTTCTTGCCCACAAGATGGGCAATATTCTGGAAATGGAATAGGAGGTTGTTCTCTATCTATTCTTGCATTATAAGAGATATCTGGTTTGGTCAGATAACAGATCACATCATTATTATACTTAATATTGACAATTGATCCTTCTCTTAATCCAAGCTCCATAAAACGTTTATAGGAATGAACAGTTGTTTTATCATGAGTCGTACCAAAGAACTCTACAGGAGCAAAATATCCGATAGGAGTGATTCGTCCATCCTGCCCTACAGAGAACTCATACTTCATGAAATAAGTATTCTTGGCCTTTGCATTAAATTTAATAGCAATCGACCATTTGTCTACACTGTTCTTTCTTCCTAAGATTTGTTTCATATTATGATCGGTATAAGAGACAACCACGCCATCATAAGCAAAATTCATAGAGGTTCTCATATATTCTGCTTCTTCTGTAAATTGCTTAATCTGATCCACCAATTCATAATAATTTCCACGTATTAATACATAACGCATTTCTACACCAGACGAATAATATTGATTCATCCAGTCTATTTCTTGTGCAACAGATTCAAACTGTATGCCAGATGTTTTAATAGGAACCAATGTAATAAAATCTCTATACATGGTCGCATTGGCATTGGCTAATAAACCAGATACGGCCACTCTGGGATTCTTATACTTAATTCCAAACATCTGCTCTAACTTCATCAAATTAGAATATGTAATAATAGCCTCAAACTTCATCCCAAATTTTACATTAGGATCCATTCCTTTGGCTCTAATAAACTTTTTACCTCCAAAGATGCCTGTATAATCAGTAGCTTGTTGATTGGCTGTATCCCCTCGACTATTAGCAAATACAATGGTATCTCCTTGTATTTCTGCTTCTACAGATACACCATCATATTTTAATTCCAAAATCATTTCTGGTTTAGCCAATCCCGTTCTCTGATAAGCAGATTGTTCAGCATAGGGATAAGTTGGTGTTAAGAAATCTCTATCAAATGCAATAACAGATTCATCATCTTCTTTGACTCCAGAGTTAATAGCATCATACATACTGACAAACTTACACTTGTCTAATGTGCCAATTAATTCTGGATAAGATGGTGTGGTATCTCTAACCAGCTTGTTAGCCGCTGTATGATCAGAAGTATCTACTATAAAATCTTCTTCTCGTACAGGATATTTATTAAATAAAATATTAGCTGCATATGTCTGTTTATCTTTGGGAATAGTAATCATAGCATCAATTCCCATAGAGCTGTTCTCTGCAATATTTCGTAAATCTTTTGTATTTAGTTTTAAATTGTTTGTTGGTGGTGCTCCAACAGGGGCATTTCCTCCTGTCAGTTTATTATACTTTACCACCACTAAATCATAGATTCCATCTTCTAATGGTAAAATATCCATATCTGTGTTATTATACAGAATATTGGATATCACCAATATTTCTCGAATGGTTTCTAAATCATTGGAATACATAGTTCCATTTAGGAATTCAGTACATATCTGATTAATTGCGACAATATCTGGGCTGGTAAGAATATTCTTACCAGCCTCAAGATTAATCAAGATTTCATGAATTCGCAACTCATCTTTTGAATTGCTCATAGTTATTCTCCTTAGAATTTGTGTACCGCATCGACGAGCATTGCTGTTTGTAATTTTCTAAAATCTGTCGTATTCTTAACAAGAGTCATCAACTGTTTATCCGTTTTGGCTTCTTGCATCAAATCAAACATCTTGTCGAAAATTTTAGCTTGATCATCAGATGACTTAGTCTTATTATACTTATAATATCTTTTTGTAAGTTCGTTTAGAGCATCTACATAGCCATTATATGTAACATAAAACGGTACTTGTCGAATCGCATCTGTTTTTACTTTATCAGTAGGAGATTCATACCTATGAATGGCATCAATCATAATCCCACTGGGTGTATGCTTTTCTTCTTTTTCAAAGACTAAACGCAATCCTAAACATTTGAGATATGCATTGGCAATCTCTACGTTTCTGGATTTTGCGTTTTCATCCAATACAATATTACGATCAAATGGATCCCCTATTAAGAGTTGTTCCATCAATCGTCTGGCTGTTGGAGAAGTAGACAGCATCATAAATGCTTCTACTGTAAATTGGCATTCTGGAAGCTGCATTAATTCGCTGGCTTCCATATTTCCTATTCGTACTGGAGTCTTCGGAATAGGAGATATATGCATTTTGCTGGCTTTAGTTTTTGTATTCTCTCCTCGTATATTGGTGGATGCCAATGATACGGCAGAGAAATGCTCTTTAGCCAGCTGTTTTAATTTGTAGATATACTTCTTACCTACAATCATTGGCCTTCTATTTTTGACCATTCTGACTTGTCCATTGGATCCTACTTGAGGTACATACAAATATTCTTCTTGGATCCACGGAAAAGCATCATATACTTCTTTTAATCGATCTATGGTCATGATATTCTTCATAGGAACAATAACCAGACTAATACTACCCTGGTTAATCATAGATTCCATATAGAATCGTCTTTCTTCCATAGTCGATTTGTTCATTAAGTCTTTCCAGTCATCGGCTTCTTCTGGATTAATGATATGGATATAAGTGTAAACTGTTTCTTCCATCATAGGAAGTAATGCATCCACATTTGCTGTATACCCCATTCCAGAGTTATTATCTTGCTCTTTGGCCGTATAAAACAGTTGACCGATATGCTCTAAGATCTTAGCGGCAATATAAGTCAATTCTGTCTCAAAAGACTGTCCAGGATTCAAACGGTTGATAATGGTCGAACTATTATAGATCGCATCTACCGCATGATATTCCCCGTTTCTTAGATAATGCGGCATTTGATTGTCTGGTAAAATAGCCGAGACAACACCTTTACCGCCATATCTATCTGTAATCTTATCACCTACATTCAAAACTTTATTCGAACGAGTGATAATTCTCATAACGACATTGTTGAATACTTTGTCTTTGATATATGGGATATTGTTAGCTGTATCTTTACACTTGGTATATTCTTTTTGTAAGTCATACGACATCGTTACCTTTGGATGACTCTTCATAAAGCGATCTACTGTCGTATACAACTTAACACAATAATCCATATTCTTATCATAATATTCCTTTAACTGCTGATAATACATATCCTGCAGTTTTTCAGGATTATTACAATAAATATCGATATCTACAACTTCTCCTTCTGAAATATAAGGAGTGTCGGATACCATTAACGTTTTCAGTCTGTCTTTAGACTGAGAATATAAAGCTTCGTCATCTTTACGTTCTCTACGAATAGCGCAGAGAATGTTATTGTTGATATATTCCCCAATATTTGGGAATGCTTTATAGTATTCATCAGACCCATATAGATTCAATGGAATATCATTTTCATTGATAATAATTTCTACTTCATTGAATATGGGAGCTGTAAATTTCTTAGCAGCTGTTTGTGATAAGACAATAGGATCTTCTGTAGTCAGTCCAAGTGCCATATAAATGGTGGTTAGATTGACTCCATCTTTCTTGTTATTATACTTATCAAAAGATGCACTTTTAACCAATGGAGTTCCTTTAGCAATAAACTCTCCTGGTTTAGAGTTATCTAAGAATTCGCTGTTAATATTGAATCCGTAGAGCTCTGTATGATACTCATAATCTGTTCTCATCATAGAGTGAAGAATATTATTATCGATATCATGTAATAGAATACAATACTTCTTTCCATTCTTATGAATTTTATCAATAACTGTATAATTTGCATCTGCTGTAATAAAATTAGATGACAGGGTACCGAATTGGTTTTCATACCCTGTCATAATAATCGGAACTTCCGATTCACATAATTGAATAGATTGTTCTTTCTGAATTCCCTGCATAACTTTTCTGGAACCAGAATTTGTTTCATTAAAGGGTTGTAATAATCCCTTTCCTAATGTGTATTCTCTAGACGGTAAGTTTTGTTCAATTCCATTTGCTATACCTTGTAAGTCCAGACTATTCGCCATCGTATTTAACTCTCCTTAAACTTAAATACATTTTGAACTACTCCTAAATATAATATATGTCTTAATCTTACTTTGCGGCATTAAGTCTGGCCATCATATCATTATTCATCTTAGCACTGAAATCAGCAGAACCTGTTCCAATTAATTGAGGAATCTTAAATAATTCTTCAGAATATGCATTCATAAACATTTCATAGAACTCTGGTTTCTGCATCTTATCTTTGAAGTTGCCCATAGAGAACTTCATATCTTTGTGTTCATCTATATACAAACCAATTCCCGCTCCATGAACTCTGCCACGTTCTTGCATGAATAAGAATGCGGATAATACGGGATCAAATCCAGTATTCTGATTAAAAAGTAAAGTAGTTTTCTGATTCGCTCTTGCAGAGCGAGATTTTACCAACGTAACGTCTACCAATGATCCAGGAACTTTAAACTTTTCATCCGACTTCAGCTTGGTTACATCATCCAACCGAATGATAGTATTTGCCAAATAAATAATTGTCTTACCTCTTGGAAGAGTTTCTCCCTGTTTCAAGTATGCCAATGCCGTTTTCTTATGCATCATTGGATTGATAGATACATCGTCCAAAATATGATTAACAGCAATCAGAATAATATTGGCAGCTTTCAGCATCTGAATGATTCCTCTGAAAACCTGAGTAATAACTTTAGCTCCTGCTGTTGTAGACATACCACCAGATAACTCATCTTGTTCTAATACATTTTCTGGCATCAAAAGAGCAATAGAATCTAAGATATATACAGTGGGTTCAAACATCATGATTGGATTACCAAAAGTATCTAATTTCCCTGTATCGTACATAAATTCATCTTTATGCTCCATCTTCAAGTTATAAATCATCTTAATTCGTTTATAGAAGTTTTCTGCCGTTATTCCAGAGTCTCTGATAATATATCTTTTCTTTAATTCATCTCCATGATACCCAGTTAAAAGTTCTCGTCTTTGCCATGTCATAGAGAGCGTTTCAGAAGAATCCTCAAATACCATTGCTTTAGGAAATGGTCTGACGATATTAGCAGCTATTTGTTCACAGAATGTAGACTTACCACATCCAGAACGTCCAATAACCATAATAAAAGAACCGTTAGAGATGCCTGTAGAAAAATATTTCTGATGAATATTTTTCTCATCATTATCGACCGTTTGAATATATCCATTCATAAAATCAAAATTAGAAAATCCGGTAGGAAAACCTACATCGGTAGTTGCTTCTGCTGCCATCTGTAAATCTTTATCTTTTGATACTTCTTCCCTAAACATTGTGGATAACATTGACATATTTATTCCTCCCATGAAATAAATGAATTTAGCCTATATTAATAAGTTTCAATGGTTTTAAGAATCTATCGAATAAAAAGTAAACGCATAAAGCGCAGGGAGAGCCCTATAGCTCTCCCTTATGTTTTTCTAGTACGTTATAATAATTAATACATTCTATAGTGTCTAATAATTCGGCGCGAAGGTTTCCTATATTTTCGAAAATCGCTTGACGATCTTTTTCAATCTGTTCCCGATTTTCATCAGTTATCTTAATTGCATTTATAAACTCAAGATGGTCTTTAAGACGATTTATATCAGCCTTAATTACTTCGTAATCGCCATATAGTTCTTGTTTTGACTTCATTCTTTTATCTCCTTCTCAAACAATATCGTCCATATAAATAGAACAACTACGAAGATATTCCATACGTTCAATAATATTACCTTGAATGGTATGAATCTCAACCACGCGTCTCATATCTTTCAAATCATCATCGATTGAATGACGTAATTTGTGATGGTTACTATGCTGCATAATCATATCCAGCTCTTCATGTAATATATCAAATTGATTACATAACTCATTGAGTTCTTCTTTATATTTTGAATAAGCAATATGAGGTTTTTCATTTTCCTCATAATTCTTATAATGTATAGTAGCATTCAAATTTCCTGAATTCTTAATCATAGTTTTACTCCTCTATGGCTATTTCCCTTTCTTGCTATTACAATAACAGTAATTCCTAAATAGTTCAGTCAAATATACCATCCTTTTCAAATCACGTACTGCTTCTAATATCTTGGTGTCTTTAGATCCCCAAATTCTGTCACTATACAAAATATCGTTAATCTTATCCTCTATAATATTCAGATTATAATCGACTGTAAATATGTGAATAATTTCCATTCTATAAGATGCAGTATTATACCCACTAATAAAAAGCAATGAATCAAGTGTTGTCTCTATCTGTTTACAATATGCTGGAAAAAATGTAAATACTTCCGGAATATTTACCACTACTTTATCATTACATTGCTTCATATCAGAAACATAATTTGTTATCGCGTCTATAAATTCGCGATTAATTCTCATAACTCTATTCATTTTATTATTCCTCCTTTAAATCATTTTTTCAATATATACCATTTTATCGCGAATAAATTTCAATCTCTCTATAATTCGACCCTGAGTTGTATGAATCTCAAGCATGCGTTTCGTGTCGTTTAAACTAAGTTTTGTAAAAGTTTGTGAGTTATAATAATTACTACGACGCTCAATTTCATCGGCCTCATCTTGCAGCGTATCAAACCGATCAAGTAAATATTTTATTTCGGTTTTAAATTCGAAATACGCATTTCGCGCATTGTTTAATATTTCTACACGATCTTCGTTAGATGTTATAAAATCGTCCAAATCTTTTAAAGTTCCAGTCATTTTAATCCTCCTCTTCAATTTCTGCATTAATTTTGCAGCTATTAATAAACTCAATATAACTTCTTCTAATATGTATCATATGTGCTCCGATTCCATCATCCAAATCAGTGAAATACTTATTAAATAACAAAGTGCTGATATCGCCCCACATCTTTTCAATTATATCTATATGTATTTGAGGATGATGTATAAATCCTGGCATATTGTTTGTACCATCGAGAATCATCAAGCTTTTCATAAATTCGACTTCACGACGAATACCATAGAAGGTGGTTCTACAATAAGTATTAAATACCCCCTTTTTCTGCAAATCAGTAGTTATTAAATTTATATATTTTTCAACATTATTAAAAAACCGAATAGCTTCTGCTCTGACATCATAGGAAAATTCGACCACGTTTCTTGGTTTCATTTTATTTTACCTCCTTAGAAACAACCTTATTCACATCATTACTAAATTGAATACGAAGGGTTTTATCTTTATGACCACTTCTTTTCTTTTTGCTCTCCTTTCTAATTTCAAAATTAGGATTATTCCACATGCAATAGTAATAATTTTCAATCTTACGTATAAATACGAAAATCTCATTAATAGCATCAATAGTAAATTTTAAAGATCTATCATTATCAGCTAGCATATCAGCATCTGCTATAAGATACCCCATTGGTGTTTTGATTTTATCCATCGTTTCGACAAATACTCTACTATGAATATATTTACTATTACATAATATTGATAGCTGATATAAATAGCATTTGATTTCTTTACAATTTCTATATACTCTTTCGTATTTTATAGGATTAAGTGCTATATAAGATAATTTCTCGTTAATACTATCCATATGAGAATTAAAATATTTTCTAAAACTTTTATTAATTTTTACAATATTTGATTTCATAATATCTACTCCTTTTAAGTATACCCTCTGGTATCATAGAAAAATATATCAACAAATTTCTTCATATCTATAATATATAATTTCAAAATACTTAGATTACAAAAGATACCCAGAAGCTCATATGAGCTTCTGGGATTTATATTGAATTTACATACCACCTTCATCAGAAGATGCATGCTGAGATAAAGCAATTCGAGAATTGTCCAAAATACGTTTAATCTTATCTTGTGGGAAGAGTGAACCAACCATATCCATCTTCAATTGTCTGGTAAACTCTGTTAACAAGTTAGGATCGTTCTGTTCACTTACATAAGCAGATGCTATAGCAGTGGCCATTGAATTGACTGCATCTACAATCTGCCCAGTATTAACCGCATTCAGATAAATCGGAGGAGGCAACAATACTTCCAACTCATCTACATTATCAGTATCCATATTGAATTCGTAGTTATAAATCTTTGTTACAATACGGCTGAATATTTTCTGTGTAATACCCTGTCTATTATTGATCTTCTGTAAAAATTTGGTATTGGTCATAGTCAGATGAGTTGCATAATCTACTTGTTGTCTGGCATTGACTACTTCAAACGGAACATCCGTTGCATTAACAGCCATCTCTTCCAGCATATTCATCAATTCTGTTTTGATTTCTGTTTGCTGTCCAGGAATAACTTCAAAATCTACTGGAGAATCTCCAGATGCAGATCTTGGAATAACGATATCATTAAAACGCCCAATCATATTCAGTACATTAGACATAGATTCGATCTGTCTAATACCAAAATTAGAACGTTGAATCTGATTGATAACGTTCATCAGTGTTCCAGCGATATTTGTGTCTACTGTCTGTCTTACATAATATACACGCTTATCAAATCCTCTGGTAATGGACTGTAGTGTATTAGATATATATAAGGAAGAAAATAGTTTAGCTGGGAATAAAGATCTAAATAAGCCGGATATACCGCGTTTAGTTTCTTTATCAAATTCAAAATAGCAATGCTCAATATCTTCTGGAGGAATAAAACTAACTGTAATCTTAGCTATCTTACCAGTAGCATCCACAGACGCATTGTATTTTAGAATCGAATAAATTTCTTTAGAAAGATCTTGGTTGGTGTTGACAAACTTAGCATCAATTTTCTTAGAAATTGCATCAGCGATATTTTTAATAGCTGTATATTCAGAAGATGCATTTCTGTGGAAATCATACGTTCCTTTATATGCACCACTTGGACGTATACCGCCTATAGTAGAAGAATATGTGGTTTGTTCTAAGGCCATCTTTTTATCGCATTCTATATAGAAGTATCCTAAACAAATATTGTCTATATACAATGGTTTAACCATCTCATGATCTAAGACCTTAACTACACATCCAGGAATCTTTATTTTACCAATCTTATTGGTATTGGGTTGATTAATATCATTAGTTAGTGTAACTCCATTGGCCGCCATAGAATTTCTATCATTTGTAGCTTTGGTATATTCATTCGTTCCTTTATCTATACTACCAGAGATATTACTATCTGCTTTTTCATTAAAAAATAAAGAGCCATTTTCATTGAAGACTTTATATGTCTTCATACGATCTAAAATAGCCGATTTAATAATACGACTGGTATTGAATTCAATCTTCAGATCACCACAGGCTTCTTTAATCAGCTGATTATTCAGATCGGCAGCTTTTTGTTCTGCTCTATGTCTCTCAGACATATTATCTACGGGCATAGTAGCTTCTTGAATAATCTCAGAAATATCTATTTCAGAAGTTCTGTCTTTTACATAATCGTTAATTGCTGATTCTATAAAAGCCTCTTGAGCAACATGCCCTGCTACATCAGCATTCGTACTACCCATTCCGTTATATTGAGCCCTTATTAATGTCTCTATCGCTCTCTTATACGGGACTATGTATACAAACGCCTCTCCGTATTTATCAGCAGGTCTATACACATCTTCATCCAGCAGTTTAGAGAGGTCATATTTCTCTTTTAACGTTTTGATATTATTTGCAATACTGGAATCATCTGATGTATTTTGTGTTACAGATCGAATAACAATAGATTCTTTATTAAAATGGTCTGCAGACAATACGTGCTCTCTGCGAGTGTCTAATGCATCTTGTAATTTAGGCATGTATTTACAAACCATATCAATTTCTCTATCTATATCTCTAACCAATGTATTCTGTGTATAGATAGCCAATACATTGTTCATATTATTTCTATCAGACAATGATTGGTTAATATTATTCAGTAAATCATAATTATTTCCGCCATTAGAAGGATTGATATTGTATGCCTTCTGATATAGAATAGATATATTGGATTCCCCAGTATTTGCTATATTATTATTAGATATTTTCTCTATGGCTGAATTGACTCTATCTTTAAGAGAACGTATCTGTTGAGAAGATACGTTATCATTATAGTACACATCAGAGTATAATGCATCCCTCGAGTCTTTCACTTTTTTCTCAAGTGAAGACATTCTTTCATCTGCCATTATATCACTCCTTCAAAAAATAAAATATAGTTCCAGTTCTTACTCAAATGTTTACAGAGTAAGAACTGGAACATTTATCATAGCCTTAAGATACGATATATATTGAAGAGATCATCTTTCTTCTTATGAATGATGATATTGATCAGATAGTTTCCATATCTGTCTTCATAGATATCCATATCTACTACTTCTGATTTCTTAGCATTAATAAACGTAGGAGCAATAAACAGCAACCTTTGATCATAATAGATATGCTGTATCCCATCAGTTGCTTTAGCAGACAATGCTCGATTAAATTCTAAGATAGACTTTATATCCTTATACTCTGCTATTTTCTTAGAATGAGAGATTTCATTCATAATAGACTTATATAATTTAATATAGTCTTTGAAATCATAACAGAGTCTATATTCATCTTTACACCACATATTTAACAGCTGATCATTTATGCCATTGTACTTTGTCTTAGTTGCATAAATTTCATAAGGTTCAAACTTACTGGTATGAGAGAACTTCTCTAAAGCAATCAGATCTTTGTTCATGATAGCTATATTCGGAAAGTCTTCTGATAGCTCAATCTTTACAGGCTCTCTGAATGTTTTTAGAATATTGGCGTCCACAAAACTTTGTGCAAATCCAATCACAGTCTTTGTAATTTGAGAATAAACCACAACATTGGCTTTCATCTCTTTGCCTACATTGATTAGTTTGAGTATATCTTCTGGAGATACTTTATATTTAATAATAGACGGAATATCATCCATAATTATACAAGTCTCCTTTTAAACTTAATATCTAACTCATTCTTTTGCTCTTCTGATAAATTATAATGATCTAAAATAACCATTCCATCAATACCACGACCCATTTCATCAATTCTCATTGCATTTACCAATGGTCTTTGATTATTGGCAGTATATTGTGGATCATAAGGCAAGATTTCATTCTTAACTGGATGGAATGGAATTTCTACAGTATTGAAATATTCTAGGATATCTCCATACATCTCTTTAAAGTTAGCCAGGTGAAACCATCTATGCATACATTCCAATGGATTATCTGAAGTCAAATCTTCTATGAATTGACCAGATCTGGTATACATTGGATTATTGATTGCATTTTCATTTTCATATATTGTACTGGGAATCTGAATATACCCAATCAATGTATTCGGAGCCATATTATATTCTTGCTGAATAGACGGATACAGTCTTGTAAAGTCAAAATCAACCGCATTGGATGCTCTCATAATAGGTCTACCATTGATATTATCTTTAATAGAGTCTGCTACCTTGGTTGGTTCTGCTACAAAAGCTCCTTCATAAGATTTGGCATTGCTGTGATCTTTGTACTTGTTGTTATTATTTCCCAATACAAAGTCTCCAAAACCTTTAAACATAATAGAGGCTCGATTGGTCAAATAGACTGTCTGTCTATGAACTTTTCTATACTGTGTTCCATTTAATAATGCTTTATTAAAGATATACGGAATATCTTCAGATTTGAACTCTATGCAATACTGTACGATAACGTCCATCATATTATATTTAACAAACGTTCGATAATCGTTATAAGGTAAGTCTTGGATGTTTGCCGCAATATCATGATAATCCAATTTCCTAACGCCAGCTACTTCATCTCCTATAGAATCCAAACTATACGATCTGAATTTAGCTCTACCTTTACGTCTGGAAGCAAACTGAATCAATTGGTCTAAATATACGGAATAGGAAGTAATGTCTGCATAATCTCCCTTTTCAGCAAATTCTGTAGCAACCGCTCTTTGATCGATATTATAGCTGCAACGTTTATATTTTGCGGGAATATTCTGAGGACAAATGATTTCTTTTGGATCCACTCCCAGTCTCTTAATTCTATCAATAATAAACGGAATATCAAATGCCATGTTCCATGCCAGTACAAAATCTGGTTGTTCATGATTGATATATCCAAATAGATCATTCAACATAACCAACTCATCATCATACATTAAGACTCTTGTTTTCAGATTCTGTAGTTGGTAATACTCAACCTTATCTTGCCCACCCAAAGTATCGGTTAAAAGCTTCATAAATTCTTGATTGAATGAATCGTTATCAAATGAATCTATAAATGGTTGAATCAATGGATTGATATCCGACTGATTCAATAAGAATGTGGTTAATTCTTTTTTATCATGATCTAAATAAGATACGGCATTGATCGGACAATTACCATCTGTTGGAAATGGCGTATCGGATAGCTTATTATCAACTTCAATATCCAGATAAGCTCTTGTAATAGGAGTCTCCGTATTCTTATATTGCTCAGCAAATCTCATTCTATAGAAATCTGTAATAGGAATATCAGATTCAAACACTCTTGTGTTTTGCTGGAAATATGCATTGGTTGTTCTGCGGTCTATTTTGATCTGCTTATTATAATAATCTAATTCCCCTATTGATTGTGCAATGGATTTGGTTAAGCTATTATATTTGCATATTACTTGTTTCAGATGATCTTTGGTTTCAAAGAACTTTCTATAACTTGGGGTTTCTACTTCATCTTTTAATACATAATAAAAATATTCGGGTTCTTCGATAAAGGTAATTCCTTTTTGCTTGGTTATATTGTCTTTATATAAAATCGTCATAAAATCTTTGGAGTAAGATCCTGTCTCTTCATCTCGTCTTCCATATCTATATACAGTATCCATGACAACTAAATCAGAACCTAATGGATACTTTGGAATTAATTTAGGAAAATTTGACATACTATTCTAAACTCCTTTCAAATGTTATTACATTGTATCATATAGATTTATTTGCTATATTCTCAACACATCAGTAATTTGAACTATATTGAAGGAGGAATTACCCGTGGATAAAAACGAAGACCTTATGGACTTCGGGCAATCTTTGTTCGAAGTAGATACCCAGTCTGCCACTGTCCCCGTAGAAGTCGAAGACAAACCGAAACGAGGCAGACCTAAAAAGAAGCCAGTAGAAGAAGGACCTTCTGTACGCAATAGAAGTCCATTAAATTCTGACATGACTTATTTAGAAACATATAATGCACCTGCTCAAATGATGGCTGGTGTTATTGCACAAATAGATGATCTTGGTAATAAAATTACAGCAGATCTGAATAGTGTACGTTCTTCTCGTACACTTAAGAATAAATATTTATATATCTCTAACTTATCTGGCGCTTTGACTGGTATTATGTCCAGCAAGATCAGTGCTATCAGAGAACTTAGAGGTATGGTAACTGATTCTAATAATTTTGAATTGAAAAAGCAGAATCAGCTTAAAATTGACGAAAGAGATTCTGATGATAAGATTGTCATGGATATGTACAATGCTTATCTGAATGCTCCTGTCGGTAAGTTACAGGCTGGTCCTATGAGTCCTGTATCGGCTGGTTATATCAACAGCAATACAGATGGTGTAAATATTACTCATAATGACAATGGAGCCTATGCTATGTCTTCTGAACCTGGATACGATGCTTACTTACAGAATCTAAGTCCAGAACAGAAAGCGATGGTTAATGAAAAGAATCCATATATTGAAACTGTTTTAGTCTACAATCAATCCGATCAATCAAAATGGTTTGAAGTTATTGATACCAGAACAGGTATGCAAGTTCCTGGTATTCCTGTACCACCCGATTTTGTCAGAGATGGATGCAATGTCAATATTAGAGCTGGTATAGCTCGTAATGCCAATTTGAACCAAACTTTTAAATTGAAAGTTGTTGGCGTAGGGCAATCTGATGAATTCTAATTCATCAATATAATATATAACAAAAAATAAATTTATGGAAATATTCTATACTCTATATAGAGTATAGAATACTATCCTGTGGTATACATCATAGTAAGAGAAGTACCAAAAAATCGATCGTCCTTTCCGGAGTCTATTTCAATACTTCTCTTTGGTTATGAAAGACATCAGATGGTATCTCTGTTCATAGTCCATATACAGCGCTACCTATCATAAATCGCCTCGAATTTGTTTTCTCCCTTATGTATTATAGATACAATACAATCAATTTACACAAAAGCTCTATAAGAACTTTGTATTTATCGATCGTTTTAAGGAATTTGGACAACACGATTTAATTATCCTTTCCAGGCTTGATATTTCTGATGTCTTTCACATTTCTATAATATATCTTTTAAAATATATTAGATTACAAATTGTATTAAAAATAAAATTTATATAAAACATTATAGTAGAAATGAAAAGTTAATGAATCTCCCAATGCCAACTCATTAACCGCAGATTTCTAAATTTATTTACTTCCCATGATATAAATGATCTCTACCTGTATTAGGTAGAGATCATTTATATTGACACTTTATTAAACGGAGGTATATAACAATGATTATACAAGAATCTATGGTTTATAAGAAACCAGCAACAATAGCCAAAATAGAATCTGCCATTAAGAAATTCAAAGATAAATACGATGAAACCAAAGTCAATACCTTAGAAGGATTACAGCGACTGGATAATGATTCAAAGTTTAAAAACCAATACCGCAAAGATATTCGAGCTTTAGGAAAAGTTATTATCAATAATATAGAAAAAGAGTTTAATTTACAGATTAGATTTAATTTCCAATATAGTCCTACTGTCAATATGTGGACAACGTTTCAACTCATGGATACAAATAAAGTTAATATTGATAACTTTGATAGTATTGTTAAGACTTCTAAGGACGGACGCATTAAATTTACTAAGTTAGGGATTATGGAATGTGATATCATATTTACTGCTGGAATGGTAAACAATAAACTCTTTAGTGCAAAAGAGATTACAGCTGCTTTGTTACATGAAGTGGGACATGTCTTTGCATATCCATTTATTAAGTTAGCCTACTCCATTAAAGCATTAGAAACATTTGTAGATATAGAATCTATTCAAGATGCTAAAGAGAAGTACAATGCTCGTAATGGGTTTATTAAATTCTTAACCAGATTCTATGGGCAATATAAGTTAAGCGATAGCATCATAGATGATTTTAATAAAGAACATGAAAAATTTGCGGATCATTTTTCTGCTCATTATGGTTATGCTGATGAATTGTCTGGTGCACTGATTAATATAGATAAAGCTGTAGGAAATATAAAAAAGAAAGATGAAAAGTCTTCTGAATTCCATAAACTCTTTAGAGATATAGGAAATCTGATTTTGTATGGATTATTCCATAATACTAGATATCCTGACTTAGAAGAACGTATTACGTATACGACCAAAGAACTAAGAAAAGAAATTATGGAAAATGATAAATTATCTGATAAAGATAAGAAAGCATTACAAGCTAAACTAAACCGTATAGATGATAAGATGAATAAATTATATGGTAAAAAGACTGGAGACTCTTACTATACCAGATATAGAAATGAAAAATATATGAAGAATTATCAAACAGGATTAGATTTAGACAACCCAATTCACAAAACATTCGATGACTTTGCTGGGAAGTAATCTGAACATCATATTGATACATAGGCGCGAAACTATGTATCTCATATAAAAGATATATTATTAATGCGGGCTTTTAATATATCTGATTCTTACTCCATGCTTTTCTCATTGACTAAATTGCCGTCTGGTCTTGAGTAAAGTCCTCCTAAAATATAATATACCAAGAGTCATATGACTCTTGGTATATTATATTGACTATTTGTTGGCTGCATATACAACCATAGCAAAGAACATAAGCAATGCTCGGTTATAATCATTCTTAGATGCTAATCTTGTTTTCTTTTTTCTATATAAAGCAGATGTCATTAACCATTTTTCTAATTGATTTCTCATTTCAATGATATTTTCATCTTTAGAATTTGGTTTTGCTGTAATAGAGAATGTAATAAAGCTCATAGAGACTACATTCTTATCTGAAGTCTGAATAAAGTATGTATAAATTAAAGTAGAAATAATCTTACGTATTAAAACTAAGTTCTGCTTATCATTCAGAATAGTTTCAATAATAGACTTCAATTCTTCTGTCTTTACGGTCTTATTAGAACACATCTTACAGATCTTATAATCTGCTCCTGAAGCTACTATATATTGCATCGTCTTCTGAATGCATTTCTCAGCCTTAAAAGAGTCAGAATCTGCTAAATGATATGTTCCTCCTAATTCTTGAGGATTTTCATTATCTGAATTGAATGTAATATAATCTTTATTCTCATATGCTTTATAATAAGCTCGAGCTATATTGATCATAAAAGAACGAATACGCCCATGAAGCTGTCCAATTAAATAGACAACGTCATCGTCTTCAAAATCTCTAAAACGTGTAGCATACGTATTAATCATCGTCTTACATAAGTACACAATAGAGTTAAAAATATTCCCAGTAGATTTCAATACAAACTTATTATTCAGACTATTATTGATAACATACTGCATGACATAGTCTTGTGGTAATAGTTTTGGGAATGACATGTAATGAATAGATGGATAAAACTTTCCTGAGAAAGACAAATAGGCCATAGATAGTTCTAAGTTCTTCGTATCTTTCTTCATAAAGAAATATCTGCATATACAAATCATCAATATGGTCAGCTCATCTTTAGCCGCTCTGGGATTAAAATTTGCTTTATTACCGTAATATGTATTTAGTATGGCAGTTTTTACAGCTGGCATAGATATATCGACAGCTTTAAACATCTTTTCTATATCATCAGCACCATAATAAATTCTATCCAATGGCATAGTATCAAATAGAGACTTGTTTCTATCTGTAATAAACTCCGCCACGCATTGTTTATATCTAATTAGATTCTTCTGTATATTTTTCTCTATTGTCGGATAGATCATTGTCTTAATGGCCGCTTTATTCTTAGTCGTATTCATAGGAATTGAACTCCTTTCTATATTATATAGAAGTTGAAAAGAACAAAAAAGAAACCTGGGAATATACAGAGTTTCTTTTATTCTTCAAATTTACTTAAGAAGTATTCCAATATTTTATCAATCAATAATTTAAATCGTTTGATATTTTGAGATTCTACTTTCATATTGAGTATACGAAGTATAATCCATCTGTCTTCAAATGGTAATTCTTTAATCAGCTTAACAATCTCTTTTATTTTAGCATATCGTTCTATTTGCTCCTTTTCTTCCATTTAACCACCTCTTCCTGTATAAATATCTCTATACTCAGAATTATAATATATAATTATAAAAAATAAAAGAGACTCATATGAGTCTCTTTTATTTATGATGCATTAAGCATTTACTCTTACACGTTCAATGGTTGGTGCACCATTTTTGTTCTGAGAAATCACATCAATACGGAAACGAGCAATTTCTGGTTCGAATTCGTTTAACATTCTTTCCGGAACTTCATAACCCATCTGAAGAGCTCTATAGATAATAGCACCAAACTCATAACGAGTCATAACTCTATCTCCCTTGAATTCTCCATCAAGATAACCTTTGATAATATCGTTGCCTGCCAGCGTAGCAATATATTCATAGGCCCAATGATTTTTCGGAACATCTGGGAAGATTTTGATCTTGCCTGTATCGATAGCATCTCCGATAACCAACTGTTTGATAACGCTTCTAAGATTTTCTACTTCAGCACGAAGATCTTTAATCTCTTTTGCCATAGCAATCTTAGAACTATTGACATGGTTTCCTCCACCAATCTTAAGACTTACACCTGCATTGATTGCATTTTCTCCACCGCCAAAAGAAGCTCCTAAAGAAACCATGGTATCTTCATTCGGGTGATAGAATGCACCAAGTGCTGTTGCATTAGCATTCTTATAATGACCATATCCTACAGCAATATCCAACTTGCTATCTGGGTCAAAGTCTAACGGATGAAGAGCTGCCAAAGCGGCTGCATTCGCACCAACCTTATTAATACGTCTATCCAGTTTACCCATCCGACCATTAATGTTTGTAATGTTATTACGAACATCATGGATATCCTGATGGATATTATGAATATCATTATTGATATTGGTGATGCTGTCTTTGTTCTGTTTAATAGCAGCATCCAATTTCTTGTCTGATTCTACCAAACTTGTAGAACCTTTGATATAGGTTGTGGAAGAATACTGACTGGATAAATTGGTAGGATCTGTAGCTCCTATCGTATTGGTAATATTCAAATCTGCGGCTTTACGAGCATCCTGTTCTTTCTTCAGATCAGAAGCTTTAGCTACATCTTTGATTACTACATCGCCAAGCTTAGTACCAGAGTAATTATCTTTAACTTCCAGAGTTACCTTGTTATCAGTGGAGATATCATATTCTCCAGGCTGTACAGAGTTATCTTTCATTTTACCTTTAAGATTGACTTTGGAACCATCTTTCTTTTTCAAGGTAATAGTGCCATCATCATTGATGGATCCATCAACAATGTTGTTACCATGAACAACTTCTGCTAAAGACCTAAGCTGTGCTACATTGACAGCATCATCAGAACTTGTGCCAGCGGCTACATTGGTAATCTGGCGTTTGTAACGATCGTTACCTATGCTGACTGCTCCAGATGTGGATTCCCATACTGACCATCCGGAATGTTTTGGATTAACACTCATGGTGGCAGGATCCCATCCAAGAACTCCTTTATCAATATTGGCTTTTGATTCTTTGCCCAATGCGATACCGCCTTTAACATTAGTGGTTGAGAACTTGCCAATTGCTATAGCATCGTCGGCATATGTTTCTCCACCAATACCAATTACATAATCTCCTCTAACAGTCCATGCATTAATACCAACAGAATATTTCCCATAAACATTGGTAGTAGTACTGCCAATTCCTAATGAATCGCCACCATATACCCGAGTTTCTCCACCGATGGCAGTGCTGCCACCCGCAAGCGCCATTGCCTGTGTACCGATAGCTACAGAATGATACCCATGTGCTTTTGCCATATTACCAAACGCAACAGCATCCTGGCCAATAGCTTCGGCATTAACACCCATTGCAACGGCTTCACCATCACCATGACTCTTAGCCGTACATCCAGAACCCACAGCAACAGAAATCCAATTTCTACTGTTGTCTTCATTGGTACCATCAACTTCATTATGGTTGCCTATAGCAATAGCATCAAAGCCTTTGACTTTGTTATATACACCTACAGACAGACCCATAGATGCATTTTCCATTTCTGATTCTCTTCCGATCATAGTACTCCATTCGGAATTTTTCATTTTTAATTTATTCCCAATGACAGTGTATTCGGTACTACCGGTAACAGTATTATTAGCACCTTTTTCAATATTTACTGCATACGTTACTGATGTTACACATAATGTGCATATCGTAGTTAATAAAATCTTTTTGCTTCTCATTCTAATCTCTCCTTTTAATAAACGAATACATATATTATATATGCTGGCACTTATATAATATATAATTTCAGAAAAAAAATAGATTGCAAAAAAAAATAATATCTGGAGATGCTATATAGCATCTCCAGACTCATTATGCTCGTATAATAGAAACAGAAGCTACACCAGATGAATCTGCTATCTTTTCTCCCTGAGAAATAGAAGATCCATTGGGAATTTGGATAATCGGATATACTTTAGAATTTCTATGTGTAGTAATAGCCAAAGAATCCGTTTCATTACATACTCCAATATATTTAATAGAGTCCGTCTTACCCAATTTAATGATAACGTCTCCTGCTCTGGCTCTGGTTCCTCTATTGATAGAATCTAAACCAATCTTATTGACTCTTCCAGATTCTGTAACTACAATCACATGTGTTGAATTAGGAATAATACAACACATCCCATCGATAGCATACTTGGAAGATTTCATTCCAATAACCCCTTTGGTGGTTCTGGATAATAAAGGAATATCAGAAGCCCATATCCGCAATACTTTATTATGAGCATAAATCAGAATCTCATTAGCAGATCCTGCCACTAACAAATCTGCAATCGTATCTCCTTCATTCAGCTTCGCATACATCAAACCAGATAATGGAATATTAAATAGCTCAGAGATATTCATTCTCTTTGCTAATCCTTGTCTGGTAATGGTGATAATGCTACCTTCCATATTCTCTGCTTTATAAGACCGATCAATGGTATCCAGCATAGACTCTGGAATAACAGCAGATATACCTTCTCCAGAATATTTCTTAACAGCAATACGCATATCAATTCCATTAGAGTTCTTAGCTGCAAAGGGAATCTTATGTACAGGAATCTTGTATACTTTGGCTAAAGAACCAAACAGTAACAAAGAATCTGTATTGTTTGCCGTCAATACAAATCTAGCCTTATCATTTCGCAAACTCAATGATTTATCGGATACATCAATCTTCTTGATAAACCCAGATTCTGTAATAACGACTTTAAATATTCCTTCTGGAATTCCTTCTGCTTCAGAGGCAGAAACAATTCTACTTCTTCTTGGACAACCATATTTCTTATTGATAACAATCAGTTCTTCTTTGATGATACCAGTTAATTTTTCTGGATGAATACTCCAATCCAAATATTGTCTGGCTTTAGCATCCAAGTCATTATATTCTGTAATATAATCATTCAAGTATCCTACAGATAGTTTCTTCAGATTGATATTCAGAATAAACTTAGCTTGTAATGGAGTGATATCCTTTACTGTTTTCAGCATAAAGTTAATTAACTCTTCATCATCTCTGGTTTTCTGTTTGCGTATCTTATCAATAATCTGATCAATCTTACCGGACTTTAAGATCTTAATATAGAAATCCAATTCATGCATACGAGTCTTACATTCTTTTAACTTGGCATTAAACATTCTGGCTTTACGTTCAATACGGAAGTTAATAAAGTTCTGTAAGTATTGCTTATAACTCCAAATAACCGGATTGTTATTATACACAACCTCAAAGTTTACTGATTTGGTTGCTTCCAATCGAGTATGCTTATACAAGATATCTCTAACATAATGAGGATCTGTATCTTTCTTCAATACAATATAAACTTCGAAATTAGATTTCATTGCTTTCTTATGAAGATCTGTAGTGGTATTATTATAGATATCAATAACCTGTGGAAGAATGTTTTTCTCTTTCAGATCTTCTATCTTATTCTTGATATCTTCGAAATATACCATATGAGGCAATGCTTTAACAATTAGAGCTGGTTTATTCTGGAATTCTCCAATATCAATTTTAGCCCTAACTTTAAATCGTCCTTTGCCAGTTCTGGATATTGTTGCAAAATCTGCCTCAATAATATCACAGCCCTGAGGATCATCCGGTAATAAAACGATCTCATCATTAGGATGATCGATCAGATGAATAGTTGCATCGATAACTTCTGATATATTATGAGGAGGAATATTTGATGTCATTCCTACCGCAATACCAAAACTACCATTGATTAAGAGATTCGGGACCTTGGATGGAAAGTATAATGGTTCCATGACCGTGTTATCATAATTCCAATCCCAATCTGTAGAAGAATATGTTTCGGTCATATCTCCAATAATACATTCTACCGCATAAGGGGTTAATGCGGCTTCTGTATAACGAGAAGCAGCTGCACTATCTCCCCAAATGTTACCAAAAGATCCTTTTGGTTTGATTAATGGCATATAAGATTCAAACCAATTGGTCATCCCTTTCATTGCTCCATATATGCCGGAATCAGAATGTGGATGAAATCTCTGCATAACAATTCCGACTATAGATGCCGATTTAACGGTTGTACCTGTTCTGGTTTGTTTCAAATATTCATACATCGTATATAAAATTTTTCTTACTACTGGCTTTAATCCATCTACTGCATGCGGAATTGCTCGTTCTCTACATACAGCTTCTGCATAGGTTTTCAAATCTTGATTAGCTTGTGTGACTATGTTTTCATCAATTATTCTTTCAGCCAATTTAAAATCCTCCTTTTATTTTTACTCATGTCTATAATATATACTTGAGTATTAAATTGGCCTAATTTCCTGTAGAACCAAATCCACCTTTTCTGGTTTCTTTTGCATTATCTTCTTCTACTGTATAATAAGAAAGAATAATTCCCTGTGCTATCTTATTACCAGGTTTAATCATAACAGTAATTCCATCAATGGATGGATCTGTAGCTCTGACAGATAAAATCTTATAATCTTCATCATATTCATATTTCTTAGGAGAATGTACCTTAGGATATGTTCTAAGAGCTAAGATAATATCTCCTTCATTAGATTCATTATTATAATAATCTTTATCAATAATTCCTACGGAATTAGCTAAGAAATATCCATATTTAGTGGAGCTGGAACGCTGTACAATCTGCAAGAAGTTTTCAGGATTCAAATCAATCTTAATACCAGTAGGTACCATTGTTGGTTCCGCTCCATTGATATATGCATAGATAGGAGTTACAAAATCATATCCTGCTGCATACTTAGTAGATCTTTTGGGAAGCTGTATACGATCATAAGAAGCTTTAATTTCTTCTTCAGACATTGCATCATTATAGAATTTCTTAATATCTTTTCTAAATGCTTCAAAACTAATCTTTTCAAATTTCATAGTAATCTCTCCTTTATAAAAATAAAAATTACTGTAATGTCTCAGAGAATGTTAAATCATAAAAAAATAAATCTAGAGTACATATGTACTCTAGATTTATGCAATATACTACTTATCATTATTTATCTTTTTAGGACTAGATACAACAATCGTATTTTTAGATTTGGATGCTGTAATATAACAAAAGTCTCTAAATTTAATTGTATTTGCGCAAAGCATTTGCAAATCTTCAATGATTGGCTTTATAAACTCTTCTTTGGAAACCCTAATCCCATTAGTATAAAGAATATTTCTAGTTAACTCTTCTATATGATCTAATGCTTTTTCTAAAGTTTTAATATGGATAGATTTGCCATTATTATCAGCAATAAAAGTTCCCAGTATCTCCCAATAATCGGACATCTGAAGTGTACAAAGATGTATAAATGCATAATCTGGTAAGATTGGTAACTTTGTTTCTTCAAAAAGATGAGTTATACATGCATCCACCTTTGTAAGGTAAGCAACCGTTTCTCCTAAAAACGGTTCATCGACTTGTATTGTATTTTTCATAAGACGTATTCTCCTTTTCACATTTTTATACTTCTACACCAAAATCATAATACAATACAATTTTAATAAATGCTTTAGCCACATCATTTAACATTCTGAATTGCTTCATATATATATATTGATCTTCTCCATTATACGATACAAGAGAATCACATACAAAACGAACTCCTCCATATCTCTCTATATCTGTTTTATCTAAAGTCTTTAAATCGTCTATTTCTAATACCATATTTGGATTAGACTCTAAATCTTTCAGCATATTAATGAAAGTTTCTTTTTCCATTTCATTTGTATTACTCTTAGCTAAATCTTCATTATTTTCATCAATAACCAAATAAGTTTTTCCATCTTCTTGATATGTGTAAAAATCGTTTAATTCCAACATAGCATCTTCTCCTTTTTTATAAAGAATCTTTCTTAGCATAAATATTTATCCAAGGTAATTTATTAAAACACAAATCTCTAAAATTAACTGTACGCACATGTATTGTTTTTAGATTTTTAAGAACATCTTTCATATCATCATCTTTTCTCAAATCCCATAAAACTTTGATATAAAGAATATTTCTTACTTGTTCTTCTATATCATCCGTTAATTTTTCTATTGTTTTAATATTAATATATGATTGATTAGTTCTAGCCAAGTTTAATATACGTAAATCATCAGAAATGCGATTACAAGTCATAAATATATCATCATATACTCTTAATTTTGAAATTCCCGATTTTAAAATTAAATCGATTTTTTCGGTTACATCGTCAAGATATAACCGAATTTCATTACTAAATCTTTCGTCAATTTTTAATGCATTTTTCATATCTATCTCTCCTTTTTATAAAATATAAATGAACTTCTCTATATCTATAATATATAATCAAAAAAAAAATATAATATCTCCAGAGTCATATGACTCTGGAGATATTACTTTGACTTCTTTTTCTTTTTAGGTTCAGGAATAGGTAATTCCATACAAACAGCGTTAGACTTAGATATAAATCGTCTATTAGCTTTAGATTGCAATGCCTCATAGTAATTCTCATTCAGGATAGTGTCGTCCTTATCCCATGTTCTGGTAGTATAGTTAAATTTACTATTAGAGAATACTTCTTCTGTCATAGATGTCGCATATTTTTCAAAGATTTCTTTCTTTGCCTTATAGCATCCTTTGACTGCATCGAAACCTACATCTACAAAATCTATATACGTCGTATCTTTGTCTCTGGTTCTGCCTAAAGATTGTCTAGCTATGACTTTAGATTTGAAGACTTCTCCTAAAACCATAGTCATCTTTAATCCTTTGATATCAATAGCAGCTCCACAAGATTTAGTTGTAGATAAAATAATCATCTTATCCAACTGCTGTTCTTTTTCTATCTTGTTGGTAATTAGAGTGGTATAGATTCCTACTTGATCTTTGAGTTCTGGATAATTTTCTATAATCCAATCGTATACAGTTTGTATAGCCCGATTGGTACCAATATAGATCAACGTCTTTCCTGTTCTGAAGATCATTTCCATGGCTATAGTTAAGATCTTATAGAACTGCTCATTCTTAATTAAATATGAACAGTATCTATTTCGATCAAATCCATATCGATTGGTGCAATATCGCTCTTGTCCTGGAGTAGGATATGTATTGTATAATACAGAGATATATCTGGTTCGAGGATCTCTATCTTTATCAAACAAATCTATCTTGGGCACATTTAAGAACGTTTCTTGATAAATTCTATCTTCTTCTCTATCTGAACGAAATGGTGTAGCGGTCAGATATAGTGTCTTATATGTGTTGGTAAAGAAATCAATCTTCCAAATATTATCAAAATCCAAATGAGCCTCATCATAGATCTTAATACCTACTCTAATCTTCTCAAATAAATCTCCTACCTTATCCCATCCATAATTAGATGCATAAGAATGAAGAGTTTGATGAGAAGCCAAGAAGTATTTTACTTTAGAGATATTGACCATATTATTCAATATCATAGCAATGCTACCACTTCCTACAATAGGATAGATTTCTGTAGGAGAGCAATCGGTATATTCCATAATACGATCTCTCCACTGCTCAATCCATCCCAAAGAAGAAGTGATCATAATAGATCTCATTCCCATCATAGCAGAACAGCATATGGTAACATATGTTTTGCCTGCTCCTGTATTTAGGTTAACTCCTAATTGGGAATATGGTTTAGTCTCTTGATGCATTCCTTCTCCCAAGATAAATTGTATAGCTTCTCGCTGTACATCGTCTCTTGGTTTATAACTCAATCGGAATGGGATATTGGTATCATATGGGTCTACATTTGGGCTATATTCACATTCTGTTTCAAACAATCTTTCTAAAGAAGAAATATCCATTCCTCTGGGTAGAGTTAATATATGATTTTCTTCATCATACATAATCGCTTTATAGGTACCCGCTGCAGGATCCAGTTTATCTGGCACCTGAAAGAACGTTTCCAGGTCTGTTTGGGAACCCTGAATATAGCCAAACACTTTTATACACGTTCTAAAGGCTACTATACGGACCCCACTCATAATTTAGCCCCTAAGCCCAATATTTGAAAATAGATATTATTCAGATACCAAACAAATTGATCATCTTTAATAGCCTCTGGCATAAAGTTAATATAAATTAATAGCTCTCTTATCAAGTATACAATAGGTCCAGTAGCTGCCCACAATACAAAAATCTTTAAAGCAAGCATGCACAAGAACCATAGTGTGCTGGTACTCTTTATTGGGTACCATATGATAATCTTACCAACGAACACAATAGTCAGCATAACAATGATACACTGAATAATAGACATTGATAAATTTTCTATCATAGATATGCCTCCTATTCTTTAGGAACCTCAAATACAGCATCAATTAATTCTCTCTTCTTAGGAGCTTTAACATGATTGGATAAGAAGTCTTGTGGTCTTTCCATAAAGAACAAATCCATCAAAGATGGTTGTGTCTTTTCAAAAGACAATGGATAACACAATGCGTCGTTTAATTTCTGATAAATCAGAGAATTGATAATGCTAGGATTATCTTTCAAAGCTTGATCCAATGTTAAGATCTGATATTCTTCTCCAGGATTTTCCCATTCTGGTAAGCGCAATCTGGTTCTTGTAGAACGAATCTGATTCATCAGAATAACCTCCAGATGAACTGATTGAATAGTCAGCTTACCTTTGATAATGAGTTGAACCAATCTCTGTAGAAGGGAGTCTTTGTCATAATCAATCTCTCCTATACTGCTCTTCTTATTGATCAACTTCTCAATATCTTTCAGATTCTTACCAATATCATTATTCAATATCTGAATGAAGAAGATATTCATCATACTGTCTTCATCAACCAGATCTTTCAGATATACCAAATATTGATCGTCTTCTGTTAGTTCCGCTTTTGTAGTCAGATATGTATTAAACTCTTCCGTCAAGTACATTTCTGTATCTTCTGCAGATTTAATAGTATACCGATCACCTTTCTTATCCACCAATATAAATTCCGTAATATATTTATCCAATGAAGTCTTCTGATCTTCCATACTATCTACATAAGAATCATCGGAATCTGAATAAATTGTATTGGTGTCTATAAGAATATATGCTCCGTGTGTATCTTCTTTTGGAGATATAGAGTTTACATCAATTTCAAAATACTTATCAAATGGAGCAGCCCAATTGAATTTTTCTATCACCGTTTCCAGCAAGTGCTTTGCCGATAACTGCTTCTGCGTTAGCTGTGCGGATAATATTTCAGAAGCTAACTTACCAGGGCGAATATTCCGATTGATATAAGCCAGCTCTCCATAACATCTTCTACATATCCCATGTCCATGTGCTGCACTGGCACAGGTCATAGGAGAATATAAATAAATCGTCTTACCTATTAGATATGTATCTTTCTTAGCGTTAATTAAGTAATCCATTCCATCAGGATCTAGTTTATAGTATCGCCCATCTAACATGGATAAGAACTTTTTATTTTCTACTAAGATTGTTTGGAAATTAAATGTATTACAGCAATAGTCCATATCCTGGTTTAACATAGTATCCATATTATTGACGCCAATAATACGAGCAAATGTTCCCGACTTACCGGTATTCTTTTTTGTTTGAATCTGTGCTACTCTAGAAGATGCAGAGTCTACAAACTGAGCTGCTACCGTATCTAATCCACCCATAATATAAGACTTATCAATTACATACGGATGAACTCCACCCTGTCCGTTTGGTTTAGAACCAATATTGATTGCGAATTCTTTATACTGTCGTTTATTGATGCCTTCCCCAGTCATAAAAGAATTCTTCATACAATGATCATGTCCTAAATACTTCTCAGATTCTTCGATAATTTCTATACTGTCTTCTGCTTTCTTTAATCCATCATCTTTAACATCTTCTATCTTCGAATCCGATACAGACGTATGAATCAATTCGTTAAACTCTTTCACCCTAGACATTAAGTCTATGGTGTCTTTTAAGTTGATTGTATTGGATATATACATGGAAAAGAGATCAATATCTTTGAATTTATATAACGTATCATCTAAGATATTATTCAATTCTGTTGGAGATACGATTCTCTTAATCTTATCAATATAATGATCTAAATAGTCTTTAATGGCATTTTGTGTCATAGCCTCAGGGAAGAACAACGCCTCTCCACTGATAGGCTGGTTAGACCGTACAACAATATACCACATCATAATATTAAAATACAGATCGAAAACTGATAACTGTATTATTCCATCATTTACCAGTTCTACATCAATCATAAAATTTTGTACTTCTTCTAATTCTATCCCATCTTTCATCAGATTTAATATTCCCTCATAATAATCTGACCAATTCGATGAGTTAATTTCGGATGTTTTAATATGACAACGTCCATGAGTTGCCAAACTTGCAAACATGTAATAATTTTGTAAGTTTGATAATTGCGGATTAGACATCAGATTTTCTCTCCTATCATATTTTTACACATTTTCTATGATACCGCCTCGTAAAATCTTGTCAGTTATTTCATTTCATCTTCTTAAACTCCTTTTCTATAATTCATTTACTTCTTGAGAACTCTTAATAAAAAGTTCCATTCTAAATCAATCTCGATTATATAATATATATTTGAATAAAAATATAAAAAGAGAGGTAGAGACTCATATGAGTCTCTACCAAAAGTCATAGCATATCAAAAGATTGTTTAAAAGATAAGAAGAACACGGCTGTGTGAAAACCAGTGTTCAAATAAAATCAAATAGAATATAAAATAAACATATTAAGACGTAAAGTTCGTCTTGGAATAATATCTCGGATTGGTTTTAAGAATAGCCTTCTGGGCTTTGATAACATCACGTTTAACGTTGTTGCCATAACGGCGTACAATGTTAGCAATAGCCTGCTTCTTAAGCATATGAGCTTTCTTCAAACGTTTCCAGTCAGCAGAATTAGACTCTTTGGCTTTCTGCATAGCAGCCAGCGTAATACGTCTATTATAATCGTCAGTTCTGGAGAGACGGACGATTGTACGACGATTAACTGCTCCGCCTTCAACAAGAGCTTTAACTTCTGCGCTTTCCAAATACTGTACACGTTCTTCATCATCCATATGATTAACAAGATCAACAAACATTGATTCCAAGAGAGCGCCCATATCCTGGACTCCATCTCTCTCATTTTCATTATCGAGGAATGACACAGTATTTCACCTCCATTAGTGTTTTCAACATTCTTAATACATGACCACAATAAAATGTAGTTTAAATAAATGTTCTTATAATTGAATTAAAAAATGATTTATTATAACACACTCCAATACATAGAGAAGAAAGGGGATATATAATGAAACCTAGTCAAAGTATTGCTTTTCAAGATTACAAAGATACAATGAGAAGAAACATCAGATATTTATTTCCTCAATTAAGTAATGACGAATTGGAACGAGCTATAGAATATTCTATAGATAAGAGAATTATAAACTCAGCCTGTCAGCTGAATGACACATATAAGAATGCTGTATATAATACTAATATGTTAGAATTAACAGAGTATATCATGCATGATCGACCCATACTGACATCTTTCGGATGTCTATTTCATAGGCATGGAGATGTAAATAACCCATTATACATGATGATACAAGAATTTGCAGATAGACGTAACAGATTTAAGAAAGAAATGCTAAAGCATAAAAAAGGTAGTGAGCAGTATAAACATTTTGACTTAGCTCAAGCCGTCGCTAAGGTGGATACAAATGCTGAAACAAACGTATTTTAATGCGTTTGAGATAGGCCTCTTTATAAAGTAATTTATAGGGAGAATCCTGGTGAATTGCTGGAAACCGGTAAAGATCTGATAACTACAATATATTTTTAATATATGAATGTGACGAAAGTCAGAAACAATATCAGATATAACCTAAGCTGAAATAAAAGAATAGTATATATGAAATTCTTACTTATTAAAGAATATATATATTATTTGCTAAGGGTATAATAAGAAAATCCGCAATCAGCAGCTATAAGTATATCATGATATATCATCCTTTTAGATTTATAAAAGAAGGTGATATAATGATAGATGGTATGTATTTAGAAGAATGGAGACCAATATTTTTAGATAATATCAAACATGATATGTATATAATTAGTACTTTTGGACGTATTCAAAATATTAATACGCATATTATTTTAAAGCAAAGTATTATTAATAGTGGATATTGTACTGTAGCACTATCCACCGGTTTGCCAAAGAATAATAGATTAAAACGATTTTTAGTTCATAGATTAGTTGCTCAAGTATTTGTTTATAATCCCGATCCAATTAATAACACAACAGTTAATCATATCGATGGTAATAAAACAAATAATATGAGTTGGAACTTGGAATGGACTACTCAGTTAGAAAATAATAATCATGCTAAAATTCACAATTTAAATCAAAATTATGGATGTATGCATTATAAATCTAAACTGTCAGAATCACAAATTATTCATATTTGCGAAATGCTTTCCAAAGGATATACATATTCTGATATTATAAAAAGTATTGGATTGAATTCTTCTGATCAAAATAATTATGATTTAATAGGCAATATTTATAGAGGTATTACGTATAAAAATTTTAGCCGTAATTACACCTTTCCAATTAGATCACATTCGTATGGCAGCACATATTCTGATGATGAGATTCGTCGCATGTGCAAAATGATAAAGAATAATATTCCGGTTAATGAGGCATATTATATCATAACCGGTAATCAATATATTAATTCTCGTGCTCATAAACGGTTTTACGAATGTTATAGAAAAATCAAAAATAAAACGATTTTTCAAAATATTTTGAATGATATATCATGATACTTGTAGTTCAACGACTATTACGTAGAGTACAAGCGTACTCGAAGTGCCAGGCTCCAATATATAATATTGGATGAAGATATAGTCTGTCCATGTATGAGAGTACATGAAGTTCATAAGAGAACTGGGTAGATGTAGCGAATCTATTTGAACACATGAGATCTACGGTGCTATGGGGCAACCATCTTCTATATTTTATAATTTTGAAGTGGCGGCATCCATTACCAGACAAGGAAGAGCTTCTATTGCAGCATCCATTATGCTCTTTGAGTCTTTCTTGGCTAATAATATTAAATTCGGATCTTTGGACGAAGTGATTATGTTCATTGATCATATTGTATTGATGAAACCCACTAGACAATATGAAGATCATCGAATATTGGATAGGGATATCTCTATCCAAGAAGTTTTTGATAAACTAATGAGTTCTTGTGGGTATCGATGGAAACCAGATCATACAGAAGCCAATATTATCTGGAAAATTTTACAGCAATTATCTCAATTTCATTTAAACAGGTTATATTATAAAAATAATATCTATGCTTTCTTTAATAATACAGCACCCAAAGATTTCTTATTGGAGTTATTATATTCATTGGATTCTCCATTTATCGATCCCAATTCTCCACCGCCAACGATTAAAGATAATCTGGATGTATTGGTAGATATGGTTAAAGAGTATATTTATTATCCATATCAGATCATTGATAAAATAGAACGAGTAGAAACATTGTATCGACAAATCGATTTAGTAACCGATACAGATTCTTGTATTATTTGCTTGAATCCCTGGTATGAATATGTGGCCAATCTAACCAAAGATCTGGATATCGATCTGAAGCATTATGAATTAGATATGATTGGATTATTGAATAAAGAGAATCCCAATGATGCATCTGATTTGAAAGAAAAAAGCAAAACAGAATACATCTACGATTTCAGAAATAAAGAAATTTTGGAAAGAAAACGATTAGTAGATCCATTCAAAATTATTCCAGAAGACGCTATGAGATATAGCATCATCAATATACTGGCATATGTCATTAGTAAGCTATTACGAGATTATTTTGATCGTATAAGCATTAAGAATAATGTAACTAATGATACTCATAATTTCTGTTTGATGAATATGAAAAATGAGTTCTTATTCTTACGTATGTTATTATCTGATGCTAAGAAGCATTATGCATCTATTGTAGAACTTCAGGAAGGCCATAAAGTTCCCTTAGATAAGCAATTAGATATTAAAGGGTTACAGATCGATAAGTCTGTTGTACCAGAATCCACTAAAGAAGCTCTTGGGAATATTCTACATGAAGATGTATTACGTCCTAATTGTATTGATCAAATGAAAATCATCAATAAATTGGCTGTTCTGGAAAAGACCATCTATGATGATATCTACAATGGTGGATTGAAATACTATAGTCCTAAGAAGCTTAAACCGTTCGTTACATATAAGAATCCGATGAGTACGCAACAAGTCAAAGCTTCTATTGTTTATAACTTATTTAGAGACGAAGATGAAGCGTATATCAATATTGATGAAAATAATTCAGTATTGATTATTGGAGTTAATATCGATGCTCATACATTAGAATCTTGTAAGTTAAAAGAATCAGATCCTGAGAAATATGAAATCATGAGAAAAATTATTTATGAGAATCCAGTAATTGAAGTTTCTCAAAATAAGATTGCGGTTAAGATATTCAATGACAACTTAGCTTTAAATAGTCGAAAAATTACCAGTATTGCTATTCCCAGAGACAGTCAAACTCCTAAATGGATACTAGAGTTTATTGATTACGCCAGCATAGTTAAAGATAACATTGGTACCTTCCCATTGAAGAGTATTGGTATTACTAAGCTGGATACGAACAGTGCATATAGTGGTATTATTAATTTATAGGAGACCTATAATGATTACAGATAATGAAAAAGAATGGAGATTACCATTTGCTTGGAAATTTGGATGAGATATATTCGATCAATTATACGACCGATATCGATAAAAACTGGATCCATTATCTTACTTCTAAACGCAGTGATATTGGTTCTAAAATGGATAGATTCTTTAAAGAGTTAGTAACTTAGATGATTTATATGAATATTATATTATCCATAGACTCATATGAGTCTATGGATATCTATTGCTTTTATTTAGTGATTATCTTTTCTATTTTTAATTTCTTCTAAAAGTTTATGAGCACGTTCTCTAGCCTTAAACAAATCCTTATTAATGGAATCGTCATGCTTTTTAACTTTAAGATGATCACTTTGCAATCCTTGACGTACTCTATCGTGACCACTTTTGAAATGTGATACAATTCGATTATATTCTGTATCATCATGTTGACGGGATTTATCGTTTTTATCGTTTGCGTGTTTCTCAGAGTTATGTTTTGCTTCGTCTTCTATTTTACGAACGTTCCGATTAAAAATAGATCTTGTATTATCTTTAAGAGTAGAGTCATCAGCTTCCATTATAGCCAACTCTAATGCTGTATATTCTTCATTGTTGTTATCTTCTAACATACTTTCTAATTCATCACATGCACTATTATATCCTTCGATATATGCTTGTTCTAAATCTTCTTTTGTATATAACATAGTTTAATATACCTCCTATAATATGATGATTACTATGATGTATAAAAAAAAAGAATAATCAGAATTTGAATTATATAGTATATATGTGGATATATGATTTATTTTATTTTAAAGGAGGATATTTATTATGAACTTAAATGAATATTGTGCACCAGACGGACATATTATTTCGCCATATTTGAGATGTATGGCGAAAGGGGCACTCAAAGATCAAATCGAAAGTGCGATTTCTGAGTTCCGTATTCCGGAGATAGCAAAAAGCATTGAGGCCAAAGTTAAGAAAAGAGTAAAAAACTTTTTGAATATGTATGGCCGCGAACACGCAAGCTTAGGCGTGCGTATTGATACTATTAAATGTTTAAATATCATAGACGATCAACTATTTATGATTAGTCTCAATTTTAATCATGAGATTAAATATGTGGTTGCTTGGTATGATAGAAACACAAATACGCCCAAGATCAAAGGATTTGACAACTATGCAAATGCAAAATCAAATCTGAACAATCTTAAAAATGGATTGATGGTCTTGGATTAATAGTATCAAAATAATATTTATATGATAAAATAAATCAAAAGAAAATAAAAGAGACTCATATGAGTCTCTTTTATTTTTTGTAAATTAAAGAATAACTACAGATTCATTAGCAGATTCTTTTGTAACTACCCTTTTAGCGCGGGCTTTCAGTCCACGGAGGGTAGCTCCAAGAGCGCTCTTATATACACTCAGAAGAACAGAAGAAATAGCCTGAGATGCCATTGTGGTTACTGTATTATGAGCAGCAACGTCAACGTTAATGTTGGACAGCATTTTGCTTACTGCTTTATTCAGTTTAGCCTGTTCAGACTGGTTATAGTCTCTATGCTGGCGTTCATCTACAACACCTTTGGTTTCTTTATACCGCGCATTCAGTTCTGCTTTTTCTTCCGGAGTATCACCATAACCAAATCCAGCTTTGAATTCTGCTTTACTCAGTTTAACCTGCTTAACAGCAGTGGTGATTGATTTTTCCAGTTTAGAAGAAGTAGCAAGCTTTACAGCTTTAGCTTTAATGATAGCATTATAAGCAGCATCAAGATTCTTAAGCAATTCAGACTTATAGATTTCTTCAAATGCTTTATTGCTCGGTACCAATTCTTTTTCTTCAATCAGTGTTTCTTTAGCCTTTTCAATGAATGTCTTATAATCGGAACCTTCAAGAATAGCTTTGCAGTTATCATTAAGCATATCTTCTCTCTTCAGTTCTACAACTTTGCCTTTAGCTTTCAGAGTTGCTTCGAGAGTTTCATTCACTACATGTTCAAGTTTCTGGTCGTTCTGTTTTGCCCAACCATTGATATTATCAATGAATTTCTTGGTAGCAGTAACGTTAAGTCCACGATATGCAATCGTATCCTTAACAGTCTTGTTCATATCTGTATGTTTCTGAACAAATTCACCGATTTTCTTCATAGCTGTAGCAGCTGCCATCGTAATTTTACGACGAAGAGCAATGAAGAAAGATTTAATCTTTGCAATAATCTTTTTAATAAGATTAACAATCAAAGCAAAGAACTTTTTAATCTTATTCCAAACTGCACCAGCTACATCTCCAACAACACCTTCCTGATATGTATCAGTATGGATGAAGTCTTCCAGAGCAATCATGTTCTGAGCAGATTCAACAAGCATAGCCATAGATCCTTCAGTTCCTTTGTAGGAGAGGTCCGGTTCTACAGCTTCTACGAATGATCTAATTTCATCATCGTACATGTTAACTTTCCTCCAATCATTTTAGTATTCTTCATATAGAAAAATTTAGAGAATTTTTAGTATATTCATAGAATATACCAGAATAAAATAGTTAGATCTATAAAAATAGATCAAATTATATTATACTAATTACTCACTCAGATTGGGGATGAATGAATATCTTCGTAAATAATTATCTAATATACTTAAGTGTTATCTATATATAAATTAAGATTTATGCTGTTTGTCGTATGTCTCTCTTTTATTAAATACTGCATTCATTTTATGATTTATATCATCATATTTATGTATATCATCACGATCAACATTAAGCATTTTATTTATAATTCTTTTTATCCATAAATTTTTTGAATTTTTTACTTACATATTTTTCTGCTCTATCTTTATTTAAAGTATATTCGCCATTTTTCTTTTTAGATAACATAGCAGCAGCCATTTTATTAAAATTCGATTTATAATCTTTGTCAACATCAGCATTAGACATTACACGATTTACTCCTCGTATAGCATCCTTATCATCTTTAGTTAGCATTTCTAAATATGCTTGTTCTACTGCTGTTAACGTTTCTTCATTACCAAAAACAATTTTATCTATTTTTTTATTTACACCTCGAAATGTTATTGGTTGATCAGATACTTTGATTTTAACTCCACCCTTTTTACAAATCTGATCAAATGTCATAACTTTAGATACAATTCCAGTTACTTTTTCAAAGTTGTTTGCAATATTCTCAGTCCATTTAAACCATTTGTTTTTAGAAAAAAATCCACCATGTTTATGATATGGACTTCGAATAGTATTTTTATTAGAAAAAAGTGATCTAGTTACAGATTTGGGAGGACATTCCAAGAAAATAATTTCATCATCTTTATGATCATTATACCAATCTCTATCTATTTCCATAGTTTTCTTTTTTGCATCATAGTTTATTTTTCTAATATGATTATGATCAATCCATCTAAATATTGCATCCGATATTGTATCTGAAGAATATACCGAATGAATTCTATTTATCAACGACAAATTAACTCCAGCGACATGTACACCTACAAAAAGAGATGCCCATGCTTTTAACGATACTACAGCATATTGTTTTTTATTATCGGAGCTAGATTCCATATAATAACTACATTCATCTTCTAATGAATATTCATTAGATTCTAACATACTTTCTAATTCATCATATACACTATTATATCCTTCAATATAAGCTTGTTCTAAATCTTCTTTTGTATATAACATAATCAATTTCCCATCCTTAACTATACTTCTGGCAGAATTTGTCAATCTGATTTTCTACAAATCTACCAAGAGGAACAACAATTGTTTCATAAGATTCTGTCACCATAGTAACAGATTTTTTGTCTTCAGATAAAGTAATACTCTTATAAATAGGAGAGAAATCATTACAGATCTGATAGAAGCTATAAGACTCTTTAATTAACAAGTCTACAACATCCTGATTCATAACAGGAGCTACAGCTTCAAATCCTTCTTTAACAATCTGCTGATTACCCTTAGAAGTAATCATATGATCTAAACTATCTCCTTCAAATTCAGCGGATTCAGAAATAATGCGATTGGTATACGCATTATCATAAGATGGATAATAGACTCTATCATAGGTAACAATTCTTAAGTTTGTTACATTAGACTGCCCATTAACAATCTTAATAGAACCTAAACTTCTTAAAGAATAGGATGGTTTCTGGCCAGCTTTCAAGTCTTCATTAAATGCTCTACCGAGTTCATTATTTGTACCTCTAACATGGGCTTTGACAAAGTCTCCATCCATCCATAACTTAGTATACCAAACTTGTTCTAAAGTGGGGTCTACTTTCTGCTGTCTGGCTAAGTTCATATCTAATGGATGACCGGCCTCTCCTTTAAAGTTACCAGTGCTTACCAATTCTCTGATACGATCAGAGTAAATTTCTTTACGCAAATCTGCTTCTGTATAATAACGTCTGTTTCTATTTAATTTCATTGCCTGTTGTAGTGTACATTCAGCAACCAAGAAGCCATTATCATTACGAATTACGTCGCAAGAGACGCAATCTGCAACCCCTTCGTTGATAATATATGCTACAGGTTTATCTGATATTGGCATAAGATATAACCTCCTTTATGTATTAGCAATTATAATTATGTTTCAGTGGTAAAACTGTCAGAAGATAAGAAGAGATCTATATAGATCTCTTCTATATTTCTTTTTTATAATAAATTAGGTCTTAGCCATAGCTGCTTTATTTACATCCTGAGCCAGATCAAACATCTTTTCTTCTTCTCTTCCAACATTCAAAGAATCCTGAGAATTAAATGATCCAGAAGGTTCATCTACGTTCTTATCCATTCCTTTCAGGAATCCTTTAGAACGTTCTGTTTCTGCATTAATATCAGAACCTTCAAAATCATTGAACATTTCTACATCATCCAGATCATCAGTACCCATAGCATCAAATAGATCTTCTACCGCTCCATCAGAAGACATATCTTTACCTTTAACGTCTTCATTGGATACTTCTACACTATCTTCCAGTTCTTCAAAAGTTTCTTCCAAGCTGGCATTCAAATCTTCATCTTCAAACATATTTAAGTCTCCTTCTTCATGGGATTCAATTGTTCCGGGTCTAGTTCCATCTGTTAAAGGAACAACAGGCCCTGCAGGTTCATTAGCCGGTGCATTGCTGCTGGTCAGATCAACCGTAGTATGTTTTTCTGGTGTATTATCAAACGTGTCGGGCTCTACATCATCCAAATCAGTATCATCGTCGATGTCGTCTTCAATATCGATATTGGGAGGAAGAACAACATCATCATTATGATCTAAGCTGGCGCCCTGTTTGGGATCAGCATCAGTCAAAATAGATCCGGGCACGTTATCTGTACCAGTATCATTATCTTCTGTCGGATTCATTTTAAATATAGGAGCGTCCGATTTTACACCATCATCTCCTAATATTTCTCCATCAGTATCTACATCTTTGTCTACCAATTCTGTAGTATGGGGAGCTGTATGAGGAACATGAGCATCTCCACATTCACAAGGAGCATGATGACAGAATTCACACACTTTACCAGTATTTTCATCATTCAAAGAAAACGGAATATCTCCTACATCTTCATTGATTACTTTATCTACGTAATCATAAATAGAAGCTCCTTCTTTGAGATCTTTAATATCATCTTTAGTAACTAAAGCATTGGCACTAACATCCTGCTCCAATTCCTGAATCTCTTTATCCTGTTCTGCTTCTCTGGCATCTACGTCTACAGGGTCATAATCTCCCGGTTCTTTGCCAGCATCAATATCTTCAATATCTTTATCAGAAATCAGAACGTTATCTGTAATTCCAATAACAGCATCAAGAGCCTGATCGTCTACTTCAGTAGAAGCTTCAAAGTCTACATCAGCATCTTCTTCGGCTGATTTATCTAAGACTACATCGATAGCATCTTGTGCAGCTTCCATAATAGAATCAAAATCTACCATTATATTATAATCCTCCTTCGATTAATCTCCCAATTTTTCAAGTAAAACGGGATCTGTTATTTCTGTAGGAAATAAATTATCTAATTGTTCTTCCAAATAAGAACCATTATAAATATCTTCGTCTATAGCGAGATCTTCCACCATGGACACAGATATTTCAACATGATCTTCTTCATTCATGGTTTCATTAATGAGATCGACAAAACCATCCTTTAGATCCATCTCTCTATCTCCTTTCTATAGTCAAATAGATTTAATTATATGTTTATAATAAGCATTTTAATTAGTCGGAAGGCTTATCTGTACAAGTTAAGCATCCTTTAGGACAAGAACGGAGAGATAAATTACCAGGAGACCCATTAGATTTCTGAGATGATGGATCTTCCATAGAATTATTTGATGATGATGTACTGGGAAGATTGTTGATTGTCTGTTGTAGAATATAGATCAGCATAGGAATTGCATAGTATAATTCTTTACAAGGTTTGAAATCAATATTATTGATATCTGTAATCATTGTATAAGTAATAGGCAATCCAGCAAAGTAATTATAAATAATCTTATAGTACTTCTTATAATTAGGAAGCTTAGCCAATATGTCTTGGCAAGAGCATCCACATGGACAAGAAGAACTCTTAGGATCTTCATTAGAATATCCTGGTAAGAGATTAATCATATCTGTATCAAATAATGGAATCTTCTCTAATAAAGGAGAACCAAATGGAGAGCCATCATCATCTCTATACGTAATCATATAATATGGTTCAATACGATGAGTTAAGAGAGACATTGGATCTTGTACCAACATACCATAGCCATCATAATAACAAACTGTTGTATTGACTGGATCTTCTAATAATCTAAAGATTGTTTTATTATAATCAATATGTAAATACATCGGCGGTAATGCTGGCTGAGATACATGGATATAGGGTACTCTAGATACTGAGAAGATCTTATGTCTAATTAAGAACTCTATCAGGTACGGATCATAGAAAAAATAATCCCAGAATCCATATTTAAATACGAATGTTTGTGTAGATTGTTGGAAGAACAATTCCACATAGGCTTGTTTTAACATCTCTATCAATTGGTTATACGAATTCATTAAGTTAAATGTATTCATATCAACCAATACATTATTATTGGATCCTGAAGAGGATGTATTCGGACCTGTACCAGATTTACCAATATTATCTGCCATATATTGATATTCATTGATTACTTGCGGATTGATATTTTCTCCAATAGATTCTAACTTATAAGAGATCTTATAAAAATTAGAACCATTTGGGAATGTATCAATATTGACAGAAGTAACACGGAAGAGTACTTCTCTTCCAGATTTATTAATATAATCAATAGAGAAATAAGAATGCTGATAGGGAACAAATGTATTCGGAGGTAAATAAGCTTCTCCTTCTATTGGATCAGCTTCTGCACCCCATTCTCCCATATCGATGGATAATTCCATATTCTGAATACCATAGAGAATGACTCCATTGATTTTATCAAATCTGAATCCGGATGCTGGTCCTATGAAATTATATGCATTATCAATCACTTCATCTAATGTGGTATGTTCTTTATTGATATTATAGAACGTAACCTTAGTCATAGATAAATTATTGAAAAAATAAAACGGGTTATCTGTAATACGATTAATACTGGAATTAGTAAGAGACTCTACAATATTTGTTCTTTGATTCCCATTATTGGAAATAGAAGTTGCTGCAATAATAGAGTTGTTTGTTATTCTTGGTTGCGAGGGGTTAAGAATAGTTTGTTTGCTAAAAGAACCCATAGATATATCACCTTCTTTTCATATTATAAGAATGTTTTACAATATGCTTATTAGGGAGACAAAAAAATAAACTAGAGTCATATGACTCTAGTTTATTTCAGCAATTAAGAATTGTCTTCTGGATGGATTATTTTGATATTTATAGGTTTAGCATCTTTAAACATTTCTCCACAATCGGGAAGAACGTGGAATTTTGTATTGTCTATTTCGACCGTATCCTCTTCTTCGTTATCATCTATAAATTCTTCTCCCCATGTATTTAATACACAATCTCGATATTCCTCATCCGATTTTTGCCAATCAATATGAAAATCGATAGAGCCTTTTTCTTTATAGATATGCCCAGAATTTTCTGCAATTCCTTCATCGGCAAACCATATTTCAATTTCTTTATCTTTATACTTTTCAAAAAACTTTCTGAATACGGGTTCTGGAGCACCCCATGCGGTATCAAACTGTATCGCATCATCATCAATATATTCAAAATGCTGCGAATTCCACTTTGTACCCCAATATGCATAAGACCATTCATACCAATCGGTATATCCCGTGGTTATAAAGCAATATATTATATTTGCTAACTTTTCCAAAGTTATTTTAACACTTGGAGGATCTTTTTTATACATGGTTGTTATATATTTTTCAACCAAATTATAAATATTAGTATATGGTATTAGATCAATTGGATCGCGACAATTTCGAATTTCTTTATAAATTAAATCCATCGCATCATTATCATTAAAAATTGATGTGCTTATTGTTTTGGCTTTTCTTTCCTCTGAATCAATATGAACATTGATTATTGTTTTCTTAATGCATTCTGGCATAGGAACGAATTCATTAAAATCGAAACATTCAGGATATATCTTCCCGATATCTTTCATAATGATTCTATTACATACATAATTTGGCATAAAAATTCTCCTTGAAGTTAAAGTACATCTAATGATTTATTTGGATAAGAAAAATTGTGAACATTTGAATTTCTTAATAAAATTGCATCTATAAACAAATCATAATATGAAACGGTTATATTAAATTCCATATCTTTTGAATAATATGGTTCTTCTCCAGACGCTTCATCACATTCCGGTGGAATAAATTTAATAGTAGCTGATCCATCTTCATTTCGTACAATTCCAGAACCATTGGTTCCCAACAGAATTTCTTTAAAAATTCTTAATATATACGATTTGTAAATATGATTGGTTAATTCTACAATTTCTTCGACTATAGTAAATTGAATGAAATTATTTTTGTAGTCACGATAATTTAAATAACCCATATTGTATGCCAATACACTATAAACAATTCTCACAAGGTTAGTATATGAGGGTAATTTTGTATAATTAAATCGAGGATCGTTGTCTGATTCAATTATTTCATCCCAATCTATTGAACTCTCACAAAAGCGCTTATTTAGCGCACGAATTATACATGATGCAAATCGTATTATGTCGTCTTTTGTACGTGTTGTTTTTCGATATAATTGCATCATATAAGAATAATCATATACGAAACACTCATTCTCGTATTTCATAACACTACACGAATCTGCCCCTGGTCTAACAAAATATGCCACACTACATAAACATTGTGTCTCTCCAGTATCGTCAGAAATTTCAAGTTTAAGTTCCATATATCCAGGTTTAAATTTGATATTACGATGTAATTTGCAATGATAATGAGTCGATGGTGTATATACATCTATTTCAGAAATTACAGGATTATTATATTTAAGGGTACTCTGAGATACCATATATTTATTAATATTCGGTTTATCCAATATAATATCACCTATGATTTGGTTAGCATTATTATCCTCATAATCCATATGCAATTTAACCAAAATATCATCTTCAATATAAACTCCACCTATTTTTATAGATGCCGAAAATAGGCTGCCTTCTAATTCAGAAATAATCATTTCTATTCTCTCCTTATATATAAAAATAAAAATCTCCAAGAGTCATATGACTCTTGGAGGTCTTATTATAGCGAAAAATCTTTTAGAAATTTCATGTGATATATAGATCAAAATCATGTCTTGGTATATTTCGAATTATATGATAAGATTAATAGAGACAGGTATATTCTCTACCGTTCTTAGATGTTCTTTTACCAATACGGCAAGTAAACGGTTCATCAATGACTTTGCCTTCTAACTGATTTCTAATGGTAGATGAGCCAGTATTGACATAGCTATCTTCTCCATTTCCATCAACAAATTTCAAAGTCATATATTCTTTATCATCGCCCTGTTTGGACTTACGTATTCTTACCTCTGTTACGGTAATCTCTTGATCAAGAATATCATTCACATAATATTTCTTTCTATTTTCTCTTTCTTCTGGACCATCATTCGGTGATCCATCTTTGTTAGCTAATTCTGAAAAAGACTTAGCTTTAACTGATGCTGTATCAGATGTCTCTACTTTTGTTTCATTTTCAGTTTGTTTGAAGTTGTTGTTTGATCCATTGTTATGAAATCCAAAATCTGCCATTTAGAATTCCATCCTTTCTTTGTGTGTGATAAATATACGTAGACTAAAAATGATTTGATCTAATACATCAGTGTTATAATATATATTGGAAATTATTTTTCCATCATATCCATATCTAATATTTTACCAATAGTAAATATAGATATAAGAATCCGACGGAATTCAATAGATAACGGTTGTAGTGTATCCCATTTTGAATACATATCCAATAATTTATAATAATATTGCTTGAATACAGGAGTATATATAGAAATTTTATCCGAATCCTTACCATATATTTTAAAATAGTTCTTTTTAAGGAATCGTTCCCATATATCCAAAATAACTAAGGACTCGCTTTTATTAATTTGAAACGTAGTCATTTCATTAGATTCGGATACAGTGGATTCCTCAAGTTTGCTAAGAATTTCTTTAATATTCTCTATTTCATCTTGAATAATATGCAATTCGCTGACTTCAATATGAACGTAGTTATTACCATTCCATTCATCATACATTTTCTTTTACCTCTTTCTTAGTTTTTGTAATCTTATCTTGTTCTTCTGTATATTCTTTTTCTAATTTATCATATTCTTTTTTGACTTTTGGGTTCTTTAACATTTCATCTTTGACTTCATCATACTTTTTCATTCTGTTTCTCCTTTTCAAATTTAACAGTGATTTTATATAGTGGAGTATTTTCATCATCTATCGAATATGCTGATATAGAATCTTTATCAAAAGTAATGCGACAAAACGGATATCGATGCAATTGTGAAGTGGATCGATCGATTATATCTTTGCAAGCCGAAGTCAACCGTTTATAATTGAGATTACGATACGTAAATAAGTATTCATTGGTCGTAATGATAGATTTATTGCTATAATCAGATATTATCATCTTCGTAGCAGGACTATCTAAGAATGGGTTAGACAACTCTCCGGTCTCTCTATATACAATATTGACATATAGTATAGATGCATATTTAACCATATTATCAATATCATTTATATAGATATTAGCGTTGAAATATTTATGCAAGAGATATTCTATGATGCATTTTGCACTCAATTCCATATCCGATTCAAAATCAGTACACAGCGCAAGTGTGGGAACTTTTTGTAATACTACGCAATAATTTAAAGATAGCATATCATCACATATATAATTATATAGATATACAGGAAATTCGTAATATGCTCTACTATATTTATAAATATCACTGTTCCATACTTCCATTAACTCACTTATGAATGGCATAGGTGTCTCATCATTGACCATATCGGGTTTTATAAAATACTTTTTAAACTCATCTAAACTATTGACTTTTTCAAATTTCAAATGCTTTTCGTAAACTGGAATAAGTTTTTCATAACAGTCTTGAATGATTTGATCGGTATACATAATATCTCTCCTTTTTAATTAATCTATATTCTATTACGTTGTATATCTTCGCTTAAATTTCGAAATCTCCTATGTATTAGTTCAGAATTCATATTTGATCTTACTGATTTCTGAAATATAATATAAATTTCTCTCATAGTAGATGGGAAATCGTCTTCAAAAATATATCCATATTCGTTCATTCGATCTGCATAGTAATCTAGTATTTTATCCTTATACGTATCGTACAATTTAGAATACTTCAATATTGCAAATAAGACTCCTATACTAATAATAAATTTATCATACTTATTCATAGTATAATCAAAAGAGTAACCACTATCACTTAGTTCTATTGATTCTATAGTATCCATAAACATCCGAATGGTTTCAACATGATCTAACGGTTTTTTATTATCTACTAAATCCAATAAAAAATCTATTTTATGAACAATAAGATCATTAGTAATGGTCAAGATTGAACGTTTTAATACATAATATCTATACTTCTCGTTAATTAGCCATAATAATTTCATTTTATTTTTCCTCTTTATAAAGAATCTTTCTTAGCAGAAATATTTAAAATGCTGCCAATGACATATAATTTTGTAATTATATCAGTCATTCCATTTTCAAATGCAGAACGTTTATCAAAATTTGGAGTTGGTTTATGATGAATACGCAACTTTTTACATAAATCAATTAATGTATAAAACTCATTAACAAATGGTGGAGTATAAATAATATAGTGATTTTCTTTTGTTTTAAAATAATCATTCTCTGTTATTTCTGTCACAAATCCAGTCATTACTTTTAATGACGTTATCAAACGATCAGATGTCTCTGATTCTAAATATTCGACTTGCAATGATAAGATTGTTGTAATATCTTCTACCTTTTTACAAATCATATTAACTTCTTCTGGCGAAATTAATATATAATTTATATCCATTGGGTTTGATTCTTCCGATCCATCATTGCTTTTTAACCATCCGATTATTGAATTTATAATTTTCATTTTAAATCCTCCTTTTTAATTTGATCATACATTGGTATATCCAATACACATCCAATAGTATATAAATTCCCAATAGCACGTATCATATCATACTGGAATTCTGCTTTGATCTTGATATCATCGATTGTATAATGATTATAAAACGAATTTTTGAATGCATTGGTTAAACGATAGTATGTCTCAATAAATGGTGGTTTGTAAATACCATATTGACCATCTTCTGTTTTAAAATCCTGAGATTCAAAAATTATGTTCATGTATCTATTCCATATTTTCAGATACATAACAATATCATTGGATGCTTGAGCTGAAAAATAAGATGAATTTCTTGCAGCAATTCTAGTAATACTATCAATACTGTCTGAAAGTAGTTGTAGCCTTTCAAACGAAATAATAATACTGTTTTCTAAATGACTCATAATAAGTTCTCCTTTTGTAAAATATAAATAAACTTCTCATACTTATAATATATAATTAAAAAAAAAATAAAAGTCAATAGAATATCCCATAGAGCATATGCTCTATGGGAGTTCATATTATTTTTTAAGTAAGTAAATAACTTTATCTGCAAGTTTGCTCATATAGCATACTCCAGTTCTATCTTTATCTTCTACATCTCCTAAACGAATATATCCAATCTGATTGCCTAATACAACCTTTGCTTTTAAGCCTGTTTTAACAGTGGGTAGTATAGATATATTGAAGGGTGTTGTAAATTTGCTTTTAGGGAAATGTATAGATCCCAAAGACTCAGTTTTAGGCAACTTTAGATCATCTAATTCTGATAAAAGTTTCTTATACTTATTTTTAAGCTCTACATAATCTTGTAAAAGATTATCATACTTTAATCCTTTAGTTTCTGCAATAGATCTCGAATTCATAAGAGTATTAAACTCTTTTTGAGTATAGCCTCCCAATATAGAGATAATCCAATTTAAAATAAACATCGATAAAATTTCCTTTCTATAAATATGCGTAGTTATACACCTATAGCCAACCAACAGAAATCTGAAAACCAGGTAGCATGATTTCCATTGGCGCCTTGCTTAAATACATTAAATCCATTTGCATTTGATTCCCATATCTGAAGTATATTATCATGAAAATATGCGTTATCATTATTATTTTGAGTATCATGATTTAGATCTTGTAAATAAACATTAAAACATGCGCTATTAAATTGCTTTGGAAAAGTAAACCACGGAGATATACCTTCATTATTGGTATTTCCCAGATTATCTTTACCCCATTGGAATAGCAATCCACTAGGCAGTCTCTGATATCCTCTCTCGGCTAAGCTACAATCTGTAAATCCAGAAGCTGCAATTTCTTGTTTTAATACATAATCTACATTGTTATCTCTAAATACAGGAATCCACGTATCTGATGTATTATGCTGTCTTGTCCAATTTAATTCAGTCCATTCTGTCTGGTTTTGTATCTTATCCCAATTGCTCCAACCATCATGTTCGTTGTCTAGCCTGCGATGATAAATGATATTATTGCCAATACAAATAAACTGATCTTTTTGACCCATTTCTCCCGTTACGCCTTCTGTTCCTATCTGCCAACCTGTCCAATCTTGTCCTGTTTCTTTTATATCCAGAATATTAAAGTCGCCATAGAAATGAACGTTATCTTCTAATATATTAAGCTCATTCATATTATTAATTTTTCTTAAGATTAATCTACTAGCCGCAACACTAGTATTCGCAGATATACTATTAGCAATTTTATTGATCGTATTCTGCGTTCCATTAGCTTTAGTTATCGTAATAACGCCGTTTCCATCTCCGGCTACTGTCTTAACCAAATTCTGTGTAGCTGTAGCAATAGCTTGCGGTAGTTGTGTTTGTAAATCGGTAATCCCTTTCATAGCATAATATAATTGAGGCTTAGGTACATATCCATTATTGTCTAAGGAAGCCAATCCATTGGGTTTGCCTCTATATTCATTCAATTCATTTTTATAAGATTCTCTCCAATCTACAATATTCTTAGTATCAGTTTGATAATGAACAATTTCTTCTTTGCTACCATTGGTAACAGTCATAATCATACTTCTCCAATTATCAGGCATATTGTTAAACCTTCTTTCTATATATTTTATTTAGATAATTTTCCAGATTATTAGAATGTTAAACTCACAAAAGTATATGGGTAGTCTATATAGACTACCCAGTTTGTATTATATTTCGAATTGATCGGCATATGTTGCCAATTCGCCTCTATAGTTTTTAGTCAATACGCATTCTTTAGCCCATTTCTTTTCGCACATATATTTTATATATTTTTCAAAGGCTCCATTAGTGTTCTTAGCGTCTCTTTGTGCACTATGACCAGCCAATATAACTTTACAGTCATCATGAATTCTAGTTAATATTAATTTAAGACTGGATAGATCGCCATTCTGTGCTTCATCAACGATAACTACGGATTTTTCTATATTCGTTCCTCTTAATCCAATATCTGTGCACAATATAAATGACTGATTGTTTCTTCCATAGTCTACATCTTCTGGACGTAAACCTAAGTCTTCGCATATATCATAGAATGGTCTGAAGTATATACTCTCCTTTTCTAATTCCGACCCAGGCAAGAATCCTAACTTTAGAGAACGCAAGTCAGGAATTCGTATATAATAGACATGATTCATACATCCTTGTCTGAGCATTTCTAATGCTGCCATGATTCCAATATACGTTTTACCAGTTCCAGCAGGACTGTTGATGCCAATAAACTTTAGATTCTTATCCATAATGGAATGATAATATTCTTTTTGATATACATCCAATTTAGAATAAGCTCTTCCTAAGATTTTGTCATCCACATAAAAAGCTCCACCACTGTCTTTGTTACTGCCAGAATGTCTGTTATTCATTATAATACCAGCTCTCTTCCTATATAGAATTAAGTATTGTAAGAGGAATACTTTACTATATTGTTTATCAATCAGAACACGCATAGAATCTATAGATTTGAAGGTTTTTATAAAAATAAAAAGAACTAATAGTAGAAATAAACAATAATAAGATTCTCCAAATGGTATAGTAAATAAAATTATAGAGAGTTCTCCATAGACCATATGGTCTATGGAGAATTTTTATATTATACAATAATACTGTCCCAAATTGACTGCAATTCTGTTTTAGATAGTTCTACGAAATCGTCTTTATTCACTTTCTTATCTAATTCTGTATTAACCTGTGCTTTGGTATAATAGTTGGTAGCTTGATTTGTTGATACAACAGCAACCTTATTATCTACATACAACTTAATGCCTTTAGACTTAACAGGGTTATCAGAATTCTCTGTTGGATCATTATCAAAAGTCAACTTATCTTGTTTGCCCGATATATCTTGATGTGTGGTCAAATAATTTTTATCATTAGTTAACTGAGATACTTTAGTAGGAATATCAGATTTATCCGCTTTATTTGTATTTACAGCAGTAATTTTATCGTCCACATATTTTTTAATGCCTTTAGACTTTACAGGATTATCGGAACTATCTGTAGGATCGTTATCGAACGTTAATTTATCCTGTTTACCGGAGATATCCTGATGAGCAGTTAAGAACCCAGCATCATTTGTCAATTGAGATGTTTTTGTTAAAATCTCAGAACGATTTGCTTTATCAGAAATAGCAGCTGTTACATAAGTCTTTGTAGCATAGTTAGTTAAATCAACTGTACCACTGGTTACTGTATCATCTACATACTTCTTGATACCTTTAGATGTAACAGGATTTGTTGATCCATCTGTGGGGGTATTATCAAAAGTCAATTTATTCTGCTTTGTATTAGCTAAATTGCCAATATTTCTAATTAAATCTTTAAGTCGTTCTTCACCTATAAAATGCTGTTCTGCCATAATATATTCCTTCTTCCTTTATTGTTTTTAACTAATAATGCTGTTCCAAATAGATTCAAATTCTGATTTAGTCATTTCTTTAAATTCTCCAACCTGTACAGCTGCTATTTTACTATCTACTTCTGATTTATTATAATAATTAGAAATATTAATAGCCTTCTTAGTATCATCAATAGCTTTCCATACACCACCAGAATATACAGGATTGCCAGAATCTTTAGTTGGATTTTCATCAAAAGTTAGTTTATCTTGTTTAGTGGCTATAGCTGCTGGTAAATCTGCTGTTTTCATATAGACAGTTAATTCGGATTTATCTGCTTTAGCCTGTAATGCATTATAAATGCCCTTAGGCTTAACGGGATTATCCGATGTGGCACTGGGAGCGTCATCCATTACACCGGATAAACTTAAATTATTAATAGCTGTAGTAATCGATGAATCTACATAAGACTTAATTCCCTTAGACTTTACAGGATTATCGGAAGAAGCCGTAGGAGCTTCATCGTATGTTAATTTGTCCTGTTTCAGAGTCAGCTTATTATCTACTTCTGTAGTCTTAGCATATTCTGCTAACTTAGCGTCTACATCTGCTGGCTTAGCATACTTCTTAAATTCATTAAAAATGCCTTTGGACTTAACAGGATTATTTGATAAGTCAGTAGGAACTTCATCAAATGTCAATACGTCCTGTTTACCAGAAATATCCTGATGATTTGTTAAGAAACCCACATCATTGGTAAATTCAGATAACTTTGTATGTAAGTCCGTCTTCTTAGCATAATCTTTAAATGTATTAAAGATACCTTTAGACTTAACGGGGTTATCAGAATTCTCTGTGGGAGTATTATCAAAAGTCAGCTTATCTTGTTTGTTCTGTACTGCTGTAGATAGTGCGGTTGTTGTTACCAGATTGCTTAATTCAGATTTATCTGCTTTAGTCTTAATTGCATTATATACTCCACCAGATGTAACAGGACGTAATGAATTCTCTGTAGGAAGACTATCAAAGGTCAATATATCCTGTTTCAAAGCCAATGCAGATGTAACAGAAGAGCTCATAGCATAAGGAGTTAAAGCAGAAGTCAATTCAGACTGTTTAACACAATTGGTCAATGCATCGTATACCCCATCAGATGTAATCAAGTTGTTTGATCCATCTGTAGGAGTACTGTCTATACCGATAGTATTCATTTTACCATTTAATCTGGTATCTACTTCTGATTTATTATAATACTTATCTGCTAAATCTACCACTTGAGAAGTTTCTGTTTCCGGATGTATTCCAGCAACCGTATTGTCTTTTAATCTGGTTTTTAATAATGCTTTCTTTTTTTTCATAGCCATTATTAAATCTCCTTTTACTTCGTTTCAATCGTGATATAATCTAAATAATATCCTTGTTTAGGATCTATAGAAACGGTCAATTCTTTATTTCTCATTGTCTGATACTTAGTAGGAGAAATCTTAACATCATACCCATACAACGTAGATATTGCTCCTTCTACTTGAGACATCTCTACCGTACAAATATCAGCAGAAGCGGCTCCTGCATCAATTGTAATATTTTCATTTAATTCAGTAATTGCATTACCAACAATAGAATGTTTAACTCCATCTGCTCCAGTATAGTATAGTTTACCAGGAATATATCCAAGATCTCCTATTAACAACACTTTCAGAGATCTCTTATATCCGACAGTAAATTCAATCTTACCATCTTTATTTGTTCTGGTAATTCCTTCTGTAACTACTTTGATATATTGATGTACCGTAGGAAGTACAGTAACTTTATATCGTACAGTTTTGTTCAATGATGTATAGATAATAATATCATGAGATACATCTATTTCTGTAATATTCAAAGTACCCTTATTAAATCCAGGTTTAACTTCTGTAATCTCTGCTTTAATGTGAGGATATCTGGATGTAACGATAAATGAGTCTTCATGATCTTCAATTATTCCATTGGCTTTATAATGATGAACCACAATCTTCTGGGTATCAGAATGAGCAATATTGACAGTATATTCTGCATAGGTTGCAGGAGTCGCAGTAATATATAAAACAGATCCAACAATTGCTTTAGATATATTCGGAGTTCCAGGGAAATGTGCATATGTCAGTCCTGGCTTTGTAACTACTCTAACTTTTATTAATGCGTTTTCTGGAGCATCAAAAGAATCTTCATATGCTTTTCCATTCATATAGACAATAATCTTTTGATTGCTATATTTAGCAATATTAATTCTATATTTCTTAACTCCTTCAAATCTAGAAGCAATAGAATTCTCTTTATGTTCTGGAATATATCCATTGTAATCTCTGGAAATTGTATCTAACATCCGAGGAATAAAGTCTGTATTGATGTCATAATAATGAGGAAACTTATCTTCAATGATATTATCAGAATCAATCAGTCTGTTCATACCTTCTGGAATCTTCAGCATCGTATTAATTCTAAGATCAGCAAATAGATAAGAGCTAACCATCTTTTCTGACTTAATAAGAACTTCTGCATCCCAGTCTTTACAATATAGACGTCTCTTATCTACATTATAAAAGTCCCATAATGTCGTATATCCTTTAGGAGGCTTAAAGCTAAACGTTGTTTCTCCAAAGTTAAATTTACCAGCAGCTCTACCAGTAAATGCTCCTTCATCATGAATAAAGAAATACGCATATTCTGTTCTGCCATCTATTGATTTATTTACATCAACCGTAAATGGATTTCTTGGAGTAGATTTTGTAGGAAATTTTAATTTAGTAAAGTCTATTCCATCAATAATAACTTTCATTGTATTATTGGCTAAGTCTAAGCATACTCCAATAACACTTCCCTGTTCAGGAGATACAGAAGTTTCTATATCTTCTAATACAAATAAATTATTAGCATTAGAATTCTGTAAACCATCATTAATAATATGATACTGGAAATATCCAGCAGAATCTAATAATCCAGTTTGAATAAATGGAGTTCCTCTATATAAATTCATTCGTATAGATTCTGTCATAATCGTTCCAGGATTAATTGCATTCATATATGTCGGAGTTACAGCAGGATCTCTAGGTATAGAAGTAATACCCATAGACATCGGAATACCTACTGTCTTTGGTTTTAATTGAGATTCTTTGACTGTGTATTCAAAATAAATCTTTTCTGTCTTAGGAATAGGATAATTAATATAGATATTAGATCCTACTAAATGAGAATTTGTATCTCCATAATCTGTAGTAGCTACAATACCCTCAGAAGCAGGCATCTTATATAACGTCTTATTGATAATATCTACTGTAGTAGAATCAGATACCAAAGAAATATTCTTGGCAATAGGATCTAACTCATTTTCTACATGTACATTAGCGTCTATATCTTTAGATAATAATTCAAAATTATCTCCAGTGATCGTTACCGTACACGGGGCATCGTTTGTGCCTATTTCTACAGGATCCATTTCATGAGTAGCATACTTAGCATAATAAGCAGAATATAAAGATGTATATCCAGGGACAGGATGTTTTAATCCTGTCTCTCCAAAGTTACAATACCCTTTGATATGTTTTCTACCTTCTATGAATTCTATTCCAGATCTGAAGTTATTATCATCTGTAATTTGTTTGTAATAGATATCACTCCATATACAGAACCGCAATCCAGTTTCTGTTTTCATATCAAACGGAGGATGGAATGAATAAAATGGCTTATTATAAGCAGGCCTTTCTGAGTCTGTAGTATAATTGACAAAAAATGTAATCGTATTGGTTTTCAGATTTACTCCCACACCAATCGTATCCATAATACCAGGTTTTCTACAGCCTACTTTTTCTTGCCCATCAGCATCTGTATAACTTCCATCTATATATTGATGATATTCTACAGGAGCTCCATCATGATTGGACATGATGTCATACTTCGGATTCGATATATCATAATAAATTGACCCAACTGAGAAAGTTCCAGCTAATATTCCTGTAGAGATCTGTTTGCTTACACCTACATAAAGAGGAATATGCCTAAAATCGGCTATAGGATAATAATCCTGCACAGTGAACTCAAACATAGTCTTGTCTTTGATGGGTATATTACAAATCAGAAAAAATGGCTTATCCGAATCAAACTTAAGTCTGTCTCTGGATAATACATCATCATCTGCTACATAGCTGTTTATATCGTATGCACTCATATAAACACTCTTCACGTTAGCTTAACCTCCTTTTTAAGAATTTATTATAATGTTTTATAAGGCATTCTCTATCGGGATATCCCGATAGAGAAGCTTATTTGAAGTTTTACTGGTTACTGTAGAATATAGCATTTCCTCGTAAGGTGTCTCCACCACTACGCCAAGCGTCACCATCCTGAAGAACGGCAAGATCCCATCTTGTAATTCCATCAGCAGGTTGTGGATCAGACCATACAGCATATGGTTCATGAGGAGCAATATCATCTTCGTTGTTTGCTGCTTCACCATGAGTCATAACTCTGTTCTTATCTATCGTTAAGTCTAAAGCATGAGCTGCTTCAGCAATCAACATAGACATCGATTCAATCTGTGCTTCTGTAGGAGGACATGGTCCCAGATCATATGTACCATCTTCATAACATACAGCATCGTATGCTGCACAAAGAGAGATAGACAATGATCCAGAATTTCTTCTATATGTAGAAGATACAGGAGAGAACAAATCTCCAGTATAGACAATGGTACCATCTCCTAAAATACAAAAATGGTAATCATCAAATGTAGCATCATATCCACCAGCTGTCCAATGAAGATAGATTTTAACGTCTCTTCCATAGGCTCTAGCATTATCCCAAAGATAATCATAAGCATCAGAAATCAATGATTTCGCTTCTTCTAAACTTACTACCTGATACAAACTTATTTCACCTCCAAAATCAAATTATAAAGAGCTTCCTTTAAAGATTGATATGTGGAGAATGTTAAAGTATATACAGCATCATGATCTTCTGTAGAAATAAATCGTATATTAGATTCTTTAGAATAGTTTCTATATAGAGTTGGATTCTCTTCTACAAATAAGATATTAGGATACGTAAAGAATATATTAGAAGGAAACGTATTGATCAGATATTGATTGATTGATCGAATAATATCACTCAAATATAAATCATTATACTTTTTAAAGACAAATTTAATCCATACATATTCGTTTTGTTCATTGCGTGCTTCTATATAAAAACACTTCATCTCAGCATTCTCCACATAAACAAGTATTAATTCATATTATTAATATTTTTTACATGATGCCAGAACTGCGGAGATTTAACAACCATCTGATCCGGCGGCGGAGGCGGAGGAGTTCCGGCCTTAGCTGTAATATTTACTGGAGAAGAATTAATTTTATACTTGTTCTTTCCAGAATCAAATGTCGCTCCAGTAACCTGATCAATTTCAAATCCTGGCTTAGCAGTAATAGAAATAAATTCTAATACATGCGCCGATGCCGGAGTAACAACAATCTTATCGGTTGGATAATTAATAACAGCATGAGGTCCTACTACTTCGACAGTAACTGTTTTGGCATTACATTTATATCCACCGCTAACTGCCGATGCGCCAGTGAGATGAGAAAGCGTATATCCAACAATCGGTTCAATTTTAACTATATCTCCTACTTCTACTACAGTAGATAAACCAGGAGTGATTGGCGTAGATCCCTTTTTGATTTCTACTAATGCAGGGTCAAAGACAAACGTAACTTTATCGGCCATCGTATTTTATTCCTTTCTGAATTAAAATAAATTCTAAGCCATCAAGGTTTCACTTAATGGCTTAGAATGATTTACCATTTATTTTTCTTATTATACTCCACCATAGAATAACGACTTCAAATACCAAAGAATATTATTATGTGTCGTTGAACCAGGAGGCGGAGCTGGAGGAGTTGGAATCTCTTCCACTTCTATAGTTACGCTCGCATTCGCAATTTTGTATAACTTAGAAGGTTTACTTAATAGTTCAAGTCCTACTTTTTGTTTAAGTCTATATCCAGATTTAGGAACAACGGTAATGGTATCTCCAACAAACATGAGTGTATCATTATCCATAATAACTCGTCCGGAAGTAGCATCAGCAACGTCTACATGATCGTCATCGATGATATGAATTGTAGCCGGTGGGAACTTGGCTTCTGCTTTAACGGTTATATTAGAAGTAGTCGCCTTATAAATATTACCAGCAACTCGAGTAGCTCCAGTAACAATTACATCATACTTGGTTGCATTAGAAGCTAACTTGAAAGATACAATGAAGTTTTCATCTTCATGAACCTTATCGGAGCATGGGAATGTTGTAAGTTCTTCAGACGGTACAGAAGTAGTTACTACTTTAAGTAGATCTGTAGAATCATTGTTAATAGTAACAAATGGAATCAGAACTGCTTCGATTGTAACATTCTCATCCATAATCTTATAGATATTATTAGAAGCATCTTCTACAACTACACCAGTCAATGGAAGCTTAAGTTTATACCCATGCTTTGGAACAATCTTAAGTTTGTTTCCAACAAACTGAGAAGTATCTCCATTATGAATGACTACTCCACCAGGTACCGTCGTTACATCTATATTTGCATCTCCAATAATATGAATCGTTGCAGAAACTGGTTTGGGTTCAGCGTCGACCACAACATTAGAAGATGCGGCTTTGTACTTATGGTTATTACCCACAGTTGCTATGAATGTAGCACCCGTAACATTAAGATCGTACTTGGGATCAAGTGAAGAATCAAAGAACGAGATAACAATCTCTTCATCCATATGTAGATGTGTGGAATCTGGGAATGTATTCAGAATCTGTGCGCCTATTTCAACTTTAAGCAAAGCTGTCTTCAAGTTGTTGATAGTAACTGTCGGATCTTCTTCTACATCGATGAACACTTCGCGGCCAATAACCATAAATTTATTCGCTTCGGATGTAGCTTCTAATCCGCGTAATAACGCAGGTTTCATATGCCAGTATGCTTTTGAAACAATGGTGATGAACTGTGTCGTGTTTACGGATGTATCTCCATCATGTAGTTCTCTTCCATCATCAACAGCTTTAACCGTTACATGATCTGCATGAGCGATATGAATAGTAGCACTCAATACCTTTCGAGAAGCAGATACTGTAATATCAACCACTCCTGCTTTGTAGCTATACTCTTCTGTATTGGCTGTTGCACCTACTACAGAAATATCGTATACAGGTTTCTGAGTAGCTTCATTTACATACTTAACATAAATATCCTGATTCTGATGAACTTTATCAGAACATGGGAAGGTTGTAATACGCCCAGCATTTCCTGGTTTAGTATAGACAGCCACAATATCCTGAGTATTATTGTTGATAGTAATAAACGGTACTGGTTCGGCTTCGATTGTAACATCTACAGCTGTAATCTTATAGATACCATTATCTGTATCTACTACAGTAGCACCTACGACAGGTTTAAGTTTGTATTCCCATTTAGGAATAGTAACAATCTTAATTTGACTATCGACGCTTAACGTATCATCATTGTTATGAATCTGAGTATTTTCCGGAACCTTAGTTACTTGAACATGGGCTTCATCGGGAATATGAATAACAACTTTACGAACGACTTTAATATTTACTTCTGAATCGGTAATTTTATATTCATTAACGGTTCCGGTTGCTTCTACTCCAGTCATAGCTACTTCGAATTTATAGGTCGGTTTAAGTACAACGGTAATCTTATCATCTACATGGACAGATGTATCTCCATCATGAAGTTCTCTACCATCGTCGACAGCTTTAACCGTAACTCCTGCTATTTCTCCAGAGATATTAATTTTAGATGGAGTAAACTTGGGTACAGCTTTGACTTCAACAATATCTTCATCTGCAATATATTTATTTCCAGATACTAATGTAGCACCAGTAACAACGATATTGTGTGTAGTCGTACTATAGGCCCCTTTATAAAGAATATAGAATGAAGCTGTCTTTCTGATCGTATCAGAATTCGGGAATGTACTGATTGCAGTAGATAGATTATTTGTCGTGCAAACCGCCAATACATCTGTATTCTGATTATTAATAGTAACGAATGGATAGAGTTCAACATCAATAACTACATTGGTTTCTTTAACCTTATAGCAATTTTCATTGAGAGGATCCGCTTCCAAACCAGTTGTTGTACTTACCTTATAACCCTCTTCAGGTATAATCTTAAGAGTATTCAGTATTTTTACAGTCGTATCTCCATCAACTACAGGTGTACTAGACGGATGCTTAGTTACGGTAACATGAGTTGAATTGGGAATATGAACAGTAACCTGTTTCTCTTCAGCGATAATACTTACGACATTCGATCTAACTTGATAAGTATTCCCAGATACTAAAGTAGCGCCAGTAATTTCTACATTGCACTTGAGTTCATCGTCAGGATTCTTAAATTCAAGAGTGAATTGATCTGTAATGCGAAGAGTATCGGTATTTGGGAACGTTGTTATTTCCTGAATAGGAGGTCTTACTGTTTTGATTCTGAATATACCAGTAGGTAATACGTCAATAGAAGCAAATACGAGTTCTTCCAATTCGATATTTACATCATATCCCGTAATCTTGTAGATACCATTATCCGCATCTACAGCTTCCATACCAACAATCGTATCGTTCTTAAGCTTATATGGATATTTAGGAGCAACCTTGAGTTGATTGTTGATTTGCTGAGTTAAATCATTATCATGAATCTGCTCATTTCCAGGAACAGTAAATACGTCAACATGAGCTTCATCAGGAATATGAATAATAACTTTATCTCGTTTACATTCTATTTTAGGATTAAGCCCGATAATCTTATAAATAGACTGACCAGCATCTACAAGTTCAATATCGGCAATTTTAGTTGAGTCAACTATGTATCCTAATTTAGGAAGAATAGCAATCTGAGAACCTACTTCTATTTCATCATCATTATGATAAGTTATCATATGAGCAGGATCCATAACTGTAACTTCTGGAGGAGTCTGATGGGTTACAATCTTTAGTTTAACTTTGCATTTTACTTTAATAGTAACCAATTCTTCTGTTATTTTGTAAATATTATTCGCAGCATCTGTTAATTCGGCTCCTGTTACAGCCCCATCAAGCATATATGTAGGTTGGAAGGTTAACTTAATCAAGTCTCCTTTATTGATAGATGTATCTCCATCATGAAGTTCTCTACCATCAGATTCCGCAGTAACTTTAATTCCTGCAACTTCACCTTCTAATTTGAGCTTAGATGGAATGGCTTTTACAGTTGCCGAAACCGAAATATCTTGATAAGCCGTGTAATGGTTATTACCATCTATCAAATTGGCGCCTTCTACTTTTAGGGTATGGGTACTTTCGCTATATGGCGCCTTAAAGAATACATAGAACGAAGAGGATTGACGTATAGTGTCGCTATTAGGATACGTTGTTATTGCTTTGCTTATATCATTTTTCTTACTTATAGCTACTATATCTGGATTCGCATTATTAACAGTAACAAAAGGATATGGATTTCCGAAAATGTCCACTTCTTCGGCTACTATCTTATATATTGGGTCGTTGGGATATTCGGTATCAAGTCTTTCTACTCCAAGAAGATTGGTTTGATATCCATCATCAATCATTTCTATTTTTATCTTTTGACCCATTCTTAAGCCTGTATACCCAGTGGATATTAAATCGCCTTCTGGGAATTTAGTTATTTTGTATACATCTTCATTATGGTTAGTAAACGTTACTACTTTCGGTTTAGCTTCTAAATTAACAGTTGTTTCCGATACCACAAAGCATTTTACAGTTTCACCATTTATTTGTGTAGTACGCGGATATGCTCCTGTAACTACAAATTTATTATTGATACGGTCTTCTTCGCTATTAAATTCTGCGCTAAAAAGATCATCAACTCTTAACGTATCGGAATTTGGTACAGAATGTATTGGTTTTACTACTGGAGTTAAAGCTTTTAACGTATAGGGTAATGAAGAAGTAACGTTTATAGTAGCAAAAGGTCGCTCTTCAATATCGACTTCAACTTCATGCTCTATAATATAATAAGTACCTTCTTCCAAATAGTCTTGCTTGGCCCCTTTAATTTTACCGCCTTTTAATCGATATGTATTGGGGAAAGTAACCTTAAATCGAGTACCCAGTCTTAAAGTATCGCCATTATGTATCTGTGCGTTATTATCAGATCTACGTGCTGTAACATGTACTTCGTCTAAAATTTTAAATACAGCCAGGTCTTCTTTAAGAGATATTGTCGGGAATTTCCCTGAGACTTTATATAAATGCGTATTATCATCTACAACTTCTATATCTTTAGTCTTAGTCATATCTAAAGTAAACCCACTGTGAATTAAAATATACAGTTTTTGTTCTAACTGTACTTCATCACCATCATTGTATTCGGTTTCGCGAGTTTCATTGAATACTCTAACATCGTTTAAAGTATCGCGTACTATCTTTAGCTTGATTTTAGTAGAAGCTACATTAATCATTACTTTTGTAGGAAGCGGATTGTTAAATTGATAGATATTATCTAGTCCTGTGGCAGTTGCTCCATCTACTGTAAATGAATAAATGGAAGGATCGAAACCATCTTTTAGACTAACTCTAATAGCTTTGCTTAAACTGCTAAAGTTATATTTTGTACTGTTTGGAAGAGTTAATTCTATAGCTCCAAATTCATCCATAACTTTAAGAGCTTCTGGATAATTTGAATCAATGATAATTGGAGTCCGATCTTCTATTAATATAGACGGATTACCGTTTGCATTAACGTTATACTTATAGGTATTATCTATATGAGAGATTTCATCTAAATCAGTAACTATGGGTACATATTTAGCGTCAGTGACTTTAATTACGACTTTTTCGTCTTTTGCTATATAGTCGCCCGATTCTAATTTATCTATTTCGTTTTCTCTAAATACTTCAGCACTACCAGATTCTGAAATAGTAACCTGTATTTCAAAGACATCATCTTTTAAATCGGTGGTAAATTTTGCCTCTGCTTCAATCAGTTTATAGACAACAAATCCGTCTTCTTCTCCAATTAACTCTATACCAGATGATTGATCGATATCTATTTTTACATACTTATGAAGTTTAAGATACAGCTTAGTTCCTATACTAAATTCATTTTCAGTTTCAACATCTATCGGTTGTTCTCCCGAAGCTTTAGATTTGTATAAAAGAATTTCATCATCCACACCACAAGTAGCATTAACCGTGACTTTGGATTTCTTTTCTTCTTCTGGTGGAGGAATAACAATGGAATCTGCCGCAATATCTTCTTTAATCTTAAATGTATATATAGGAATATTATCACCATAATGTGATGTGGAAGATAGTGCGCAATCAATTATGCTATCACTTTTATATTTGCAGGACTTATTAATTATTTTAATTTTGAATGATTGCCCAGACTTCAATATTGTACCGTCTGTAATAGGAGTATCATCTTCCTGAAGAACAGTATATTTAGTATCATCAGGATTAGAAATATAAACAGTTACATTTTTAGGTTTGGGTATAGCTTTTACTGTAGGATTAGCGCCTGTGATTTTATAAATACGTGCGCCATCATCTTCATCAACTTCTAAAAATTTAGCGTTAGTTGCTACGATTTCATAATTTTCTGGATGCTCTACATTGTAGAAAAATGCTACTTTGAATCGTTCACCTATATGAAGAACATTTTCTGGGAAATCAGTAATGGCTTCTGGGTCCTCAGTCTCTACGGTAGATACTACAATGATTTGTGGAGTGGTGTTATTTAAATGAGCTTTGCCATTTTCTACCCATGTTAGTTTTACTTCTGTAGCACCTTCTTTAACTATATATGTATTTCGATAACCAGGAGCCTCAGATAACACATCAAGCCCAACTACTTCGGTTAAAGTTGTAAAACCATTAGGGTATTTGAACATAATTCGTTCGCCCTCATATACAGGATCATTATTTTCAACACCCCGACTTATACTATCATTATATACAACATTCTCGATATTTGGACCAGACAATTTTATCTGCAACGGAGGTTTTTTGGGAGCAATTTTTACATTTACATTCATTCCAATTACTTTATAATAATCGCTGAAATTCAGATATTCAAGCCCAGTATGTATTATTTTGAAACTTCTGCGGGTTGGCGAATCGATATCCACTGTAATCTGATTATCAAGACGCACATGTGTATTGTCTGGATATGTAGATAAAGTAATTTGAGGATATTTTGTAGTTCGAATTACGATTTGATCAGGATTCTCATTAGTGACGGTAACAAAAGGCGCTACCTTTGTAGCTACTGTAGGATTAAGACCAGTAACTTTATATGATGACATATTAGAATCAACAAGTTCTAAATCTGCAAGTCTATCTTGATCAATTATAAAGTTTTCTTGAGGAATTACTCTAATTATTTTATTTAATGAGAGTATAGCTCCATCAGGATATTTTTTGTTCTGGACTTCCATATCGTATACGCCACATTCTTCTGCTGTGGCTCCTGGAGCAGATTTCAATATATGTAATTTATAATCAGTTACTTCTGATACGTTAATGATACATTCAGGAGAAGTTGCGTAATAATAATCTTCAGCTACGTGTGTTGCATTTTGGACACTATCAATTTTATATCCAGTCTCACCATAATTACCACTAAAAGAAATTTTAACAATTTCATTTTGATGGAACCAACTGGGATCTGATGGAAGCGGATCTGCATTTAAATGATTCAGATGTGATTCTACTTTTACTTTATCATTATACTTATTTGCGTTAGTTTTAAATACAGTATTAGGCTGTGGCTGCGGAGGCTTTAATGTGACCGTAGATAGTGTTTCTTCTACATCAATCTTAACTCTATATTCTTTACGTAAATCGTAAGGATCGTCTTCCTTATTCCAATATGTCTGACTAACAAACGTAGTATGATTAGGCATATTCTTTAAATCGACAGTATCGGTTGCTAATCGTATTTTGATTATACTTCCGACAGGTACCATTTGATTATTAGTAATGCGACTTCCTTCATCAGTAAAATATTCAGCCGTCCAATCTGACGGGTCTTGTATTATAATCTTAACTTTACCTGCATATTTTACATTGAAAAAAGGCGCTCTTTCAGTTATTCTATATAGATTAGTCGCCGCATCTACTAATTCTATATAATGTGACGTATCCGGATCAAACGCATAATTTTCATTCATTGTTGCATGAAAGAAATTATGCTTATAGAATACATTATCTCCCGCATGAACAACTTTATTACCATCATATGGATTTGTAATTACAAGATTGGCTTTTGGGTTACTTGTCATATTGAAAGGAGTTTTAGGATCATGATCTACATTTCTTAAATCTACTTTCTGGTAGTTTAATTGTATTTCACCATAATCTGTAATTGTTTTAGGTTTTGTCCATGTAATAGAATCGGAATCGTGCGCTTCTGTTTCAAATCTTTGAATATTGGACATTAGAGATTGACTAAAATGAAGCTTATCTCCTATGTGGAGAATAGAACTCGGCGTTACTTCTTGATTGCTTGCAGTTAGAACTCGTTCTCTTATATCGTGTGCATCAAATTCTACTCTCGGAGTGGATTCGTCTTTTCTTTTCCATCCAATTACTAAGTCCTTGTTTTTGTCGATCTGATAAACACAAAGGTTTGGTTCTAACTCTTTTACTTTTGTTAAGCAATTATCATAAAGATATAGTTCTTCTTGATCGTTACCAACCCATCTGATAACTATTTTTTCATTAGTAATACTATCCCCTTCATGAATTTGAGTATCATCATAGGGATATCGATAAAGCTTAAAATGTGAAGTATCTCCAAAAGCTTTTTTAATTATTTTTGACATTAACACATCACCTCTTTTAACCAATAGGACCAAAAGCTTCTTCTATTGCAGCATATGCTTCTTCTACTTTTTGTTTAAGTTTAACATATGCTTCATTGTCCTTATAAACTATATCATCAAACCATTCTTGCATAGATGGAGATAATTGATCATATCTTACTCTTCGATTTTCTTTTTCTTCGTTAGTCATACTGATCATCTCCAATTATGAAGAACGATACCATGCATAAATCGGTACTCGTAATGGAGCTATTTCGAATTCTTTACCTTCTCCTGCGCTATCTGTAGTAAAGGTATGAGCATGTTGTCCAGCAATGGTAGTAGGAACAGACTTTTCCGTATTCCATCCATTAGCAGAACTATCACCATCCGACCATGCGCATTCTCCACCATTACCACTTTCACCATGACGTAAATGATTACTTACATCGTGTTGATGATTTCCATCTGCAGAAGTGCTGCCGGTATGAGAATGGGCCGGCATATTGGCCACATTCAGTTTAACTTTGTTCGATCCTTCTCTAACAGTAGAAGCATTGATGTCGCCCATATCGGCTCCAGTAGCATACAGATAAGCTCCTTTAATCTGTACCCATATTCCATAGCCAATTACATTAGCCGGATTACCAGGTTTAGTTGTCATATAGATACTGCCAATTGGATAAGCAGATTCTTCTGTTAATAGTTTCTTAAATGGTTGATTATTGATTTTTATATCACTATTTCCACCACGAACTCTAATATCTCCACCATTCTGATCTATCCAAATCTGAGTAGATTCATTAGAACTTGTTCCTGGCTCTCCATAAGGTATATTCAATAACTGTCCATATTGCTTAGGCTGTTTATTAATCTTTCCATCGATAGAGTAATTAATAATACAAAATCCTAATTTATTCCAACCTTGATTAGATGTATCGGCCGGTACATAGTTGGTTGGATATCTATGTAATGCCTGCCAGATTTTATCTTTCTGGATATAGTTGTCTAATGTTTGAGCTAATTTTCCATCAATTTTTTGCAACTTGTCGATTAAGACAAGCAGATCTGATAGTTTTACTTTGTTTTTCAATAGGGCTTGTAATGAGGGTGATAAATCCTCATAAATAAGTTTATTTTCTTTATCAAATCCTGCCATAGGATACCTCCTTTTGAGCGTATTTCAATAGCTTTAGCTTCGATTACTACTATGTTAGTATGGGCACTTTTGCACTTGACATAGTAGTAATCCGGCATATAGATGCCGTTATAATTTTGAGAAAGGGGGTATATTATTGAAATGACAGAAATTCGTAAACTTAAATCATTAACCAAAACAACCTGTAAAAAACGGCTAAGATTGCCATTAAATATCTTAATGGTTATTATACCAATTATCTGCTTATATTTTACGGTCGTTCTTACCTTCGATAACTTAGATTCTATTAAAAAAGATATCGGATATAATGTAGATCGTATGCAGCATAGTAAAGCAGAAAATATAGAATATATCTTACATAATCGAATCAATCAAGGCAAGATGCAAAATGAGTTTATTTCCAGTGCGATTAAACTTCATTTGACTGATGAAAATAAGAGATTATTGGCAGACTCCATTAACCGTAACGAAACAGATATTATATCCCAAGACTTGACCCGTATATTGAGTCGTATTACCATATACGATATGAAAATAACAAAAATGTTTAATATCAATTTAACGGATCATATCTTGTTTATTTCCAATAAATATGGTATACTGGATATAAAAGATATAGGAACTCTATATCCTCATACCGAACTGATCCCTTGGTCTGAGATAGTTAATAATAAGATCAATAAAACATTGGCTCAAAATGCAATCTTTGAGCTATTATCAAACAGACATAATTTAATTTTTTGGGAATCTGATGTGGCTACGCAAAATCGGTTTATTATAGGCATTACTAATCCGAATAAGTATAGCCTAGAAAGTATTATTCATTCAACCCCAACTGGAGAACTAATCAACTATAATATCCTTGTACCTATTTATGTATCTTTAAATGACAGTCCTGATGACTATGATTTTATCATAGTCAGAGAAATCAATGTTTTTTATGCGATTAAGCCTTTCATATATGATATCAATCGGTACGATTTTTTAATAGATGAGTATAAGTATAATATGAATGCATTGTTATTCTTAACAGCCTTCATAGGAACACTTATTTCGTTGCTCCTGCTTGGATGTATTTTGGTTGGCGTTATGAGTTCTAATATATATATCAGACACACCAAACATCGAACAGGTGGTGATGTACATGCCGCAAAATGACGCAGAACTATGGGAAGAGATATTTACGATCGTCACTATTCTTATTTTTGCGTTAATTGGGAGCTTTTTGAAAGGCTATGTATCAAAAGTCATTGACCAAAGAAAATTCAAACTCAGTGAAGTATTCATATCTACCGTTATGAGTACACTGATTTCTTATTATATTGCTTATCCTTTATGCAAACGGTATGAGCTCGGTGTAAAAGCTCTTACTGGTATTATTATTCTGATTGGATTCTTAGGGTACAACTTAACAGAAACTATTCTAAAAATAGTAAAAGAAATTCATACATTAAAACCAAAAGGTATTATTATTGTTCTTATTGGAATCTTATTAAAGCTGATTGGATTGAATATCAATATTAAAGAGCTTATCGAAGAGCATAAAAAGAATCCGACATCTGATGTACATGATAACCATTATACTACAATCAATAATACATATATCCAAACAGACGATCATTCTAAGACTAATAAATAATGGTCTCTAAAACATACAGGTAATAGTGACCTATTAAAGGAGGAATATAATGGTGGAATACTTAAAAACTCTTTGGCTGGTAGATACTAAGCAAAATATATTAATGGCTTATAAAACAGAAGATATGAGTTTGATTAACTCATATGATTTTCCTGTGTTGCCAGATATATTGGGTAAATGCCATATTACAGTAACATCAGATGGTAAATCAGTATATATACTGTCTTGCAATCTGCATAAAATATTTAAGTTTGATATTGCATCTGAGAAGTTTACCAAAACTATTAGAGTAGCTGATGGTGCTTCTTATATTTCAGAAGGATATCCAACTTGTGATTCTAATACTGGTGTATATAGTACACCATTTTTCGTATCTAATACAGAAGATAATACAATCTCTATTATTCATGATGACCAGATTCGATATGAAGCTAGAATATCTAATCAATCTGGTCCTGGAAAAAGCATTATAGATTCTGATGGGACTGGATATGTATGTGGTACATTACCGGATGGTCATGGCAATGAGATTGCTATACTTAACTCATTCTCTTGTAAATATACCAACTACAAAAATATCTATACAGACTCGGTAAAACCTGTAGATGTTATTGTAGATAATCATAGAAATCTCTATATTCTTAGAGAAGATGGATCTTTGTTCAAAGTTCATTATAGCACAGCATCGTTAGAGATTGCCTATTGCTCTAATCCAATCAAATTGGTAGAAAAAGCATTAACATTATCTAAAGAGATGGCTTTTGATAACCAAGACCATATCTGGATTATTGGTTCGGATGAAGAAGGAAATAACTTAGCTAAAGTAGACGTTAAATCTGGAGATCTTCAGAAATTTAAATTGCCTATTGATGCATTAAATGCAATTACTTGCGACGATTCTGGAAGAATCTTTGTATTGGCTGGGAATACTGTTTATTCTGTAACCAAAGATGGTGTACCAACTCCTCATATCATTGGAGAAGAATTAAACTGCTCCGGAGATATGACAGGTTATCGTTTTGCTGTAGTGAATAAGAAACAGGAAGATATAGATTCTAAATTAGATTCTATCATTCAGTTTGTAGATTCTTATGAAGCATTGACGGCTTTACCGTCTCCTTCTGAGAATAAATTATATATTACCAAGAAATGTGTATATCGTTATGTGGAGAACAAGTTTGTTCCCCTGATTACGAAAGAGGGGTGATCATTATATGCCAAGTAGTACAACGCCAGTCATTTCCATTTGTGATGAGCATGATATAGAAATTACAAGACCTTGGAAAGTTGGAACTCTGGATGTAAACAGCGGATCCAGTCTTCCTGAGTCAGAAACAAAAGTTCTTCATATCTGGAATAATAGAGGAAACTCTACTGGTACAGCAGCAGATCTGGTAAGTGCCTATATTACTACAAAAAATATATCTGGAGATAACTTGAACGAACAAGTTGTTCTGGATAAGTGGGTACAAGCCTCCTGCGAAGCTTTATCTCCTGATTTAAATGGAGATGGAATCAAAGATATGACTCCAATTGGTGGAGATGATAAGCTAATGATCTGTGCCAATGATGGAGCTGCTTCTACAAAAGCTGATTTCAAAATCAGTGGAGCAGAAAATGCTGGTTCTTATGATGCTAATCCTGAGAACGTAGCAAAGATTTGTTTAAAAGTTGTTCCTAAGATTAATGCGTTGAAAGGTCTGCATCAATTTAAGGTACGTGTATCTGGATACTATACTTAATATAGAGGGTATAGTATATGGATCATAACTTAGACTTGGTGCAAGACATACCATACTATACCGATATTTCGGATAAGCCATTCTTATGGTTTATTCGATACAAGAATGGAATGATTGTAAGAGAAGTAGATCGTTATACTTATACCTCTTTTACATCGGTTCCTAAACAAGATATTCAATACTTTGGACTATATGGATGTGGCCTGCATCTATATAGCTCTTTTAGTGATGGGTCTATGTATTTTTATGGATCGGGGTTTGATAAAGAATTCCGGTATTGCAATCAATCCAGCATTTCTCAATCTTTATTTCAATCTTCTCATAATAATCAGTATATACAATTCTCTCCATTTCATCTTAAGGGGTTTGCCTATGATTTAGCTGTGGGAGAAAATATATACAACGAACAAATGATGAAGAATACAACTACACAGTATTATGCTGGATATAACTGTTATCTTCTGATAGATCAAAAATATCCAGTCAAATTTCAACGATACTTTTCTATCAATATATTCAAATATCCAAGATCAATTGGGATATTATCTAAGATACAACCAATAGATGGGGTAGAATATCCAGATATAGATTTCTTTTTTCTATTCTCGGAAACGATAGAAAAGAATTATAACTATCAATCAAATTGCAATGCAATACATCCAGATTATAGATTCCCTCAGATTAATCTTAAAAGTATGAATAAAACTTTTACACATAAATGTGTACTTAGATTTTAAACTACTTAGAAGAAGGGTATGATAATTATGGAACTTTCAATTCACACAATGGAATCTAAGATATCGATTACATTGTTCACATGTATGCTAGTCTTAGCTGGCTTACTGGGAATCTATTATAACTTTACATACAAACACACAATAACTGCTCTTGATAATGAGATGAACAACTCCAGAACAAGTATTACCAGATACTTAAAGGAAAGCATCAATAATCAGAATGCTTTGGTTACTAGCTTCTATGACAAAAAAGAATTTCAAGAGAAAGCAAATACCGTCATATACTCTATGGTCACCCCAACAGGGTTTACCAATTAACACAAATAATATCCACTGGGTCATATGACCCAGTGGAATTCATAATGCTTATACCATATTATTATTGTCTTCTACTCTCTTAGAATATCCTTTTTGTGTATTGATTGCATAGTTATTGATAAACTCTAAGTCTACATAGAAGACCAATTGAGACGACTGCTCTTTTAATACTTCTAACGTTTTGATTGTATATGTATTCCAATCAATCTCTATAGGAACTTCTTTAGAGCCATTGAATAATTTAATATCCATAAACGATGCTGGAGATATAAAGATCGACTTAGTATACTCCGCAATCTTAAATAGCGAGTTCTTTATAGCTGTAGTTTCTATAACTTCTCTAAACATAATTTCCGATAATTCATGTCTATTATACTCATCATTATCTTCGGTATATGTAGTTTCCATATACCGATTCCATCCAGAAGCATTCTTCATAGGAATGGGTCCTGTATATAGGTTATAGATTGTACATTGAAGGGTATTATCAATTAATCCAAAATCATGTTTATCTTTCGCATAGTAGGCATAGAACTTAGGAGCAGAAAAAAGAAGTTCTACTTGTGTAGATACAACAAAATTATTATCGGTTTGTCCTTCTCGTTCTCCATCATCCAAATCTACCTCGGCACAACGGAAGTGAGTATAGACATTTGTCATCTTTAAGAAATACTCATATTCTCCCTTAGTTCCTCTGAATTTACATACAATAGGAAGTCTGGAATGCTTATTCATAAATGCTAAGAATGCACAATTATCTGCTACATTTGTTCCAACGATTTCAAATCCAGCATCTCTGGCTATTTGCAGCATAAGTGCTCTTGGAATCTGAAAATCTATATCAGCAAATCTAGTCTCTGTGGCTTGTGAGCGAAACGCCATCTGCATGAACTTATACAGATCCACTCCTGTATTATAAGATGATACTTTAATACGTACAGCAAATTCAACTCGAATCTGTTCTAGTTCTACACTAAGCATATTCTTATTAATCGGATTTACAAAGAAGCAGTCTTTAAATCTGGTTCTGTTATTGTAAATATTCCGACCATATAAATATAGATCCGTATTTTCTCTATTAAAGCTATAGTCTAACTGCGGTTTAATGGCCAATGCTGGTTTATTCTTTCTTAAGTTATCAATCATATCTTTACTTAAGAAATCTCTCAATATATTTCTGCCAGCAATATACTCAGACTTAAAAAAGTCTGGTTGGAATTTATTCTTAACCCATTTTCTAAAGTATTCAGTGCATACAGAATAAGAAGAAGATACAGAAGGAATACATAATGATACCGCATACTCTTTCTTAAATTCTCTTATTTCAGTTAAAGGAGATTGATATAATCCTACTAAGAACTTAGGATTGTCTTTATTATATCCCAATTTATATGAGCTCCTTTCTATATTATAGAATTTAATAGTATGTCAAAGTTGTCAAAGACACAAAAAATAAAGAGGTCTTAATGACCTCTTTATTTATAAGAAGATTTATTTCTTCTTACCAGTTGTACCACCAGCATCTTCCAATGCATAAGGAGTCAGCAACGCAACAAACAGATCGTTGTTATTAACCCCAATAGCGGCTTCACCATCGGCTTCAATATGATCGATATTAATACGGAATTTACCAGCTTCCGGAATATCTCTGTAAGTAAAGACTGCTTCGACGTATGGTTTGTCTGAATTATACTTAGACTTCATAATACCAGAGAAATATACTTTCTTGATATTATCCTTCTTAGTAGATTCAACTTTCCATTTAATCTTATCGAAAGATCCATCGATCGCTTCACCCCAAGTTACTTTCGGATTGGAACTTACTTTCAGACTGCGGATATTTTCTACTTCCGCAGGATCTCCAAAGATAGCTGCCAGTGCTATAAAGATAAATACAATCCCAGTAAAGATCTTAGTATACTTACTGCCTACAATTCTTCTGATCAAGCTGGGATTCTGTATTGTTTCTTCTGATGTGGACGGTGCTTCTGTATTCTGTACCGGAGGTGTTGCTTCTGCTGGCTTATTCGGATTTTCTTCTTTTGCTGCTTCAATAGCAGCCTTTGCTGCGTCTTTCATTTTTTCTAAGTTCATTTTTATGTCTCCTTTTGAAACGTAATGCTTATTTTAACTTAAATAATTTGGAAATGGTATCTCGAAAATTTGATTGAATATATTTTCCGAGATAACCAAGAGTAACAATAGTGAGTAGTACTACGAATAATGCACTAATCCGCTTTTTCATATTCAACAACTCCTCTTAGTAGTTATCACTACGATCCAATGCATAAGATGCTTTTTTCGCCATGTCTAACCAATATTTTTCTGCGTCCATTGTTCCCATTGTTTTATTCTGGGATGGAATTTCAATATACTTAATCGGATAATACATAGGATTATCTTTCTTAAATACATACCGCATCATTGGCTGTTTTTCTGCAGCCAACTGGAAAACACCTTCAACTACGATATCACCATTTTCTTTGGCGTAGTATTCCAAAGTCTGTCCAAACAATTTTTGCAAAATCTGCATATTTGTATATGGATGGCTGTTTTTAAATGCTACACCACGGCTCATAAATGCATCCAAATCCGGACTCTGTTTAATCTTTTTCTCTGCAGCCGGTTCATCCCTTTTGGACGTTTCTGCTACTTTTGTTGACTCAGATTTATGAAGATCAATGCCAATTTTGTTAGCTATTTTATCTCCATAAAGATATCCTGCTCCTACAATAGCTACCGCTATCATTGCACCGCTAATCATTGTTTCCTTTTTCATAATAATATCTCTCCTTTTTAATTAATCAATAATTACCATTCAACGCTCGGCTTCCATCTTCTAATACAGCATACCACAGCGTCTGTGCTTGAGATTGAGAAGACCGCCGGCCATTTAATTCTGCATACTTAACAGCGAAAGCGCCATTACCAGTAGCCTGGAATACAAAGTATACTCTATCTTTGTCATTATCTAATACTGGAATGCCTTCCAATACAATATCACCAGTTGGAATTCCATAGCAGAACCACGTTCTTCCAAACATTTTATTGGCAATATCAATGACCTTATGAGTACGTCCTCCATTGGAATAGACTGTGTTAAGAAACACATTTCTGTTTGGATCCATTGAGTTTTTCTCATTATCACCAAGATCACAAATCATTCGCCCGTTCATCGAGTAGTTATTGGTAGGGCTGCTATTTCCGCCAGTGGTCAGACTCGGGCCAGCATTTACATTAGATTGTACTGGTTCTTTCTTAACTTCTGTTATCTTAGAAGCAGTCTTATCTTCTTTTTTATCGACAGACTCTTCAACCTGTACATCTGGCTTATGGCCAATTCCCAATACATTGCTAATCTTATCACTATATACATATCCAGCTGCTAAGATTGCAGCAGCTAATAAACTACCGTTAACTAACAATTTCTTATCCATAATTCTTCTCCTTTTGAAATTAATACTTATTCAAATCAAGATCTTTATCCCATGCTTCATAGGATGTTTTAACAATATAATCCCAGCTTCTCTGGGCTGCTTCTGCTTCTACAACAATACCTTTGGAGGGAACTTCTTTACGTTTTACTTTAAAGTTATCCTCTCCTACTTTTTCGAATACATAGTAGACAGTTGGTTTGTTGTTATCCATACTTAATGGATCTGGCCCTTCTATAACATATTCTCCATTAGGAGTTAAATAGAAAGTTCCAGGTTTACTACCAAACGCCTTATCTGCTAATGCACTATAATCCAACTTCCTCTTATTAGTACTAGGAGAATAACGAACACATCTAAGTTCATTAATCTTTCTACTGTATGCATCTCTTTTCATATTGGGGACGTCTTTAATCCACTTATAATCCGGGCCAACTTTTCTACCTTCTTCTTTCTGTTCCTCTTTCTTAGATTCATCCTTTTTAGATGTTTCTACTACTTTTGTTGACTCAGATTTATGAAGATCAATACCAATTTTGTTAGCTATCTTATCTCCATAAAGATATCCAGCAACAATGATAGCTGTAACTACCATTAGAATACTAATAATATTTCCTTTCTTCATTTTTGACTTCTCCTCCTTAGTCATTAAAGTTATGATTCCAACCAATAAATTTTGCTATCTTATCCCGATAAAGAAAAGCACAACAACAGATAAAACCTATAATACAAATAAATAAACCAGCGTCTACTTTCATAATTAATAGCCTCCTTTTGACTACTATAATCTCTAGTATCATAGAAAATTTGATACTATTATATCTCTTCATCTCTATATTATATAATTTATAAAAGATTAGATTACAAAAAAGAAAATAACGTATATATAAGAGAGATATCTATAAATAATAATTACATGAATCTATGAATAAACGTCCTCCTAAATTTAACCGAATATTAGATACAGTTTGATAATGAGTAGTATAACACTTTCATATCGTTTAAGCATTATACATATCAATCGAAGACGATTAGAATTCATATAATCTCCTTTCTGATGCATACTTTCGCGGGCACCAATAAGGCATCTAAAATTTTATAGATATCTCTCAACTCTATAATATATACTTTCAAAGAACTTAGATTACAAAATAATATATGAGAAGCTCATATGAGCTTCTCATATTCTTATGATTTTTTATGTTTTACGATTCTTATACTGATACGATTGGCTATCATAGATTGACATTCTTTATTAGGATCTATATCTGTTGGTTCTATGGGAATCTTCCATCCAATATAATTATTCCATCTAAGCCTACCATGGAAAAAAGTTAAATCAGCATAAATCTTAAATGGTCTAAATAAAATGCATTTAACCGATTTGTCTATATAGATGTCTTTAGATCTACCATATTGATCTTCTTTATGATAAATATTCTTCATATCGACTGGTTTTGCTTTAATTCCAAACACAAACTGAGCCCATCCATATGCACAATTTCTGGTTAACCATGCCACACGATTCAGATAACGTAAGAATCTTTCTTTTATAGTAAATGTGGCTCCTGGCTTGAGTGTAACATATTTAACCCATTTACCTATCTTAGGGTCTAATCTTCTATGTACAGTATACTTCTCATAATAGTTGTATCTCATCCATTTAGGAGAATAATCTGTACACCAATCTTCTGCATCGCATGTATCATCCCAAGTTTGCCATAAATGTAAGAATCCTTTTAATTCTCCGCATTCATCACAAAATAAAGCGACAATCGGATTTGTTATATAACAAATCATCATAATAATCAGCATGCATGGTAAATACACAATATATCTAAGCATTCTCTATAACACCTCCATAAAAAATAAATGGTATTATAAGAATGTCACAAAAAATAATCCAGGTGACCTGACAGTCACCTGATATATCTCTGATTACTCTATGTGTCTTCAGAATCTCCTGGATTATTTTCTTAAAATTATATCGTTTGTTACTCTTCTATGAGCTATGTTACAATCATTCAACGATATCGGATAAATCTGTTCCTGTATCCCACATTTCCAGATCCACCTCCTTATTGTCTATACTCTATATAGACTTATAATAAGTATATAAAATACTACTCTGAATATCCTATATACTCAGAGATATATTATATTATTTCAGAAAAATTAGATTACAAAAATAAAAAATAAAGAGAGTCAAAAGGAGTACAACTAAAAGCTCTCTTTATTTTTTCTGCCCTATACTTAGGCAGCTTGGTGTGTGGAGACGAAAAGGGTATAATATGTACTACGTAGTTAAAATCAGTTTCCTTTTGAGTTTATTATAGAAGCCTCTGAATAGGCTTTAGTTCTCTCCCCTCGGAAGCAGCTTTTATAACTGTAGTACATACTATTCTTTTTCATCTCGCTGATATAATATATAACTCAAAGAATATTTATCTGGCATACTTTTTCTTCAAAGCAATAATCTTACCCATTTGTGTGGGTGTATACTTGCTTCTGGATAAATAGATCAATGCATTAGAGTTAATCAAAGTATCTTTGAATACATTCATAGAGTTATTGAATTTCCCATCATCTCTAGAAATCATCATAGCATTTCTGGGATCAAATACTTCTTGTGCAGACTTCCAAAATTCATCATTGACGATATAAATAATATTAAGTGTATCACCGTCGAACGTTGTGGTCAAATAGATTCGCTACATCTACCCAGTTCTCTTATGAACTTCTATATACTTTCATATACAGACCAGACTATATCACATCCATATATAAATATGGAGCCTTGCATTTCGAGTACGCTTGTACTCTACACCCCGCGACGGGTTAGTCGTTGAACCTGTTTGAACAGGTGCTGATTGTCCATTTTCTCATTATACCCTTAGCAAATTAGATATATTTCTTTAATGAATAAGAACTACATATATCTAACTCTTGTATTTCAGCATAGGCTATCTTACAAATTGTTTATACTTTCATAACCATATAGGTTTTGTAAGCTTTAGGAGTTTCCAGCTTTTAACAAGGTTACTCACACATGTTACCATATATGAGGACTTTTGTATTTTAAAATACGTTAATCCGCAGCAAATGACGATAATACTTGTAAGGGCATACCCATAGTATAATTGTCATTTATTCCGATACACTTCATAGCTTTGATGGAACCATAATCTATTGTTGGCAATGCTGCTATCATATTACTGATAATTTAGATCATATCTCAATCTCATATTTAAATCATATGAGACCATCCCCACTTCGAAACTTAATAGAATCTACTTCCCTCGAAGGAATGATCGTTGAACGTTTCGGTTCATTTTTATATCTAAATTAACCATACAGTAATTAGGAGGTATATATGGCAATTACACATTTTAAAAACCCTAATCCCACTAATGAAGATATGATTTATGCAGAATATAGATATAAAAAGAATCGCCCAAATTATAGAGCAATATATAATATAGACGAAATATGGAAACCAATATTATTATCATATATTCAGCCTTGGTATTATGTAAGTACATATGGCAAAATATATAGCAAATTGTATGATTGTTTAATTAGAGACAGATTTATTGGCAGAGGATATAAAGTAGTCACTTTAAGAAAATCCGACAATAAACCAATAGACTTATTAGTACATAGACTTGTACTTCTAACATTTTCACCTATTTCAAATCCAGATGATTATCAAGTAAATCATATAGATACAGATAAAACAAATAATCATATATCAAATTTAGAATGGTGTACTAATTCTGAAAATATGATTCATGCATATAAGCATAATCTATATAAAAATGGTGAAAATAACAATTTTGCAATTATTGATAATAATACGGCACATAAAATATGTGAGGCATTAGAACAAAATTTGAGTTATAATCAAATATGTATTTATGCGGGTCTTCCAATATCTAAAAGATATAAAGATATTATTTATCATATTAAAACTCGTAGAAATTGGAAACATATTTCAACTAATTATAATTTCTGAACCGACTTCGCTGCTGATTGTACATTGTTTATGAGCTTTAGCACCATATTATGGCTTTTATTTCAGCATGGCTCATCTATAGATTTTTTTCTATCTTTCGATCGCATTCACGCTTATCTTTACAGATTACGTTGTAGCATCTATAGCTTTAGCACTTTCCAGCAATTCAAGGATGATGCACCACACTGTCGCCAGTATAGTGAACTCAACTCATAGGTTAATTCCTGTTAATAAGTACTGGTATGCCACCATCGCTAGTCGCAATGATATTTTCAATAATATCTCTGATTCGTTGATCGGGCACAATCTGAGCTTGTTTAAATCTCATATAGGCATCATTGTATCCGATATTATACGTTCGAACCAAGATATTGATGATTGTTTGTTGTAATAACTCTAAGAGTGTATGATAGCTCAATGTGACTTGATTAACTCTTAGGGTTGGATCTGGAACAATAACAGACCGAGATGTAAAACTACATCTACCTCCTATCAGATTTCTTATAATACCTTTCTTACCAGAACAGATATTAACAACTTCTGTATATAAAGCATTGTATCGATCCTGCATATTCCATAGAATAACATTTCTGTACTTAGGAATGTTATACATAGATAACTTATCATTTCTAATCATAGCCGCAATCTTAGCCATCATATTAAAGATCGCATTCGTTTCTTCAAAGGTAAATCTGGTTCCTTCTACCTTAAATGGTCGTAATCCTGTAGAGTATACCGGCACATTATGAATGAATACTTTTTCTCTATTCTTCATAATGTCTTTATAGTAGTCTTCTTTCTTTCCTTTGAATTTACTATGATAATATTCCATAATCTCATCAAACTTCTGTTCAAATTCAATGAGACCAATACCTTTATAGGTATCGTCTAACTTTGTTTTTCTATACTTTCTTTTAGTCTGAGATTGAACTAACTTAGAACTATATTTTTGTATAGGATTTCCATTGGCATCCAAATCAATCTCTGGCTGAATAATAGATTCTAATAGTTGTTGTCCTAAATACTTAGATAAAGACTGATAGATATTTGGATGAATGATGGCATACTTTCCAGTAGGAATCCATCCTGTAATACTGAAGTCTTCTCCAACAAACTTAACTTTAGTTCTACATCTAGGGCAAATCATTCCCTCATTATTTTTACCCTGTAATTCTTTACAATCACAAGAATATCGATCTGCATATGCATCAGGATCTTGTAACGTTTTCATATACTTTTCAGAATAAATCGAATCGGATCTGGATAACGTTTTCTTAATATCTAATGGCTCACTGATAATGAAACCTTTGCCAGATTCCATGTCTTTTTCTTTTTCTTTGTCTAAATCAATTCTCTCCAATCTTGTTGTAAATTTACATCCTTCTGGATATTTTACATTTAGATTGATTTCCATCCATACTCCTCCTTTTTGATAAAAATAAAAATGAGAAGACTGTAATTAGCCTTCTCATAGCTATAATATATGGTTGAATTAAGAATTGACATTAACAAAGTCAAACCAGAGTTCATTAGAATTTCCAGTATTATCTTCCTCTTCTGCAATAATGTATACAGGATCATTATTCACACAGTATACACAATCCAAAACAGATGGTTGATCTTCTCTAGGAATATACACATTGGCATGTTTCTTAAGAGGATCATCAAGATCAATCTTAATTCCTCTCTTGCCAATATTCAATACGACATTATTATTTGTATCAACTACTCTGATCAAATCATCAGAGACAATAACTTTCGTACCAAATTTAGAATTAACAACAATATCTTTATTAGATTCAGTTATTATATCTGGAGGGGTTGTACCCTCCAGATCCATCTTTTTATTTTTTATCTGCTGCATTTGGTCTATCCTTCTTATTGGAATAATGAATATCAATATCTACTAGATCAGTTCCCTTTCTTTTAGAAAGTGTGACTTCTGCGCCTTTATAAATATCTTTCAGTGTGGATATAAGGGAATCTGTTATAGACTCCTCATTTTGTTTTTTACCATTCCCAATCTCCTTAGTTACGGGTGTTTCAGGAATAGTAATTACGTCTTTTTTCTTATTCATCAGAATCCTCCTTTAAATATTCTTCAAATAATGCTCGTTTTTGGAAGCATTCATCAGGCATCTTTTTAAAGATTTCTGGAGCTGGAATATCTAATACTACTTCTGAAGTGATATAGCTTCGAATGCTGATATGATCTTTATCAGAATATGGATCGTATTCTGCATAGTAATACCTTCCTTTATAATAAAATCGATTATAATAATTCTCAGGATTAGAATAGAAGTCATAAGCAAAACTCTTAAAATCTGTTTGAAGTGAATTGGAATCTACCAAATCATGTCTCTTATCATACTCTTCTACATATTTGGTAAACTTTCCACTATCTGTTAAGATATCATGTGGAATTGTTTTAAGTTCTTTGGGAGCTTTAATAGTACAAACAACATCACGATGCCCATCTTCGCAAATATCTAAATAATTATCATCTTCGTTATTCCAATAAGCGCACCATAGTTTACCATTATACCAATATGCAGTATGGAATCTTCTCCAATCACTAAACCAATTCTTTGCCAATAACTTAATTCCTTCTTCAGGAGTTTTGATCAATGCGTCATTAATATCCGAAATCATATTGATCGATATATTTCTGAGACTCATTGTATCATCCATAGATGTTTGGGTATCATTATTAACAATATCCATGGTGCAATCATTCATAGATTCGATATCTATTTTATCATCATGAATAAACACAATTTCATCAAAGTTATCTGTACTAATCCGTATCTTACCATTCTTCTGGATGTTAATTATCTTTCCATCTCCAAAATCTACAGATACACCATCTAAAACAGGTTCAAACTTATTATTTGTTGTTTTAGGTACATAATCAAGTAAGATGTCTTCAGAATGTTTAGTCTTACCAGATTCAATATAATCATATATCTTATGAATAGCTTCATCTTCTGTATCAGCAAAAACCTTATATGTCAAAGGCCTCTGTACCGCATCAACTTTATAAATTTTATTTATTTTGAATTGATCTTCCATTTTTGAATCTCCTTATACTTAATATCTCCATGTCTATAAATATAATATACGAATGCACACATCATACTTTTAGTAGGAATCTTCATTTGTTTACAAATATCGATGAACTTCTTCTGATCAAGATCTGTATCTAAAGGATTCACCAATACCTTCACCAAATTGACGGGATTATATTTAACAAATGCCTTATAAGATTTATAGATTTCATCTATCTCTTCTATTGGTGTTCGACATACTGCCCGTATAATATCTGTCAATAAAAACCCCGGCTGTCTCTGTATTTTGCCTATATAGATATCAATCACTTTATCCAATATATCCATATCTACAGAAACATATTCCGGTATCTTATAAAGATTTCGAAGCATTATTCACCATCCCCATTAGTTGATTGATTTGGTTTCTGATGACGCATAGCATTCATTTTCAGCTTAATAATCTCATTGGTAGTTTCTTTAGATTTCAAAGTATCTACCAAATGAGAAACAGCATTTGAAGCATCTGCTAATATACGTTCTGTTGCCGTTTCCGGTTCTTTCTTAGGTGATTCTTTACCACTGACATCGTGCGAAGTAATACGTAAAACCCTATCTGAGATTATTTCTCGTCCATCTCTATCTGCTATCGCAATTTCGATATTATCATTTGGAATAATAGCCCATTTCTGGTTATAAGGAAGTCTTATAGTCATACGATCATCAGAAACAATAGTTTCATAAATAAAGACTTGAATAGTGGGCAAATCAATATGATTCATTCGATCTGCCTTTTCTCTTTGTAAATTTGTGAATAAATCTTCCGTAACACTAGTTTTGTATGGATTTGGAGTATCATTCCAATAATCAATAGCTGCTCTTTTGGCCTCTTCTATTCCAGTTGCGTTTCTTACATTTAAAACTTCTCTTGTAGGAATTTTAACTAAACAAGATATAGATATCTCCATGATTATTTCTCCTTCTGTTCTAATACATATTTATCTACACTACCATCCGGTTTCTTAACCAGTACTTTATCTGGCAATATAACCACCTTTGGATCCTCTGCTCCTCCAATAATAGTGGAAGATTCTCCCACTAATAAAATACCATCTATATCCCAACCTAAATCAAATACGACATGATCACCCCATTCGTGAGCATATTCTACAGAAGCTTTCTTTTTAGCTTCTTCAATATCTTTTGCTTCTACTGTAAATCTATGTAATTTAGATTCTGTTACTTCGACTTCATATATCCCATAATATTGAGATTCATAGTCTTTTACAGCTTGTTTCATTTCATCATTAATGTTTTTCATAATATTCTCTCCTTTTGTTTAAAACTATATAAATATATAGATACTACCTATATAATATATAATTTCAATAGAATATATCCATAGCCAATATTGGCTATGGATTATCTTTTCATATGTGGGAATATTCTATTTCCTATAGCATGATTAAATACGTAAGCATATACTTGATCATCTTCTTGTAAAGGAATAGTGATTTGTATAGCTCTTGGGCCTTTCATTAAAAACTCATCACTATTTAGTTTTCGTCCATTTAATTCTACTTCCATAATCCGTATATATTTCTGGTGTATATAGGATTGATCAATAAAGAATTCATTGTTGATTCCTCTGGTTAATCTGAGTCTGTACATGATTTTACCTTTCTATTCAAATATTCCTGTTTCTCTTTATTAAATTGTATTTCTTTATATCTTTGTTTAATATAAAATCCAAATTTCTTTTCTGGCCATGTGCGCATTTTATGATATAATGGCATGTATTCTAATTCTAATAATCTAGCCAACTCTGCCACATTATATTCTTTACCATATAATTCAATATGATAATCTTTATCCGGAAGAGGAATAGATCCATTTAACATACCTTCCATTATTTTCTGAGTGTATTCTTTTCCGTGTTTATTGTATATAATTGAAAAATATTGTTTATTTCTCAAACCAAGTCTTCTGGCAATATCTGGGCCAGTAACAAGTTCTCCATCTATTATATAATTTACACAATTAGATTTATTAAATTTGGAATTATATCCAGGAGGAACTAATCTACAGTTTTCTGGGCAATATCCTTTGGTATGATCTATTCTGTCGATTTCCCATGTATCTCGATATCCATTATCAAGCATCCAGTTTTCAAAAGCGGTATGATCGCCAAGCCATTCATCGCATACATATATACCAGTACCACCATAATCTTTATAGTTTATACTTTTGGGGTCATGACAACGACGAACCATATTTCCATATATTTTACCAATACGTTTTACTTTCCAAGTACGATATCCAGCTTTTTGAACTGAATGATTACATCCAACTTTGGATTTGATTCTTCGGCGTATATCGGCAACTCTAGATTTATAATATGTATATCCGCATTTTAAGCATTTTATATCATATAAACGTTCATTATATTTATTCTTGCCTTGATATTTTAAAATAATATATTCGTTATCAAGTATCTCTCCAGTTCGATCGTTTAATTGTCCACCATGTCTATTACATGGTTCGTTTTTGCTAGCAAAATATTTAACAGAACTCCAACTACGATTGCGATATATAAATCCGCATTTAATACATCTTATACTATACGTCGGATTTCCATTATCATCCTTTTCACCAAAGCCAATAATCTCATAATTTCCAAATCTCATTCCAATAGTAATATTATTCATAATAATCTGCACGACCTTTCTTATAAAAATAGATTATTATGAAGTTACTATTAAAATTAAAATTAATTCTGAGATGCTCAAAAGCATCTCAGAATATTATAATAAGAGTATATTATTTTAAATTAAAAGCTTTAAAGATATCTATATCGTGTAACTGCACGGTACTGTTATGGAAAGCCTTGAGCGACTGTACCTTTAGCGTGCTAGCAACTTGAGGTGCGGCCGTTCCGATGTTCTCATATCCTGCTCTATAAAACAAATTGCCAGCACATGCATTACAGATTTGGTTATTGGTATGATATTCACATAAAGAAGCAAATCTAAACTTTACTTTCTTATTCAGATATTTATCTAGATTTTCTGAAGTTAATTCTACTAGTTTATTTCCTTCTACTATATAAGAATACATCATCATATCTGCATACTGTTTGGTTAAAGTGATTTCTATTGTTCTTGAAGTCCCACAATCAGAGCCTTTTGGAGCTAGTGTTAAATGCTGGAAGGCTCTAAGAAACAACTTCTCCCAGTATCCACCTTTAGGAGTCTTTTTTGCTCTGGAATAAGGGCCTGCTGCTAATGAACGAGCCATAGCAGAATAATCTTCTTTTGATACGCCATCCATATAGTTAGATTTAACTACTGTATATCCTTTTGTAGGATCAGGATCTTTTATAGCACCCTTCATAACAAAGATATTCTTAAAGTTATTAGAGAAAGATCCTTTGGCCTTAGAATCATACATATCCATAGATACATCATTCTTTAGTTCTTGTTTGGCATAGTCTAATAATTCTTTCTCTATCTTATCCGCAGCATACATATTCTTCATAGGATCGGCTAATTCATCTTTGTATTGTTTAAAAAGCTGATCTTTCTTCTTATTAATCTTAGCAGACATATTCAGCATATTTGTCGTAAATCCAGAACATAGGATATTACAATATGGCTGGAACTTCTGTTGTCTCATTAAATATCTCTTTAATATTTCTACAGTAATCTTATCTTCCATTAAAGCAAAAGATAACTTCTTGTTTATATCACCCAATATATCATCATCTATGGGTTTATTAATATAATGGAAAAGATCAAATAAGTCCTGTTCTATGAATGTCTTATTCCACCACCATCTTCCTACTGTAGTAGTGAAAGAATTCTTATTCTTTTTATTTCCAGGGCCATAAGAATTTGGTGGAATTGTAATGATATCATATGTATGGAATCTGGGTTCTTTCCCATCCAATATACCGAATGTTTCCATCATAGCAGATAATGATTCTAATTGTAATTGTGATAAATTAAGAAAATAATCAATATCTTCTTTTTTCTTTATAATCTTAGGAATTCTGACATTTGTTTTAGTAGCCATTTAGACATAGTCCTCCTATAATAAATTTCTGATTTATTAATAGAATGTAAATGAACTGAGAAAATATCCCAGACTCTATATAGAGTCTGGGATATAAATATAATACATTCTGTATTAACTTTTAGTTCATAGATATATCGAATAGCGAATAGACAGACTCAACCTAGTGTCAATAAGACTCAAGTTAGGATAGTTCAATCTCGTTACAGGTCTGATGTTCTCGTATGTATACTCTTTAATTCCTCCAGCCAATGTACGTCCTGTAGCATGAGGATAAGCAACACATAAAGACATAGAGTTTACTCTGGCATCATTCAATCCCGTACCATAGAAAAAGAAGTCTCTGCAATCGTCTTTAGAAATAGACATCTGCATAGATACAATCGTTTCTACTTCTGTATCTGTAGATTCTTGTGTAGTATATACATTTGCATCTATAGGAGTACCATCTGTAAACTGTTGTGTAAAGGTGGGAACAGAATCAAACTTCTTAAAGTAGTATGCAATACGTCCATCTGAATTGGCATTCTTCTTTCTGCCAAAATATGTACCAGCTTTTGTATAATCTCTCTGTACAGCTGTCAAATCAGAATCAGCTGTAGTAAACCGGAAGGGAATAATACCACCATATGTATCATCATAGTCTGGTTTAATCCAAGATGCATAACGAGCCGCAAAGACCTGCGAGTTTTCTCTGCCACATCCATCTGTTCCTACACAGAAAAGATATACTTTTTCAGGAGTTTTGGATACATTAGAGGGTTGCTCATCGTCCAATGCTAAAGCTGAATTATAAGTAGGTGTCTTTTCAGGTTCATCAATATCGAACAAAGCTCTGGCAATAAATCCACCGCCAGCCAATGTCATAATATTATGCTGTCTAAAGAGTTCTTCTCCTGTATCAGTATAATAGGCTACTACTTCTGTTTTAAACTTAGAATGAGTAGCTAATTTGTTTTGAATGATTGTAGAAATATCATCATTTGATATGCCTACCTTATCAGAAAGCTGTATAAGTTTATTCATTATAATAAACTTCTCCTTTCATATGAATAAATTATGGAGTAGGTTGTGATTCCCAAATACCATACAATATTATTGTCGGATTAGCCGTTGTAGCAAAGAATTTCGGAGTTTCCAATTGCTGAGTGGTATATGTCGTACCACCATTAGGATCTGTTCCCCAATATTTGAATTTATATCTTGGACGATTAGGAATTTTAGGAGCCAGTGGTTCAGTAAGAGTACCTTCTATATCCACGTTAATATTAAAATGTATAGAATTAAAACCCATATTAAACGTTATAGTTCCTTTCATTTTTTTTTGACTGATACAGTACCATCTCCAGGTCTAGTAATGGTATAGTTTTCTATAGGTTCAAATTTAGAAGCATGCTCAGACCAATATTGTGTGGCTTGATATGTTGGAATAAGAGCGGATGGAACTAAGATCTTGCATGTAGATGGAATATTCAATGGTACTGTTAAATTAAATTTAAAAATTGTAGATTCTATAATTAGATATTGTAATGATATACAACCATCGAATATATTATTGGTCTGTGCGGATTCCGTCGTTGTATCGAAACTTCCAATATCTATAATTTTTATAGAAGAGCAATTCAAAAATAAATTTTGAGTTCCTGTTGTATTATCCAATATAATATTCCATTTACTTAAATCAATAGATAGTAACTTTTCACAGCCTTCAAATAAATTCTCAATTCTTTTTACAGTTGTAGAATTCCAAGCCGGTAGATTGACTTTAACCAATTTTTTACAATCTCTAAACATATAAGCAATTTGTGTTAATTTGTCACCAATATTCCACGATGATAGATCTAATGAAGTAACTGATTTACATCCGCCAAATACTCCATTGGCACTGGTAAGATCGATTGTATTACACATTTTCAAAATAGGATTGATAGCAGATGAAGATAATAATTCACAATTATAAAACATATAATCCATATCTGTAACTTTAATTGAATTTGGAGAATTTGGAATATCTATAGAGATTAATTTTTTACATCCCAAAAATGTATTTACAAAATAAGCACCCAAATTGCTTGGTATATTTGGCATTTTAACAGATACCAATTCAGTACAGTTACAGAATAAATAATACATATCCGCGCGTAATACTAATCCAATATGAGATATATCTATATTTGTTAATTTATGACAATCATTAAATGTCCACGATAAATCACCATTAGTATTACTTAAATTCATCGTATTTATAATATGCATAATCTGATCTGTTGGAAGATTTTTGCAATTATTAAATAAACCACTTATTTCGTGTACAAAATTATTATTTCCAAAATTGGATGGTATTTTTATTTCTGTTAAATTTTCATCATATTGAAACATTCCTGAAATTCCAGCAATATTTGTTAAATTTAACATACTTATATCTATTTTTGTTAAATTTGTACAATGACCAAATGCGGTATATGCATAGATTACGCCACTGGTATCAAATAAGGATGAAAATTTAATCGATGTAAGATTTATACAATAAACAACCAGTCCACCAATACCACGTAGTTTATTTGAAGTCACAACATGGCTCATATCTATATTTTGCAAAGCATAACAGCTATTAAACATTGAGACCATATTTTCAACATTTGGTAAATTTAACCAGCTTGTATCTATACTAGTCAAGTTCTCGCAATGACTTGCAAAATGTGATATATTAGTTACATATTTAGTATTTATATTTAATCTAGGAATTGAAGTTAATTTAGTTCTATAGGAATTAGAATCAACATCATTTTTTGGATGTGCTGCAAACATACATCTCATATTATTTGCTATTAATCCAGAATTTAAATAAGCCAATTTATCCGCTGGAATTGTCGTAGCATTTGCATAGTTAGGAATATTATCATACGCCCATCCACTTAAATCTACACTTATATCCTTTAGCTTCTTAAATACAACGTCACTATTTGCCGATGCTGTAATCTGAACGGATCGATTATTGACAGGAATCCATTGCATAGGAATACTTGGAGTAGCTTCTATCCAATCATTACTTATATTATCTGGTTTCTTATATCGTTCATCTTTAGGAGAAATTGCTACAAATATTTTACCATTACTGGTTATCTTGCAATTAATTTCTTCTGTACTTCCTATAGAATTCATTGTTTCAACTGCAAGTGTTCCGTCTGGTTTGGTGTATTGTATAGTTAAAATTCCTTGGAAACTATTTAATTTCTTGATTGTAATCGTTTTGGCTAATACAGCAGCACTTACTTTAATTTTTACATCTTCTCTAACTGTATATGTTCCATCAGCATTCTTACGCGCACCACTAACCGTTGCATCTCCTGGACTATAATTATCAGGATCGTCTGTAGATAGCTTATATCTAATAATATCATCATAATAAATATCATTTGGATATAAAGTAGTAATCTCTGTATATACATCGGAAGATGTACCATTACCATTAATATTTACATAGAGTTTATTATGAGGCTGTAATTCTGCTTCTAATTTGTATTTTCTCTTAGATGCAGGATCTGATTTTATTGTACACGGTCCAGTAATCTTATATGCTTTCTTGCCAGCAATTGTTACTTCAGTATAAGATCCTGTGATCTTATACTTCCCAGCCATCCAAATTTTCTTATCTTTAGGAACTACAGAGATATAAATAACTTCTTGATATTCAATATCAAAATTATCGGTATATACAACACCATTCTTATCTGTAATCTTGATAAATTGTTTGTCAGCATCCGTATTAACTAAAGTAACTCGTTCTTTTTCTAAAGTGGCTGGAGTAACAATACACTCCATATCTCCTCCAGAGAATTTAAATCCGCCAGGTCCATCACTATGAGGACCAGAATAAGACACTTTACCTGCTACATAATGAGCATCCGGAACTAAGTCAACTCTAACCAATGTCATACGCGGAATGCTGAAATAATGAATGCTTCCATCTGCAGGAACAACATCCGTTAGAATATGAACCAAATCTTCTCCATGTAAGAACTTGATACCCTGATGTTTATAGATTGTATCTTTTTCTGTTGTATCTATCTTAAATCTGTACTGATGAACGGTAGCCGGAGCTGCAGTTACTGTCAAATCAGAATGTACACTAAACAATGGTTGATGGCCAGGTTTCTGTACTGCCGATCCTGTAATATTATGATTTCCAGGATCATACCCTTCATCGGCTCTTATTGTAATCAAAACAAGTGCGCCATCTGGTACATCTAAAGAATCTGTATAATAATTGCCTAAATATACAACAGTAATCGTTTCGCGAGGTTGTTGAACAATTGTTATATGTCTCATAATAGGAGCAGCATCAGTAACATACAACGAGCAATCACTCTTAATGGTATATGTACCATCTACATGATCAATAACATCTCCATCAAAATAGATATTTCCTGCGGTATATCCGGCATCCGCTGTTACAGATGCACTAATCGTATCGCCATGTGTTACAGTAACTGATTGTCCAGGATTATAGGTAATTCCTTTATAAACAACCTTAACTGTCTGGTGTTGATACTGAGGAACAGAAATAACATACTTCTTAAGTTCATTGGCGGATGCTGTCAATGTAACATCGCCCGTTACATAAAACCGTCCAGATTCTATAAGATCATATGTACCCGCTATATTTACAGTATTTGTTGTATATCCAGCATCTGCACTATAAAAATAGTCAATATGATCTCTATAGTAGGCATCAAACGATGTGTTAAGGATTGTATTATTATTAACTCGGCATACTACATGAGCATGTGGAGCATGTATTAAAGTAATATGATATTTCTTTCGGGTAGCCTTAGTGGCTCTAATCATACAATCTCCAATAAGATTGTATTTATTGCCAGTTTCCAGCATCATTTCAGGAGCAGGAATAATTGAACCTGCATTAAATCCTGTATCTGCACTAATTTCTACCCATATAGGAGAATTATATGCCGTATATGCAGAGCCATTTGTAATCTGTCTAAGAACTCCATTATAGTAATACGTTACTTTAATGGTCTGATGATCTGAAGGAACAATAGAGAATTTAAACCTCTTAATATCGGCTACTGCTGTACTCTGAATATTTATATCTCCAGTAATTACCCATCCACTGTCAGTCTTTGTAAATCCTCCAGTAACAGTATAATTATTAGAGTTATCTATAGTATATCCAGCTTCTGGCACTACTTTAATTGATGTAATGGTAGAATTGTATGGGACTGTTTTATTTATACTATACGTATTTCCATTAACCACATACTCAATCTTCTGATGAGGTTTAGTCTGTAAAGTAATTTGATAATTCTTAGGTGTAGCCGCAGTGGCAGATAATATCGTTGTATCTGTAACGATTATAGTAGGCTGAGGTACATGTCCAGGATTATAGTGTTCATTAGTCGATACAACTTCTACTGTAATTGTATCACCATTCTTAACTATGAAATCTGTATAATATTTCTTACCCTTATACGTTACAACCAACTTCTGATTGGGATACTCTGGAACAACTACTTTACACTTAGCTAATTTGACTGGAGTAGCTTGTAATGTAATAGTATGGTCTACAGTAATCTCTGTATTCTCAGGAACATTCAGTGTACCTTTAATATATTTATCAGAATCCGCTAACGTCAATGTGGCTTTGATTTTAGATCCCTTAGGAACTACAATACTCTTAGTTGTTTTCATTCCTTTATACTCCACAGTAATTGTCTGATTGGGAGATTGTATAATATGAACCACACAATGGGTAATCTTATTTTCTTCATCCAAATGATTCAAGAAGAACCATTCAAATTCTTCCGGTTTCAAATTGAAATGTCTAAAGTTTGTTGCTTTAGCATTGGGAGTTAAAGATAATTGTGTATACAATGGTTCGTCTTTATGAGGATGAACCAAATCAATCATGATCTGTGGTTGTGTTTCATCCAATTCATGATAATGGGTATACCAATCACAAAGCCGTTCTGTTTTCTTATCTCCATCTAAGAAGTCTGTTAATAAGATACCAGAATCTATCTTAACTTCATCAGATGCATAGAACTGTATATCACCATAAGCAATTCCATTTAACTTTTCTGTAGAATCGGCCTGAGGGGTTTTATAGTTCAATACTGGTCTTAATCTTCCTGGCACATATCCTTTGTCTACTTCTAACTTAGAAATATAAGAACTTCCATAAGGTACTTCTACAGGAGAATTAGCAGATGTATATGTATTAGCCCCTACAGTAACAGATACTTTCTGATGAGCATAAGAAGGAATATAAAACGTCACTTTCTTCTGAGATACAGGAGATACTGTTAAAGTTAACGTCAGTGTAGATAAATCAAAGCAAGGAGATCCAGAATGAATTGTATACGGTTTATTCACATCATGATCTTTAATTGTTCCTGGAATATAGCCAGGCTTTGTTGATTTTGCTTCTACAAAGTATTCCGTATCATAAGGAACTGTATATGTCTTATCCGTTGTAGTAGAAGAAGAGTATACGCCATGAGTAGATACAAAAGATATAATTTGATTAGTCGTCTTAGGAATCTTAATTGTACATGTTTTAGGAACGGCTTCTTCTTTTGCATAGATATATTTATTCTTAAAGATCTTATGTTTCTTATTATCTATATTCTTTAATACGGACTTTGTATATCCTTCTTCTCCAACTAGATCCACAGAATATTGTGAATTTATTTTTAATGTAACTACTTCTTTTTTCTTTAGTACTTCATCCACTTCTCCAGCTCTATTATATGTAGTCACCTGGATATACTGATGATTATATTGCTTCAAAACCAAATGAGCAACGGAAGAAGTAGCAGGTGATGCATATATAGTTGTATTCGAGTCTAATACACCAGATTCTTTATTTAATCGTCCGGCAGTATATTCTTCAGAGTCTGCTTGAATAGATGCTCTATATTTTGTAGACTTAGGAAGTTTAGTAGATGTAGTTAGATCTATATGCTCTGCCAATATATTCACTCTCCTTATATAAAGAATTATTGAAATTACTAAAGTGTTTCAAAGCTAAAGAATGTTTATTTCCCAAGAGCATTATAGCTCTTGGGAAATAATTAATAGCATATTAGTATTTCAGCAAATCTGCAATCTTAACATCTTCTCCCCAAGCTTCCTGGAGATCTTCTAAAGTTAACGGAATAAAATCTTCTTTCTTCAGATAACCACTCATATCCAGTTTCTGTGTACCCAAGATTTCCCAATTATTATCTACAAAAATATATTCTGTAAATAAATTATTGAGATAAGAATCTGGTCCTTTAAGCAAATATATTGTATCTGTAGAAATATTTTCTGTAGGAAGCATATCTACCACTTTGAAAGAAAGCTTCGGAATTGTAGATACTTTAGAATCTACATATGTTTTAATTCCTTCAGAAGTTACAGGATTCTTGCTAGATTCTGTCGGAACAGTATCAAAAGTAAGTTTATCCTGTTTAGCTTCTAAATCTTCTTTCTTAACAAAAAGATTCATAATAGAATCTAATGTAGATTTAATATATGCTTTAATGATTTTAATATGAGCATTAAAAAGAACTTTATCAATTGTATAAGATTTCATTATATATAATTCTCCTTTATAAAAATTAATCAAAATTCAATTTATAATCCGTTGACTTAATATCAGAAGCTTCTATGACTTTGTATTCTAGTTTAGTAACTTCAAATTCATGGAAATAATTGATCTGTTTAAATGCTGGCAAAAGAGTTTCTGTGCCATTTTTACATACACCACACTGTGGTGTTTGAGAGGTTAAAACGGTATGAATAGAATAACTATCACCATTTGCTATCATTAGCATACATGCATGGTCGTATGCTCCGCTATTTATTAACGCCCACAATTGAGGGAATGATGTTCGCATTTGAGCACTATTCGTAAAGAATGCTTTGAGCACTTCCATTTGATCTTTAGATATTTTAATTACGCCAGCATCTCTATGATTCATGAGCACCAACGGAATTTCTAATTCATTAAACGTGTGATTATCTACTTTATAGGATGATGTGCCGGTTATTCTTAATTTAATATATTTTCCGTTTAATTCTTCCGTATCTAATCCAGTATATATTATGTCATCAGTTAAAGTTAATGGTTTCCATTCGCTTACAATTTCATTTTTTTTTTATGTCTACTGTACCGTCACCAGGTTTAGTAATCGTATAATTAGAAATCAAATCAATTTCAATATGATATTGAGTATACTGAGTCTGATCAATCTGAGATTTAATAGAATCCAATTTAGCCTGATCTCCAGGAATAAGAATCGTTACTGTATCAGTATTTTCAAATGAACTAAAAGAAGATGTAAAATTACTATTAGTAAGCAATGCAATATTTTCCTGATTGAATATGATATACTTCAAATTTGGACAGCTATTGATAATAGAATCATAGCTTAGCAATTTAGACGGATCAATAATAAATGCTCCACTAAAATCTAAAACTTCTAAGTTATTACAATAAGTTGCAATACTACCAAATTCAACCATAGAGACAGTACTCATAAAAGATAAGTCGAATGATTTAAGAGCATTACAACTAGAAATTATAGAATTAATTCGCTCTACTTTAGAAGTATTAATTCCAGAAATATCTACTTTTTCTAAAGCACCACATCCATCAAACATTCTCGTCAACGATACAACATCTGATGTGTCTACTACTATTTTAGGAATAGATACCAATGATCCTGCTCCAACAAACATAGATTTCATAGTAGGATTTGCTGAAGTGCCGCTTATTGCTTTAATGGCTGGATTGGTAAGGATACTCTTAGTTATTTCAGTTAATTCTGTTGTATTATATGCATTAGAACCATACCATTTATTGATATAATAAGAAAAATCAATTCCTGTTGCTTTTGTAGCAGGAGTAACTTCTGTAATATGAATGTCTCCGGCGATTAAGTGTTCAGAGAATGTATAACTGCCATTAAAAGTTTCGTCATAAAACATATCAGTGTCACAATGTATTTTTACAGACCCCACATTATATCCTTCCATAGGTTTAAGATCTATAATGAATTTGACTAATCCATTATTTTCATATAAATGATCCGCACTGTCTGTTGATTTATGTGGGAATGTATCTATTCTACCAGTATCCAACTTATATTCAATATACTGATTATGCATATTGGCCTGATCAACAATAATTCTATATTGTTTATTTCTCAAGCTATTTAAATCAACTCCACCACCACTACTAATACTTCTAATCTTAGCCGGCATATCTTTAGGCATAATCAGATCAGTTGTACTTGTCTTTTCTCTAATAGCGTCGCCGATGTTTGTTAAAGTCTGCTCTTTAATTAAAGCTAATTCACTCATTGACCATAATCTCCTTTGAATTAATAACCATGCTCTTCAGCATTTTTAATAGTCGCCAAAACGGCTGTAATTTTAGAATCTATTTCAGACCTACTATATGTATATGCTTTAATTCCCTTAGACTTTACAGGATTATCTGAGTTATCTGTAGGAGCTTCATCAAATGATAATATATTCTGTTTTCCATTTAATAGTCCATTAACTTCTGTTTTGCTATACACTTCAGATAACTTATTTTTTACATATGTTTTAATTAAACGAGCTCGTTCTTTCTCGAGTTCCTTATATACAAAATAATATTTTTCGGCCATAAATAGTTCCTCCTTAAAATTACAACCAATTTTGATTTACTTTGATGTTGAACATCCAATTTATATATCCATCCCTGATATCAGGGATGGATATATAACTATAAATTTATTAAATTTCTATTGCAGTGCTTACTGTAATTATCATATCTTTTAGTATATATCCAGTTTGATCCACATTCAGAATGCCTGCTTTATATCCTGGATCAGGTGTAACTGTAATGGAGTATGGCGTTCCAGAGTCTGCCATAAATACGGTATCATAATCTGTAGAATTACAATGTACAACAATCGTTTGATTAGGCTGCTGTACAATTCTTACCATATATCCTCTGATTTCAGCATCTGTAGCACTTAGAGTAATATCAGATGTGATATTATTCACTTCATTCATATTGATCATACCAGCAACATAATGATCATTGATCGGTTCTACACGAGCTGTTATGTTAGCATGTATAGGAACTCTGAAGTTGTCTGTATATTCTTCACCATTATAAGTGGCTACAATCTTCTGATGATCATATTTTGTAATCTTAATCAAAGGTTTATTGATGATTGCTGCTGTTGCTTCAATATCAATATCATCAGATACTATCAACGTATTAGATACATTCAGATTGCCTGGTCTATAATCTACTGATGTAGAAGCTATAGATACAGTTAACTGGCTTCCATATGGTGCCATAAATGAATTGGTGTAATTGATATTGTTGTAACGTACTGTAATGATCTGACGTGGTGATTGATGAATTCTGATATTAAACTTCTTGTAGGTTGCTGGTTCTGCTGTAATATTGATAGACTGAGTGATCGGATTAACCATATCAAAGCTAATTGTACCAGATTTACTAATATTGGGTTCTCCTGGCTGATATCCATGATCTCCAATAACCCTAATATAGTATCTGCTGCCATTCAATATATTAGCCAGTTCTTTAGTTTCTCCAGCCAATGCAGTACCACTTACACTACCAGCTGTAAACGTAATCGATTCGTGTTGTGGAGCTGTAAGACGTACAATATATTTATTTGGCTTAGCTTCCATAGCAGTAATTTCTGTATCAGAAGTAATAACAAATGTTGGTTTAACTGGTCTACCTGCGCTATATCCTAATTCAGGAATTACTTTAACTTGTACCTTGCTATAGATAGTAGTTGTAAATTCTGTCGTATAATCGTGACCATCATGATAGGCGTGAATTGTCTGATTAGGTGTCTGAATAATCTTAACTTTATATTTTCTTATAGTTGCTGGCGTTGTAGTAACCATAAAGATTCTACCAGGCAATAAAGTTACATTGTTCATTTTACCCCTACTCGGTACATTTAAAGTTCCTGGCTTATAAGCTGTAGCGGATGTAACCGAAATAATATAAGAAGCATCCATCGGTACGGTTTCTTCTACAGTTGTTCCAGAAGTAGCAATGACTATCTTATCATCATAGATAAACCGAATTGTTTCATTCTCAGGAGCTACCAAACGTACTGTGCATGTTTCTATAATAACTGGTTTAGCAGAAATCTTATAGCTCTTATCGATAGTGATATGCTCTTCTTTCTTATTAATCTCTACATCATTAACGATTAATGTTGTATCCGTATGATATCCAGGATCTACAGTTACTTTGAATGTAACCAAAGTTCCTGTGATAACTTCGAAAGAGCTATCTACGCCTAAGACTTCATCGTCATGAGTAGCCGTAATATGCACATGTTTAGGACAGCTTACATAGACATATTCCATCTCTGGAACAGCATCTGTAGCATAGACTTCCATGTCTTCATCTTGAGCATATCCATATCTTCTATTTAATCTTCCTGGAGTATAACCTGGAACTTTATCTAAGAAAGCATAAAATTCTTCTCCATATTTCAAAGTAAAAGTAATATACTCTTCTGTAGCTATAGTTGGTCTATCTAAAGTATATCTATAGAGCTTATTGTCTTTTAAATCTTTAGATTTAAATCCCGTAGGATGATTGGCATCTATCGGTATAAACCGGAAAGATTCATAAGACTTATCGCCCTCCATAGTGAATCCTTGCCATGTAGTAGCTCCAGCATCTGTCTTATAAGTATACCAATAAGTTACCAATTTCTTATTAGTAAATTGATCTGCTTTTCTAGCATTGATTTCACCAAATGACACATTGGTTGTGTATACTCGTCCAGTAGATGTATATACAGTAATAATCTGATTCTTGGGAACTTTTACTTTAACTTTAATCGTATTGGTTGTAGGTAAGTTATGAGCTTTAGCATATGGAATATATTTAGGATTAATAGAATCTTCTATTGTTCTATGCTGTTCTATATACTCCTTAAATCCAAGATGATCATAATAATGAGTACTTATATCCATCGTTGTGGTTTCTCTGAATCTGCTGATATATTCATGCTTATTCAATCTAACCATTGTATCTGCACAGTCTATATATTTCAGAGTATTCATATATGGGTCAGTAGCATCGAAGATAATATAGTCACTCTTAGAACGCAATACAATCTTATAGGACTTGAAGAATGTAATAATGGTAAACAACATATCCAAGAAGAAATTACCAGAGATTCCAGGTAAATGATCAAATATATTTCTGAATAAATCAGAATTGATATATTCTTCCAGAATATATACAATATCAGAAATACGTTCAACAATTTTCTCATTTCTCATTGTCTTATCAGAAATATTCTTAATCTGCATATAGTCTGTATACAATTCATGATCTTTATACTTTAAGAATTCTGATAAGCTATTGGCAATACGAGTTTTTCCATCTACCTTAATCTTATAGTAGTCAAAGGTTTGTCTATAGGTCATTAAAGAATCAAATAATTTCTTCCAGATCTTATAGATATCTACATTCTGAGATCTAAACATATTTGCCACAATAAACTGATAGATGTCTTTATTGGAAACTTTCTTCTTGCCCGTTCTAAACATGTCTGCAATTTCATTCATAGATTCGAAGACATTATTCTCTCCAGGCTTAATATCAAATTTCCATACTTTCTTAGTTCTATTTTTAGGTAATCCTTCTGCTTTATTAGCCGAATAGATAAAGGTTGTATCAAAGTTGTCTGGATTTCTTCTTTGTTCCCAGATCCATTCTTTTAATTTACCCATATCTGCTTTAAAGTTGAATCCTCTTACATAGAGAATCTTGCCCAAAGTATTAATGATTGTATCTTCCACTCCAGAATACAAATAAGACAATGCATTCATATATGTAAACAAATACGCTACATTGAAACTCTTATAAGGTACAATAGAAGGAACTTGTACTTTAAGTTTATCTTCTTTAAAAACATCATCAAAAAAGATATTGTAGAAGTAACAAATATTAAAAGTCATCTCGGCGATATTAAACACATAGTTTAATCCAAAATACTTGGTTCTTTCATAATTAAACTTTTTGGCCAAGATTTCTCTCTTAATCTTCTGATGATAAGCTGCGGTATCGTCACTATATCCTACACCATCCCAGAAAGAATCTTCTATAGTTACGGTATCATAAGATAAGACATTTGTTTTCTTGATAATATTCTTATTAAAGTACTCGTCCTCAATAGGAACACCAATAAACTTCATATCTATATCTTTGGTGTAATCTTCTTCTATCGTATCGAATACAAATCGCTCATTCTGTAGATAAACAAAATGGAAGATGATCTTTTTATCTTCATTATGCTTACCTACATCTCTAAATGTGAAGTATCCAGAAATGATATCATACTCATTACCAGGAATTAAAGTTCCGTCACTATACGTCACATAAGTATACCATCCATTTTCTTCAAACTTATCAAATGGATATGGAACTTTAATCTGTAAATCATTATTAACGTCATTGACTGCAATAGGATTGCTGTGTTTAATATAAACAGCCGTTTCATTAACATCTTCGTATCTGTTATTATAAACCCAAACAATATTAATGGCATCATTTTTCTTAACAACATCTCCACCAGTCAGTGTTAGTTTATTATTAGTCAATTTATAATCATTCGATAATAGATCTGAATTATGGAAAACCAATGCAGACTGCCCGGTTTCTATATAATTAATAAACGGAGCAGTAATGCCAAATTCTGTCTGTCCTAATTTATTAGCTACCACATGAGTTTGCTTTAGCTCAATCATATCTTTAGAGTAATTATTCATTACGTAAGTAATATTGACAGACTGATTCTTATATGGTCTCTTACTCGGATTTATGATAGTAATCAATCCAGTATTAGAGACGGTATAATCTATATCTTTTCTTAAATAATTGCCCAAGATATCTACAATAATTGCATTTTTATTTTCAAAGAAATTAGATTCTGGAAGATTAGCTTGGAATTGTCTGTTCTTCACTCTATCTTCATAAGCAGGAACAATCTTTTCAGAAGAAATTCTAATATTAGAATTATCCGGACCGCCCACATAAGTGACAACCATCTTCTGTCCTTTATGTAATCCAATGGCTTGATCTCTAATCGTTAATGTATCATTATAGATATCATATAAATCGGAGCTCAGCATATTTGGCTGGTTTCTTAGTGTTACATAGGCTTTATATCCAATCTTAAAGAAATTCTTAAAAGGAGGATGTAATTTAAATGTAACTTGGAAACCTGTATTAGCTGTAAATGTTTCTGTAGAATCTACAATTTGAATATTATTAATGACTGAAGTATGGGAATAAATAAAATAAGGAACAATTTTCTTGTTCTTATATTTAGCCACATTAGTAAACTTAATCAACCCAGGTTTATCTGTTCGATTCAACGTATAATCAGACTCTGGAATAATAGTAGGTCTGATATCGGTTGTCATCAGAATAACATCATTTTCTTTTTCAAAATATTTTAAGAAAGGAATTTGGCTATTAATCTGACATTCTCCAGAACCTGTAACAACAGTAGGAGTTCCTAATTTAAATTGTGATAATATTCCTTCTCCCCAGATATACACAATGGTAGCTTCATTGCTAGCATTGAAATTGCTTTTCAAAGTGATAGTTGAATTAGCTGCATCTATAGTATATTTATCTTCAGGTACTGGAGTATTGTCAATGATCAACAGAATCTTATTTTCATCAGCAAAATAAGTTGGATTGAATCTTTTATAAGCATTTAGAGTCATCTTACCAGAAGTAGAAATAATACACTTTTCTACTTTGGTATGAATAGCATGCTTTGTATCTATATATGGCTTAACAAATTCTGTATTATAATAGAAGTCAATATCAATCGTTGTATTATTTAATCCAGATTTCTTAAATGTAATCTTTCCATTACTTATGGTATAATCATCACCCCATTTTAAAGGAGCATTCTTATACCATAAGAGCATCTGATTTGTATTTGAAGTAAAGTTAGTAATCTTAACTCCTTTAAACACTGGATAGGGAATAGGATATTCTTTACCAGTCGTTACATTCTTAATAGACGACCGTTCATATTTAATAATAGAATTCAGATTAGAAGACTTCTTCTGCATCTGATTATATATTAAATCGCCCCATCGATCTATATTACGATCTCTAAGTATAAAGTACTTGAATACTTGTATATTTTCTGCTCCAAATAGATCGATAATATTTAACATACCCTGTGCGCAAGATTTATACCGAATCAGACTATTAATATTCTTACACATGCGCCACTGATATTTTAGAGGAATTGTATTATAATATGGAATATCATACATCTCGAAGATATACTGGATAAAACGTTTATCAAATATATCTCTCTTGATAATATCTTCATGCACATTGGCCAATATATCGGTAATGGTCATAATCATGATCATCATACCCATAAAATTGGTATAGTAGTCAGAACCAATCTTTAAAGCTTCACTGTACAAAGTACTCATTACATATAATCTGTTTTCTTCATACTTTGTTTCAAACTTTTCAGATACAACTCCATTATCATCAATCTTAGGAATATAGAGCAACTGATATTCATAAGCTTTTCTAACTTTATATGGAGTTAATCCACAAGCAATATAATCTAAATAATCCGCATCTGGGTAATCTATTTTAATCTGGTCAAGAATACCTTTATGCTCAAGATATAAAATCTGCTGATGAGATAACTCATGTACATACGTAATGCCTTCATTGTTAATAAACTCCTGTATTCCATTCACATCAAAATATTCATAGTCCATAATCGGAATACCATAGTCTCCGATATTAGGAAGACCACAGAGTTTACGATAGTAGTTATTCTGTTCATTATAATCTCTAATGAATTTCTTAGCGGCTGCTTGTGTAGCACTGTCTCGTAAGCTGTAATAAGCAATAACTTTATTATCAGCATATTCTTTTACTTTGTAATCTCTGAATGCTTCTGCTTTAGAGCCCGTAATAACTCTAAAAGTATCTCCTATTTTATGAACTTTATTTACTTCATCCGGAAGCTTATATCCTATAATATGATCATGAGCATCTTTCACAGGATCCATAAAAATAGATTCCTTAACATCTGGTATATTATTACGGTCTTCTATACATTTACCAATTCTGGAATCTCCAACCATACCGATGCTTTTTAAGATTTCTTCATCATAATCAAACAATTCAAATATAGCATTGCCCTCAATACAGGCAATTAATGCATCCCCATTGAGCATGCTCTGTTTAGTTTCATTTTGTAAAGCTTCTTCTTCATTCTTAATGACAGAGTTGAATGCCAATAACTTGGAATAATACAACAGATAATCTATAGCCGGATTAGCCGTATATGTCTTATTTATCGTTAGATTACTCACTTAGAATGCTCCTTTCCTTACTCTTTGGATTATATTATTACTATGTAGTCAACCTCAAATTCTCATATTTATATTGATTCTAAGCCGTCATCTTAGGACATTATATTAAATTATAATGAAAGGAATATATGGAAATATGAACTCGAATATAGAATCGATTCTGGTAGAAAAAGAATTTCCTAACGTATTCTCATACGGCGGATTTAATCCTACCTTAGAATCTCCATCCTCTCCATTTTCCATATCATTTGCTCAAACAAAAGAAACTCTACAAGATGTAGATGTATATAGAAACTTTTTATATTCAGCGATTACCAGAGTAAGAACTTCTAATTTTTATAGACACTATAAGGCTCATCTGATTCAGATGGGTGTTGATCGCTGTCAATTGCATCCTCATATTACCGTTTCTTCTGATGGAGAAGATGATGTGGCTACTATAGAATTACATCACCATGTTTTGACTATATTTGATATAGCCTTAGTGATTACAGAACACATCTTAAATACATATGGCTCTTTATCCAGTTTTGATTTATCAGAATTAATCAAAATGGAACATATGAATCATAATGTTGGTACAGTTATGCTATGTAAAACATGTCATCAATTATATCATAACAATGAAAACTTTAAAGTTCCCTCTACATTAGGATTTGGCAAATGGTGGGAATTATTACAGAAATATAAATATGGGATCACCAGAGATTTGGCTATTAAGATTTATTACATGTTAAAGAATGATCTTAAGAATGCTGATGATCGAGATCAAAAAATAAAAGAAATGTTAAAGATCAGAGACCAGATCATAGATTGGTCTTCTTATAACGAAACTTACTTTAATTAAATGAGAATCTCAGTACTATATAGTACTGAGATCTTGTTTGTAATATAGTCTTATACATCTCTATAATATATAAGGAGGTTTTATATATGAAACATTCTCTTGGATATAATTGGTTTTATAGACATTGGTTTGCTATGAAAGAATGGTTTAAATTACAAATTCCAAAGTGTAAACAATTCTTAGCTTCTATGAAAAACTTAATAGACAATTTCATTGAAATATACAAAGCATACTCTTACGTCATTTTATTATGGGTGTGGTGTATATCTGTACTGGTAAGTCCCGAAAACGTCTTATTTTCATCTTGCATGATCCTAATCGTGGCTTTACTAACGCTTTTAAATCATCATTTTTCGTTTAAAGAAGAAAAGTTCTATTTAACCACAGATTTTTCTAAATCTATTCAAGAATTAGACGCATTAATCGCAGAATGTATTCAGGAATATTTAGTGATGAATGGAATGGGTTCTAAAACATTCTTTACATCTAAAGAAGAAGATATACTTCGCGATGAAACAACCAATATGGTAAGTGCTAAAATGAGCAAACCATTGTATGTTAAACTTTGTGCTTCTTATAATAAAGAAATTATTTATAACGTAATAGGTTCCAGAATCTATATGATCATTATGAGATTTGTTACAGAGACCAATACAAAATCATCCGATAAAAATAAATCCAATCCAAATATTCCCAACCCACAACAGAATATTATCGATCAGATTAACAATGGTATCAATATAGATAACTTATAAGAGATTCCCATAGAGCATATGCTCTATGGGATATTCTATTAATTATTTTGCATTGCTTAATTTCTGATAAAGTTTATCAATGCATGTATACAATGATTTGAATAATTGTAATCTGGCTCCAGAGGCATTCTGTAATCCTCCATAGTTCAGCATATAGAGATTATTATTCAAAGTATAGATAAAGAAGATATCATTATAATCTGCAATAGACATAGTCATAGACAATTTATACAGCATATAGATAAATGCTTTTCCCAGAATATCTTTATAGGGAGCATATCTATCTTTCTGAGATATAATCATACGTTCAATATATTCTGGTATATGATCTGCACAGGTAATGTTATTCTTTTCTTTACCAGGTTCCAATCTATATCTGATAAACGTATTGATATTCTCTAAAGCTCTTTTGTATCTGACTTCATTGGTACAATTCTTAACCAATTGATGGATATTATCAAAATGATCAATAAGATCAATTAATCTGGTTAAGAATAAAGTATCTTTATAAGTCATTCTAGTTTCTATTTTCTTATCAGAAGTTAATATTTTTCCTTCATCTTCTGGCATAAGAATATATTCTGATACTTCTTCTGTATCTTCATTATATCCATACATTTTGTTATTGGCATCAAAATAATGCTTAGCTATCTGATCTGGGTAAGTTTTCTGTGATACTTTGGATACTTCTTCATTAAACCGTTCTTGCTCCATATCCATATACATATTGTATGCTTTATAGATCAATTCTTTCTTAGCAATTTCAATGCCAGATTCTTTTTGCTGTGTATTGTCAGAATGAAGCAGATCTATGGTATCTTGTTCTAAGTATTTAGTATAATCGTCGATATTTATATTTACTTTAGTATTAGGATCATCTTCCTTTTCTGCAGCTAATTGCTTTCCTATATTATAGAGGGTAATTTGATTTTCTGTTAATTTTGTTTTATCTTCTTCTGTCAGATCGGGAATATTAAAATTATTCAGATCTTCTTCAGAAATACTATCCTGAATCAGCTTATCTATTTCTTCATCGGTAGATAATTCTTCTTGTATTTTTTCTTTATCTTTTTCAAACTCTTCAATGAGTTCATCTAATTTTTCATTATTCTGTTGAATGACTGCTTCTTTTGATTTCTGTACATCATTCATAGTTTATTCTTCTCCTTTAACATATTGAGGATTGGTGTTATAAATAACATTGTTTTTCTGTATTTCCAATTTAATGGCTGTAGAGAGAGAAGGATAAATCAAATCATTTTTAAGCAAAGGTTGTATCAATACTTCAAATAAGTTAATATCCGGTTCAATATGCTGCATTAAATAATTCATTTCCATAATTTCTTGTGTAGAAGTATAGATATAAGACAATGTGGTCGCTGTATTAAAATCCAATGCCGAAATAAACTTAATACATTGATCCAAATTCGCATTGATGATTGCCAACTGTTGATCTTCATAATGCTCTTTATTATAAACTGTACTGATATCTTTGGACTTCTTTAACTTTGATAAATTTAATGCATTGTAGATATATTCTTTCTGACTGATAATAAAGTTGTATAAGAATCGGAATACATAATTATTATAATTTGTAATAAATAAATCAAATACAACTGTAGCCAAATAGAAAATATCCGTATCTGCTTCATAAAAGAATTTAACTCCAGAATTTCTACTAATTCTGGATAAGATCTCTTTATACGTATTGAGTCTGCATAACTTAATATTTTCTACATCTCCAGGATATCTATTTAATAAATCCCGGAAACCAATTTCTAATTCAGTAACAAAGTTATGCTTCGGTATTGTGCTAAATGAATCAAAACGCTGTCTCATGAGATCATCTGTCACATCAAATACGAAGTCAGTATTGAAGTTGGATAAAATAGTAGTGATTTCTCCTCCTGCTTCTAAATAATAAGCTTTATCAATTCCACTTGTTTGCATATGTAATTTTCCTCCGGTAGTTTCCTACCTCCCATTATATAGTAGTACCATATTCAATTAAAAATAAAAAATAAAACAGTGCAGTAAGAGTCATTGAAACGACTCCCACATACTATCTCTTTGGAAGATCACTATGAGTCATATGACTCATAGTGTATTCTATCCAAAATATTTACTGGAAAATAATTGATACAATTTAACCAATACTTCATAGTTATATCCAATATCGATACTATAAACATCTTCTGTTTCCGACACACTCTGTAATCCATATTCTGTGTTCAAATGATGAACAGACAATAGAACTCTATACTTAGAAGAAGCATTAAATTCTCTATAATACCCAATAGGTAATTCTCGATTTCTGTACTTCTTCATAAAATCTTTTAGTTCAAATAAAACATAGGTAATATCAGAATGCTCTGCCATATATAACAGATTAGATAAAAACTTCATCATATATTGATTATGAAGATCTTGATTGGACTTGGAGATTCCTTTGACAACTAAGAAGTCTTCTTCTTTCATAAATCCTGTAGACTTCTTACCATATAATAGAACTAAATTGTTTAGTCCTAAATTATAATAAGAGGTATACGTATTCTTTAATAAGAATTGTACTTCTCCAAATCTCGTATGAGATAAATGCTTATCCAATACAAAGATTGAATCCTTTCTTGTCATTAAAATATTATGAGAATCTATTTGATTAGATTCTATAATATTCTTTCTGGCTTGTAAGAATCCATGATCCAATATTTCCAATAGCTTCGCTGCACGAGATGATTTTCCTTTTTCTAATAATCTTCCAACCATAATCTCTCTATCTTGCTTGGAAGATTTTAATAACAGATTGAAAATTTGATCAGATATTTCTTTGGCTTCATGTAAGATACTAATATTCGCATGTTCTATATCATACTCATAGATATATCTCCCAATAACCAAACCAATAGGAGATGTATAGTTGGTATATTCATAGATGGCTTTATCTCCCATTGGACATATCCTCTATTTCATCCATATTATTCACAATCATTTGTGGATCTATTGTTTCCATAATATACCATCTCTTATCTGCATAAAAGATAGGATAATACATAGCTGGCAATTCATCATGAACTTTTGTATTCACTAAATCATCCACATCATATACAATAGTACATCTATAGCCATATCGGCTATAGATGTAAGCGATTATACATTCTACGACATTTGATGCAAATATATTCTGAAGATCGGTTAATATAACCACATCTGGATTATAGTAATTATCCATCATGATATCCATAATTGCCATATGAGCGCCATATGTATTCATATATCCCATATAAGATCTTCTGAATTGTTCCATATCTTGCTCAATATAAAATTTTTGTATATCTGGTGGAGGTAATATATCCGAGTCTATTGTCGATCCTATGGAGATTGTTGATAAGAAAGATCTATAGAAATACTTATCTGTATTATCTCTCACATATCTCCACAATAATTGATCTGCAAAATATATCATTTCTTTTGTTCTCCCATTTGTACAAATGGCGATTTCAATTCTTGATTATTCTGTTGTTCTCGTTTACGGAAAGCAATATCTCTTGCTTTCTTAATGTAAACAACAATAGCTTGTGCTACATGTTCCGGAGCAATATTGATATAAGACGGGAAGTTTAATAATCCTCGGATAATATCGTCATTCATATTTCCTTCCCTATAGATTTTATCAATCGTAAATTGACTGGGCATAAGACCATCCGGATAATTCATAACAAATATATCAAATGGCGCATTACCCATATCATACATCAATTCGATCATCGCTCCCAATTGATATACGGTTGGCATAGGCAGTCCAGACTGTAGGATACTGATCTGTCCTATACGTAATCCATAATTAGATTGAATATATCCGAACAATACTCGACTAAAATCAAAACTGATTTCTTCATCTGGTGGAATAAAGAATAACAAATGTTTCCCATAGAATACAGCAGCTAAGATAGCCGATAGATTCTGAGCTACTACGTAATCTGCATACAAATATTGATTATAGATGTTTTCTGCATCTAATAATCTTCCGTCTATATAAGCACTGACAGAATCAAATGGTGGTAATAATACCGACATAAAAGATACCCTATCAGGAAGTCTGTAATTTCCTGTACTGGGATCCATAATCTCATATCTTCTTCGATCATCGTCTATAATGATAATATTAAAATTAGGATTTGCTTGAGCCATATACAGCTCTTCATAATTAGAGGTAAAGTATGTAGCTCCCCACATAGTTATTCCTCTCCTTTCATAATAATCATATTTAACACTCATCATTATAATATATAACAAAAAAGAAATTTGAGGATGATTTAATATCCTCAAATTTCTCTTACTGTTTAGAACTCAGTAGACTTGGGCTTACTCTTAGTAGCAATAATATCTTGAGCCATATCCGCTACAATCGGAGCTCCCAGGGTATTTGGATTATCAAAGGAGACTTTGCTGATGTCTACAGTCTCTTGTTCATCGGGAGTTTTAACAGGAATATCTTCTCCCTCATGAGCCTGTGGATTCCATTCTTCTGAATTGGCGATATCTAATAAAGCATCTGCCAGCTCATCATTTCCTTTTTCAAAGTCTTCTTTCTTTTCTTTTTTCTCAAATTCCTGAGATTTCTTAAGCTCTGCAAAGTAAGATCTGACTGCTTTCTGGAAAGTTCCATACATCGCATCTTCATTCACTTGCGGGAATGCTTTGCTGATATACATATTAGTTATGTATGATCTCAGTTCATAGACGAACACTTTTCCGTTAGGAACTTCAAACTCTTCGTCAATCCTGCGATCATACTGAATCTTATCAGCTGCCGGAAGTTTTCTTCTTTCGGAAGTCGGATTACAAATAACCTTGATATCAATATAGTCTGTCCAATGATCCTGCATATACTCCGCAATATATTCTTCCATCATAATCGGAATACGGAATGGATCAAAACCGAGTTCAGTCCCAAGCTGCATCATAATGGGTTTCAGACGATCATCAATCAATCTGAAATGTCTGAATCCTGGATTACTTTCCAGCTTTGTATTGGGATTAGGAGATATACTCTTACGAGTCGGTGTTCTGCTATCTCCCATATACATACGAGGCGCCGGATTGTTTACAGGCTTTGGCTTTTCAGTTTTTACTCGTTCAATGATTTCTTCTTTGGCCACATAATCCACAGATGCATTCGGACTAATGGGTCTGGTGTACTTCTTGTTACCAATGCTTACTTCTACAACGATTTCATCTCTGTTTTTTCTCATGACGCTTTTACCTCTCCTCTTAAATTTAAATACTTCAATATGAGTGCCAACATCTTTTGCCGCATATCTCTGACCACATTTCTCACAATGTATGAAATTGAAACCATCTTCATAGACCAATTTACCACCACAAGGTTTGTGATCTTGTGTATACTTAATACAACGCATGCGACTCTTATTGATTCTATATAAATACGGATAATCCAATAGAACTGGGCCAAAGTTATGCCTCACTCCCCAATTCATAAAGAAATCCGTACCAATATCTTCTAATACAAAACCCTTATTGACTAAATACGTAATTGTGTCATAAATCATAGACGCATTCTTGAGAAAGTCTTCCCTATTCATAATCGGTTTGACTCTCTCAGATAATGCAATCGTTCCACATGGTGTAACGTCGAATGTTTTAGGAACATACGGTCGTAAATACTTCTGATTCTTAAATTCATCTAGATTGTCCTTAATGCCTACACTATCAAGGCCAATCTTTAATAGAAAACTCGGATCATCTTTATGTGTATATATGACTCTATTGGTTCCCGCATATGATCGAATAAATCCTCTTGGATTCATAATCTGATCATAGATTGCCATACGTTCTTCAGCAGTTCCCTCACTATATGGAGGGTAAGTAGCTAACCGCCATAGAATATACTTGTCTTCTTTAGTCAGATATGTATCGATGGGTGCATGTTTCATCTGCAGAAAGATCTGCAGATAGGGATTGTTATATCCTATACCAGAATCTTCAGCATAGGATATAACGGACGCAGACTTTCTTGTTTCCATCATAGTATGGTCGGCCTCCTTACCCGTTTAAAGATCCTATCGATAAACTTTTGTCTTCTTTCCTGTGTTTCATCATCGGGACATAGAATACCAGGTTCATTATAAGGATCATCGGGGTCGGATGGATTATACCATATCTCTGCTGCCGCAGGATCTAATCCATTAAACTTAACCGAATTCTTTCTACGATATTCCCAACCTGCTTTATATAAATCGCTATTCGCATATGATGTATCTGGAGCGCATTCGATATTAATCGGATCTTTTCTGATTTCATCATAATCTCTCATAGAATTTACATAACAAGCCAAGTCGAGTTTCTGCTGAGAAGTCAAATCTGGTCTGGAAATAGCTCCTCCCGTGATTTGATTCATCCATGCATAATGATTAGCCATTGTTCTTTCCAGTACTTGTTGTCTGGTTAAAGTACTTGCAAAGAACTGATTGGTTTTGATCTCGGCCAATCTCGCCATACGATTAACATACGCTGCCTCGTAATCTTCTTCTTCCATATGGTTATGGCTTCCAAATGGAGAATTCCACCAATTAAAGAAAATTTCTTCAACTTCATTCAAATGATACTTCTGTCTGAAGAAACTCTTATAAATACAATAGTCTGCTAGACGAATCTGATTCTTCTCATCTAACCGACCAACCATCTTATTGATCAATCCATGAAGTTCATCATCTTTTCTTGGAATGATCTCTAAGTTATATAGATCTTTCAGATAAGCAATCTGTTCTTTCCCAGTCTTATCGAAAGGTATATGAGAGTAAACCTTCTTACAGCATTCTGGCAAAGTATCTATAACTTTATCCAAGACTCCTTTGATTTCTCCAGGAGCTGCTGGCTTAGGAACAGCCACAATAGTATGATTGGTATTATTGAACACAGTCGATTTATAGATTGCTAATGGATCAGCTTCTCTATACTGGAACAATTGAATCATACATTCTTCTTGTAGTACTTCCCAAGTTTTCAGATCCAATACATCTCTAAGATATCCAACAACATCGGCTACATATGTATTATATCTGGACAATTCTGTAGACAGATTAAAGGTATCATCCTTTTCAATCTGCTTTACACAATTCATAACCATATTTACATATTCTCCATCAGGGGTATTTCCTTGTGGAGGTAGTGATGTTTTTTCTAATCGGTAATGAATCTCTTGATGATCAAGATATCTTCCCAATTTGGAATCATAAATAGAATAGTGAGTATATCCATCATCATCCGTTTTACTACGGATGAGTTCGTAATCTACTCCATCTTTCAAGATGTCTCGTCTCTTTGGTCTACGTGATTTTCTAAATTCATAATCCTTCTTCTTAAGTTCTTCTGCTTTATTCCACTCTTCTTCATTATGGCAGACATAAACGACAGGAAGCTCTCGACGTCGGATTTCTCTCTTTGTTGGATTCAGATATCTGAATCCATCGTCATAATATGTAGTTGGCAGACCATATCGATCAGGAACTCCTCCCATACCACTATATCCATAGCCTGGAATATATTCTGGCATAGCAGGCATACCCATTTGTCGATAATAGTCTTGATAATTGCTTGCCCCATACACTCCCAGAATACTGCTGTTTCTTTGTTGTTCAGCAATCTCCTGTGGAGTGACTTCTCTATAATTTGTCTCTTTATTAAATGGACGACCCATCATAGCATCTCTCTGTACTTGATAGAGTCGTTGATTGTTCGCTAATGCGGACTGAGTCTCATCTACTTCAAATATGCTGTTTTGTAATCTATTCAGTTTTCTTGTATTGGTTCCAGGAGTAACTTCAGATTGTCTACGTCTTTGCCTTTCTTCCATACTTCTTAGATTTCGACGTTCTTCTCTGTCTCTCTCCTGATATAGAATCTCTCTTTCTTGGTCGGATAGAATATTTCCCTCAGAGTCTACCATACCCAAGTTCATAAGAGTTTCTAATTGTAACGGATCGAAGCGGCCTTTAGCATCTTTGATCTTTTGTTCACGAACACGAGCGATTCTATCCAGTTCTTTTTCTCCTGCTTTATCTCGCTCATATTTCTGGTCATCATGTTCTTCCCCAGATATTTCATCTTTAACTCCGATATATTCGGACTTAGGACGAACATATTTCTCCCAATAAGGAGCTGCCATTGTGACTGGATCATTGATTTCTTTAGTAATCCCAGTATTCACTTTGGTAATCCATTCCCTAAATTTTGGATTCTCAAATTGAATGCCCATTGGTCCTCTTTGTTGTATATACTGAAGTCCTGGAGTATAATATCTTGCATTACGATTCATATTCCATGCGACTTCATATGGATCATATGGTTTTGGTCTGATCTTGCTTCCGTATCCTGTGTTTTCCCTATTTTTTCGCAATATTCTTTTTTGTGCAATTGTATCATTCGGATGAATGGTTTCAAATGTCAAAGGAGATTTATCTGCTGCTAAATGAGCATACAAATCATCTTCTTCTTTTTGATAGATTTCTTGCAATTCATAATTGGCTTGCTCAAAATCATATAAGTTTGTACTTGGTGTATGAAGTTGTTTACGTTCTTTTACAATACGCTCAGGTACTGCATTCATTAACATTTCTGCAAAATCCAAGTTTATTCCCCCTCACGATTTTACAATTCTTAGTCTTTGTTGATGAGTCGTGCATATTTACACATCACATCACTGGTTAAGAATCCCATGAATTGAAAATTTAAATGTGCATATTTTTCTTTGTCAAACTTTAGGCTATCAAAGACAACCTTTTTCAAATTATCCCTTGTCATATTATCAACAAACGTATTATAGTATGCCAGATAACATGCTATTTTCTGATCAATTGTACAATGGTTAATAATACTGAACTTATTAATCATATGAGTCAATTCTTTCGGTCGGCTCATATGAACATGAGCTTTGGTATGATATAGATTAATCGGAAGATCATTATCTACAATCATACGCACAGCCGTTACAAACAGTTCTTTGTTAAGTATACCTTGGTTGGAGAATATCTTCACTTCACTATAGAATGATTGTGTCGAATTATTACTCCACCAATTGAATATCCACTTTCTTAATCCCAATATAGAAATCTCAGAATCTGAGAACAAATTGATCTGTGGCATATCCATGTTTTTTAAATTAAGCTGTCTCTTAATTTCAATAAGTGCACCCAGTGCCATAATAATAGCATACATTTCTCCGTAATTTGAAGTTGTGTTATAGAAAATTCTATTGACAGATTTGATAATTTTATTTTTATATACTATTGCATATCCTGGAGAACTTACTGTTCGATTATCGCTCTTTGTTGTACTGGCATCAGTAAATACATCGAGCGAACCATCTAAGTTAAGTTCCATTTACATTACTTCTCCTTTCCTTCCTCTCTGGATAATAATATATCTTTATAGGTGGATTTATCCAGGTCTTCTTTCTTTAAAATATCCCCAAACGTATTCATCAGCAACGTTTGGTTACTTTGTATTGCTACAAAATCTTCTTCAGGTATTATAGATAAACGATTTTTTAATAATGCGCTCATAATCATCAAAAATTCATTAACGTCGTGAATAGAATGGAAGTAGCCGCCATAAGCAGCTACTTCATTTAAATCTATTTTATTATCTTTAACGTTTTCTTGATTCTTGATGAAAATAGCAGCTCGTAACTTAGGATTACAATCTTTGCATGTTTTCATAATTTCCATAGCAATAGATCCTAATAAAGCTCTATTTTTCATATAATCTTCTCCTTTATATGGTCTCTTCTTTTTTACCATAATAATACTGCACCCATAGATACTGTTCTAAGGGCCATTTTTTGATTTTCTTTATTTTATTGTATTTTTGCATAATCTCGTTAGTAATTCTAAAATTTACAGTTTCTCCTGTTTTTGAATTAGTCAGAGTGAGCTCCTTTAAGAGTTTATCTTTCTTCATTCAACAATACGTCCTTTCTTATAATAAATTTTCACGAATTACTCATTATTATAATATCTAATTAAAATTCAATTTGCAAAAGCATTGCCCATGAGCTATATAGCTCATGGGATACTTTTTAAGGAGTTTAAAAAAAATGACGAGGTTTTGCATGAAAATGAAAAAGTGTAAGGAGAGAATTAAGTTGATTGATATATACAATAGAATTCGATCAAAAGAATATAATAGACAACGGGAAGCAAGCTAGGGAATCGCTTGAATTTAGATTATAGTTCTTTTGTTCTATGTATATATCAATCCTGAGCATATAAAACGTGCGAGGGAGGATTATATGCATCACTATAATGTTATTTACTTTTCAAATGTTATATGCGAATTTATCAATTCATTGTAATGCTTATTGGATTCAATCATTGTATTTTCATAAGGAATGATAAATTTAATCTCTCCTTCTATTTCATCATAGATTGCTGTAACAGTAGTTACATGAACAGTTGATTTGCTCATACTAGCTAAAGTATTCATAATATCATATGCCTTAGCATATTCTTCATCTATAAGTTTATTATAAAAAATATAAGCATTATGAACTTTATTATGATCAAATACTTGGAAGCATCCAATATTCTTCATCTTACCTTGTTCTATAATCAGATTACTAAGTTCTTTTGTTATATAAAACTCAGGAACATGATCTTTTACATTTTTTGATGTAAAATTGGCAACATTAAAATCAATAAGAAGATTAATAACACGATTAAATGCAGCAGATATAGTTATATTGATAATAGACAGATCATCTATACAGCTTCCATCTTTAATATTAATTGTTTTGCAGAATTTTTCATCACAGATTCCATTGATTAGATTCATTGTAGGTTCACCTTCCTGAGAGATAAAATAGATAGTATTACTATGAAGTTTAAAAAATAATAAAAAATAAAAGAGAGTCTTAATGACTCTCAGATATTTTTACCACTGAATATCATTGATGGTGCACATCACGATAACCAGCAACATAAGTGGATATGCATACACATTTTTAATCTGTGTCTTACCATTCTCATCTTCATAGAACGGTTTCCACCATTTCCAAGATTTTCTACGATAATATTTTTCGTCCATTTTAAATTCGCTCCTTTTGAAATAATAAAATTATCCGACTTTCCAATTCTTTCTTAACTTAGTTATTTCTTCTCTTAAAGAAATAGCTTTAGCTGACATAGGGTGAGCATGAAGCCGATTAATCAGTTTCAAATATTCATCCTCTTTGGAATGAATATAATCTTCCATCTCGGTTTTAACTGATAATACCGGAACACCTTCTCTAATGACTAACATTGCCATTCTCCTTCCTGATACTTTCGTATCATAGAAAATATATAGATTAATTATTTACTTTCACTCATATAGTATATAAGTTAAAATAAATTAGATTACAATTTTAGATTTTGTATAACTAGTTAGTAAGAAATCATGTAGTTTAGCTGCGAATGATTTCTTAGAGATATACTTATCCGGTTAAGATAGGAGTATATCTTGTGCTTTGACAAGATTACTTAACAAGGTAATCTTGAAAGCGAGAATACACTCATGATTATCTGGCGTATCTTTAATCTGTTTTAGATTTTCTAAAGCGTCTTTTAGATATCCAGAAAACCAAAGGGCATATTCTTTTGAATTGGTACCTTTCAAAATCATATGTATTCTCCTTTCGGACTTATAAGATTACACAGCTATAAAATCTTATAAGTCATATATTTGATATGGGAGAGATAGATTGCGACTGTCTCTTCCCTCTATCAAATATATAATATATGATTTAGAAAATCTTAGATTACAAAAAACAAAAGTGTATCCCATAGACCATATGGTCTATGGGAATTATTTGTAAGATATTATTTCAACCAGCTTGGAGCTGGAGCAAATACTTTAACACTTTCATATGCTTTCACATATGTTCTTCCGGAACTATAAATCTTAGTTCCATCTTTCTTTACTTCAACAACCTGCGGGAATGTTCTTTCTCCAGCAGGAATTTCTTTAAGAGCCACCGATACATTAGACTTTTCTCTTCCGCCAAGAGGAAGTTTACGTCCTGTATGGATATAGGTATTAATAAATTCTTTGCTGAATTCGATCAAAGCTTCTGCTTCACTCTTTTTGAATTCATGTTCTCTCATTAAGCTCTGTGCTTCTGCCATTGGGATCTTTGCCGCTGAACTCATAACAGATGCGCACATTTCTCTAATTTTAGTAGATGGGTTATATGTAGATTCTTTACCACTTACCCCATATAAGTCTACTTTGTAGGTTGTGTCATTCATCATTGCACGCATAACTCTGATTTCATCCTTATGAGATGCTGTGCAAGTTGTTCCTTTATTGATGATTTTTAACAACTCTGCTACTTTCTCCATTTATAAAATCCTCCTAACTTTATAAACACAAATCATAGAATTATGATTTAGTTTTATCTAATTTAGTTTTTGCCATATCATCAACGATGGTAATAGCATTCATTAGTTTTCTCTTTGTATGGATATATCTATATAGATAATCTTTTAATTCTTCTCTGGAGTATTTAGAAATTGTCTCTAAGAATTCTTCTTTTTTCATAGTTATCACCTATCCTATTACTATCTAAGTTCGTTGAGATATAACTTTTAAATTCTCAAAACGACAGCTTACAATGTAGTTATCGAACACTTATATAAATTTTCATATTATTTTCAAATGAAAGGATATGTGCTATATGGCAACATCTATTGAAAAACTTGTTCCTCTTCGTTTGATGAAGACCAAACTTAAATATCCTACAGATCTTAAAGATCGTTATAAGGGTAGTGTTGTCTTCTTACTGACAAAATCTATAGATGGTTCTATAGACTTCTTAAATACCAATCAGTTCTTAGTGAATAATAAAACGTTTTTGTCTTATTATGCAGAGAAAGACTATACGTTCTATTTAGAATCTGCCGAAGAACCAAGAGATCATATGGTTGATTCTGTATTAGAATCCTCTATGGGAGAACTCAATACTCAATATAATAATATATATGTGAAATCTGATTCAGCTACCTCTTTCTATCCAGATGCAGCACAATTGATTGCTATGAATGAAGATTTCGGAATCAATCAGAATTATCCCAATATATTTAGACGATTCTTATATAACGAACGTATCAAAAATCAAAAAGAAGCCATGACTCTTTATAAGAAGATCAAAGCTTCTATTGATTGGATTAAGTATACATATATCAATCTTTCTATCTATAAAAGAAAGAACTTAATTGTTGATTGGTCATATTATGCAAATCTGTTCTTTAAGAATAACGAATTATATATCAGAGATAAAGGAATTGATCTATTACATCATATGATGACAAGATATCTGAATGATGCCAGATTAACTAATGAAGGATATAGTAGAAAAACAGTTATTATTCCAGTCAACGAATGGTGTAAAGGAATCGAAGATAAAGTACTATTCGACTTTACTAAGAATATCAATCCATTTTCTATGATCTTCCGTTTAACTAAGCAAAAGAAAATATTCCCAAATGAATGGGAAGGAATTGATTTTATTATTTGCTCTAAGAATGCATACTTTAAAATAGACCTAAATAATTTTAGTATTAAAGAACTGATCAAGTTTGTATACTTAACTAAGAAGTTAATTGCTAATGAAATTGCTGATGCGGATACAACGGATGATGAAGAAACCATTGTAACTTCCGGATTAACTCAGAATAAAGAATTATCCGGTAAAGATACAGAATATGTAACAGTCAAAGTTTCTGATGATGAAAAGAAAGAAGAAATCGTTAACGTTGCTCCAGAGCATAAAGAGCCTATCGTTAATCCTGATGAAGACTGGTTAAAATCTGTCGTTGCCGATTTAGATGAGAATTCTAAAGATACGGTCAATATCAATGAAGCTAGACAAAAACGTATGGAAGAATTAGATAAGACATACGATAATACAGAAATTCATGGCAAGAAAGTTAAAACAATTTTAGAGAATTATTATACCAAAGACAGATCCCTGAAGTCTGAACCTATTCCGATTGACTCTATCAATGAAGAATGGAAAAATATATCTTCATTAGATTTAGAGAAATCATACGATATTGATGAAGATATTGTTGCTATTCTTAAATCATTCCGATATAAATCCAGACCACTATCTGTTGTATCTATGAAGATGGAAGATACTTCAACCAATATGGACTATGTCAATACATTGACTGTGGTAATGGAAGATGCTTATGGAACCAGATCCACTATTAAATTGGATATTCCTAAGTTTATCAATCATCGGTTTATGAAACTAAGAGGAAACTTAAAAACTATTGCTGGTCAGTTAATCTTAATGCCCATCATTAAAACAGATGAAGATACGGCACAGATCGTTACTTCTTATCATAAGATCTTTATTTACAGAATCAATCCATCTAATGGTTCTAAATCAACCAAAGGTGTATCTAAGTTAACCAAAGCTCTTAGTAAACTGAATACAATAACTTCTAAACTAGAAGTATTTGAGGGAGATAATAGTTTTATCTGTTCTAAATATGAATTACCAATCGAATATAGAGATTTGGCTGGTTTATATTCCAGAATCAATTTAGGAGATGGAAGTTATGTAACGTTTGATTATGATAAAGCATTACAACTTCCTACTGATAATAAATATGATCAAGCAAAGCATATTATATTTGGCTTTGATAATAAAACTAAGAAGGCAGTATATGGAGATAAAGAAAGATTATCTTTTGATATTGGAAACTTCTTAGCTTCTAAAGATAAAGCTTTTGGTGATCTCTATGTAAGTACAGTACCATCTAATAAACTTTCTTATTCTGAAGCATCTATTATGAATACAGATATTCCTGTAATTATTTTGATGGCTTTCAGCGAAGGTTTACAGAAAGCGATGGATAAATCTAAGATTAAATATCGCTTCTCTGAAAAGAGACCAAAAGCAACAGATACAGAATCTGTTATTCGTTTTTCTGATGGATACATCATATACAATGATGAACACCCAGAAGATTCTCTCTTAATGACTGGATTGACTAAGTGTGATTTGAGTTCCTATTCTATTAAAGATATCAATAGCAAATCTATGTGGTTAGATATCTTGGATGACTTTGGTGGACGTATCAAAGCAGATGGTTTGGATAACTTCTATGATTGCGAATTTGATCCTATGTCTATTGATATCTGTAAGAGAAAGAAGATTCCCTATGATTATATAGAAGCTTTAGCCTATGCTAATAAACTATTAGCTTCTACGGAATATAACAAGCATGCTGATATTTCTGGAAATAGAATTAGAACTAATGAAATTTTAGCAGGATACTTATATCAAGTATTAGCTAATGCTTATGGTGATTATGCTAGTAAGTCTAAGAGAGTTGGTAAAGGAGTTAAACTCTCTATTAAACAATCAGCATTAATAGATGCTCTTATGAAAGATCCCGGATTCTCTGATTTATCTGTATCTTCTCCATTATTAGAAGCAGAAGCTGCTACATCCGCATCATTCAAAGGGTTGTCTGGTATGAATGCTGATAGAGCATATACATTAGACAAGCGAGTATACGATGAATCTATGCTTGGTATTCTGGGAGCATCTACAGGGTTTGCCGGTAATGTTGGTATTACCAGACCAATGACTATCAATGCATCTATCCAGAATAGTAGAGGATTAATGGATCCTAAAAAACCAAAAGATCTGAATACATTAAATACGTTAACTATATATGAAGCATTGACTCCTTATGCTACTACTCATGACGACCCTATTCGTACAGCTATGGGATTTGTTCAGACAGTTAAACATCAGATGAGAGTTAAATCTTCTTCTCCTAGTTTAATTACATATGGCATGGATGAAGCTCTTCCTTACTTTACAACTGATATATTCTCCCACAAATTCAAAGGAGTTAAAGGTAAAGTATTAGACGTCAATGATGAATTTATTATCTATGAAACTATTGATGAAGATGGAAATAAATCAAAAGAATTTGTTGATTTATCCGACCATACAATGAAGAACTCAGATGGTGGTTTCTATGTCACGGTTAAATTAAAACCACAGGTTAAGAAGGGTCAAACTCTAAAAAAGAATGATATCTTAGCCTATGATCCGACTTCATATTCTCCCACCGTAGCTTCTGATAAGAATTCTAAGAATATTGCTTATAATGCTGGTACATTAGCGAAGATTGCTATTATGTGTACCGATGAAGCCTATGAAGATTCTTCTATTATCAATACAAGATTAGTAGATGCATTGACTTCATTCTATGTAGTAGAAAAATTATGTTCTTTGGATGCACACTCTAATGTATTCTCTTTAGCAGAAATTGGTAAACCTATTCAAGAAGGATCTCCTTTAATTGTATTCCAGAATGCATTTGAAGAAGAAGATGCTAATAAACTTCTTAAGAATATCAACGATGAAGAACTAGATGCCATTACAGATTTTGGTCGTATTCAAGTTCGTTCTAAATTAACTGGTATATTACAAGATATCAAGATTAGAAGAACATGTGAACTTTCTGATCTGTCTCCATCATTAAAGAAGATTGTTACTCAATATGAAAACGGTATTAAAGCTAAAAAGAAAAAGCTCTTATCTGCTGGAGTAAATCCAATAGAAGTAGAATCTATGTTAGAATCTACAGAAAAGATGCTTCCTGAGGGTAAACTGAAAAACACACCAAATGGTGTTATGTTTGAATTCTATATCAAATGTAGAGATAAAATGGGTGTAGGAGATAAGTTAACCTATAATACAGCCATCAAAGGTGTTGTTAAGGATATCATACCAAAAGATAAAGATCCTTATACAGATTTCAGAAAGAATGAACCCATTGATGCTTTATTAACTTCTGCATCCGTCAATGCTCGTATGGTTCCCTCTATTATGATCTCTGGAGCTTTGAATAAAGTCTTAATTGAATTATCCAGACAATGTAAAGAAAAGCTGGGTATTCAGTGGACTAACTTAGAAAACAAAAACAATTTGGATTAATACATTTAAATAACCAACTGAAGATAGCGAGTTTCTTAGGGTATACGGAATATTCCGTATACCCATTCGCTCGTCAAAAGGCTACATTTCATTTCTAACATATTAGTAAAGGCTTTTGTATCTCTGATCATACCCGTCCATATATGATTATATGCAATTGTCTAAAATTTCATAAATTTCCTCTTCTTGAAAAATTTGTTTTCTCCTTATAATTCACTGTACTTTCTCCGGTACAGTGAATTATACCGCCAATATTACAATAAAAGATCCCATAGCTCCTATGAGCTATGGGACTTATCTATTTAACAAGTACAATAATTGCTCCTACAATAAATACAGAGCATATTAATCCTGCCATATATTCCGGCATAACAACCCCTAAGATTATATTCATAAATATAGATGCCAGAATAACCGCTACACATAGTAATATCTTTATGATATTTCCTATTCCCATAATTTACCACCACACTTCATGATATCATAAAATGCATACAATGAGCTAACCAAGTAAACGACAAATAAACATCCCGCAATTCCGTATCTGTTATAAGTCAGACAATATGCAGAACAACTTCCACATATGACAGACAATAGAATGCAAAGTATGCTAACCAATATTCTGTAATGCATAATTTATAACCCCCTAACCTATCCAGTTATAAAGTATATATAACAATAATCCGAAGATCATACAAGCGCAATATTCATTCGTATATTTATTATTCATCATAATAAGAATCTCCTTATGATTAGAAATATTCAGAGCAATATAGTGTTCGGATATTGTCTATAACGAAAACAAATGGACTATGAGGGTTATAAAAAATAAAAAAAAAATAAAGAGCTTTTAAAAGCTCTTTATCTTCTCTTAGCGGAACAGATCAATTATAACAAATAGTGATATGATTGTTGCCTTTAAACCAAGAACAATACAGGCTGCCCAATCGCCAAGTTTGCATAAAGCATTAATACCCTGCTTATGAGCTTGATCGTAGAAATGAACACACCAGTCCAAATCAATTAATACAATTGCAATTAAAACAAAATACTGCCACCATTTCATTTATAAGTCCTCCTTTTGACTTGTTACTATTAGATGATACGATTTATCATCTCTTATTCATCTCTATAATATATAATTTATCAAAAGTTAGATTACAAAATATCTATGATACCCAAAATTATTTAAAGAGCATATCTTCTAATAAAACGCCATTGATAATATCATATGCCATAATAGCCCACATAATAGCTAAGATGGCTACAAAGATATAACTACTCATCTTCTTTTTCATTATATGTACTCCTTTTATGAAATTCTATACTAAAAAGTATTTGTTTCTGTCATGATATTTTCTATATGAATCTTTAGACTATTTGTCGATTCATCATAAGTGAAATAAAATAGATATCCATTTCTGGTAAAGAATTTAAAATTCTCTATATGCGCATGAGCGATATGAACGTCATTAAAATCCTTCACATCAGATTCTCTTAATTTAAAATAAGAAAAAAGCTCTCTAATTCTTTCGAAATCTTCCTTAGTTGTAAATCTTTCGATAATATGCATCCCAAACCCCTTATATCCAATAGGTTTGAACACCCCATCATCGTCAAATTCAATTCTATACACTTCTCCCGTGTACTTATACGTGGGCAACACAGATTTCTCTATTAAATCGTAAAAATGGTGAATTTCAGAATGATCATCACTATGAAGAAGTTCGTCTAAAAGATCGGACGTTAATATATCATATGAGTTTATCACAACCTCATTCATGATATTCTCCAATAAATCATCAGACTTTACGAAATGAAAATCTTCATCAAAGTTTCCATTCTCTATATTTCTTTCTTTTTCTATATAAGGTGGAATGGTGTAAAACTCCATTTCATTTTCGGAATCATATAAAATATCCCAAGTTCTATTACTATAAATGGCCGTTATGACTATACTAAACTCTTCTTTATATTTCTCATATCCATTCATCAATGTAAAAAAGTCCGGAATGCTATAAGAAAAAAGCACAATATGATCTTCTTTATGATTTTCGGAACGAAAGATATCTTCCAATTTATTCATAAGATCAAAATATGTAACGCATATATCATACACTTTTCCAAGTCTATTAAGAACTAACTTATTATTTTCAAAAAATTTCGGTAATACAAAAAGCTCAATCTTAGTCATCATAGTTCTCCTTTTTATAAAAACGCAAGATAATCATTCTAAAAAGCTTAGAATGATTATTCAAGTGTCATCATATCTTCCAAGATTAAAAAAGCGCCATATGATTTCTCCATAAATTATAAAGGAGTTTTATATATTTATCATTCGCAATATTCAAAAATTTTCAAAAAATTCGGAAAGGCGATAGTCTTCCTATAGTTTTTCGGAACGTTTTAAACTTTCGAAAACTTCGAATACCTAGCTAACGCCTTTACGAAGTATATGGGGCTATCGCCCATATACTTCTAAAACATATCTCTTATATCTTTTAATTTTATTCTTTATTACAGCGCTCCGCTCCCTCTTCGTAGTTGAATAGCGGAACGCTTATATTAAATGGAACTCTATATGCTTTCTTTATATTTTTTATAATAATTTTAAAATTCCAAGTAATTCTTTTAAAACTTGGAATAATTACTACTTCTATTTATCTTGGAAAATGTATACTAACTTCGTTATTTCTGTTGAAATAAGAATACACTCCCGATTTTTAAATAATTTCTTCAATTTTTCTTTTTTTTTTTTAATTTATTGGTAAATTTTAAATTTGTATTTTAATTTTAAAATTATACAACATATTTGTAATTTTGAAAATTTTGCTAAAGACTATAATGGCCATAAGACCTCTATAGGCTCAACGGAATACCACGTACATTAAATACCGAATCACTCGCCTACGGCTAACCACAGATAAAGCTCAGCATCGCGCAATCCGCTTCCCTGCTCCTTGTCGCTCTGCCATATGGTTTCGTTCCGGACTTCCCCTGAAACATATCCTCGCTGCCTCGCTCGGATACCCGTCCTACACTCAACTACCCTCCGGGGGAGGGGGTTTTAGGGGGAGGGGGAAAATTTTTAAAAATTAAAATATAACTAAACATATTTTAAGTCGATTTTTGATAATTTTTGAAAAATATACGCAAATTGACATCTGAGTATAGACTCAGATGTGATTTCTATTGCCAAAGGAGGAATTAGTAGTATATGAAAAGCTTGTTGATAGGATTTGAGGGATTGGATGCTAGTTATAAACATACTAATGCGGAAGCATTGTACGATCATTTAATGGAAGTATATGATAAAGCTATTAGAGCAGATCATTTAAAAATAGAATTGGTTTCTTTTCCAAGATATAAACATGCTTCTTCTTGGTTTGTCAGAGAATATCTAAACGGTCATTACAATCGTTTTATGATGGATTATGATCAGGTTATATTTCCCAGGCAATCTAAGCTGAAACAAGTATCTATGTTTTTCTTGGCAGATATGATTGATTGGTATAGTGATGCTTTAAGACGAGGCTTATTTATTAAACCTCATATTATTATCTTTGATCGCTATATATATTCTATGATGTATTACTTAATTCCAGAAATCTATGCTAAGAAAGAACATCACTATCAAAACTACTTCGAACGATACTTACACACCATCAGAGAGAATCCAATGTATGAAGTATTACCTAAGGTAGATATATTATTGAAAATGATTACATCTCCTGATGCTATAGAAAAAGGAATCAATAAACGGGGAAGAATCAAAGACAGGTATGAAAAGAACTTACAATATCTGAAAGATGTCAATACATTCTTCAATGGATTAGATTTAAAAGAAGATCTGAATAATACCAATTATAAAGGATTGAAACACCAATTCGAAATTGATACGGTGGATAAAGACCCAGAAACTATATTTAACGATATATTAAAGAAGATCCATCCGATAGTCAATCGATTTGATAAACGAAAGTGGTGATAAAGTATGGAAGAACAAGATAGACCTTGTATAGGATTAATATTTGATGCAAGTTTCTTAATATGGGATGTATTAATTCCTATGGGAATTATTTATACTATATTAAACAGAAATCGGAATGCTAAGTTTGTATATGGTGGGTTACCAAGACTCTGTATGCATGTAGAAGATTATGCACAAAGTTTAAATATTCCAAAAGATCGATTGATTAAATTAGAAATGGATACATGTGTTAAGAGACATCTGCTTACTCAAACAAAAGAAGCTGAATGGTTTTCTCAATTATTGGCTTATCATCCTGGAAGAATATATTGCTTTAGGGATAATACACATTCTAATGCAACAGGCGTAATGGTTATGTATGCTGTACGTCAGAATATTCCTGTTATAGAGATAGACAATCATGGTAATAAGAGACAGATAACTAAAAATGCTCCCAGCGATCTTAATATTATTTATGCTCATAAAGCAGGAAGGATTCCATACGATGTTTAATCCAATGAAATTAAAAGAAGTTTTTCATAAGAAACCATCTGATCAAGATATAATCAATGCTGTTCATGCTGATGAATCAAATATGTTCTTTGAAGTATTAAGTATTTCTGATTCTGCTTACTTATGTTCTACTGGAGCTAAGACATGCTATAATTTAAAAACAGATAAAGAATATACAAAGAACTTAGAACATATTGCCAGAATTATGGGATATGGTCATGACTCTATAACTGCTCATTCCAATATGATTATTAAATTGAATATAGAAGCAGATGATAGAGAACATATGAATTTATTACCGATTTTATTTGCATTACCAGCTATGAAGTATATGAATATTGCTATTCTTCCGTATAAAGAAGATTTACCAGGAACCAGACACAGTATTCAATTATTGATTTCTGGGTCTGTTAGAGCATTCAGATATTTTATACAGAAATTCAATGATACCTATATAGAAAATAATGGGTATAATACCGATCTCTATGAGGTCATGAAGCAATGTATTTATCAGTCTTTTGAAAAAGAATTCTTTATTGATTTCATTAAGACTGGTATATTAGATGAGAAGCAGTTTGTTTATAAGGCACAAATGAACCTGATTGTGTCTGAAGACGAAAATGGAGATGAAGTGGCTAATGTAGGAACAGAAGCGGTTCATCAGCCTATATTATCTACCAATATGGTAGATATATTATATAGAGATAATATTTATGAACTATATTATTATCTCTTATCTAATGGAGCAGATCCTGATAAATTATTAGATTGCTTATTAGAAACTTGTATCGTTACTTTAAGACTAAAGAACTATTCTAGAGCTATATCTCAGCAGATCAATAGACATCAGTCTGGTATATCTCAAGAATCTCAGAGATATGTAAATTATAGTGAATCTCAGTTTATCGATCCTTTACATTTCCATGATAATATAGAAGATCAGAATAAAGAATATTCTATTGATTTTATGGGATCTACATTTAAAGGAACTATGAAAGAATTGGGACAGTCTCTGATTGCTATTTATCCGCAATTGAAAGAACAGGGATTGCAGAATCAGGATGCTCGAGCAATTCTACCTATGAATTCTGAAACTAAAACAATTCATACATTTACCTATAAGAATTTACTCCATTTTATTAAATTAAGAGATTCTCAATTTGCACAGCAAGAAGTTAGGCAAATAGCCAGAGATATGAAACTGCTCTTATTTGGTAAGGATGAATATGCTTCTATGGAATCTACAGTAGATAGAGACTTCTTAAATTCTAAAATGCTGGAATTAACTAACCATAAATAATCAAAGTTTATATGGCTTTACACATAGTAGTAATGAAATTTACAAGATGCTTTTAACTATTTTTTAAACTATAAGGAGAACTAGTATGCACAATATCAAAAGATTTGCTGATTTTTCTAAAGCTGTTGAAGAAATTATGAGTATTGTACCTGGTCTGACCTTCTTTTTTACACACACAGATGAAGATGGCCAGCAGTCTGATTTATGTAAAGAACCAGATCAGGTTGTTCGAAATATATTTAACGATTTGATGAATGATTATCCTTCCATACAGGATTTAGAGTATCCAAGAACAGTAGCCTTCTCAATCTCCGCTGATGAGGTTGGTTATAAAACAAGAGGTCCTATAGCATTTGGATGGAGAAATATCATTTCAGATCATAATACGTTGGAATATAGTTTTCGAATCAGTATATTCAGCAATAGCTTGGGAGCTAAACATTTAGAAGCAGAACTGAATAAGCTAGGATGGGTCCAGAAACCATATACTCATTTAGTACATGCTTCCAAATCCTATAGCGAAAAGAAAAGCAAATCTCATATTCATGCAGAAAAGTCTGCTCAATAGTTATTCATATTTCCAACTATAAATACACCATATTTTTAAGCATCTTGTAATTCATCGCATAATAAAGTCTTGATATATGAGTGACCGAATGATTTCATTGGCATTAACACATTAAGAATCCTATATTTCAGGATTTTATTATGGAGGAATAGAATTCAGACTGTAGCATATGCTACAGTCTGCTATTTCATCGAAACATCATATTACAAAGGAAGGTGAATAGTATGGCTCAAAACCCAGATTATAACAAGCCTACAAATAATCCTAAAGTAGAAGAGATAGATATTATGTCTATTCCTGAATTTGATATAAAAGATTGGGATTTAGATAACCCCAAAGCTTATTTGCGTTTTATTACAAGAATCGAACGTATTTGTAGAAATTCGTTTGAATATAAGCAATTCATTAATTTCTTAAGAGATAATGCTGGATTCAACAAATGCAGTATTATGGAAAATGTATCAAATGAAGAAAATAGAGCAATCAAAATTCATGTTCATCATTATCCGCTAACATTATACGATATTGTATGGACTATTGCAAATAAACATAAGATGAATCATGAATCTATGGATGAAGATATGATTGCTAAAGAAGTAATGTATAATCATTATACTCTTCATGTGGGGCTGATTCCATTATCTGAATCGGTTCATGAGATGAATCATAATAGCAGAATCTTTATCCCTACATGGGCTGTTTTAGGAAAGTGGAGAACATTTGTAGAAGAATATAAACAATATATGTCATCCGATACTCTATCTAACTTAGAGAAGTTAGATGAGCTGAGCCAAAAATATAATCATGCAGACAATACCGAGATACTGGATTCTGGATATGTTCGTCTCAAGATTGATGATCCAGATTATCAAGCAACTACAAAAGAACTTTATGATCATATTAACAAAACTTTAGATGAAATTAAATCTAAACAAAAACAATGATAAATCTGAGACTACTTGCGTAGTCTCAGAAATTTATGTTCTAAACTAACATATTTAGATGTGTTTGGGATATGTAAAAATGAGTATTAGACGTTTATACACTATCTCTCGTATAGATATATATGATATATAGAAAATATCCTTTTGTAATCTAATATTTTTGAAATTATATATTATAGAGATGAAATAAGGGAAGTAGGGAATATCGTTATTGGTGTCTCCGTCGCCAATACAATCAGTCTTATGAAACTTATTTCACGCTCCTTAAAGAGATTATGGAGAATTGTATTATATTGGATGCCTTTCGTCGTGGGCAATAACTGGTATAAGACAGTTCTCTATAATCTCAACTAATTTATTATTTCAAAAAGTTTATTTTTATATACAAAAGGAGAAGTATTATGAGTTTCAGTACTGAATGGGTAATTAGATATCTAGTATCTGTATGTATAGCATGTGTGTTATTTGCTATTCCATTTATGATTGAAGTATTGGTTTTACGATATTTCTTTCGATAAAATAAAAGAGTATAATCTCTTTTATTTTTTTGTCTAAAACTCTATACTTACAAGCCAGAACATACCATTAAACGTTCATATATGAAAGGAGGAATCATTTTGCCAAAATTACCTATAGTAAAAAATTACTTAAAGAATGTAGCTAAATCTGTTAAGTATGTAGCCATTAATGAAGTGCGTGATGCATTTCCAATGCCATTCAGTATGGCAGAAGCAAATGCTGATCTGACTCATGAAGCCAGAGCTATGTTCAGAAATAAAGGCAATATCAAAAGAGTACAAAACCAATTCTTACAGAGTGATGTATTTAAAGCTGGTAATGAAATTTACAGAAACAGCATGAACTCTATTAAGACTGGTAAGTTCTATGATAAAGCCAGATCTGATAAAGCAGATAATGCATTCTTTAAGAAAATGATGGGTGGAGAAGATTTTGATTTTGATCTGAGTGAAGATATCAATGATGTTGATACCGAATCTCAAGATGATAGTCAGGCTTCTCTGGACAGTTTAGGTGATGATTTAGATAATCTTGGATTAGGAATTGATTCCAGCTTAAAGACAACTGCATCTGCTATTTCTGCTACTGTTATGGATAGTGCTAAGTATACTTCCGAAACAGTGAAGAATACAGCAGCTATTTCTTATATGCAGTCTTTAAGAACGATGAAAGTATTAGAAGCGGGATTTTCTTCCGTCAGTGCCGGAATGAAAAATATCATTAAGTTTCAGAATGAACGCTTAAATACACATATCCAGAATGCAACCAAATTCTTTGATACCTCTACCAATCTTTTAACAGAGCAGAATGCTATGATGAAAGAAATGTTAGAGATGCAAAGAAATCTCTATAACTCAACCAGAAATGGAAATATTAATAGAAGAGAGTCTCATAATGCATATAATGATATTATGGGATTTGGTGGCGCTTTTGATGTCAGAAACTATCTGAAAAACGTCAAATCTAATATGACTAATTCTGCCGAATTCTCTCCTTTTCAAATGCTATGGGATATGAAAGATCTACTGGTAGCAAATCCATTAGAGTTTGTTATATCCGGTACATTGATCAATTTAATGGGTGGAGATAAGGTTAAGAGACAATTAGGCAAACTTCAAAAGACTATGAGTGGGTTATTTGGTCATTTCTTAAACCAGATGGACAAATGGTCTAATGAAGGTGGTATTAAAGGTTTCATAGGTTCTATATTAGGGGTTAATCAATCTGAGAAAGCCAGAGTTGACACAGCAAATTTTGAACGTGGAGCTATGCAATTCAATGGTATTGCTCAGAAAGCGATTACTGATGTAATTCCAGGATATTTAGCCAGAATCGAATCTGCTTTAACTGGTCAAGAAGAACGCTTCTATGATATGAAGACTGGTCGATGGACAAATGTAACTGGAATACGTAAACAGTTTAGTTCTAGATATCATTCATCTGATAATGCTGGTATGGATGAGATTACTAGTGTATTTAAGAAAGTATTGAGTAATACAGATCTTAAGAATATCAATGGTAATTCTTATTCTCAGGAAGAAGTTTCTAAAATTGTTAACGTAGTCTTAAATGGCATATTGAAAAATAATGGTTCATATAAAGATTTTGATAATGCCAAAGATTTCTTTAAACAGTTTGGATATACAACAGGAAATTCTAAGAGAGATAATAACCTGGAAGATTTTATTAGAGCAATTGCCATTAACTTAAATCATTCTACTCGGGCTGGGTTAGTTCATGATATTCGATCCGCTAAAGGCGCTAAGAATAACTTAGCCAATGATATCTCTAATGATCCATATGATTTGATGAGAAAACTCATGGATAATGGATTAGGTGGATGGAGATATGCAGATCGAGCCGTTGATGATTTATCTTATGGATATACTGATGCATATGAAGAACGTATGTATAGTGGTGGAACTGGTGGTAGAGGACGTCGTAATAAGAGAAAAGCACAAAAATTATCTCCTGGGCCTTCATTAACCACTAAATATGTCGCTCCGACTTCTGTAAAGAAAAACGACTTCAATGTATTTGCTACATTTGATATAGATGATATCAATGCATTCCCAGAAGGTAGAGATCTAATCAAATATATAACAGATCTGGATCATGTAAGTTCTATCAGCGGTATGAATAAATCTGTAATCAATTTCATCAATAAGATTACAGAGTTTGGCATATCTGGCTATCCTAATAATTCTTTTGAAGAACTGATTTATTATGTATTAAATGGTGGAGACGAAAGCTTTAAAGCTATAAGAAAAGCAGCCACATCGTTTTATGCTTTACCTATTCCGGTTAGAGTATTCTTAGAAGAATTATACTATAAGATTCATCCTAAAGATAAGATTACTTCCAGTGAAATGGCAGCTAAAGAAGCGGCTAAGGATGATTATGAAGAAAATAGTGGTAAAACTTTAGGAGACTATAAAGGCAATGGTTTCTTAGATAAGTTAAAACGTGCAAAAGGTTTAGATAAGTTTGGTGTTATTAAAGCATATACACAAGACTTGGCTAAAACTCCAATGCATGCTATGGCTGGTATTATCGCCAAAGTAGACAGCTTAATTTATACAGCATTCTTTGGAGATAAAAGAGTCAGAGATGCTAATGGAAAAGAAATTACTGGATTCATTCAACGTATTGGTTATGAAATCGGTACTACCTTTACTAAAGCTAGAGATTGGTTAAAAGAGAAACTATTTGGAGAAGGCTTCGGACGTAAGTTTAGAGAAGGAGCTACACAGTTTGGTCAAAGAATGTTCTCTGGAATTAAGAGTTCTTTAGGATCATTCTATAATGAAGTTGTAGGTTCTGAGAATGCTGCCGATGATGCGATCAGCAATCAGGACGCTTCCAAAATCAATCTTCCTGGGAAAGCAAAAGGTATGGGATATGTTCCCCATACTGGATTATATATGCTTTCTAGAGGGGAAGCTGTTGTACCATCTAAAGACAATCCAGATAATCCATTTAGAGGTTCTGCTTCTATAGCCAGAGATATGGTTAATGAAAAAGCGGTTGGAGCCAGCATGGGCATTAACGTTGTTCATGGATATGGTAAAGGAACTGGAAAGCGTAAATTAGCTAAAGCTAAAAAGTTATCTAGTGCTGATACAGAAATCCATGCTACCAATGTAGTTGTTTCTGCAGATGGAGAAGGATCTTCTGAAGAAAATCAAAGTATATATAGTAAAGCTTGGGAATCTTTAAAGAAACAATATCCTGCTGCTCTTGGTGAAGGCACAGCAACCGCATTAGTAGGTGGTTTAATTGGTGGCCCATTTGGATTATTGATTGGTGCTGGACTAGGTGCTGCTAATAATATACTGAAAAGCAATGAAGCGGCTAGCGAAATGCTATTTGGAGATACCAAGAAACTTAGTATATATAGTAGAATAGGAGGAGGACTAACTAAACTTCTTCCCAAATCTATGCTTGCTAAAATAGAAAAAACTAAGAAAACGGCTACTGATATAAAGAACTTTGGTATTGGTGGTGGTGTACTTGGATTGGCATCTGCTGCTCTTGGTGGACCGGTAGGTTTACTTGGCGGTATGATGATTGGTGGAGCTGTAGGTTGGCTTCGTAACAATGCAGAATATCAAAATAAGATGTTTGGTAGAACTATATTCTCTAAAGATAAATTTAATTTATCTAAATGGCTAAAAGATCATCCTAAACTTAAGAAAATGGGTATAGGTGGTGTAGTAGGCGGATTTATTGGAGGACCATTTGGTATACTTGGTGGTATGGCTGCCGGTGCTGCTATAGACTACGCTTCTAATTCCACTAAATTCCAAGACTTCTTATTTGGACCTCGTAAAAAAGACGTTAATGGTAGAGATACTAATGAACGTGATTTCGAATCTGGGTTCTTAGGTAAGTCTTTGAATAAGATGATTGCTCCTATAAGAAATTTTGGAGATAAATTTGCAGACTATGTTAGAGAAGGTTTTGTAGAACCTATGCAAAGAGCTATAGTTCCTATAGGCAAAACAATGCAAGTAGGAACTAAGAATGTATATAAACTAGTAGAAAGCGCAATGAGTGCTGTATTTAGTCCTAAGTTAAAATTACCATTCTGGAAAAACTTTGGCAGATGGATGGAGACTAATAAGAAATCTAAATTACTAACGGGTATGCTTGGTGGTGGTGCTGCCGGATATATGACTGGTGGCCCATTAGGAGCCATTCTCGGTGGTATATTAGGAGCTGGAGCTCATTATACTGGCGTAGATAAATGGTTAGTTAAAGCGGGAGCGTGGATAGGAAAACGACCTGGTTGGCTATTAGATAAAGGAACTAATCGTCTAAATAAATGGCTGATTAATAGTGGCAATGCGGATCATATGACCGCTAAAGAACGTATTAATTTTATGGATACTCATGGGTATTCATATACAGGTTCTAAAGGTCGCGCTATGCAATCTAATGATCGGCTTATGCAGGATGCATCATTAGCAGAGATCAGAGTTATGAAACGATATGTCGAACTTATTCAAATGGTTAAGTCTGGTAAAAAGATGACTAAAGAAAAAGTTGCGGCTAAAGTTATAGCTATGGTCAAAGAATCACCATTAGATGATCCCAGTCAACGAAAAATTGTCGATAAACTTAGAGCTATTCAAGAAGAATCTGATAATAAATATGCTATAGGGGCTCATACAGCAAATATAGTTGGAATTATTAATGAATCCAATATGACAGAAGATAAAAAGACAGATTTAATTGAAAAAATTAAGACTGTTATTCCATTAGTAGCCCAAGTTGGAGCCGTATCAGAAGAAGCTAAATCTAGACTAACAAATCTAAAAGAAATAAAATTCCGTCATAAAGGCGAAACTAAATCGTTTAATCTAGAAGCATATAATGGAGATTATGAAAAGGCTGCCGCATATCTAGGAAAAGAAGAAGCTGATAAGCTTAAGTCGGGTGTTAAAGATGAACCAGATACTGATATTATTCTTTTAGATCAAACCAAGATTCAAAACGATCTTCTCCGTGGATCTAATCATTACTTAGAAATGATAGCTAAAATGATGGCCGGAGAGAAGGTAGACGCATTAGATGCATTTAAAAATCCTGGCAGTATGTATAATGCTCAAATGACAGCAAATGAAGGAATGAGACTTGGACAAATAGCCAAAGATAAGCAAGATGCATTGACCAGAGGAATATTCATGAGGCAATATAATGAATATTTTAAAACTAATATCGATTATCAAAAAGATGAAAGTTATAATAAATTTTTCTCTAAATCATCTAAAAAGAACTTAGAATTTGTGATGAAATACCACAAATATATCAATCCTCGTATGGCTAACTATATTCGACTATACCCTACCGAGTTAACTAAAGAAGAACAGGAAAGAATTATATACATATCCAAACATATTGATATCACGGAACAAAGTTTTGATATGGTTGCGGCTGTTCTTCGACTTACAGATAGTGAATGGAAGAATAGAATTAAACCATTAGCCAAACACGGATTCCCATTAACTGGAAACTTACAGCAGATCATAGATATGGATAAAGAAGACTATGATCATATGCTGAAAGAGTTTAAGGTTACTCATAATGCTATAGAATCTACAGAACTTGGTAAAACAGTCACCCAAGAAGATTGGGTTAAGAATCATAAAGATATTAATCGTTTTAATACTGGGCAACATAGTCGAATTACGCTATTTAATGATCAACATACAAAATCTAAGGCAGCTATGACCGGTATGGCTATGCTTGATCCAACTGGTATTTCTGCTGTAGCAGCCGCTGCTATGTATGCGCTACAGAAAATTATGCCTAGTATGGATTTCTTCCAGACTCATAATGCTGGAGATCATGCACAAGAATTAGCAGAAACTATTAAGGGCAAAGCCAGAGGTGGATATATTTCTAAATCTGGTTTATATATGTTATCTAAAGGTGAAGCTGTCCGAGGCTTTGCTGACGGAACATCTACTGGTAAAGTCATTGAAATGGTTGATGGTCATCCTAAAGAATTTAAATATACATCCGAAGGTAGCTTAGAAGAAACCAATTCTAAGATGAATAAGGATGCTAATGAGGCTATTGCTAAGAAAGAATCCAGATGGAATGATGTACTTGGTTATTTCAAGATTAAGTATAAGACTCTTAAAGAAGAAACCAAAACTAAAGGCAGAAACTTATTGGGTAAAGCTAAAGGCTTCCTAAAAGGTGGATTAATGGGAGCTCTCGGAGATCTCTTCAGAGCTTTAGATCCTACTGGTGGATTAGCAACCGATGTACTTAGTTCTGCAGGAAGTTGGATGTGGCGTGGAGCCGGTAAATTAGCCAGAGGCGCTGGTCGATTTATAAACAAAGCTGCTAAATTCTTACCAGGTAAATTTAAAGTACTTGGTGGAGTATTAGGCGGATTGGTTGGAGCTGGAGCAGAAGAAGCTGCTATTGCAAGTAAAGTAGAAGCAGCTGAAAATGCCGTTCCTGAATCCGCTGAAGAACCAATTCAATCATTCATAGCTAAGAAATTGGCTGGTATTAGTGCAGGTATTATTGGATTGGCTGGAACTGTAGCTGGTGCTGGTAGTTTTGGCGGAGGCGGTCTCGGAGGAGCAGCAAACCTCGCTGCCGATGTAGCTATGACGACGGCCGGAAGTAAAGCTCTGTCCAAAGGTATTAATACGGTTAAGAATGCAACTACTATTGGAAGTAAACTTACTAATGCAGCTAAACCCGTTGCATCTGCAGCGGAGAATCCAGGAGCGCTTGGTAGAATTGCTGCTTTTGTTAAGAGTGGTATTACTAAAATATTTGAACTGATAAGCAAATTCTTACCGAATAGTGTAGCTAAAGTTCTCCCAAAAATCGGAGAAGCAATTGGAAAGAAACTCTTTACTAAATCTGCCCTTCCCAGCTTAGGTAAAGTCTTTGCTAAAGTAACCGGATCAATGATTCCTGGTCTTGGATTAATTACTACTGGATTCGTAGCAGCCAGTGCTGTTCTTGATTATAATTCTGGTTGTGATAATGCAGAACAGATTGCAGGCAGACCTGCCAATGGTGGAGAGATCAGCGATGGTATTAAATCATTATGTGGTATCTCCAATGCTATTTCTGAGTTTCTTTGTGGATTTATTTCTCCTCAGAGTATTTTCCGTATAGCAAGTTCTGTATCCGGAACCGATACAAAAGAATATCAGGATCCTGCTACAGGCGGCAGTCAAAATGGAGACGATAATAAAGGCTGGGGCGAAAAACTTTGGGATAAAGTAAAAGATGTAGCTGGTAATGCTTGGGATGCTACTAAAAACGCTGTTAGTGGTGCATACGATTGGGTTAAAGATAAATTTACCGGTGCTTTTGGTGGAAATAAAGATACATCTAAACCATCTACTGGTGGTTTATATCCTGGCAGATCTCCATATTCTCATAACACAAAACCTGCGTCTAGATTTGGAAGAAATATTCCAAATAGAGTTCCCTATGGTGTTGGTGGCGGAGAAGGAATGGATAATAAATCTGTTATTTGGAATTATCTCAAAGGACTTGGTTTAGGGTCCAATGCCATTGCTGGTATTATGGGTAATATGGAAGCCGAATCTTCATTCGATCCTACGATTGTTCAAGGTGGTGGACATGCTCAGGAAATAACTGTTGATGGTAGTACCGGTTATGGTCTTTGTCAATGGACAACTGCAGATAGACAGCAAGGCCTTGTTGATTATGCAAGATCTAAAGGAACTTCTACAAGCGATATTAAAACGCAGTTAGATTATATGCTTATGGAAGCTGAAAGAGATAATCCTGGTTTAATTCAGAGAATGAATGCGGCTAAGAGTCCTCACGATGCTGCTATCTTATTCCATAGAGAATTTGAACGTTCTGCTGATGATTTAGGAATGGAATCTCGTAGAGGCCGTATGGCTGAAGCTGTTGCTAATGATTTGGGTGGCGGTAATTTCTTCTCTGGCGCTTGGAAAGGAATCCAAAATGCTTTAGGTTTTGGCAATAATGGATCTTCACAAGGTCAACAACAATCTGGAGATGGTGGCATCTTCGGAATGATTAATGACTGGTTCAAGCAACAGATGGGTCAATATGACTTCTTATTTGGATCTGATTCTTCTGCTGGTGGCAGTAGAGGAGGCGGAAGCGGTGGTAATGGCGGCGGTGGTGGATCTTTTGGATCTCCGCTTGGAAACGCTGGAAATGTTGAAGGCGGTTCTGCATTATCATACGTTCTGAACGGAATCAAAGCACAGGATCCTGGCGCACAAATTACTGCTCCATATGCTGAAGCAAACCACTTTGGTCATGTTCATGGTGGTGTAGATATTGGTGCCGATGCCGGTACTAAGATTCCTTCACCAGTTAATGGTGTCGTTGTAGACAATAATAGAGTATCCGGAAGTGGATATGGTAATTATATTCAGATCAAAGATGATAAAGGAAACTTCCATTTATTCCCACATATGGACGTTCCATCTACATTGTCTGAAGGTACTCGAGTTCATGTTGGAGATTATGTGGGTACAATAGGATCTACAGGTAACTCTACAGGTCCTCATTTACATTATCAGATTGATCCTCCATCTAATGAAGGAGCTTCTTCTGGTGGAAAACATATCGATCCTGGTTCATACCCTGGACCAACTCCAAGTGCTAACCAGATGACTATTGATCTTGGTGCTAATAAAGACTTGGATCGAGCTATTGGTGGACCTAATCCTGGAGATGAACTGAAAACAGATTATACAGATCAGTTAAATCAGGTTATCCAGTTATTAGGTGCTATCTTAGCAGCCATTCAGGCTACTGGTGGTGCTGGTAATCCGACACTTATTGCAGCTGGACCTGGTATTGATCAAGCAGTAACCAATAAGATTCTTTCATCTACTCCAACACAAAGTATTGCAAAGATTCTTTCATCTATGATTGGTTTATCTAAACACTAATATACTATAATATGCTTGGGAAGCTCAAATATTTGAGCTTCCCAACATTATATTAATTTTTTACTGAGAGAAAAGAAAGGAGTAATCATGCAGCTGATCGTAAAATCAAACTCATTAGATATACATGAAGATTGCAACTTTTCCTCAAAAGTTATACATAAACTAAGCAAAGATGATCCTATTATCAAATTAGCTAATGTAGGATTATGGATGAAAATATCATATAAAGAATATACTGGATGGGTATATCCATTTAATTCTAAAGATGGATTTTGTATTGTAGATAAAGATCTTATTAAAGAAAATTCTATTAAAGCAGGATCTGTATGCACAATCAAATCTAATACAGGGGACTTGGTTACATATAGAGATAAGCATAAACGAGTCTTAACAGTTGTAGAAGATAAGACCAGTTTATATTTTTCTATTGTAGGAGAAGCTTCTAATGGGTATGTATATATTAGAAGTAGAACTTCTGATAAACAATACGAAGTTAAGAAATCAGATATTACTATTATAGAACAAAAAGCAGACCATAAATTTTACAGTTCTAACGCTGCTGAACCAAATGGTGGCGGTAGTAGTAAATTTCTAGAAGATAAATCGTTTGGTGATAAAACGGCCGATTTCTTTAATCAACGATTTTCTAATAGCGATATAGAAAAGATTCAAGATTCTGTAAACAGTTATTTTTATTCAAAGAATTCTGAATCCTTAGATAATGTAGTTACTTTAACTAAGATTAATCTAAATTCGCTTAGATCTATTTTTGGTATGCCATATCAATATCTTCCAGTAGCCGATTTAAGAGTAAAGAGTACTGGAGTAGGATATGAATCGTCTACTACTCCTTTAACGGATATTTCTGCTATAGGGATTAAATATAGAGAAAAGATTTTATCTCGTATGCCATTCTGTATCTTTATGCCCGGTATGGTCGATTTCATGCCTAATTATAATTCTGCTGAAAAAGAAGACATACTAAAAGATATCGTTAGAGAAAATAGTGATTGGAATGATTTAAGAAAAGTCGCTGAAGGAAAAACCAGAGGTTCTTATTATAACTTCTATCCTGCCTATTCTTTATACTATAGATATGTGAATGCTATTTGCAGAATGGCTGCTATCTTTATGGGTGTAGGAGACCGAGTTGTATATGGAAATACTCCTCTTAGTAAATTTGATTGGAGATCATTGTCTCCAGATACAATTTCTAAATCTTCTTTCTATCATGGATCTGTTTTATACTATCTGAATACAGAAAACCAGATATCAGAAAGCTTTAGCAACTCTACTACACAATCTCAATTAGCACAAAAAACAAATGCGGTATCTGAGCAAGCTAGAGAATTGATGTTCTTATCTAATACGGCCGTTGATGTAACTGCAGCCGCTTCAAAAGTAGGTACTAGCATTGCTAGCGCTGGATTAAATAATACACAGCAATTATTTGATAATATCAAAGCCAAAGTAGGAAGTGGTATGAGTTCTTCTCAGGGGGCTGTAGCCGCCATATTGAATGGACTACATAATACCATTGCTGGTTCTAAAATGTTATTTCCAGAACTTTGGCAAGATTCTCAGTTTAGCAGAGACTATTCGGTCAATGTTAAATTTGGGTCTCCAGATAATGATCCATTGTCTATTTATCTGAATATTATTGTTCCATTAATTCACACAGTTTGTTTAGCAGCTCCTAAATATACTGGTCCAAATACATATACAGCTCCATTCTTAGTTAGAGCATTCTATCAAGGATTCTTTAATGTAAATATGGGTATTATTACGGATCTTTCTATTACTAAAGGCAATGAAGGTGCTTGGACATATGATAACGTTCCAACTACATTAGAACTTCGTATTAGTATTAAAGATCTTTTTGGAACTAACTTTATGAGTATGGGACAAAACGAAAATAATATGGATCTGAACGTGTTATCTAATCAACCATTTGTAGATTATATAGCTAATACATGTGGTATTAATATAGACGAACCAGATTATCCAAGAGCATGGAAGATGATGAAGATGATCTTTAGTCCTGAAGCTAAGGTTAAAGATACAGTTCGGTCTGTACGGGAAGCATTCTTTGAAACTTATACACAAGCAACTGCTCGTACATATGGATCTATTATTGGACTACATCCTGGAAATATTCGATTGTTTGATCTTGTTACTATTGGTACAGGTCAAGCAACTCAAGCTATATTAAATAAGATAAATAAATAAATTAAACAAAACATAATCTTGAAGAGCATTAATGCTCTTCAAGATTTATAGTATCAGGTGGTAGATATATGAAGAAACGCAATCAGAAAATGAAAGAATACGAATCTAAATATTCTAAAATACCCAGAGATTATAACGAACGTTTAGCTTGGATGTATGATAAACTTCATATTAATTCAGTTAAAGCAGATACAGTCATAGCCAATTATAATACAATGAAAGATATACTGTATTATAAACGATATAAAGTCATTCTGTATGAAGTTCCAGAAGGATCTCCCAGACCCAGAATGAGATTAATTAATAGAAAAAACTTTGCTAATATGGCTATGAAGAACTCTAACTTTATACAAGTTTATTCTCCTGTGGGAGCAGAAGATAATAAGTTTATGAAGAAATTAGTATCCAACCAAGAGTTCAATCAATTACAGCATTTGATTTATACTCCCTGTATTGTGCATTATGAGGCTTATTTAAAGACCCCTAGTACATATAATGCAGTCGATACATATTTAGCCGAATTAGGAATTCATAGGCCCATAAACAAGCCAGATTGGGACAATATAGGAAAGAAATATTGCGATATGACCAATGAGAACTTATGGGTGGATGATAGACTGGTCATTAAAGGAACAGTAGAAAAATATTATTCTATATTGCCTAGAATAGAAATTACGATTGATTATCTGAATATGCTTACCAATAGCAAGCAGGCAGAATCAATTAGTAAAGCTTATAAAGGTGATATTCGATATTTTGGTGATGGTAGGTGTTAAAATGAATTGTGATAGTGATAATCTTCATGATACAATATTGAATGATTCTAAGAAATACAACCAGCTTGGTTGTATAGAATATAAATTAGAAGAAATTGATTTCTTTAATAAAGAACGAGTCGATAGACTAATGGAAATTATTAAAGAAGATGAAAAATTAAAAGATATGGTGATAGATATTAAAGTTCTTCCTCATCATAAGATATGGTTTATGCTTAATAAATCTTATAATGATACCGAACTCAATCATTTCCCTCTTATATCTGCATGCATTAAAAAACTTTTAACGGAAAATAAAGAATTCTTAACGGATAAATTAGGATCACAAGATGCAGTAAGACTTGTGTTTGATAGTATTATTCTTTTATGCCAATTTGTATGTATAAAATAAAAAGCAATAGATATCCATAGACTCATATGAGTCTATGGATAATTTTATATGTTTATTTCAAAGAACTAATATAAGCATCGATAACAGATTCATCGATCTTTACTAAACCAAGCACATTGGCAGTTTCCATAACTGTATAGATAGATGCAGTATCATCAATGATCTTATCCATATTAACGTCACCAGATTCTAAGAGATATTTGTCTTTCAGATCTGGGTTGGTCATAACTGCATTGGTAAGAGCTGTAACCATAGCTTCAAATATGGACATCGGAGCATTTTTAATACGAGATACTTGGAGCTTAGCATTTTCTTGTGCTGTCTTAGCATCCTTTTCTGTCGTATCTTTCTTACCTACAAAGTCTTTAACGTTTGTATAGATCTTCTTAATACGATCTGTTGCATTATTTCTAGCATCAATAAAATTGGTTGTTGCTTTTTCTACACGGTCAGCAATATTCTGACGAATCTTATCTGGAGTCAGTTTAGCAATATCATGATCCAGATTCTTCATCAGATTATCTGTAATGGTAGATTCTACAGCTTCATTATATCCTTTAATCTTATTCAGATTAGCATACTGAAGTCTTGCTTCTGAGCTATATTTATCCATCAAATATTGATAGGTTGCTTCTATATAGGTAATCGGTTTGATCGGCTTATTATGTAATTCGTTCTTTTTCTTTTCTACTAATTCGTTGATGAATGCTACACCAACTTTCTTGGATTCTTCTCCAAGTCTGAGTTTATCTGCAGCAGCTTCAAAGTTTTTATAAAGAGCTTCTTTGGTTAATGCCACATCTCTATCAGATTCTGTAGGAATATATTTTGCAATTCGGTTAGCATCTGCCGATGGAGCGCTCACCATCTCAGGAGAATTCGGATCCATACCAGCCATAAGTTTGCTGTCCTGAGCATTGATCTTTTTCATTGTATCAATTGTTTTTGTCAGATTCATAATCTTATATTCTCCTTTCTTTTAGAATAATGATGGCTGTCCATCTAAATCACTCGGATTATCTACTTCATCTTTAGTAATCTTCAGTTTAGAATCTTTTTCGAGCTGTTTATATACATTCTTCTGAGCTGGCACATATTTAACAGCCAGCATATCAGCCATTTTGCCCATACGATTAGCCCATTTTCTCTGGTTATCGGCAACTTCTTTATAGTCAACTTCTCCAGTATTTCTCATAGAACGAAGACGAATTTCGTTGGCCTTAAGAAGTTCTTCCTGTACAGAAAACCAATCAGACAAATGTGCTCTGAAAGAGTAGAAGAGATAAGAAAGATCTCTAAGGATTGGGAGTACAACCATAGCTACAATTCCAACCAGTCCTACAATAGCCATAGAACCAATAGTAACAGTTGTATTCCATACACCAGTTCCGATATCTTTTGCTACATCTCCAATGCCTTCCTGTACATTAACCATTTCATAAGATTCATGTCTTGTCTTAGCTGTAACAAGAGCTTTGAATGCTTTATCGATCTGGCCTTTATCAACGGCAGCATTGAATTTAACCAATTCAGAGTGAACCAAATAGAATTTGGTTTTATAAGTCTGTAAGTTGGTAATTTCTAATCCTACTGTAGAATTCGGATTCTTAATGAACTCTACACATACGGTTGTCATAAACCCAATATCAGCAATAATAGCCAAAAGAATAGTGTCATAGAAGTATTTAACCAGCGGTACATTGTTTCTAAATGCAGAAGTAAACAAAGGTCTAAGTTCTTCTACATTCTTCATAGCTCTGGCAATTTCATTGGTTTCTTCAATGCCATTGCCACTTTCCTGAGCAATCATAACCAATGTTTCAATACATTCTTTGGTCTGTTTATAATTCTTCATTCTGGTGACATCTCCACCAGATCTTTCAATTTCCTTGAAATCCATATCTTCGAGTTTATTGGTGATCATTTTATAAAGCCGATTGGCAAGAATAACAATGGCATTCTTTTGTTCGGCTTCATTAAATGAATGAACTGTTTTGAATACTTCCAAGTCATGCATATCCAATGCTTCATTGAAAATTTCAAGAACTCCAGTCTTTAACATCGGAAATCCTCCTTATCTATTAACCATCAGGTTAATAAGTTTCTTATATTGACTCTTATCTTCTCTTTCCAAAGAAGTATAGGATAATACTTCAAAGTTTGTTGAATTATCATCAAACAACATCTTTACTTTTTCTGTAACATCGTCCGCAATGATGAATCCCAAGCAGCTGTATTCGCTCATAACATTCAGCATATTATATGGTCTGCATTTGAAATTATAATCTTTTTCCAACAGATTTTCTGTATCAGAAGAAATAAGAAGTGTGGCAATAGCTGTGCCAGAGCCATTAGCAGAGTCAAAGAAACGATTCTTCTTATTGACAATAGCTCTACGTTCAAGCATCTTCCAAAGAGGAGTTGAAGAGTTTCTATTGCTGAATGTATCTAATTTTGCTCTATCTACAGCAAACATGAAATCTTTAATCATAGAGAGTTCACCAGTGGTAGCTCTCAACAGACTAAAGATAACGTTGTTATCCCCATTCTTCATGATGATACGATCTGCCATATCGGCCTGAGATACATAGACCAATTTAGCCTTTACACCAATAACTGCATCTCCAGCACTCTTTTCATCTTCTCCAGAACGGAAATGAATAATCAGAAGAGACGGAACTGCTTCATTAGATTTTTTAAGTTCTTGATTAAACTCCTGATCCTTGATTTTAGCGCTACCAACATATTGAGCTTCTCTTCCAGATGAAGAAGATCCTCTATTCTTTTTGGCTTTTTCTCTAAGAGAAGCAGCTTGATCTGCGCTATTCATAAGCATACTCGCGAACGGTGATGATGTATTTTTATCAAAACCAACTCCACCCTGAGGTCTTGTGAATTCCTGATATACAAATTTTTCTTCTAATGATGGTTCTAATTTGGAATCTAAATAAATTCCATTGTGCTTCATAGACTCGGTCAAAGCTTTATTGATTGCTTCGATATCAAGTTCAGCACTCATTCCATCAGCAGATTCTTTATAAGCTCTGCTATCCATTTTATTGATAAAAGAAAGAATGTCATCGGAGGTTAAGTTCTTATGAACTTTACCGATAAAATCAAAGGCATCCTTGTTATTGCTAATATTAATAGCAGAAAAAAGCATTTGCAGAAGTCCAACCATCTTTCTTTCTACAGCTTTGGCAACCATAGTTGCAGTTGAAAGAGGAACAGACTCATCTACAATAATTGGAAATGTGAGTACAAGATTAGAAGTCGCTTTAGTAATGCTGGAGAAATATCTGGAGTTTTTAGCAGTCAGAAAGTTTTTGCCAGCTATATTATCTAATCCACCATCGCCAATCAAGTCAACGATATCCTTAATTACACCTTCATGGATACCATTAGTATTCTTGAGTTGTATCATTATAAAACCTCCTATGTATATTGATTTACTTAGATGTCAAAAACAAAAAATAAATACCCTCTAAAGATTACCGACAGTATTTAATCTAATGTAAATTCGATCAAATACCATAAATGCACTTAATAGATTACCTTAGTACACCGGTAATCTTTAGCTTTTATAAAATAATCTGATGAATCTCTAATAGATTATTTTATCTTATAAATCCTTCGAATTCTTAACAAATGTTATGGCATCGATGAGTTTACGATTTATTTTTACATCGCCCTCAATAGTGGTGACTTTTTGATCTAATTGATCAAGTTTATCATCTAATTTGTGTATTGCATTATCATAATATTCGAATCCTTCAGAAACATGAGTAAATGCGTCTTGCATAATACTTAAAATTTCATTAGTCAGTTCAGATTCGGATTTACTTGCTTTTTCTAATAATTTTTGTTCAATTTTTCCTTCCCAGTTATACACATAAGGAACTACGACTTTCATACTTAATAAACCTCCTTATTATAACTTCAGATTTATAATATATAACTAATGATTCTTTTAATACCACAGGCAAAACATTAAAGTAACATAGAGGAGGGTCGACATATATGCCAAACGAAAGACAAGGACAGATCGCCATGAAGCGAGAAAAGAACGCCGATGGACTAACATACAAAGATTCTGATAAAGTGGTTGAACCATCTAAAAATATTATCGATCCGTTTACGGAAAAACAAGCCAATATCATTAATGGTGGAGAACATACTAGCGAATCTCAATTATTATTGAGATTGTTGCATTCCAATGGAATTTATAGAAGAGAAGATTTTGATGACTTTAATACTTTCTATATATTCCCAAGAAATGATCCCTATCGTATGATGGGTACCACCAGAGAATATGTCTTTATTACCAAACCAGACTTACATATCTTTGGAACCAGACAGAATCCAAATGATCCTGTCATCAATACGGACATGAATGAATTAAATCCCGAATTACGATCGATTGTATTTTTCAGAGATTTAGTAGAACGAAACTATGGGGATACAGTATTATCTTCATTACAACATGGGGTAGGCCAAAATGGATCAAAATATATTTCTCCATTTGTTAATTTGCTATCAAATTATAAGACTTCAAACCTAGACTTGTCAAATATTTCTGTTGGGGATGAAGAATCTGCAACCAATATTTATAACACTCGTATGTTTTATAGAAAACCATCAGATAGTGCAGATGAAGATAATGAATTCAATATTGAATTCAAAGATAATCGCTTCTTAGACTGTTATCTGTGGTTTAAAGCATATGATCTATATGAGCAGATGAAATATCATGGACAAGTTACCCCAACTAACGTAGATTATACATGGTATAAAGTATTATCTGATCAAATGACAGTCTTTAAGTTTATTGTAGGAGAAGATGGAGAATCTATTGTATACTGGGCTCAGTTATGGGGCTGTTATCCTAAATCGGTTCCCAGATCATCGTTCTCCGATATGCCTACAGATGGTCAAATGAAATTTACTGTAGATTGGAAAGCCACGTTCCAACAAGATATGGATCCTGTAAGTATTACCCATTTCAATTATATTGTAGATGCATCTATGTTGCCTGGTAAACAGTATGCAGAAATTCCGTTGTTTGATTATATGAATGGACGAGTAACGGGAGAATCTGCTTTATTTCCAAGAATTATAAAAACAACGGGTACTACGATGACGCATACACCATATCTGTTGAAATGGTTTGGAGATCCACAAGATATTATAGAATATCATGATACGAGTAAACCGAATCTGGAAGTAGAACCGGATCGTCGTATCGGTATTTAAAGGAGGATATACATGTCAGAATCTCTGATTAATATAAATCCTGCAGATTTGCAAGATCCAAAAGATTCTATTATTATCAAAGAAGATACAGAGGGTACAGTATCTACTAATATCTATGAGCTGGCTAAATTTGTAGATTCTTTGAAAGCAAAATATATAGATATTCCGGAAGATACTCTGACAATGGGTATTTTTGGATATATTTCGGAATTAGGCTCTAATATTTTAGAGAATGCGGCTATTATGTCAGCAGAATATGCAAATGAAGCAATTCCGACCAGAGCAAAGTTTGATCGAAATATCATTTGCCACGCTTTGACATTGGGTATTAATAAGATTAGAGCCACACCAGCTAAGATGGATGTTTATCTGGGTATTCCAGAAGATAGACTCTTAGAAAATATGGTCAACGATGAATTCATCATTGATAAGAATTTTGAGATTAAGATTGGTAATACAGAGAATAACGTCACATATAACTATCGTTTAGATTATGATATTAAGATCAGACGTAATAAACTGCCAAATGGTAAGTTTGTATATACAGCAACTCATTTAACAGATACAGAATATTCTACCGGAATGGTTGCTACTAATGAAATCTCTGATATAACCAACCCTTATTTACCAGCTATTGGAAATATTAGTATCAGTAATACTAATATATTACTAATTACTACAACAATCAGGCAATTAGATCATACTGTTATTTCTAAGAAGATTGTTACGACCAATCCATTAGAAAGTAAATCTATGACTTTTACTTTCAATGATCAGATTTCTTATTTCTATATAGAAGTCGCAGAGCAAACGGAATCTGGAGTTGTTACTCATTATCTGAAGTGCTTGTATGATGGATTGTATAATACAGAAGATGAATGGGAATATTGCAACTATCAATATGTGGACGAATCTACCATTCGGATTACATTCAATAGAGATTCTTATCAGCCAAGACAGAATGCGGATGTAAGTATTCATGTATATACAACTAAGGGAAGTGAATGTAACTTTGCTTATAAGCAGAATACTGTATTAGACATGGTATCTGAACGATATGCATATAATAATATCTACATGGTCGTTATGCCTAACTCTAATTCAGACTATGGTGTAGATAGAAAAACAATGGATGAACTCCATGCTATGATTCCTAAGCAGATGCTGATGAGAAATAGCATTTCTACTTATACCGATCTGAACAACTTCTTTAACGTATTGAATACAGATACCATTCGACTTTACTTCTTGCAGAAAGTTCATAATCAATTACAACGATTATTTTTCTGTTATATGCTGATGAAAGACGAGAATAAGAATATTATTCCTACGAATACAGCAGATGTAAAGATTTCCAGAGATATGTTTAGCAATATCAATAGAGAAAACTTTATATTACCTGCTGGATCTATTTTCTATTTAAATGGAAGTTCTTCGGAAGCTATTGGGCAACATGTAACCAGCGAGATGAGTGATAATAGTACGCTGGAAGCTAAAGAAAGTGCTGGATTCTTATATATGAATCCATTCTTAACGGTTATCAATAAAGATCCATTTGTTCTGAATTACTATCTGAATATTTTAGATTATTCTAAGATGGTTGGGTTTGATTATATTAACGATAAATCAGAATTACAGTTTATTTGCTCCAGTACATCTACAAATCCAGTGAAAGTTAAGAAACCATTCTATCCCTCTTCAGAAAGAGATACTTACTCTATAGAAGTATTATTAACCCAGAACATCTCTACTGATTTTGGATTGGTTACTACAGATGAAAACGGTCATATTATTAAGAATGATATGAAAGTCATTGGTGTAGTTTATCAGAAAGACATCAATGGTCATTACATTCCATTCAGATATATGAACGGTGTATTGGAAGATGGAGATTATGATAATATTAACTATAGTTATACTTATAGATTTAATCTTCATACCAATAATGTAATCAATAGAGATATCAAACTCTGTATAGATAAAGGTTTATATTACGCCAATACAACAACGGAAGCTACTACATATCTTCCGAATAATATTAAGTTTAAGATCTTTGTTTTAGCTAAGTTTGATCAACAATATGGAGATCTTCAAGCTAATAATGAAGATGAAGACGATATCTCTGCAATTGTTCCAGGATTATCTTCTACTGCTTCTTCTGTTGGATATACATTGTGCAATATCTATGAGGTTAGTACAGGCTTAGACTTATTCATAGACTATACTAATATGATGGAATCTTATGTAGACTTGTCCAAAGCCTCTAATGGTGATTTAGACTTCCATGTAAAACGTATGCCTTTGGTTAGACATGGATATTTCTGGGATTATGGCAAGAAGTCTTCTACTAATACCGCAGAAAATAGATCGCCTTCTGGTCTACAAGAAAGAGTATCTACGTTTATTAAAGCATTAAATTATAGAAGATTGTATATTCAGTCATCTCTTCTCTTATTAGAAGATTCATTTGGTATAGACTTCAAGTTCTTTAATACGTATGGTCCATCTAAACTGTATAACGTAAGGTATTTAAGTACGGCAGAACCAATAGACAGAATTAATATTAGTCTGAAATTTGAAGTTAAGTATCAGACAGCAGCAGATCAGAATTGTAAGAATGATATTATCAACTATATCAAAGAATATATGGAAAATATCAACTATATCTCTGATCTTCATATGCCTAACTTAATTACAGCCATTAAAAATAAATTCTATAAGCAGATTGTCTATATTAAGTTTGTGGGATTGAATAACTATGGCTATATGTATCAGAGTATATATAAGAATACAGAGAAAGATGATTATATATACTCAACCACTGTACCTGAGTTTATTTCTATCAATATTACTAAAGATACGCTTGGCAATGATATTCCAGATATTCAGATTGAAGCGGCCGATTAAACAAAATAGTTCCATGGAGTCATATGACTCCATGGAATTTCTATTATTGGTTGCGATGGTTCTTTAAACGAGTATAAGAATCTTGGATAGATTGCGCGGAGTCAACAATTTCTCCAAGAGATTTATTGGATAATCCTAGTGGATTTGAATTATAAGCTTTCAGAATTTTGCTGGAATGATTCATCAATAATTTGATTTCGTTTTGATAAGAGAATTTCTTCCCATTCTTAGATTCTTCAGATATCTTAGCCATATCTAAACGAGTAGAGATAGTAAAGACATCTCCTGAACGAATGAAATAATCAATCTTCTTTGTCAGTAAGAATGTACCATTATTTTGAGAATGTGCATCATAATTATTAACTACATATCTCTTGTTAGGAGTTAGTATAGTAGTATCCATATCGGTCTTAGTAACTGATAACATATTGGCATGATTTTCGATATCTGCTTTTAAGTTCTTAACCATATTGGCGTTATCGTTGCTAAGCCTGACTATCTTAGTTCCTGTACCTGCAACTTCTCCTTTATCATCTTTGGTTAAATTTAAATCTACATTGAAATTGGATAATCCAAGCATACCAATCTTAGAAATATCTTTAACCATATTGATATCTTTTTGGAGATCTTTAATAGAGTTAATAGAGAAGTCTAATGATTTAATATCATTCTGGATATTCTTAGCAGATTCTACAATTTTGTCCAATGATTTCTTAGCAGTCTTACCAATATTAACTAAGCTATCCCAGGTTCCTGTAATAGTTGATTTGATATCTGTTTTGAAGTTGGACATTGCTTTGATCTGAGGTTCTATATTAGCCACCAATGAAGAGACGGCTGTATTAGCAGATTTATAATCAGACAATGTTTTTGCTAATGATTCTGCCGATTGATCAATACTATTCTTAGATGTCCTTGTACTGGCTATCCAACCCGGGAATGGGTTATCTTCAACTTGTTCTCCTTGCATTCCCATAGCCGTCAGATATTTAGAATAGAATCCAGAAGCCTTTTCCATAATAACAGCACTGGCTTCTGCATAATTGGATATCTTATAAGCATCATTAACTTTAGGAATCAGATTTTGATTCACTTCATTACTATGAGAAGCAATACCTGATTTCAAATGAAGCACATTATCGAAGATAGATGATAAGTTATCTGACAAATTGATTGGAGAAATAGAGTTAATCATACTGGTAATAGATGTAGAACCGTGCATGACTCCAATTAATTGAGAGGTTGTTTGCCCATATATTCCCGGAATCTTATCTACGACAGATTTATGAGATTGAATCTTGCCTTTATATTCTATGAGTTTAACGATCCATTCATCGCATTGTTTGTCGGATATTAGCTTTTCTCCAGGACCATTCTCAGAAGGAAGTGTTAATCCTTTCATATATCTGATTTTATCTACAGCATAATCTATATTCTGAGGTACAGTTGTTGCTGTAGGAACAAAGTATGGATTCATAACTCCTGATGCTGCATTGTTTGTATCTACAAAATCTATGCCAGTCGGATGATCAATCTGATATTTGATAGCATTTACGTTATCGATCAATTTTCCTTTATAGTCCGTCAAAGCACTACTTATAGGTTTAACCTGCTGTGTGGCTTTCTTAACTATTCCGGTTAGTTTATCTTTCGCACTATTAATTTCCTGAATAGCTTGATTAACTGTATCTAAGAAACGTATTGTATTCTTAATTCCGGGATCGATTATAGATTGAATTTCATTGTACATTTTTTGTGTATCTGTATCTACAGTGTAATAGCTATCTTTAACATGGATTCCTATATAATAACATCCTTTTTCAGAATCTTCTGTGATTCCTTCTTCTATAGATGGTCCTTCATCTACTGGAATGATATCAAATAATACTGTATCATATAGATCTCCCTCTTTAGGAGTTCCTTCTCCAGAACTGTTCATCAAATAAACACACCCAGGATCAATATAGAATCTGTATGGTGTGTCATAGAATACTTTAATATCATTTAAGAATTGAATTGTTTTGGATAATGATTCTTGAGGGGGTACAATAAGCTGATCAATATTATCATTATAAGTGAATGTATCAATCAGATATGGATATTGCTGTAAGTAATAAGCTACAGCATTCATTCTGGTCGTATTAACCAATGTGGTATTGGCTGTTTGCTTATTGGTCTCTATACATTCACTAAACATTAACCCTATTGTAAATGTCTGTAAGACTTCTTTCTTATTGGGTTCATCAGTATTTTTATAATCCAATTCTTTATTGTAGTTGATATCTTGATCGATGAAGTAAGACATCTTACCGGTATATGAAGTTAATTGCTTTAGTTTTACTCCCGTATCATTCTTCTCAGACATCTTATAGATATACATGAACATATGGGCTGTCTTAGCATGTTTGATTACTTTATCCATATAGTTCTTATCTATAGTGATATCCGCATAGATAACGGGCATATTGGTTTCTTCATAATCATTGATGATGGTCATGTTATTAATATGAGCGTCATCTATTTCGAAGCTATCATTTGTTCCATTATCATCGCTGTCCATCCATTTCATATTAATAGAATATTCACATCTCATATGATTATCTCACCTTCTTATACAAAAAATAAATCGTGTATATGCACGATTTATAATTCTTCCAAGTTTAATGGAGACTTGGCAAAGTATCGATTATTGATTTCTTGAACAGACTCTTTATCGTTGAGTTGTTCTAAGAACTTACGTTCTTTAGATTCTGGTAATGTTTTATAGAGTTTGTACTGATATCCTAAGTCAATTGCTTTATAACGATTCAGAATCATTTCTTTTGTAATATATTTCTTAGATTTTTTATGTGTACAAATCTCATACCATACATCAGGATCATGTTCACATCCCAAAGGGATCTGATCAGCCATCTTTAGAACAGTCTTAATTGCGTATAAGCTCGTAATAGAACGTCTCGGTATACCCCTAAGAGCCATAGTGAAAGAAATCGTCTGTTGATTGATTTTGATATCCGTCAGATTCAACTTAGTGATTTCATAACAATATGCTTCCACACAATTATGGATATTATATGAGAACGTTTTATTCAAAGTGGCTGTCGGTCCTAAATCTTTTCTCAGAATAACCGCACTTCTACTGAATTGTGGCAACTGGTACATCATCTGAGAATTAGATATAATTAAATTTGGGTGTCGTCCTACATAATGATTCTGTATAAAATCATGAATCATTACAGAGGATTCCACAGATCCTTCTTTTAAGAATACATCTGGTATATAAGGAACTAATACTCTAACCAGCTTCATATTATTTTGAATACGCTCCCACATAAAGGGATTGGCTTTCTTTCTATTCTTATAATATGCATTATATTCTGGTAAGAATTTAGTAGTGTTTTCAGAATCATTTGTTGTATAAATCAATACAATATTTGAGTACATTCCATGTACGATTTTAAAATATCTTCTGATATGAGCAGCATAGTTAATAATAGATGCTGCTATAGAATATGGATCATTGATCTTTTTATATCGTAATCCAATCATAAGAAACTGATATACATCTATAAATACGTTTATGGTTTGACTATAATTATCATTTGCATATTCGTTTGAGATTATATTTCTGAGTTCATCGTATGTGATAAATTGCCCATATAGACTATGCTCTATGGGATAATTATCAAAAGATGTATAAATCATGAGTTAATCAACCCCAATGTTTCCAACGCTTATGACCTTTCCAATATAAAGTACATTGCTTGATGGCACTAAAACAATCATCACAAATGCCACTAAACATTAGTTTGGCCGGTGAGTTTACCGATCTTCCACAAATAACACAATTATGAGGAAGTTCTTCTGCTCGGTTCATTCTATCTATACAGGACTGGCAGAATGGTGCTCTCATTTCTTCTGGTTTTGCTGAAGTATCTCGTTTACAAATAAGACACTTATAATACCAGAGTTCTACTCTTGGAGGTTTATGGTTATCCATGACACAGGTCTCAAAGATACAACGTCCTGCCGTATCTTTAAATTTACATTCATATTCATCGGCATGTCTGCACATTTCAAACTGTTCATAAGGCCCAGGCCCGGTATCACCCTTCATCTCATCATTGTTTGATGGATCAGACGATTTAAATCCGGTTGACTTTAATACATCATCTGACAGAGCCATGCTATTCCTCCATTCTATATATTAGGATAATATATCTTTAGGATCGATATATTTATTAGAAGATTTTGCTTTGGATGGCTTACCTAAGCTCTCCAAGCTATCTTTAAAATCATTTCTGAGACTGATTGTTTCTAAGATATTCTTAGTATGCCCATAACCTTTCTGTAATAAAACAGTGAGTAAGTTATTGGGTCCTTCTTCTGTTAAGAATGTTACGCCTTTGAGCGGAGTTTCTTTGCCAATATCAATAACCCATTTTCTGAGTTCCAATTTTTCTTTACCATTTTCACCCCAGGCCAATTTACGCAGTAAGATAACTGAGTTACCTTTTGTATCTACAACTTCATCAATATCTCCGACTTTGTAGGAAAAACTTTTGTCCATTTTATTTTTCATAATTTCGAATTCCTCCTTTGAATTATCATAGTGTCAAACTACGTAAAAAATAAGAGAGGAGCACTAAGCCCCTCTCTTACCTTATTTTAGTCAATTCGAATTTACTAAAAGTCTTGGATTAGTAGTTGATATATCCGTTGTTGTTTCCAACAATGATATTTGTTTCTTCTGCAATTGCTTTAATTTCAGAAGCATTGAACTGACTAATCTGAATCAGCCAGGATGCCATCATCTGGTTACCCTGCAGAGGACGAATTGCCATAGCATCATATACAAAATGATCTCCTTCATCATTGTCTTTTCCGAAGATCAGAGTCAGCATACGACGAAGATCGAGTGTTACATATACAACACCATTGAAGATGCCACGGAACGGATCTACTTCATAAGTAGAATCGGAAGATACCAGATTCCAAATCGGTTCATATACTTCTTTTCCGTCTTTACGTACATTTCTGAATACAGAAGTATTGTTATCGAGATGAGTCGGAATCAGTCTCTGCAGAACGGATTTTGCTTCATCGGTGAGATCATAATTTCTCATAGAATCTGCACGTCCATTAATAGATTCTACAATAGACAAAGCTGCTTTTTCTTTAGACATAGATTTTACGAATGCAACTTTTCCATCCGGAATATCTCTTTCTTCTACAAAACGGAATGCTACAGAAGTAGACAGCTGTCCATTAGGCTGAATACCAATCTTTACACCATTGATACAGGGTGTAATTGCTCCGAAGACTTTAGCAATCATACGAGATAATTTGCTGGATGTTATAAGCTTGCTTGTTACATTACCAACAAAGTCACTTTTGACGATGTTAAGCTTTACAACATTTTCCTTCTTAACTTCTTCACTCATTTGTTCTCCTCCTTTGAGAAACAGTGTTAAAACAATTTTAATGATACGATTATCATTACGATATTGTTTTAACTAAAATAATATTTGAAACGCATAAAGCGTCTCATACCTATAATATATAATTTAATATAGATTTAACGGAATCTTGATAAGATTCGATTTTGTTCATCTATACTAAATGCATCATTAATGGAATCTTTATGGACTCCATTGGAATTATATATAAAGATGTATAATGCACCATCTAATGTATTCCGAATTAACGTATACTTATTGGCTATACTGGATAAATCGATATCATACCAATATCGATACATAATAATGTCTTTTACATTATATCCAATTGTATTTCGCAATAAAGTATATAAGGCTTTATCATTCATCATGTACGTCTTATCATAAGGAGATGCTTCATCTTTTTCTTCTGCTAAGACTTTTGTTTGAAATTCCATATTGATGATATTGTTAGAACAATCAACAATAAATAGAAAGTTAATAGCTTCTAAAAATGTTTTCATATTCATGTATTCGGATATATCAACAATATCATTCGTTTCATGCTTAAGCAGTTCTGCTATTTTTTGTAAACAAGCATTATACTTATTGATTTCATACTTCCCTAATAAAGGAATAATGGTATCTATCGTATCATCAAAGTATAACATAATAAATCGATAATGTTTTAGATTGAATTCATGATAAGGAATTGTTTCCATAAATTCTTCTATCTCATATGGATCATAGTTATAATAGTCCTGAATAACTCCAGATTGCAATAAAATATCGGAAACCATTTTCTTATCTTTAGGATTCAGAAAAGCATTCTTATATTCTGTAGGACATTTTTGATATTCTTTTATAATTTCAATAGGATGAATGACAGTAGTTACTCCATCATAATTAGAGTATGCACTTTCTTCGTTTGATGAATATTCTATATAGAGATCATCCATACGAAGTTTACTATTAGCTTGTAAAATTCCTATCTGCATTAACCCAGTAGGAATCAATCTTGTATATTTTCTGTTTAATAGTTCTATGGATAAAGTATAAATTTCTTTAGTTCGTTCGTCTTGTACTGTTACTTTACGTCTATTTCTATCTATAATACGAATCATATGATCTTCTGTAAACCATCTGGTTCCGATATTATATAAAAAGTTGTATCGAGTTTTACCTGCTCTACAACGAACCTGTTCCAGCATACTTTTCTCCTTTTGAAATAATAGTGTACTCCAAGCTATATAGCTTGGAGTACTTTATAGTTCATTTCATTATAATAATATATAATTACAGATTCGTTTTGAAAGTTAGTAGTTTCTTGATCCAATCATATGCATGGCCTAATGTATAATTAGAGAATTTAATCTTATCATTATTAAAAGGAGAGTCTTGATAGGTTTTAATAATATCAAAATCTGGTTCTTCTTTTAATACAATTTCAGAATACTTATTGATATCATTCAGTATCTTAGAACGAGCTCTGTTTAATGATTTGATTTCTGTAGGTTTGGTTTTTCTATCATGAATCTTTTCTTCTAAGAGTATATTCATGTACCAAAGTTTACAGATGCAATACTTCATTCCGGTTGTATTCTTATTCTTCTCATACATCTTAAGAGCTAAATGTGTTCTAGAATATTCTCCTTCGAAATTAATTCGTCTTCCTTTGGAGATTAAGAGATCTCCATCTTTATTAAATTCTACAGGGAATTCGTTCGTCATAACTGCTTCCAGCATAGTGGATTTAAATGGAATCTTCATCATCTTTTTATCCAAATAATACCGAAAATATTTATATCGATTATTTAATGAGAAGAACTCTCTAAATCCACCCATATAGATTTTATATAAGAACAGATGTATCGGAATATCAATTTTATATTTTCGATATAGCTCTACTATAATAGCATTCAGATATAGCTTAAGAGCTCCTATATTATTGATATCTATCTTAGCAAAGCCAGTGTTGTATAGTGTATCTTGAGTTACGCCTTTAAGTATATCATATTTAGGAATCTCAAAGACAATGAACTGCGTAGACTCTGGTAAAATATCCATTCTTTTATTGAATGTGTATACTTTATTATTCTGATCTATACCAATTTCTATAGCATTTTTAGTTTCGTTAATTGTTGGAACCAGATATAGTCGTATAATATATTGGTTATCTCTATCTAACTCGCAGAATAAGAAGTAGGAGTCTATTAGTTTATACTCTGGACTGATATTCTCGTCACTTCCGGATAAAGAATTCATATAGTCCATTACATTGATGATATGAACGTGATCAATAATCTGGCTCATATATCTATAGTTGGCTCTCTGTATTTTAGACAGCTGATCTAAAGTTATGGAAATCTCAGGGCTCCATCCTAATTCAATTTGACCTTGTTTATCTCCTTTTGCCTTGAGATCCAGAATCATATCCATATACGAATTTCCATATTTAGTCGCATAGGATAACATATTTTTTCCAGAAATATATTCGTTCCACTTTTGCCAGAAATCATAAGAGATCACATCAGTTTTTCCATATTTCGGTTCTCCATTAGAATTTAGATATATTATTTTTGCATCTTCTGATCTAAACATAGGGCACTGACAATTATAATTGGTAAAGATATTTTCTGATCTATATTCTGATTCTAAATCTTCTTTAATAATATCGGTATGATAATCTAAATCAAAATCAGAAGCATCTTCTTGGAGATTGCATAAGAATTCTTTTCTATCTATTCTTTGGAGAAACATCTTATCATCGATCAAATGTCTCATTAAGAATACTCTGTCTATTGGATCTATATTATAGAATCTAGGATCATACTCTACATAGTCTTTAACTACTTCTGCGCTATAGAATTGATGTCTCATATCTTCATAACGTTCTTTGTTCTTCTTACCAAAGATACGTACAGATATATCATCAGAGTCTTCTTGTTGAGAATAAGGCATCTTTAAGAAACGGTTATAATCCATCTCCAAATCATTCAGTTTTTTATAAGTAGAGTATAAGAGAATGATATTAGAACTCAGTCTCCAATCTTTAACCTGTTTATCTTGTTCTGATAGATCGGCATTGCTATTTTTGATTCGAAAGGCTTCATTAAATGGATCATTGTTTGTTGAGTTCATCTATTGATCACCTCCGATTATTCTTCTAAGTCATTGTAGATCTCAATATCTTCTACATTTTCGAAGAATCTAGATCTACGAAGAGATTTCTTATTCATAGCGAAATAGCCCATTGATTGATCTTCCATAATTACAATATCAGAAGAATGCCCTTCCAATAAATCAGAAGATTCTTGATTAGAAACTTGGGTATACCGGTTTGCTAATTCTGGATTGGCTAAATAGATAAACTTATTCAATACGGTATAAGCATCATTTTCTATCATGGCTCGCATCTCATTGAAGTTAACTTCTTGGAAGTCTTCATCAAATTCAATTTGACTGTCTTCTAAGAGATATTTACCAGATATGGTTTCATATATAAATTCTCTGGGAACTTCTGTATCCACTGAGTTTAAAATGGTCATTAGTCTTTTATTGGGATCTTTACCCATATACTTAAACATACGGACATTTTTATCTTTCAGATAATCAGAAGATACTTTTCGTAATACACCATCATTATCTGTGGTTATGATATTATCTGTAATCATATCATCTTGCACACAATACTGTGGTCTAAGCATAGTTGGAGATTGTAATTTAGAAACAAAAATAGCATTGGTTGTTCCTATAGGCCCTCCTATTCCAGCTAAACCCATAGTTTCATGTCCAGTAGTAATACGTTTTTTATATGCTTTATTATGAATTCGAGAAGGTAATTTCTTTTTTACATAATTTCTTATAGAATCTGGTAAAGGCATTCTTTGATCATAATATTGCTGTGCCATAGCAGCGAGATATTCTTTTGGTGATTTTGCGCTCATTTGAGCCTGAGCAGCTTTTTCTGCACTTTTAGTAAATCCACTTACAGCACCTTTAGCAATTTTATTGGTTGTTTTGTATTTTTGACTAAGAATTGCTATATTATGCCCAGAGCCTTTTCTTGTTTGTTTTTTGCTTTCAGCGTCATGTTTTAATCGTTCTTCTGCTTTTTTTCTTTGTTCATCACTCATATCCATTTTACGGTAACTATTTTGATTTGTGGTATTTTTATTATAGTCATCTATAGCATAATCGATAGCAGCATTCTTATCGTGCTTAGTAGCTTTAAAATCTTTGAAATCTAATTTACTTTTAAGAGACCCATCTTTTCGTAAAGCTTTTTTAGCTTCATAATGATCTTTTATAGTTCCATCGGCACCAAATTTTTTGCTATCTTTATTTTTCATTTGATTTTCTAATTCTCTTTGATGAGTTTCTGAGTCTGCATCTTTTCTACTACTTTTACTAAACATATTTGGAAATTCGCGTTTATTTTTTTTATATTCTTTAGATGCATCATTGTCTATATCTGTTTGTATTATATGTGCTGACGCAGCTTTTACACCAGTTCTACGTTCCGCGGCGATTTGCTCTTCTAGTATAGCTTGTTCAAGAGCAGTTAACGATTCCAAGCTCAACGAATATTCTGTTGAATTCTTAAATTCTTTTTTATCTGTTTTTCCAAACTGTTTAAGAGATTCTCCCACTTTAATACTGGATGTATTAGAATTATCTACTCTATAGATCATGGTTTTATATCCAAGTTTTTGTAATTTGATATAGCATTTCTTTAAGAGTATTTTAGATATTCCTTTTCCTCTGTATTTGGGATTAACCATTACGACTACATATGCTTTAGTAGACGATGTTCCATTATATTTGTACGCCTCTAATATACCAACAGATTCTTTATTATCATTTTTATAAGATAATCTACATATGGTATTAGGGTTCTCTTTCTTATCAAAATTGCCAGAAGGCGATACTAATTTCTTTTCTTGTTCTGAAAGAGAATTATATACGTTTAATGAATCTTTATAAGAGGATTCATTAATAATTTCATTGTTCATTTTCTCACCTACTTTACCCATCCATCGAACTTAATTTCATTTTTCTTAATTTTACATTTTTCATGTATAACTTTATTCAAGTTAGTAATGATGGCACTATAAGAAAACTTATCTTTAACGTTGATCATATACTTACCATCTTTAATAATAAATCTCTTAGCTTTTAAGAAATAGAATTGTTCCGATTTGTATTCATTCCACCAATCTGGATCTATATGTAACGTATCTTTTACATATAATGGAGTGGCTCCATGAGTACAAAGATATAAAGCATAGTACAATGCTTTCTTCTTATCATCAAAACATTCTATTTGTTCTATCTTTCTCATAGGAATATCAAATACTCCATTATGATAGGGGTATATAAAATAGACTTCATCGACTTGATTGTAGTCATACCATTGATCATCGTCTATCTCTGCTTTCAGATTAGGAATAAACCCAGAAACTACTTTATCTGTACCTAAGATATTTCGAATAGATTCATGTTGTATATCTGTGCTTTCATTAATCTTAATGATTGCTTTTCTATTATCATCGGAATCATCTAATAATTGCATTTTATATTCATACATGAATTCTAAGAGTTGATCAAATTGATTATTGGTCAAACGAATATAGTTGTATTCTCCCATATTCGTAATCATTTTTTCTTTAGCTACTTGTTTGGCTCTATATTCTGGCATACTGGTTTTATTAGGGTTATTTCCACCATCTTTAATATCACCAAGTAAGTTAAACGGAAGCAATAAGAAATCTAATATCCAGAAATGTTTTTGACCTTTATATTCATATTCCAATGTAGGCCCAGGCATCATAATATCATCTGGATCCATATGAAGTACTTTATCTAAGAACTCTAAGAATTTCTTTTCATATGACCCAGTATATTCTTTAATCTTTCCATTGTCAAATCTATATATACCAGAAATACCCCGATTGGCTAGCATCTTTTTCTGATGTTCTGGGTCATCCAATATGGTTGTCTTGCCATAGACTTTCATCATATTGTGTTTATACATACTGCGTAGTTTATCTCTACATTCTGATCTTCCACAGAGTCTCTTGTATTTCTGAATATTTTCGTCCCATTCGGTTTTGCGTTTACATACCACACAAGTACCATGATTCTTATGATGAATATGATCAAACAATACTCTAGCTGCACTATAGTTTTCCGGAATCATATCTTCATGTTTATGATCAATATGATCAATTACTTTATCTTTGGTTTCTCTATATGTACAGAAAGGGCATTTTATTTTTCTATCAGAAGCCATCATTGTCCTCCTTTATAATCGTCTTTTCAGTTTAATTAGATGTTTTCGAGCTACTATAATAAAAAATAAATCATCTATAAACATAGGGATAATTATAGACTTCATGGAGCGGCAAAGTCTATAATTATGAAACTATGTTAATTTCTTATTAAGATTGAGAGCTTAATAAGAAATCCTGTGCACTTATGATATTTCGCATAAATGCATTCTTGAGACTAAGAAGTGACTCTTTATTTTCATCAGTTTCCTCGATTTGGTTTAATCGTTCTAAACCAATCTTCAAGTCGACAGAAAGCCACTTGGCATAGTCTACACAATGAATATCACATAACACATGCCGCTCCTCCTTTCTTGTATATCTAAATCCATGATATACTCCAAAATAAATATACAGTATTGGAGAGAGACTAATATTAGTCTCTCTCCTCTATATAGTATATCATTTCAGAAGATTTAGATAACAAGAACTCATTTTTAATTATATTCAATGCCTTCAACACCATAGTAAGCATTTTTAATGTTTTTAGGGATATGAAAGCTGGTGATAAAGTGAATGTAAATTTGAATACAGTTACATCTCAAATTAATAATAGATATTCAGAATATAATCTCTCATTAGATGAATTCAACAGACCACAAGTGGATACCGGAGTTAAAGCAGTTATAGATAAGATTATTATACTAATCATGATGAAACCCGGTACGTATCCGACCAGACCTAATATGGGTGTAGGTCTTGTTGAGAACTACAGATATACATTTATGGACGATCTGGGAAGACTGAAAGATGAAGTCAATACTCAGAAGAATATATATCTGCCAGAATTTCGTTCTGTTGATGTAGAGTTTGATACAGTGGATGAATTACAAAAGAATCTGTATATCTATATTACGATAAGAAAACGGATGTATGTATTACTATTGGATACTGAAACCAAAACTTTATCATGGTTACAGAATACCTAAATTTTAAGGAGGAATATTTACGATGCAGGAAAAAACAATTTCTTTAGATGATTTGATTAAGAATCCGCAGACAACTGCTGAGGAAATCAAAGAAGAACCTGTAAAAGTAGAAGAGGTTAAACCGGAGACTGTTGTAGAAACAGACCCTGCTACTGAAGTACAGATTACTAAAGAAGAAGGGAAACCTATTATCTTAACACCTAAGATGGTAGGAACAAAATCGTCTGCTGAAATGAAAACGGTTCATGCAGGAGATGTCAAACCGTTTACAGAAGAGGTATCTGCCTCTAAGAAGTTTGAAGAAGAAATGTATGCCAGAATCGATGAGAACATCGAACGTACTAAGAAAGAAATGATGCACGATAGAATTCAGCCATACATCGACAAATGTAAAGAATTGGCAGAACAAGCAGAATTTAATGGACAAATTGAAGCCAGAAGTATGAATGATATGATTAATCCTAATGCAACCACTAAACAAGCAGAATCTGAACTTGGAGAAGGAGATATCACCAATATTCGTCCAGAAGCTAAGTCGGTGGAATCTGATAAGAAGATTGAAGAAAAAGTATCTGATTCTTTAGATGCTATTAAAGAATTGGATGTAAATGAAGATGACTTTTCTTCTATAGAAGATACAGATATCAATGCGGATGAAGATTTAGAAAAAGAAGTAAAAACCGATGAAGATAAAAAGGAAGAAGAAAAGATTACTTTCGATAAGTTTAAATCTTTCCAGAAAGTGGTTAAGAAGACAATTGATCCGACAGAATCTATTGATTTGACTGGATTTACTATGTCTGGGACTCCTTTGAATATCAATACGGCTATTGGATATGTAGCTAAGACAGATAAATCTTTTACAGAATCGCAATCTGTTCCTCTTTTTAACACAGGGCGTCTGATTCATTTTACTCCATTGACTGGTTCTGACATCGTTAAACTTTCTTCTGAAAGTTATAATTCTCAATTAGATCATCTGAAGAAAGTATTTGCTACAATGTATGCTCATGATGTAACTCCAAATAAACCAGCATCTTTTACTGCATGGATGAAATCTATCGATGCAGGAGATTTAGATCAGTTGTACTTTGGGTTATATAAGGCAACATTTAGTGGATCTAACTACATTGGCTATCAGAAACCTGAATCAAAAGAGTTTATGATGGTTAAATGTAATATGGAAGACATGTATGAGTTTGATGAATCTGCCAAAGAAGAAGATAAGAAACGTTTTGAAGATATCATTAAACATGGAGAAGTAGAAGATAACTTTGCTTCTAGAAAAGAAGATTATATTTTATCTGATAACTATGCTATTACTCTTCGTCCAAGATCTCTCTATAACTTAATTGAATTAGAATACTTGGATGATGAATTTAGACAGAAGTATGAATCTGTTTATATTATCTCCAGTTATATTGATCGGGCATTCTTTATTGATAAGAAACGTAAATTACTCCGTCCGATTGATTTCAAAGCAGATAAGAATTCTGTAGTTAAATCAATTAAGAATAAGTGTCTGGTTATATATAAGATGATTTCTTCTATTACTCCAGATAACTATTCTATGTTTAATGGTAAACTCTCTTACTTTACTTATAGAGAAGTGGCAGCAAACAATTTGATCAAGTATCATATTCCTGCACAAGAATTTGAAGACGAATATATTGAAGGGCCACAGAAGGGGACGAAGTTTATGAATCATATTGATGCAGAAGCAATGTCTCCTTATCAGTTGCTTTTTACACGTCATCAATTGGCAATGCAGAGCACCTGGCGAATCGACTGATTCATCTGCAGTCGGCTTTTAGAAGAGGATTTGACATTATCTCTGCTAAAGACCAGCCAATGGGATTTATCCATGCTCTGTACTATTATCAAGTACAGAAATCCATAGATGATGCTAAGAAAGAAAAAGAGAAGAAACAAGAAGAAGAACGATCCAAACGTCCTATTACAAATTATAAGATAGGAAATCAGAATAGATCTGATGTAGATATGAAGTATGGACATATCTCAGATCATTCTCCCTCTTCTATAATAGAACAAAGAAGAATGAGAGAAGAATCCAGACGGAATCAGAATTCTTCGAGTACAACCTCCTCAAATGTCAGTGATGTAGATATGGAAGAAGCTTTTGAAGATGTAATGGGAGGGTAATTATGACATTACCACAATTTGCCAAGATGTTAGACATTTCTGGCAAACCAGAAAACATTGGCAATCACTTTGAATCCTGTGTTGCTGTATATAGAATACTCAATCAGTATTTCAGTCAGGATGAAATTGAGATTGCTATTGAATCTATGGAAGCTTCCAAAGAGATATTTAAAATTAAGATTATTCCAGTTAAAAATATAGAAGATTTATTGAAGCTGTATGAGAATATACAATTAGAACTATTCTCCACCCAGGTTCATATATCTTCTAAGATTACAAAAAAGAAAGAGCTTATTATTAAAACAATTAAAAAATAAAAGAGACTCATATGAGTCTCTTTTATTTTCTTTGGCTGATATTGATTATGAATTCATTGCTTTCAAATCCATCTTCAATCTCGTATTCTCGAGGTCGAGTTCGCCGAGCTTTTCGTTAAGTTCGGTATTTTCCTTATCGAGCTTTTCAACATCTCTATCAAGCCCCTCGATATCATCTCGAAGTAAACGATTTTTTTCTCTGAGCTGGTTGATCTCATTGGCCATACGTTTAGCTTGATCATTCCGCTCTGCCTGGTCATTAACCATTTCGCGGAATGTGGTAACAATGTTCATTACATCCTTACCATTTTGAACCATTTCTTCGACACTCATTTCGACGTCAACTTCATCTAATTTGAAGTCAAGATTTACGCCCTCGATATTCTTACCGTTGATTGCAAAACCTTTTAATGTGAATTTCATGATATGTAGTCCTCCTTTTGTTTTGACTAAATTTTTCCAGGTATCATAGAAAATTTGATAACTGGCGATATGTATTTCATGATTATACATATCCTTTTCTCACCTATATATTATATAATTTCGAAAAAGTTAGATTACAAAATTGGATTTTTGATGAATTCTACATTTAGGTAATGTAGGGTTAATATATAAAGGAGGTCTTATCATTGGCTAAACAAAAAAAATTTTTGTCTATTAAGCCGTTGGATATAGATAAATTTATTGAAGTAAATGAGCTTAAACAGATTACAAATCCGATCTTTTTCGTTTCTAATAATTCCCCCACTCCGGATGGGTTATTATCAAACGAAATCTTTGGGATTACGATGCAAGATCGGGCTAATACGTTTGCTTATATCAATTTGGGTGGGCCTCATTTTATCCATCCATTGTTCTATTCTATATGGCAGAAGATAGATCGCAAATTGCCTCAGTGTGTACACGGTACTACATACTTCAAATTAACAAAAAAGGGATACTTAGAACCATCTTCAGAAGAAGATGGTGGAGAAACTGGTTTAAAGTTCTTATATAAAAATAGAAACAATATTCGTTTCAGACCAGGATCTAATTCTATAGATCGAATCAATAATATTAAATTCTTAAAACGTTTTAGAAAATTTATGTTTATCCAGAATTATCCAGTTATACCTGCTTACTATAGAGATGTGTCTACACAGGATAGACATGTGGGTGTTGGAGATATCAATATGCTGTATGCGTCTCTATTACGTACAGCCAATTCTTTAAAAGAATATGATGAATATGGATTAACCCTATACGATTCTGTTATAGGACGTATTCAAGATATTTTATTAAATATTTATGAATATTTTACCAAAGGCAATATTAATGGTGTTTCTACTGGTTCTGGTATGGCTGGTAAATTTGGTGTTATACGTTCTGCTGTACAATCTAAGACAGCAGATTATTCTTCCAGACTAGTTATTACTGCACCAAATTTAAAAGTAGAAAATAGAGACGATATGTTGACAGATTTAGACCATGTATCTGTTCCATTGGCATCCGTTGTCACAAACTTCTATCCATATATATTAACGTACATTAGGAATTTTTTCTATAACGAATATACATCACAACCAGTTAGAGATTATATTATTAGAGATAAAAATGGTAAGCCAATTAAGACTGTAAAAGTTAAACTTAAAGATTTCAGAATTTCTTTCTCTGACGATATCTTAAGAGAAGAATTGGATAGATTTGTACACGGTATAGCAGATCGGTTTAGACCTATTAGAATGCCTACGGAAGATAGAAAATATCCAGATGTCGGTATATGGTTTAGAGGTAATCTGATACCACCAGATAAAATAAGAGATGAAACAGGATTTCTAACTCCTGATGAAAAGATGCCTATCTTAGAACGTCCTATGACGTGGTGTGATCTATTATATTTGGCGGCTATGGAAGTTACTCAAGATAAAATGGTTTTAATCACTAGATACCCAATAGATAGCTGTTATAATCAATTTCCATGTGGTATCAATGTAAGCTCTACTATTAAAACAGATCCTATGCTGGTTAATGGTAAATTGTATAAGCATTATCCATATATTCGCAAAGAACTTATTGGAACGAATACAACAGATAAGTTTGTTGATACGTTGAATATGAGTAATACCCTACTAAGTTCATGCGGCGCGGATTACGATGGAGACCAAGTTACTGTTAAGTCTGTATACTCCATCGAAGCCAACGCCGAGCTTAGAGAACAATTAAATTCTAAGAGACATTATATTTCATTAGCCGGTATGAATATTGCTCAGACGACCAATGAAGGTGTTATGGCTCTATATAGTTTAACAATGAATGGTACTGAACTGGGACAAATTAAATTTAATGATCCTGAATTTTAATAATCACAATTGCTCAGAGCACATATGTGCTCTGAGTATTATGTAATCTATATTTTTTTGAATTATATATTATATACATGAAAGAGCTTACTATTTTAATAGCTCTATTAGTAGTTACATTTCGTTTAGTTAAGTCGAAATCAAAAGGAGGACTATTATGAACGAAACAGCACAGATCAAGGCAACACCGATTGCCAAACTTAGCAGGGATGTTAGAAACGCTGCTAAATTACTGACCAGAGATGAAGTTAGATATCTGGTTAAATTGTATTATCAAACGCAGAAAATGCGTGAAGCTTCTTTTGCACAGGCAAGAGCATTGCGTGCGGAAGTAGTAGATGCTTCAAAGAAAATTAAGCCTGCTCAGCCTTGTGAATGTATTACATTTATGGGTGAGCAATATTTAGCAATGGAGAAAGAAGCCAAATCGATGTTGGAAGCTTTCTCTAAAAACAATCCTGTTTGCCAGTGGATGAACAGTATCTATGGTATCGGACCGGTTATTTCAGTGGGTCTGTATTCCATGATCGATATTTCCAAATGTCAGACAGCTGGCGCCATTTGGAGATATGCCGGACTTGATCCGACAGTAGAATGGAAAGCAAAGGAAAAGAGACCATGGAATGGGGAATTGAAAACGCTTTGCTGGAAGCTTGGTGAAAGCTTCGTTAAATCTCGTAACAGAGATGGGGATGTTTATGGCCATCTTTATTATGAAAGAAAACAGTATGAACTGGCTAAGAATGAAGCCGGCGAATATGCAGCAGAGGCCGCTAAGGCTCTGCTGAAAAAGAACTTCCAGAAGAAGGAAGTTATTGAGACATATAAGAGTGGGAAATTAACTCCTGGTCATATCGAATCTCGTGCGAAACGATATGCAGTTAAGATGTTCTTATCTCATCTGTTCGAAGTATGGTATATCATGGAGAATCATAAAGAACCTCCGGTACCGTATGCGATCGGAATCTTAGGGCATGCTCATAAATATGAGGTGCCGAATTTTGATAAGTCTTTGTATCTTTCTAAAGACTAATCGACACATAGATAATATGTGGGGTAGATGAATATAATCATTTGCCCCATTATTATTTTTGTCAGACATATGAGTTAATTGTGCCAATGTATTCTATCGAACCCTGTGCGTTGGAATATGTATCATTATTATGGAGTGAATCAACAGATAGTAGAGTACCATAAGTTTGAAATGATTCATCTGACATGAGTGTACCATCTAATTTTAAAGATCCTATTTAATAGAATCGTATCGATGAGTTGGAGAGAATCATTATAATCGACAGTATCAGTTCGCTTGAATGAGTCAGTCCAATATATTGCAACATGTGTTATGAACGAATCACAACAAGTTATTGTAACAGGCCTAATAGAATGAGTCAGGGAGAATAATTTGTATCATTGCGTAACTAATGAACCTGAGGGTATGTAGTTTGTATCAAATTCTTAAAAAGACACAATTAAAAATAGTGTACCATTATACTATATGGAGTCATATGAATATATTTGTATCAATGTTTTATAACGAACCATAATATGGTGCTTGTATCAATATCACATAGTGAATCAATACTTTCAACTGTATCATTATGTAGTAATGAATCAGTGAGTTTAGATTCGTATCATTTTCATGGGAATGACCCAAATGTATCGATTATAACACAGTGTTTTAGGGAATCATTAAATGCAATAGTATCAGATTTACATAATGAATCATCGCATAGTACTGTAACAATTTCTGATAATGACCCATATTATACGACACGTGTCATCTATCAATAGGGATTCACGTAATCAAAGCGTGCCATTATGACCAAAGAGAATCATTTGGTATGATTGTAACATTTTGACATAATGAGTCAGATAGAATAATCGTAACAACCGATTTTATCGAATCAATATAATATATAGTATCATATAAGATATAATGAGACAAGAAAGGAAACTTGTATCAACATTCACCGATCGAATCACTAGCGTATAATGTATCATATCATAGTAATGAGCCAATGGACATTGGATGTATCATTTGATATCAGCGAAACAATAATAGAATTTGTAACATAATCTTTCCATTGATCCGTAAAGACAGATAGTATCCAAATTTCAGAGAGAATCAGAAAATGGTAATATGTATCGTATTTTTTGAATGAATCATGTAAACGATTGTATCAATTTATCACAATGAGCCATAGCGCGCTATTGAAACAGTATGTCTGAGCGAGTCATATTACACGATCGTAACATTGTTTTATAATGAATCATTTTCTCATAGTGTTCCATTATTCACGAATGAATCAATAATTGAAATTGTAACAGATCCTATAAATGAGACAAGAAAGGATTTTGTATCGTTAATCACAGATCGAATCATAATCAATGATTGTATCAATAATCTCAGAGTGAAACAGATTACGCATATTGTAACATTGACTTTATTGATCCATGATATGATTGAGTACCAAAATTTTATAGAGAATCATCTTCGTCGATTTGTATCATATAATATCAATGATTCAATAGAAAAGATCCGTATCAGCCTATCTTAAAGAATCATATTACAAGATCGTAACAAATGCTACAAATGAATCAAAACACTGAGAGCGTACCACTCCTTGTTAATGAATCATCAAACTTGATTGTATCATGATTATATTATGAAACAGCATAGTGTATTGTAACATATGAATTCATTGATCCATTTAAAATTATCATGTACCAATGTGAACTAGAGAATCATTAGAAATTGATTTGTATCAGTATAGAATAATGAAACAAATTGCACTACAAGTATCAAAAATCATGATTGAATCGAAAGATGATATAGTAACAATAAAGCTTAATGAATCAGAAAACCAAATAGTATCGATATGCAAGAGTGAATCAATAACAACGATTTTGTATCATTACAATTTATTGAGACATCATGTAAGATTGTATCAGGCCTATAGAATCGAATCACCATACGAGATTTGTATCATTACAAAGAAATGGTCCATAAACCGATACTGTATCAAATTAACTGAGAGAATCAATGGAATTTATATTGTACCACTTATACAATAATGAGTCAATAGGTAAGATTTGTATCGTCAAATTATAACGAATCAGTACATTGTATTGTATCAATTTCTGGTAATGACCCAGGATGTGTCAATTGTAACACAGTGTTTTAGGGAATCATTAAATGCAATAGTATCAGATTTACATAATGAAACAGTATATTGCGACTGTATCTTAAAATAAGATTGAATCATATAATGGTATTTGTAACATCATAATCATAATGACCCATATGTTTAGATTAGTTACGTTGTCCGATAGGGAATCATTATATTCGATCATATCACGTTGTATAATGAGTCACGACAATCGAAAAGTGTATCATGTAAATTGAACGAATCATAGTTGAGGATATTGTAACATATTAACAAAATGAATCTATATATACGATTGCGTATCATATCATACGAATGATCCCAACGTTAAGACCTGTATCAAAAAGAAGCAGAGAATCATATAATTGGATGAGTATCACGATATTTCTAATGATCCATACGAGGTTATCTGTATCAACCAAATATAGAGATCCATGTGCTATTATTGTTTCAGGTATAATTAAGAGAAAAATAAAAGCTATTGTTTTATATAGCTTTTATTTTTTATAATAGAGATTACATTATAGTATTACAATATTCCTCCTTAGCTCAGTTGGTAGAGCGCGTGACTGTTAATCACGGTGTCACTGGTCCGAGCCCAGTAGGAGGAGCCACGAAAATTAAATCGAAAGATAGATATATATTATATAGATGATTGGGAATATTCCCAATCATCTATACTTATTATTATAATTTTATTAAAAGGAGAGAGTTAATATGAATGAACTTATTATATCACCATGGATATATTACTGTATAACTTTATATAATAATTTATATATGGCATTAATATTTATAGCATCAGCATTATTTATTTTATCAATCCTTTATAGCATAATATATTATGAAAGAATTAATTATGAGTTTGATAAAGATATATTAGAGAAATGTGCTATCTATCGTAAAAAAGTTAAAAAATGTTTTATAGCATCTATAATATTAATTTTAATGGTTGGTTTCTTACCATCAAAAAATATGGTATGTTGGATGATAGTTGATGCTTATATATCCTCATTAAATATTGAAATGTCTGTAGATGATAAATATAAGCTGACCGATACTATAATGAAACGTATTAGAAATGATAAATAATTATTAGGAGGAATAAATTATGCATTCTGTATTTAGCTTTAAATCAATTATGAAGGTTATTATGGCTCCAGCATATTTAAAGAAGCCATTAAATCCATCTTCTGAATTTATAGACAGATGTATTATTCCAACAGTAAAATCTAAATTAAAACTTAAAGACTATCATGATTTTTTTAATCCAGATCATATAGACTATTACTCCAGAATTGCATATACAGAAGATATTGATATATACTTGGCTATTTGTAAACACGAATATTATTTAGAAAAACCAGAAAAAATGTTTATCGGTGATATTCTGTATAATTCAATCATTACAACGGATTTGCCACAATGGTACAATATGACAGGAAAAGATCCGTATCTTCATGATAAGAAGATATTCATCATCAGTACAAAATATCTAAACTATATCACTAAATTAGATGATAGTATAGATTATATTGCACAATTGATGAGAAAGATTGTATTGACTGTAAATCCTAAAAAGTATATTGAATCATCTGTACTATATGATGTGCCTATCGTTGATGAGAATGATTACTTCAAATTGGCTGCTTTATATGTAGCATACGGAGTGATCTCTAATCGTACAGATATTGATTATGATATATATAAAGAATCTACCTATGCCCAGTCTAAATTTAAATCTTCTGATGATATGGAGTATTTTATGAAGACTTTGGATAGAGAATTCTTACAAGATACTCAATTACGTACCAACTATTTCTAATTTGGAAATAGTTCAAATACCCAGTCCTATATAGGACTGGGTTTATTTTTTGTCAAACTTTATCTAAATTAGATATTATAAGAATGAATCAAGTCAAATACATTTTTATATAGGAGGTACTATTGTGCGACTATATAGATTGGAATTAAATAATTATATTGGAATCTATAATGGTATGGGGCTAAATCATATCTGTATAGATTTCTCTAAATGTATGAATAATATCACGGTAATTAAAGGAGATAATGGTTCGGGTAAGTCAAGTTTATTTAAAGCGATCCATCCGTTTAGTGATACAAACTATTATCTCTTACCAGGAGTACAAGCATCTAAGAATATTGTATATCAATTGAATAATGGATCTATTCTGGATATTACTTATGTATATCCGATAGATCATAATGGAAATAGAAAATCTACCCAATGTACGGTTATCTATAATGGAAAAGACGTTAATACCAATAAGAATGTCAATGATGGAAAGTCTATCATATGTGATCTCTTAGATATTGATATGGGGTTCTTAACATTGGCACAGTTATCTTCTGATGATAGAGGGTTAGCGGATAAGAATCCATCCGAACGTAAGAAGTTTATCAATAAGAAGATATCGGAATTAGATGCATTCAATGATATTTATAAAAAGATATCTAAGAAGTCTAATCAGTTAAAGGCCATGGTAAATTCTTTCAATACCAAGTTAGAATCTATTGGGGACACTAAAATTATTGCTACCAATATCAAATTGATGAATAAACAGCTAGAAGATTTAGATGAACAGAAAACTGTACTATTGGTAGAAATGTCTAAGATACAAGCAAAGTTAGAAGAACTTTCCAAGTCCTCTAACTTTAATCCAGATTCTTATAGAGAATTGAAACAATCTATTTATGAATTAAAACAGAAGTTATCCAGATATAGCATTGATGAGTCAATTACTGAATCTATGAAATCAGAAGAAGAATTATCTTATCATACACATAAGAATCAATTAGAAAATTTACAAAATATGTACGATAAGCGTTTATCTGAGGTATCCTCGTATAGAGATAGGGTAGAGTCGTTAGAAATTCGTTTAAGCTCAATGGGCGATCTCAAACTCATTGATTCGTATGAGTTTAGGATATCAGAAATCAAGAAAAAACAAGAAGAGTTTAATTCAATGTGTCATAAACATGGTTTTGATAGACATGAAGAAATATCAGAAACCGAATATGATTATATATATGATACAATGTCTACCATTTCTCATTATATCTCTATGATGAGAGATAAGTATGATTATAAAACATTGAAACAAGCTATCGAGTTATTCTGCAATCAAGTTTATGGAAAACCATATGCTCGAAAGACATCTAAGAATGAATTAGATAGTATGAAAGATAGTCTGACTAATATGAAGATGATCTTAGAGAAACAGGAGTTCTTTAAAGAACAATCCAAAGATTTTTCTATGATACCCGAAGATTGTCCGCATAAGCATGATTGCCCATTTATAAAGACAATCATGAATGCTCATAATAGCATATTACCAGATTCTGATTATGATAGATTATCTAAACAGATAGAAGATTTAACCAAAGACATTGTTAAATATAAAGCACAGGTTGAAGAAGAAGATATTGTAGAGCGGTGTCTATCAGATATGATTCATATTTTTGGATCTAATACAGAGATTATGAAACCGTCTTGTATGAAATCTATGGATAAGTTTAATATTCATCATATTATGTCTAAAGAAGATTTTAGGACTGCATTAGAATCTTTGTTATTATCTTCCAATGCCAGTTGGTATATTTTAGACTTCCAGTATTATGATAATATCAGAAACTTCTTTATAGAATCTAAGTCTTATCAGAGTGATATAGAAAGGCTTCAGAAAGAATGTAATTCATTACGTTCTAATCAAGAATTGGCCGAGTTCATTACTAAAGAATTGTCCGAATCTAAAGAGAAGCTGCAATCTTTAAATGCAGAAATATCTGGAATGTATCAGAAGATCAAAGAGTTACAATCTACAATTGATAGTCAGAAACTTCGTATAGAGCATATAGAGCATACTCTGGAAAGAAAGAAACAAAAAGAAGAAGATATGAATCGTTATACTCTTCTTACAGAGGAATACAACAAACAGCAGGAAAATATGAAAGAGTACGATATATTGGATAAAGAATTATCCGATAAGAAAGTTGTATTGGATGATTTGGTATCCCATCAAATTCCTGCACTCACTAAAATGATTAATGAGTCTAAATATAAGATCGTTCTATACAATGATTATGTCAAAGAGTATAAAGAATATAGAGCATCTTATGAGAAAGTAGAAACAATTAAGAAGTATTGTTCTCCTACAACAGGCATACAGACAGTCTATATGAATATGTATATGAACAATATTTTGGGAATATCTAATGAAATACTATCCTCTTTCTTTGGTGGAGAATTCATGCTGCAACCATTCGTTATTAATGAGAAAGAGTTCCGTATGCCAGTATTAGGATCTGGTATTATGAATGATGATATTTCCAGCATGTCTACATCTCAGATTTGTATGATCAGTATGATTATTAGTTTTGCATTATTAAGTAAATCTTCTTCTATCTATAACATAGTTAAGTTAGATGAATTGGATGGTGGACTGGACACCAATAATAGATTGGTATTCTTTAACTCTCTAATATCTTTAATGAATAATATGAATTTCCAGCAATGTATTATGATCTCTCATAATACAGAACTCAATATGAGTAATATGGATATTATTGTATTAAAGAATTCCGACCCAACTATGACTGTAGATGGTAATGTTATTTATGACTATGCAACAGAGGCATAAGATATATCAGAGACTCATATGAGTCTCTGATTCTTTTTGTAATCTAAGTCTATTTTACTTATATATTATAGAAGTGGAAGAAGATATGCGTCACCATATCTTCCCCAAATCCATAGAAAGGAGGACTTGGATTATGGAAAATTATAATTCCATAGAGTATGCCTATAAGTATAGAGATATACTTAAAAAGGCGTTGACCGATTTAGAGTCAATGAAAACATACCATACTAAGGAAACGTACAATGAAATGAAAAACGTTTTCCTTAGTAATCTTGTGAAAACACAAGATACCATCTTAGAAGCTTGCCTCCAGTAAGCTTCTTTACTTACATGTACATATGAAAATAAAAATCTCCAGAGACTATATAGTCTCTGGAGAAATCTATATATTTATTTTTTGTATTAATGGAAAGAGCTGTATCCGTTAGCAATAGCAGACTTCGGTTCATCGTTCTTATCGGACGGTTTAGCCATATCGATAAGAGCATTGTAACCAAATCTGGATTCTTCGAATACGGTACGTTCATTAATCCAATCCAGGAATTCCTGAGCCTTCATGGTTACACCTTTACCGGTGATCGGATATCCATTGAACTGAACGTTCAATTCTCTCCAGTTGATATCACCTTTGGTGTATTCGTACATAGAAGTTTCAGCTGCAGTCGGCTGGCAAGCTACGAGTAAGTAAGCCTTTTCAATTTCACGAGCTGTATTATCTGTGTTGAAATACAGGAACTGGAAGGTTTCATTCTCATAACCAGGTTCGATAAGGGACTTATCTTTACCAGGCTGGAGAATACCATTGTATCTCTTAACCTGTGTACGAGGATCTTTTACACCACGCAGGAACAGTTCATGTACTTTGGTAATGATAGAACCAGAACGTTCATAGTATCTCATAGAGAACTGAGAAGCAGACTGTTCATTAACCTTAGTAATAACGTTAAGAGAGTTGATACCATCCTGAAGATCATTGGTATCTACCGTAATATCTTCAATACCACTCAGACTCTTAAAATCATATTCAAGAATATGCTGATAAGAATGAATGAGAGATTTGTATTTAGAGTTCTGGTCAGCCAGAATTGTCAGAAATGTCGGAATCTTAAGACAAATCAAGAAGCCGTAACCTGTTTCATAGTTATTGAACTGATAGAGGTCAGAATAATCTGCTACACCTCTGGTCAGCATATAACCGGTGACGTCACGAGGTTCTTTCATTCCGTCAAATATGTTATTAATATATTCAGCCATAATTAGTTAGGTTCTCCTTTCATCTAGATTAGTTAATCATTGTAATCTTGAAGATTTCACTCTGGATGAAATCTCTGAACTTGACTTTGATTACAGCATAGAAAATCTTATTCAGTTCATACTGTTCGTCTTCAGCATATTCTACGCCAATTTCTTTGAACTGGCTCTTATAGCGGTTGAGAACAGCTTCTACGTCAGCTTTATATCTGAGCAGATCCTGGCCATCGAGGAATGTATAACGATTCTTCGGGCACTGTTTACGGATTTCATGAATGATTTTCTGAACAAGCAGAACATTGTTAATCCAGGACAGCTGAGTATATTCAGTCTGAGATGTATATTCAGTATCCAATGTAGGAATACCGGAATAGTAAGCAACGTAGTTCAGACGTTCATTGTCGAACCATTCTTTCTGATTGTATGTCTGAGCATTTTCATCAGTCTGCGGTGTACGTTTCGGCGAGAAGTTAATGGTACCCGGAATGATATCATTTTCGAAGGTAACTCCATAAGCCTGTCCACAGAACGGACGGTTAACACCATTCAGATAATGACCAACAAAACGTGTTACCAGGTTGTACATAATGGTTACGTTAACCTGTTTTCTGTAATATGGTTCAATGACATCATAGCTGTTGATGTAGTTGGCTACAAACTTATTCTTCTTATAAGTATCGTTAACAGCTTCGATTTCATTAAGTGTGGTCAGACCAAGTCCGAAATCACGGAAGAAGAAGCAGTCTTCACGGAATGTAACCAATTCATGGATAGCATCTTTAATATCTCTCTTATAGTTAGCATCAAAGATTGCATCAATTCTTGTGTTGTCGAGATCATAGATATCGTCAGCAAAAGAACCATTGAATACTCTAAGAACCTGATTATCATAGAGAGACATGCCTGTAGAATCTCCAACAGAGTTAAGAATTTCCGGAAGAGCAATCGGATAATCACCAAATGCACCGTTATCGCCATTCTGGAGAAGAATACCATTTTCTACAGAGAGATTATCGCCAGCCGGATCAATGCCTACAGCATTAGATACTTTACCGTAGCGATCGAAGGCAAACAGAATATCCATATGAGCTACTTCATTCTTAGTCAGTTTAGACTTTTCAGAAACATCATCTACGAATTTATTCCATTCGCTTTCATAATATTTACAACGAATATTTCTGGAGTTCTGGTTAATAACCTGATCTACAGCTTTGTTCTTAGCATTGGCTGCACTACCATCGGAGGATTCAACAATCAGATTGTCGAATGTGAAGTAATGAGTTTCAAGCTCTTTGTTGCCTTCCAATACTTTCATTACGTATTTAATATATCTAACCGGTCTACGAGCAGATGTATCGGCATAAATACGAATCTTCTTATTGGAAATGCCACGACCCGTATCAGTCAATGTGAAGAGAACATAGTTCTTTTCTCCTGTTTCCGGAACAACCAGTGTATCTTTAGTTTCTTCTACTGTAGCAACTACAGAGTTGAATACTTTATCAATGTCGTCAGTATTGTTGATCTGTTCTGTCAGAGGAACAGCTTTCAAAGAATACTTAATCATAGCCGCATCAACTTTGATCGGTGTATTCGATACATCATTGGTCTTGGAGTCTGTGGTTTCTACCTGAACGGTTACGCCAGGAGTTGTATCCACGCCAACTTCTGTACCAGTAATAGCCTGAGCTGCCGCATAATATTTGCCACCATATACGACAAACTTGCCTACAGCATAGGCGGTACCAGGTGCATAAGCAGGAACATTGATATCCCATACAATCTTATAGAGAGAGGTCTTTTCTACTTTAGCTTTGTAGTAATGACCAGCTTCTTTAACTTTAGATCCTACAATATAGGTATCTACAGCGGCTTCATTGTAGTTATCAATAGATTCCTGAACCTGTTTCTTAAGAGGCTTATGAGCTACTTTAGCTTTATAGAACTTGGTTTCAAATTTAACAACTGTTCCAACTGCATAAGTGCTAACATTAGCTACAGAATATTCCGGAACATGTTCATCAGGTACATCAATCATCAAAGGTTTGTGAGCTACTTTAGCCTTATAGAATTTAGCACCAGATTTAACAACTTTGCCTACACCATAGGTCGGTACATCAGCATCGGAATATGCAGGAATAGTTGTATCCGGAACTTCTTTCATCAAAGGTTTGTGAGCAACCTTAGCTTTATAGAATTTTGTACCAGATTTAACGATTGTATTTACAGTATAAGTAGATACATTAGCTACAGAATATTCCGGAACATTATTGTCAGGAACTTCTTTCATCAAAGGTTTGTGAGCAACCTTAGCTTTGTAATAAGTAATTACAGCACCTTTAGTTACTTTAACCTTAGCGCCTACTGCATAAGTAGGAACAGCAGATTCAGCATATTCTGTATAAGAGGAAGCATCAGACGGGGGTGTTGTATTGTCACCAGTCTTTTCCCAAGAATCAGTATCAAGAACTTTAATCTTAGGCTGTGGTACTTCTTGCCAAGAAGCTGTATCTACAACTTCTACCATAGGCTGAGAAATTTCTTCCCAAGACAGAGCATCAACTGCTTTTACAGTCGGCTGAGGAACTTCATCCCAGGAGTCAGTATCAAATACGTCAATCATTTCGGGAGTATAATCTTCCCAAGCATCTGTATTGATATCTGTAGTAATTCTCTTAGTCTTATAAGCATCAGGAATATCTGCTTCTTCTTTTACAGCCCAGTAAGTCTGATCAACTTCTGTTTTGTAATAGAGAGGTTTACCTTTAGCATTGGTTTTCTGAATTTTATCAGCTCTAACCGTAGCGATAAGAGCTAAGTTAGCCAGTTTAGAATCTGGAGCAACAACACGCTTTGCATACTGTAAACCACCAGCATTAGCAATAGCCGCTGCCTGTACGAGAGCCTGGCCATGTTTGAAATAATTGGGATTGTCTCCATATAGAGCAAAGAAATCTTCTCCTGAAAGTTCCTTCTGGAATTTTTCCGGTCCTTTATCAGAGGAGAATACTGTCATAAGCACTGGGCGGTCTACACCATCATTTCCAACAGCAGTGTTGGGGTTAATAACGGATTGATCATCCCAGATAAATCTAGTATCTGGAGCTGCCATTATTATAATTCCTCCTTTAATAATAGTTAAAAATTAAAAACTCACCTTGATTTTATAGCAAGTAAAAAACAAAGTAAACTTTAATGATATGTTCTTATACGACTCTTTCACATTATACATCTTCACCAGTTACGATTCTTTCCAGAGGACTCTGGACTTTATTATCGTTCAATGAAGCGTATATAAGAGCTTCATTTATGTTTTCAGATGTAATAGCACTATAAGCACTAATCAATCTGGGAATTACTTTAATACTGATGGATTTGTAATTATTCATATCATTATCTTTAGAAAGTCTGAATGGAACGTTTATATCCGTTTTACTTCTACAGAGTTCGGATATGATAATTCCGAACAGTTGCAGAGAGATTTTATACTTAGCTCCGTTGTACGTACAATTGTCTACAATATAATTTTGAATCTGATCATATGGTATTGTATTAGGAATGAAACCGTTAATAATAAACAGAGAGATCATGTCTTCCGTATTATCTACACTTTGAGGGACTTTAGTTTCTACCAAGATGGCATCATCTTTTTTATAGCATAGAACTCTATAGTCCAATGGTTCAGATTCTTTAATTAATTTAATAGACTTCATTTTTTCTACTTTGAATGGTTTAGTCAATATTCTGGTTGGATAATTGAACTGTTTCAAAGCAGACATCTTTCCGTTTTCTTTCATAGCATAGCTCATAACTCCTAATGTAGAAATATATTCCCCATTATAGTATGCTATATTTCTTTCAAAGTATTTTTCTGGGATATAAAAATAGAAATTTCCGTTGCCATTATATAAAATAGAATCACCTTTTCTTCTAAGAAATGGTGGTAATTGTTCATTCATATTAGGCATATTTCCTCCTTCCTATGAGACTTACATAAATGTTTAAGCAGGCAAAACTGAATAAGAAGACTCTATATAGAGTCTTCTTATTTTGATCAGCCGCCATTATATACAGTATCATAATTAGAAGTTAAGGGGTATCCCTGAACCGTTTTCCACCAAATAATTACATCAATTAAGTTTCTATGATAATCAGGATAAATCTTCGGACATTTACAAATAATTTCTCCAGGTAAAGAAACAGATTCTGGACGAATAAAGCTATCCGCATCTCCTAATTTAGTCGTACTGCAAGTTGTTACTCCAGCTTCTGCTACGCCACCATAGACAGTAGCTCCGACAGTTGTATTTTCAATCTTTTTACCGCCTACAACTCTACCACCAGTTACAGTAGATTTCAGAGTTGTACCACCAGTAGTAACACCGTTGATGATTGCATAGGGTTCACCATCAATCAGACCAACAGCCACGCCACCATACAGAGTACCGCCAGTAATGGCTCCGTTATAAGCAATCTCTCCAATTACAGTAGCTCCCGCAGTAATCATATCTTTACCAGATCTCTTACCACCGGTTACTGTACTATTCTCTAATACAGGAGTAATTAATTTACCTTTATATGCTTTAGCTCCTACTACTTTACATCCGGTAGCAACAATTGTACCTTTCTTAGCAGTAAGCAAGCAATTGGTAGTTATTTTAGTTACTGGATCGGTTACTCCTCCAGAAATAGTAAACTCATCTACTTTACCAGAAGTGATTGTTCCAGAGACTGCTGTACCCATAATGATATGAGCTTTAGCCACCACAATCTCATGACCATTACCATTCATTCCTACAGCACAGGAATCTGTAATGATACAATTATCTTTATCTAAGACAGCATTGGTCAGTGTACCTGCCGTGATATTGCCATCTTTATCAATTGTAGCAGAAGAAATAGAAAGATTGGTTACATCTCCAGCTACTGTAGCGCCTGCTGTTCTTGCATTCAATATGGTTGTGTCTTCATCTGCATATTGATTATATTTAGAAATACCTCTAATATTAGACGTTCTAATATTAACGACATTAGAAGCATAATCTACAGATGCATCTACTGTAATGATGTAATCTTCCCCAGTGCAGCAATTACATGTGCATACTCCATTGGTGTTTACTTTACCGATACCAGTAACTACGCCAACAATAGAATTGACGACTCCATTATCTAAATACTGAATTTTATACTTAGTACCTTTGCAAAGCTCTACTTTTTCAGATGTACCATCAGAGAAAGAAATCGTTACAGTCAAAGATGTTTGACTCTGTACAGCTACATCAGTAACCATCAAAGCTACACTATGTTTTTTAATTTCATCCTGGATATTATACATGGGATTCCAGTTACATCCACAAATATGCTCTAAATGATATCCATTTTTATATGTAGTAATATAATTATTAGAATATAAAGACAGAGGAAAAGCTCCTTCTGAATAATGAATGGGCATTATAGAAACCTCCTTTAAATTTAAAAATCATTTAATAGAATGTTAAGACTAAGGAAGTTTATGGGAAAATAATCTCCAGAGCTATATAGCTCTGGAGATCTTTATGATTGAAATATAATTATTTCTGAGCTTCGAGAAGAGCGGATTCAAGAGCAGTCAGATCATCTTCTTCATCCTCTTTTTTATCCTTTTTATCTTCGTCGTCTTCTTCTTTGTCTTTCTTAGATTTCTTCTTGCTCTTTTTGTCTTCAGAATCTTCGTCATCATCCTTCTTAGAATGTTTCTTGGATTCCTGAACAAGAGAGAATTCACATTCAGATTCTTCAATCATAGCTTCGAGTTCATCACAGGCAGCATTATAGCCTTCTGCATATGATCTCTGGAGATCTTCTTCTGTATACAACATAATTTGGCTTCCTTTCTTAGGAGTATAATGATATGATGATTATCATAATGTGTTATATATCATTTTTAAGTCGATCAATCATTCTATTTCTCATAGCATGAAGCATATGTTTATCATATTTCTTTGCTAACTTAGGATGTTTTTCTAATGTTTTATCAATTCTTTCACTAAGTTGTCCAGGACGGCTATATCCTACATTTTTACTCTTATCATTAATTCCCAATTTGTTATAGGGAACAGTATAAGATCCATCCTGTTTAGTAGCAGTCATACGAGCTACTGTTTTCAATCCAGCAAATCTCTGTTCTTTATCTGCTCCAGCTTTCTTAAGAACCTTATTGGTTGTTCTCATCAGCTTCTTATCTACAGTCTCGCTATAGATTTCACATTCTTCTTGTAATGAAAATTCAAATTCTCTATCTTCATCATCGTCGAATAGCATAATAGATTACTCTCCTCTCATATGACCCGAATATTCTCCGGTATCAAAATTTTTGAAATTCATATTTTTAGCAATTTCTTTTTGTATACGTTCTTCTGGATCTTCTCCAAAAGAAGTAAATATAGAATCAGGAACTCTGAACTTATTAGACTTAGTCATTCCTTCCAATTCAGATACAGGAATCTGTGTAGCTTTAGAATATGCTTCTCGTACTGCTTTATTTTGTAGCATATCCATAAGCATTTGCTGTTCATTGGCTCTTTGCTTTTGTACAAACTCATTGAACATCATGCCCATACCCATCTTCATCATCTTAAGCTGATCGTTCATCTGCCTAAGAGATTCGGATTGTTCTTCTGGAGGAAGTTTAAGTTCTTCTACGATTTCTGTATAACGTTCTTCTAGTTCTCTACCAACAGAATCATCTACAGAATCTTCTGTCTTAATAGTAGATTTATTAATACCAAAGTTTTCTTTTAGATTCTTTCCTTCATACCATACATAAAGAGCCATTAAGTAAGAGAATACCAAATCATCGTGTGAATTGTCTGAGTGTTCTACTTTACCATTTCTCTTAACAACCATCTTTGATAATTCGTCAAACATGACTGGAGAATATATTTTATCTTTATGGCGTTCCATACGTTCTCTTAATATCTCTATCAAGAGGTCTCGTACATCTTTGGATGAATCTAAACCATATACTTTTGTTCTTTGTTTACGACGAATAGGTCTTCCCAAAGAATCAGAAGTTTCTTCTATAATACGATCTTTGATTTCGTAATATAAGTTTTCCTTAATACCACCAGGCTCTTTAAGCTTGGATATTAACGATGCCCCGAAACCCATTCTATTTCATTATAGACGCAACTCTATAACGCTTGGTCAATTCCAATGCACTTCCATTACAGAACGTGTGCAGATCATTTGTCATCCCTCTGTATGTAATACAGTAGGGCCAGGATTTTTCTTTCACCATATGCTTGTGATTCTACTCTCCCGTCAGGAGATGATCGTTGAACGTCTTATCCTAATTGGATACTTTCGCTGCTAAACAGAGGAGATTACTTTTACTCCTCCTTCAAAGCAATTAACCCTGTTGAAATATATAGATTACTCTATATACTGAGATTGCTGTTAAGCTACTCCATTTCTTTCGATATTAACTACCGCATTGGGCATCATTGTTTTAACCAGCCATATTAATACTCTGGCTAAGTCAGGAATACTCATATAGTTACATTTGATTCCACCAATAAATTTAGTAGTGGCAGAATCTATAACAGATATAGCTGTATAGTCTCGTTTATATCCGCCAGATACGTCAACTCCGATAATAGGAGGATTAATTGGAATACCGGTTACACTAACCGGAACCGTATCATAAATATTAAACGAATATTTGTTAAGAATAAGTAATGAACGAATTGGTTCGTGTAGCATACCTCTAAGAGCTTCCAAATCGTCTTGACTGAATGGAGAGTTCTCAGGAGTATCAATCCACTCCAACAAAATTTCTCGACGTATGTCTACCATTTTCCAGAGCATACTCTTACACTGATTATAGAACCATTCTTCACCAAGTCCAAGTTGTCTATAATTATACTTAATATATACAAAGACAGAGTTCATATTACTGGAGACAATATTCATAATCTGGTCATATGTCAGATCATACCATCTTTCAGAGAATGGTGTAGCATTGTTAATCATATCAAAAGCAAATTGACCTTCATGAGAAGATAGTATACCCGCCGTCGTTGTGATTGTAATGCCATGAGGAACTCCTGCTGCTTTTGCATTTTCAAATGCTTTGGTTAATGCAGGCATAGAGTTAATCATAATGGTTTGATTATAAGCAGTAAATGCCCATTCGTCCGCCCACCATAATGTAACAGTCTGACCGCGTAATAGGTTAGCTGCTGCTGTTTCGTTACGAGCACCTGGTACGGTACGAATAATGTTATGGTTAATCGGATGCTGGATATTGGTAACTGTAGACGGAAGTCTTTTCTTCTTACCATTGACCATAGAAAATTCCTGGGACAATTGTAAGTATGTTGGTAATAGATCTCGTATCGCTTTAAATGATTCCAGGTTTCGTTTAGAGTCCTGGTTATTCTTATTCATGAAGATAATATTAGAGTTCGTTGAAGCAAAGTTATAAATATATAAATATCTTACATTGGCTGCCATCGTCTTACCAATCTGACGAGGCATTTCAAAGAAGAGATTTAAATTATACATTGCACAGAAGTTATATGCTAAGTTACCTCTGTTTAATTGATAGGGTACACCTTTGGGATGACCGTTGGCTGTAACTCTAACTACTTCTCTTAAGAAGTACCAATAATTAATTTGTACTTCTTTAAGAATCTTAATCTTCATTTGTGTACTTAGCATAGGATCATATGGATCCACTCCTGCTAAGTCAGGATCAAATAAAGCTAACATGAATCTATTATTTTTTATATCTTGAGACTTCAAAAAATAATGCATCTCTAAGAAAGACTTATTTGATGTAGACATCTGATAATAAATCTGTCTGTTTGCTGGTCGAGGTTGTTGTAATGCTGGTACTGGAGTTTCATCAGGAAATAAAGCACTTCCTTGTAATGATTCCAATCTTAATACCTCCTTTCCAAATTATTAGTATGTCAAAAATATTATCTACCACACCAAAAATGGTGTGGTAGACTTATTATATAGAATAAATAGATTATTTTGCCTGTTGTTCGTTATTCTGTTCAGGCGTTTCTTCTTTCTTTTCTTCTGGTTTAGTTTCTGTTGTCTGACCTTCCTCAGGGTTTTCTTCAGGAACTTCATCCAGTTTTTTACGATCGATTAAAGGTTTAAGAATCTTGTTATAATAATCATTATAGATTGCTTTCAATGCATCACCTTCACAGCTAAGAATATTATTAACTACTTTAGAGTAAATATTGAAAGCAGTCTCAAGAGACTTAATCTTCTTTTCAGCTTCCGGATTAGGAGCATCTTTCTTATCTTCTGTTTTCTGCTGGTCATCAACCTTCTGATCTGGCTGAGGATTATTACCAGTAGAATTATTAGCATTGGCCGGAGGCGGAGGAGTTTTACCCGTATCTGTTCCAGACTTAACCTTATCAGGCTGCGGTTTAGTTTCGCCAGCATTTGCATTTGATGCTGGATCTTCATTATAAGATTCTATCCCATCAATATCATTAAAGTATTCTTCTAAGATCTTTTTGATATTTACAGATTCTTGTGTTCCATTAGCTGCAGCTGGAGTTGTTTTAATCTTATTCAATTCCTGATCTTTATATCTCTGAGCAGCTTCTAATTTATTCTGAAGTTTATTACCAAACTGCGCAGGAACTTTCAATTCTGCTATAGCGTCAACCTGAGCAAAGAGTTTAGCAGCTGTAATTGTTTTCATGTTTGCGGCTGTCAGTTTAGACATAACATAAGTTACATTGTCATCTTTGATATCTTTTACTTTGGTCAAATCATTGCCAGCAAAATAGTTCTTCAAATATCTCTGACAAGTCTTGTTATCATCAAGTCCTTCCAGATTATTCATTTCCGGAATAATAGCAGCAAGTAACTTCGGAATTGCTGTCTTTTCATCCGAGGTATTTTCATTAGACATAATCTTTTCATAGAAGAACTGGAAGTCTTTCATATTCAGATTGACAGATCTGGACAATGCGGCATCCAAGTTGACAGACGGTACTTCAACTTCATATTCATTTGCAGTAGCATCCAATGCTTTTTGCATATTACCAAGTAATGATTTATCATTCTTAATATTCTGCAACTTCTTAGCAGCCATACCGAAATAATCAAGAACCGCTTCTTTGATTTTGCCAAACAGCCCTTTGACTCTATCCCAAATTTCTTTGCTGCTATTTTCATCTGCTTCATTAATCAGATCGTATACAACCGTATTTACAAATTCAGATTCCAAAGCAATCAATTGATCAGAATAAATAACATCTTTGGTTTCGCTGAATGTATAGAGATCAGACAAATCTGTATCTTCATCAATCAAAGAATCTTCATCATCGCTAATATCATAGGATTCTGTAATTTTAAACTGATCACAAATATAGCTATCAGATTCACTTGGATTTAAGTATTCTGATAAAGCATCTGCTTTCATAGAATAGATAATATTAGCATATTTAAGATACTTATTAAAATAAGAGCAAATTGTATTAGACAATTCCTGTTTTCTGAAATCAATCTGTCTTCCCTGCTGATCATCCATTGCTCTATAATGAATTGCTAATTCTGATCTGATCTTATTCAGTCTCTTAATAACATCATTCAGAGAAGAATTATACAGAGCTACAGAGTCTGTAATTTTATCTATATTTTTTTTAATTTCATTCAGTCTGGATCCAATTTTATCGCCCGACCCCAACTGAATAATTTGAATCTTTTCTCCACCTCTGAAATGAGCATATGTTTTAGCCACCAGATCAGCATCTGTTACTTCATGACATCCAGTCAAATCCCCAATGATTGTTCTTCTATCATCATTGATATGATGAATCATTTCATTTAATGCGTCATAATAACTCTTAGCTTTATCAGATACTACACCTACTCCACTATAGTTATTCATCATAGTTTCAATCTGTGTTAAAACCATACTTAATTTCTTCAAGCAAGGAATGGGTTCAGATAAGTTGGTGTATTTGTAAGATTTACGATAGCTATCACCATGATCCATTGAAAGAGACATTTGAAATTTGTACAGATCAAACAATATTTTCTTGGAAATAATCTTTTCAGATTCTTTAATTCTATAAATCGCATCTTTATAAGAATCGGCTTGAGCAATCTTAACATCATCGTCAGCAATCAATACAGACTGCTTCATAATAGAAGTTGTCAAAGATGGGTTCTTACTCTCTTTATTGAATTTTACCCCCGTGCTATCAGGAGTAAAAATCTTTTGAGCCATATTATCAAAAGAGAAAGTAGTATTCTCCATTTATAATTCTCCTTTCTAACTAAAAAAGTATTTATTTAAATGTTTGTGGGGAAGTTTATGATATTCTTATAATAAAACATTTTATTAATTAAGCCTCTTATGAAAGGAGAGTTGATATATATGCCCGGAGTTGGTATTGTAAATAGACAAAGCCAATTGCTTGATCTAATAGAACATCGTTTAGGAACGAAACAATTAAATCTTCCAGATACTTTAAATAAAGATGTTTGGTTTGATAATGTTATATCTAAAGAAACATTGAATACATTTTCTAGATTCTTTCCATATGAGATGACTTACTATCTAACAGCAGATAGAAGAAAAGGACCGTATTATTTAATTGATGAAAATGTATGTCCTTCTGTCAATATTATTGGTATAGGTGATATCGATTGGCATATCTTAAGTAAGAATATGCCTGCCTTTGGATTTGGCTCTGGATTCTATTCTACTTTTGATTTCTTCTTGAATGGATTAGATGTAGAAGGCATTGCTATGCAACAACAGATGGTAGATCATGCCAGCATCTTCAAAGCAGGAATCTATGTAGAGTTCAAACCGCCGAATATGGTTAGACTGCAATCTAATCTTAGTAATAATATGCTAGAAATGTTAAAAGCAATTCCGATTCATTTATTTGTTGTTCATGCTCCTAATCTGATGACCATCGAACCTACTAAGATGGAGTCATTTGAACAATTGGCAGTGTGTGACGTAGCCATATATCTCTATAACAACTTGAAGTACTATAATAATATCAATACAGCATATGCTACGGCAGAATTGCAAATTGATATACTTCAAGATTATGCTAATAGAAGAGACGATGTTGTACAGCAATTAAGAGACGGCGCGGTCGGTTTTGGAAATCGTTACATGCCTATGATTTTAACTATATAATGGTGGTGTATTATGCTATACACAGAAGAAGAATATAGACAAGCTTATAGACAAGGCTTCAATGATGCGGTACACGAATTCAATGAAGGATATCAGATTAAAGATAAGACAATGAATAATGCAACATCCAGAATTGTATATAGACGTCATTTGCCTAAACTAAAACCCGAAAAGGCTAAAGCTAAGATCTTTAAAAAGTCTGCATATGAGAAATATAAAGATAAATCTTTGATAATCAAATAAAAAATAAAGATGATATTCCCATAGCCATATAGGCTATGGGAATATATTATGCATTACATACTTTAAGAAAATCATCTTTAGATATAGTACAGATATATACGCCATTATGTTTGTCTTTAATAAACAATCTATAGTCTGTAGATGGTTTAAGATCTACAGCCGATGTATTATCTGTAATATAGATATCCAATCCATGTTTCCGAAGATTTTGAATATCTTCAGAAGTTAATATAAATTGCCCATCTTGATATAGAGCGGATTTTACAATTTCTCGAATCAATCCTGAATTATTATCCTTAGATATATATTCGAATAGAAGTTGTAATTCTTTAATAAGTCCTTCATCAATCATGATAATCCTCCAGACTTAGCAATAGCTGTTCGAATTAGATCATATGCATCATTAAGATCCATTGTTTTTCTATCTATATATGCTTCCAAAGGAACTCGTAATGATTCTTTACAAATCATATCCAGTTCGTCAAAGGCTTTTTCTTTAGACATCGGAATGTAATATTTATTTACATTGGATTTAAGCTCTTCATATGACAGGTGTTGATATGTCTGGTCAAATATCACAGGAGCTTTTAATGCTTTGATCAGATCGTTCTTATGTTCTCGAATAAACAAGAGGGTATTGTATTTATTACCCAATTCAATATCTTTATAGTTTCTATACTGTATAGAATGTCTATTAAAAGAATAACTATTTTTACTTTTATATTGATTCAGATGAGATAATTCATGAATAACTACTTCAGCTATGAATCCTCTTTGTCTGGGTAAATTGTTGGCAAATACAAATTGTATATATCTGACTATAGTATCTAAATAGATTGTAATTGTATTTAGAAACATAGACGCATTATACCGTGTAACATATCCTTCAGTAGAATAAGACAATTCTGCACAAATAATGAGTGGATTGATCTTTCCATTGGCATAATCGTAAGTATCATAGACAATATTCTTAATATCCTTTATAGATAATATTGTCTCTATTCCATATTCGTTAATTAAGGATGCATCCATATTACTTTCTCCTATAGCATAAAGTATATGCATAGCCTATATAGGCTATGCATACTTCTTATTATATTAAGGAATATCAACACCTTCGGACTGTAATTGCTGTCTGATGATATTGATTTTATTAAAGTTAATTGTATTCAGTTGTCTAAAGCTTAAACCAATAGCATATTCATTGAAATTTCTTCTGGAGAATTCATCACCAACCATCTTCAGATAGTGGATGATGGCCGATACATCTAAGTTCTCCAAAATCAATAGAATAGTGTTCTTGATTTGTGCATTATTTCCTTCTACAATAGGAGTTACCCAGGGTTCTTCTTTTTCTATGCCACGATCAATCGTTGTATCAAAGACAGTACCCATCAATAGAGCAGAAAACTCCTTAGAATAAAATACAGCATAAATATATCTCAGGTCTGCTATAGTCAATACAGACTTAGTAGACGTACACAAAGTAAAGTTTACTCTGGATACTCTTTCTATATCATCCTTGATAGAATGGTTAGTAATCGCTAAGAATGTCAGAAGTTCATAATCAATATGCTTTAGCGTTTTCAATTGATCAATCTCTTCTTTATTGATTAGCTCTCCTAACATGAAGATCAGACCTTTGATATAATTATCAGGATGCAAAGATGTGATTGCATAATACAATAATGAATCACAGCACATCTTTAAGAAATCATCTACATTGATTGTATATATTACTTGATAAAGTATAGAGATAAATCTAGAGTTCAATAAGAGTTGTGTATATCTGTGTCTATTCTCATAGATCTCAAAGATAATATCCCCATACTTTTGTTTCATTGTATAAAAGATTTCAGAATCAGAGGATTCATCAATATGATCTAAAAAATCTATAATTGATGAATCAATATAATCATTCGTAATCATATTAACGCAGCCTCCTTTCCTAATACTTAAAATTCCGGATCTACTGTAATGGTTTTGGTAAATTTACCTTTTTCTGTTTTTACTGTATCTCCAGTAAGTTCACTAAAGAAATCATCTTTAGCCAATCTGACATCTTCTGTAGATTTCTTACTACGAAGCGTATCAAATCCCGTAGAGTCTGTAACAAATTCTTTAGAGAAGAAATCATCTTTGGATTTATCTACAGAATCAGAATTCTTAACAAATTCTTCATAAGCATTCTCAATATCTTCAATAGGCATTTTTAATCCACTAATGATAAACTGAAGATAGTTGTGATCATGAAGTTTCTGAATATGAGAGAATGCTTCAAAGGGAAGTCCAAATCTTTCTTTCAGAACTTCATTATTATAGTCTACATAATCTGCTTCTTTATCTGAGATATTCAGAATAGTTCCCCTACGTTTACAGGTAGGTTCTACATTTAATGATTTAGAATCATCTATAGCTTCAATCAATTTGGTATTATAAGAATCTACATTCTTTACTTTTCCCAAATCTACGTCTTCTATAACCATGAATCCAGGGGTGTTTACGAGCTTCAATAAATCGGATTCGTCGATATTTTGACTTGACTCGGTAATAGTACCACCCAACAGTATTCTGATGCTCTGACAGAACTTTTTGTTTGCCATCTGTTCTGCTTTGGTTCTATTTCCATGAGCTTCATCTAAGAACTTAGCATTGGAAATAGACTCTACCGTATAATCAGAATCCAGTTCTTTGAACAAATCTACTGTATTCTTGATTCCTCTAACATCAGAGTTGAATCCAGTAAATACAAAAATATGAACATGGGTCTTATATACAGAACTAATATATTTAGCTAAGATTGGAGTAGCTCCGGATCCAGTACCACCTTCTGCTGATGTGACGATAATAGTCATAGCATCGTCCTGGTCTGCTGGATAATCAAAATCTCCAGATTTTAAATTAGAAATCATAATATCTCTGGCCACTGCTCGTTCTTTAGCACAGCCTTTATAATCTCCAACCAGTTCTACAGCATTTTCTCTATATTCGGTTGGAATATCTTTGAGTGTTGTATTGATTAGAATAATGGAGCTTGCTAATTCAGGAATCTCTTTCATTAATTCGATACCTGCTTTATTGGCTCCTCCACCTAAGCAAAGTATTTTTGCTTTCAGTAACATCAATAGTCATCTCCTTCATCATCATAATAATCTTCATCGTTGGTAGCAAGACAACCATCATCATCTTTGAGAAAGATATCAAACATTGCTTTGTATTGCAATTTATCTCTTTTAGATGTTTTGGTATATTGACCTTTGATTGATTTGGTTTTTAGATAGGTATTTCGGTATATATTGATTCCATTATGTAAACCGTAATACTCTATTTTTAAAGTGTTCTTCCCTAAATCGATAAGTAAAGTGGGAAGATGCTCTTTCGTATTACCGTATACATATTTCTTAGGACTCGTTTGCATATTCATTCGAAATTGAAAATTATCTTGATTGGTAAAGTATAGAGGGTTTAGTTCACCAACATTAATGTTGACTATATGTAAATATGGCATTCCAAAGCCTACATCAATAGGTATTGGTTTAATCTTTTTATTCTTTATCTTTTTCTTATTCATTTGTATACCCTCCATAAAAATATAAAATCAAAACAGGCCATAAGACCTGTTTTGATTTATTTGTCGGATACTACAATGCGTTAGTCGATCTATCCATAATATTGGATATTGCATATGGCCAATTTGGATCTGTTGCGTAATTGGCATCTTTCATGGATTGCAACGTAGTATAACCATTATTATAGTAATGTTTTGCAATCCACTTGGCTCCATTAATAATTCCTTCTTCTATGGAGTCGCCCATAACAAAACCCTGACCAGGGTCTGCATCAATACAATTGATACCAAAATAATTGTGTTTGGTTCTGGCAATGTATGATGTTCCCCATGCGGATTCTATAGCAGCATGGGCTAGGATATAAATTGGGTTAAGTCCAGTTTCTTGAGAGGCCTTGATAAATACGTCTCCTTTGCCCTGAAAGTTGGATTGAACGCCCATATGGAACACCCAATAGTCGATAATTTTATTCATATCCTTGGTTGTCAGTTTCATATCTACATTAGACAAATCGGAATAGTTATTATATCCCATATTTTTAATGTAAGATACATTAGTTGCATGTTCTTCTAAAACTTTTTCCTGTTTTTGATCAATTTGTTTCTGGTTATCACGAATTTCGTATAATACATCTAGCACGTTTTCATTAGCTGTTTGTGCTTCGGTTAATTGTTTCTGCATGGCATTTACTTTAATGGAGACGTCCATTAGATTTCCCCATAACACAATATTTGACACACAATAAACAATATACAAAAGTACGGCAATATACATCTTCTTAGCAATTCCCGTTCTTTTGGAGTTTTTCGTACAATACATACTTAGCATCTCCTTAAGAATTCGAATACGATAGTTGAAGTATATGTCAAAAAGAAACGAGTTATACCCTTAGGTATAACTCGTTGTCTTTGTTAGTTTCCTTCATATAGAAGGTATAGAGATAAAATTAGAGTAGACTCTCTTATTTCTTTTCTTTTTCTTTAGATTCTTGATAGGTCTTCTGATCTTTTTCAGATAGTTCCTCTACCATACCACCAAGATCACCATCTTCGGTAATAACCGAGATCTTTTCTTCTTTATCACTCATGATATAATACCTCCTTTTTAATAATTGGATTACTCATAAGTTTTGAACTAAATTACTTTTTAGATTTCTTAGCCTTTTTGGCTACAGATTTAGTTACTTTCTTCTTAGCAACCGGTTTCTTTACTGTTTTCTTGGGAACATAGGGTTTATTCAGAAGCAGTTTATCTTCCATATGTTTCATTCTGTAAGCTTTACCCCAAGCAATAGCATCTTTCTTTTCTGCATTCTTAAGCACTTTGATAACTCTTACCGACAGATATTTTTCAGTAATTGTTTTGTCATAAAACCGAAGAGTATTGGTATCTACGGTAAGCTGTCTAGCAACAAATGCTTCTCTGTCTAATGAAGAAGCTGCAATGATATACTTCTTCGTTTTTGTGTTCATTACTTTGTACACTCTGTAATCTTTTTTATCCATGTTCTTTTTCTCCTTTTGGAACAAACTTCGTACCTAAATTTGGTACTCTTAATAATAATATATAACTCAAATTAGCTTTCTCTATGAATCCTATTTTCTGTTCTCTTATCTACAGTATGTGGTAAATAGTATTCTGTCATAATCAAATTGCTGGCCATACCAGCCCCAATCAAATAAGCATTGAATGTATTACGAGCAATAGAGTCTTGTTTAGAAACTTCTACATCTTTTAAGGACACCATATTCTTTTCTGAAATGGTAGCATAAAAAGCATCTTTTGCTCTCATAGCATCTGCTCTATAAGTTGAAAACTCTCTCATTGTATTGGGTAATCCCATTACAGCTAAGCATTCCATTTCTCTATCAGACATATTTCCATTCTTATCTTTATTGATCAGTCTACCATTCTTCATATTCCGTTCATCAATATTGATGGACATAGAGTTCTTCTTAGCTAAGAACTGTTTCATTTTCTTTATAGGAACATAGACAACCATAGCATCGTAGTTAGTTTTAACTGGTCTACCTTTATTGTCTGTGTATAAGAATGGCATATATAGTTTTTCCATTAATGGCACATGAATAGTATCCAAAGCTTTAGTAATCTGATCCATCTTTGGTTCAATTTCAAATGCTCTCATTTGAAACTTCAATGGAAATTCTTGTTTAAAATACTCATAGAATTGATCATTGGTCATACCTTTGAATTTATTCATATACCAGGTCTTATTCTGTTCTGTGGGGTCTAAAATATCCATTACTTTATAGATTAAGAGTTCTACTTCTTTACGTTGTTTGGATGTAATTGCCATATTAGCACCTCTCAAGCCTTACATAACTATTATGAGTATGTTTTTATTCTAGATTTAGGTATGGAAAATATTGAAAAATACAAAAAATAATACATATAATTAAAGAGAAAGCCCACAGGAGGCAAGCTTTCTCTTGGATATATAGCTGTAAGAGCCTTATCACAAGACTCTAAAAGAATCATTACGATTCTAAGATGTAATCTTGTGTTTTCACAAGATTGTTAAGAAATGCTATTTTCATTTTGTAATAGCATTCTCTATTCTGATCTGTTATCGGAATCAATTCCAGATCAGATAGTGCTTTTCTAAGAGTAGTTGCATACTCTTTAGCACTAATTGAATTATGGTTGTTCATAATCCAAGTCCTCCTTTCTATAGGGATAAGAGAATATAGTTCCAGCTATATTCTCTTTCATCTCTATAATATATAAATAAAAAGAACTTAGATTACAAAAAATAAACACTGGCTCATATGAGCCAGTGTTCCAATTTTAACCATTCACGTCTGTAGCATAGTGCGCTATATAGACCCTATTCTTACTAGGGGATCCTCCGACAAATCCACGTATAGCGTCTTTGATGATCTTCTCAACTTTGGCTTTTGTATCTTTACAATACTTGCCAATAGATTTATACGTCGTGTTGAGAATAACAGGATCATTCCATTCATCGACTGGTATCGTCATGATTTTAATGGATACTCTTGTTGGTTTCTTTTCATTATAGCAGACCGAGGCCTGATATCTACCAATGAATTCGTCGTCGATGATTAGATTGAACTGGTACATGTACTGAGTCAATCCGTTTGGGAAAACTGTCTCTGTGAGTGGTCTCAAAATAATCATTATAGTCCTCCTTTTGACTAAAACAATTTAAGAAGTATTTGTACATTATACTTCTTTCCATCTATATAATATATAATCAAAAAAGAAATAGATTACAAAGAGCCATTATGGCTCTTTGTAATTTTAAATGAATTATTGAATATACTTAAACAGTTCATCTACACTACTCATAGAGAATCCTGCGGCATGAGGATGTCCCCCTCCACCCAGTTTTTCGCATAATTCATTTACTTCTACTCTATTTTCAGCACTATACATGCTGACTTTTATATTTCCATACATATCTGGTCTATTGATCAGCATACAGAAATCGTACTTATTCAAATCGTCCCCAAATGCAATGGAATTGCCAAAACCGAACATATAGCACACACGATAGATATGACCATCAATATGGAAAAAGCCTTTTCTATGAAAAGCTGCAAATTTGACTTTGTATTTTTGTTGTTGTAGTTCATATAGTTCTTCTCCGACTTGTAAAGCTTCTTGCAAAAAATCCCTATTATATAATAGTTTATCCATAATATTAGAATTTACAAATAAACTGCTGGATTCCCAGCAATAGGTATTCAAATAATCACAATTATGATAATCGTTGATCTTACGATCCCAACGATCATATTGATCCACTAAATCAATGGTCTTGGGATTGACCACATCTGAAATTTTTTTATTCTTATTCTTATAGTGGACATCTTTAAACAGATTGTAGATATTCATAGCTCCACAACCTTTGACGTCAACATAAAATGCTAAATCGCCACGTTTCATAATATCTTCATCATTATCTATGAGTTCTTTAAAAATTCCAATAGACGTCATATGATGATCGATAATCAGTATATTACTGACTTTATGCAAAATATTCTTAATCTGAGATTCTGATAATGAGAGATCAACAATGAATACTTCAGATCCCAATGGAATCTTATCAACTAAATCATATCCGGCCTGATAATTATATTCCACATAATGAATATCGATCTTTGGAGAATCAAATGTTTTCAATAATTCTCTAATCATTAGAGCAGAGAATATACCATCCATATCATTGTGATGAACTATGGTTACATTGACAGATGAACATTCTTCTGATTGAATGTCATCTACGATAGAATGTATAATTGTTGGTGTTTTCTTTGAAGCAATTAATTCTTTCTCTTTATACTCTACCAACGTTTCATCCATACGAACCTCCTTAGATAAAAATAAAACAGGAGATTTTTGATCTCCTGTTTATGATTACTTGTACTTATCTTCATACTTTTGTTCTGGATTAATATCATGCATAAGTTCAGCAATGAATACTGCCAATATGCTATTGGCTCCTAATCGAGTAAAGATTGTAGATGTAACGGGATTACCGGTCTTTTTAGCATACCCATTATTGATCATCTGCTCAAGCATCTTCTTATTCTTTTTGAGATAATCTGCAAACAACTTCTGAAACTTTTCAAATGTGGACAGTTTCTCACCTAGAGTAGCATTCAATTCGGCACTCTGTTCTTTTACATCCCACTGATTATAGATGTTTCTGATAGTGAAAACATCATTATTCAGATTAACAATATATGCTGGGTAATCACCAGTATGAAGAACGTTTTTATGATGATTACAGCAACTTTTACAATAACAGTTTCCTTCAATTTTATTGGTATGTAACATCGTTCTTTGTCTTTTAGTATATGGTCTCATTTTCTATCACCTACTGCATCTTTCCATGGAGTATCAAAAAATCCATTAAATTCTTTATCATCCAAATCTCTAAATTCATAATACATTTTAACAGCAATATGATGAATACGTGACGTCTCATCGTTTAATGTAGAATATACATTCTGCTGCATAATAAACTTCAGCATGTAGTAAATTGTATATAAAGTATTCACCATAATTGTACGATCTACTGTTTCGTCACTTAAAGAATACTTATCCTGAACAATATCTTTCAATACTGATTCAAAGGACGGAGTTTCTTTAGATGTAAAGATTGTTCTCAGAGTAGCCAATGATTTTTCCAGAATAGGATTATCATCCAGATAATGCCCATTCAAATACCATTCTGGAACAATATTAGCCAGGTATGCCTTAGAATAGGCTGTATGCCAAATATAACGCGATAACCGTTTATTCGATACGGCAACGGAGTTTGATTGTATAACATTGATAACAAACTTCTCTTCTTTATTTAATACTGGTCTATCTTTGGCATTATCTCTGATCATATATTCCAATATGGAAAATAGATAAGTAGGAGTGATAATATGCTCGATAAACTTATTCATATTTCCTTTTTGGCAATATACAATACCATCTCGATTCGTTACAATCTCTTTTAACTCTTTCATTTTCTCTTCATTGAAATCAATCATTCTTCTGCTTCCTCCTTAGGCTTGAACAATGTGGAATTCTTCACTTCTGCTAAAAGCAAAGAGAAATCAATCTTATTACGAAGTCCTTTGTTATATAGATTTCCAATAGACTCTACACATGTCTCAATATTAACGAATGGCATCATAAAACTGTGCTTTTCGTTTAATACTTTATAGAGACGATCCTTATCGATATTTGGTACATGCATCAGAATCCAAATGATTCCAGAGAAAAATGCAGTCTTAGTTCCTTTGCCATTTATACCTCTATCATATTCGGAAGATTTGGTCATATGCAAATAAGTATGAGTTTCTTCCAGAATATTCTTAGCATAATTGTACTGTTCTTCAGAAACTACGCACGATCCAGACTTAATACTGCCCGTAGCACCGTATCTGCTTTTATGATATAATCCCAATACTTGATAAATATTCTTAGCACCAAGATCCCAATATGTATCAAAGAGATTCTTAATACGAATATAGTTTTCATCCCCAAGCTCTGCATATGATGCAATATAATCATACGGTTTCCAATTGGATGTAATGACATTCATAGCAATACAATCATCCACATCCAATCCTGGCTGAATAATATACTCTACCGGAAGATGAAGAGCTCGTAATGCTTGTAATCTACCCTGACCATCAATAACTTCCATGTTTTCGTTAACAATCAGAGGGTTAGTAATATATCCATGCTGTACAATAGAACGAGTGATCTTCAATACGCGTTCTGACAACACAGCACGGTTTCCAACCAGCACTTTGAAAATATTGTAATCTCTGGTGACATAAATTTTCTTTTCAGATTCTGTCATGGTCTTAATAATTTCTTTAGCCTTTTTAATGCGCTTAGACATATTGGCCATAGGTTTCTTCGGAATCTTACTTTGAGCTCTTAGTCCAAGTAATACAGACTCCTTGATGTTTACGTCTTCACTAAAACTTTCACTAACTAATTCTTTTTCCATTTTACATACTCCTTTGTTTTACTATGCATATTTGGAATTTGAATATATAATAAACTGGGTATAACCCAGATAAATAATGGATAATCTTAATTATCCGCTCTCATGATGTTCCATTACATTCATAATAATTCCTCCTTTTGAAAATATAATAACTTCTCAGATATATAATATATAACTAAAAAAGAAATAGATAGCAAAAGATTCAGAGATGGTCTATATAGACCATCTCCTTTACTTTTATTCAATATCTTTTAATAGTTCAGATTTATCTGAATCGATTCTCCTGATTTCTTCTATCTCTTTGATGATATCGTTTGTTGTATATCTAATCAAAGTTCTATTGAATTCAGGATGTAGAGCGGATATTCCCAATTCGGGTGCATCCATTTCACCTACACGTTAATCCTCTATTACTAGAGGTGCTGACTATTTCTTCGCTCAGACCGCTTATCAATTGTCTTCATCGCGTTGCTCTTTTCCAGTTACGTACCAATAGTAACCGTACTCTCCTTCCGGGAGATAGTCGATACAGGTTCCAGATAGTTATCTGGCTTCCCACGAGACTTTCCTATTATATATAATAGGATGGCCCTCGTTAGCTACATTTATATGTAACCCCGCTGGTGAGGCGGTAAAAGCAATAAGGGCTCGGTTTCTCTAACCCTTTAAAGCGCTGTAAACCTTTTGGTGTATATCTATTGAACTCTTCCATTAGTCTATACAGACTTACTTTAACATCATTCAGAATATATCCATTAGGATCTGAACGCATAATGAATCGAGCAATTCGTTCATTACAGTCATTCAGCATATTCTGATTGAATACGGCCGTTTGTACTTTATCGTTAGCTAAACCATCTACTACTAAGATATGGTTCTCTTCTCTGACTTGTAAATACTTATACCGCTTCTTCAATTCTTTCTTGATAGAAGCTATTGGTAATTGATTTAGAATCAGACTATATAAGAATTCTAATAAATTTGGTTCTATCGCATAATTCTGCGATAGTACGTTCATATTGAAAAGATAATCAATATTATCATTCAATAGCTGTACAACTTTAGAAGTTGGTAAAACAGTTCCTGTAGAACTCTTAATGACATTATGCTTAGCAAACTTAGTATACACATAACGGATAAAATCAGAACGATCTGTAAAGAATTCCTTAGCTTCTCCATTAGATCCTTTGATAGCAAACAAAGGTGGTACTGCAGCATAAACTCTACCAGCTTCTACCAATGGTCTATAATATACCAAGAACATTTTTAGCAGTAATGTTCTGATATGAAGCCCATCGACATCAGCATCCCCGAGGAATATGATCTTATCAAATTTACATTTAGATACATCACAACGTCTGCCTTCTCCACAATCTAGAAGAGTATATATTGCTTTACATTCCTCATTATTAAAGAATTCCTTCTTAGAACGAGTCATTGCATTCGATACTTTTCCTCGGAGTGGCATAATACCTTGCTTTGTAGGATCACATGCTTCTCGGCATGGAGACATAGCTGAGTCACCTTCGACTAGAATAAGCTCTAAATTCTTCTTACCAGATGGTTTCTGATATTTGGATGGTAATCCAGTAAATACAGATACAGCCGTTTTCGTTAATTGGATCTTTTCGCTATTAGTTTTCATACGCAGATTACCAACGTCTTTGAAATATTTACATAGACGCTGTAAATCATTTGCATTCGAGCGACTCCATTCATCCAATCCTCTATCTACGAGGTCTTTGATAAATGGTTTAATATCTTCATTCGATAATAATTCTTTTGCCTGACCAGCAAAGATCGGTTCCAGATGCATAACGGATACAACCGCTTTCAATCCGGCTCTGATATCACTGTTGATCGTAGTTATCTTAGATTTATTCCCAAGATAAATCTTGTTCATATAATTTCTAAAATAATTCGATAGCGCATCGACAAAAGCTTGTGCATGTGTACTACCTGCACTAATGGTAGGGCACATATTGGCAAATGAATACACAGTGTCTTGTTCATCAAGACCATTGGCATCATACGTGAAACTAATATCAGCCCGCATGGTTCCATTATCATCACTCAGATGAATTGGATTCATAACAGGCTTGAATTGTTTATTCATAAGATAGGTATCAATTCCATACTCATTAATTCTACGGATATTGATTTCTTTCCCATCTTTCTTCACTCCTTTGAAGTTAATAATAGCTCCAATTTTGAGTAAAGGCAGAATAATATCGATTAGACCCAATACTTCTTCACAAGTAACTGTAATCTTTCCCATGATTCTTTCTAATGGAGTGAAAGATACTTTGGTTCCTTGGAAGTTCTCCTTATTGGGATAAGGAGTTCCAGATTTGTTTTCAGCAATTCCTTCATGGAAACTCATGGATAATCCCATAGGTTTTCCTGTAGAACTATATTGCTTACAAATTCTGGATAATACTATAAAATCTTCAGATAAAGCATTGGTTACTTTAGCACCTACACCATGTCTTCCTGAAGAATAATTTCCTGCTGTTTTTACATAATTGGATGAGGTATGTTCTTCTGCATAGATGCGATGCATATCTTTAAATGGAATTCCTCGTCCATTATCTGTTACTACAAACTGATGATTATCTTCATAAAACTCTACCCATACTTCTGTACAGGGTGAATCAATCTTTTGAAGTTCATCGGTTGCGTTCTGTAATAATTCTCGACAACAATTGATAAACCCTTTATTCCCAATGCTGCCGATATACATACCAGGAGCTTGCTGAACTGCTTTAGCAAACTCTTTGATTGTTTTAATACTTTTAGAATATTCTTGAATGTTCTTCTTAAAGTCTGTCAATTCAATACTCCTTTCTCTCATTAACAATTTCTTATTAACAAGTTTCTAGTATCGTAGACTTTTAGTTGGCATGTTTTAATCGTTCCTTAATTTCTTCTTCAGACATATCTTCCCCTAGATCATTATCGAACATAGAAGCAAAATCGTTTTTGTGTTCTCGAATTTCTTTAAGTTTTGCTTCCATATCTTCCATAAAATCTGCTGGTACTGGGCTGCTATCGGGTGTAGCATCAATACCAGCTACGACAGTCCTAGTTGCTCTATGTATAATATCAAATCCCCCTACACGTCCGTGTAGATTTTTATGCATAATTAGAAGCATACTTGGATTTTTTATTGATGCATTGGCAATATCATCAGGTATAAATGCATTGACAAATTCTATTAGCATTTTAATTAGAGTTTCTTTATCGGCGCAAGTCGCTATATCTAGATGAACAATTTCACCATTGTCATCATATATATCATCTTTCTTTGACTTATCGTCATCCATACCGTTTACTCCTTTTTAAAAATTAATGAATCAAAGTCAAGGAAGAGCAGATTAGACTGCTCTTCCCATTCTTCGATTTGTGTATTTATAGTTGTGTATATTTAGAGGAAATTAGTTAGACTTATCCGACGTAAGTCTTAGTTTCTCCATTTTCAGGAGTTGCAACTGTTACATTCTGTGTTGCGGTTGCAGGCTGAGGAACAGCTACAGCAGTATTTTCTACTACCTGGCCACCAATGGGATTGGAAGCACCAGAGAACTGCTGTGTCTGATCTGCTCTATACTGCGGCATACCAGCCGGAGCATACTGAGGAGCAGGTGCCGGCTGCTGCGGATACTGCATCTGTGGCATAGGCTGCTGCTGAGGCATCTGATTATACATCGGAGCCTGCGGCTGCATCGGCGGTGCAGGATACTGAGGTGCCATAGGAGCCGGATATTGCTGAGGCATCATTGGCTGCTGGAATCCTGCCGGATTAGCCATATACGGATTCATACCATTGCCAGAGAATACCTGGCTATACATACCGATGGTGTTGAATCCATCATATCCGCCCTGCATGTTCGGCTGTGCCTGCTGCGGCGCATAAGATTTAGCATAATCAGATGCAACTTTCCACATCTGAGGAATCTGACTCAGAACATAGAATGCCGGATAAATTCTCTTACCAGCTTCCGGATCGATACCGCCATAATAGAACTTAATAGATTCTACGATGTCTTTCAGATCACTTATAGTCTGAGTGATATCTGTTCCAGGTTCAACTGGTTTAAAACGTTCGCCACAAATGGTACATTCATACACACCGTCTCCGATATGACGAATTGTACCACGTCCATTGTCATGATGAACACACTTTGTCTTTAAGTTATCAATAGGAGACATTGCTGTAAAGAACTCCTGTTTCTGCGGAGCTTTTTGACGCAACAATGCAATCTCTTCCGGGTTTAATAATTGATTAGTAGCGGGCGGTGTTGGAGCCTGCTGCGGATAAAATCCATACCCAGTCTGACCATAAAAATTCTCCATGTTTGTTTCCTCCTTAAAATAATTTTTAATCTCTCCATGGAAATATTAAAAGAGGCATAGAGCCTCATAATAATATTATATAATTATAACAGTTTTTAAAACTTACTTGTACGGGTTATCTATTGTTGTTTTACCATTTATACCTTTATCATACAGGTCCATGTCTGTAGCCGGACAAGTCTGGTTAACATATTTATCATAGATCTTTTTCTTTAATGCATCATTCAGTCCTACCTGAGTAGCATCCACTCTGGCTTTAGCACCAGAAGCTTGAATAGCATTAAAGGAAGACTTCAATGCGTCTTTAGACAATAAGATCTTCATCTCCTGTATTTCTCCATAATCAAATGCAGACAATACAGCAGGTACAGATACATGATCTCGACCAATCATAGCCGGTGTCATGTTGCGAAGCTGGTTGTAATGATAATAGAAGCATACTTCTTTAGCATCATCCCAAAACAGTTCGCATTTACTGTCATCAATCCAGGCATCATTATCGAGTTTCAATACCATAGTAGGTACATGCTCTACTCCATCGGATGTCTTGATTTTGATCTGTTCAAACACGTTACGAATAGCAATAACATACTGTTTATCCATAGAATCTCACCTCTAATCACAAATAACAAACAAATACCCAACTAGAATGCAAATTCTAATTACATATTTGTTGTATTTGTAATTAAATTGTATTCTTGTATGAGTACTTCAACGCGTTGGGTAATACTGTAATGTTATTGAGATCACCAGTTTTATTTAATGCGTAAATGCGCTCATAAATGATTCTATAGGCATGATAACTTTCATTGGCTTCTGCTCTAACCCTAAGTGAATTCTCATCACCAGGATAAGTGGTACAATAAAGATTTAAAGCAGATAAGATAGTAGACTTTCTTACATATTCTTCATCTACAACTTCAATTAACCAGAAATTGAATTGTGGTGTAAAATATCGTCCATACTTATTGATATTTACATTCCCATATGCAATATCTTTAATCAACCTATGCATATCTCTTTTTAGTCTGGCAATAGCAGCTGGTTCTGTGATATACTGTAAGAAGTTTTCACCATACCGCTGAATATATCCTTCGAAAAACTTAGAAGCTTTCTGCTGTTTCTTAGGTCTTTTGAATGATTTGGAATTATACATTTTTTATTATTCTCCCTTCTTAATCATATATGTATATATAGCTTTAATCAATGATGACGCCTGTTCATTATACTTAGGCAATAAATATGGATCATTCTGAAATTGATCGAAATTCTTTACCCAATAATTAATCAAACGTAGTTCAAATTGAACTTGGTCTACTGGCGGATCGAATAAGGCAGTCAAGTACATAAATTGCCATATTGGAGATCCTTCTGGAGTTACTCGTATACATCTGGATACACTTTCTTCGAAAACCGTATTATTGTCTTTAGGTTTCCATTCTATTTTTCCATATTCTGTGTCATAGTCTGTTAACCTATATACATGATTCTTAATACCGATAGTAATTAGATATGCATAGATTGCATATATCCTTTTACCTTTGTTTTGTTTTGTTTTAACCTTGGGAGTATTAATCATCAATTCTTCTAAGGTTCCTGTATCTTCTGTCGAAAATGAATCTATCATAGATTCATATACAGCTCGCAGAAGAACTTGAGGTTGGTCACTCATATGTAATCTCCTTAAATGTTATGAGCCATATCTTTATCATAGAATGTATCTAAATCGTCATCCGTATATAAATGATGCTTTTCGCAATATTCATTATACGCCGGATCTTCAGATATTAGATCAATCAGATCTTCATAACTTCCCACATTAGGAAGTACAAAATCTTCTGGCTTGGTTTCAAATACATACCTCATAAAGGAATAGAAACTAATTCCATTCTGAGGTGTAACTTTTTCGCTAATAATGGTCGACTTAAACCAATCAATCGTACCATATTCTTCATAGAATACATAGATTCTATCTAATGCCGCTGCTCGTCCATCTACAATATCGAAGATCTGAATGGGTTCCCCTTTACTTTCTTCTGTATAAACAAGCAGCAGATAACGTAATTCTTTTTCTTCTTGCTCCTGGTCTTCAACTGTCATTGCATTAACCAGGTTCTTTCTAAATACCATACTCATAAAAAATATCCTCCTTTTGAAATAAAAATATTCATGAGGTAACAATACCTCATGAATATAATATATCATTTCAACTAAATTTATAGAAATTACCAATACTGCTTTCTGCTTCTAAGTACAAACGTACAATGTTTGGCAAAACGAGTAATACCAGTATAATCTAAATGTTTCATAATATCGCCTCCCAGCCATTCTGAGATGTATATCCCATCATTATACTGGGAACCCTGCGATAAATGCGTTGTGATACAATAGGCGAGCTCAAACCGCTCTCCTCTCGTGTATTTAGAGTTGCGTAAAACGTCTTTTTTCTCTTTGGATGCATTGAAGTATTCAAAAGAACATTTTAGATCTATAAAGGTTCTATTAAAAGCAAATGGCTTAAAATTAATTTTAAACCACGATCGATCTTTGGATATAGAAGCTACCGTAGGATAGTTAACCACCGTACCGGTTAATCCATTGGCTAAACTGATTCCGTCTAAATCATATCTCCAATTATTTTTTCTGCATATGACTTTCTCTCCATGTTCTGGAATCTTTCGTTTAGGATCTATTCCTCTTAATTGCCTCATTTTTGTATTGTATTTATCTCTGGTGACGTTCTTACCACAGAGTATCATATCCGCATTCATCAACATATCATCTGTCAGATCTTCTTGTTCTATGATATCTACGTTATCATAAGTTCCAGGATATAACTCTTCTCCATTTAAAATCTTATGAGCAATTTGTACAATACCAGAATCTTTATCTTGTCTCATAATCTGTGTCAATTTGAAGATATCTTTTTCTATTAAGAATGCTGGATTATCTCCTACTGGTGGTAACTGATTAAGATCTCCACAACAAAGAATCTTTACTCCTTTATCCAATAACTTCTGTTTTAAACTCATAGGAACAAAGCTAGCCTCATCGATACAGATTAGTTTTACATCTGGTGGTAATTGTTTATCTACAAAGATAAGTTTTGTTTTATATCTGTTTAGATAAGCATCATACTGTTCATTGTCTCTGACAAATACTGGCTTAAATATCCACGAATGAATTGTTCTTGAATTGGTTAGACCCTTAGAACGTAATACTAAAGCGGCTGTACCAGTATAACACATAGGAGCAACTTCCCATTCATGCAATCCGAGTCTTCTGATAACCTCTGACATAACAACCGTTTTACCACAACCCGCTTCTCCAGTATAACTCGAGACAGGTTCTTTAGAATTCCAGAACCAGTCAATAATACGATTAACCAGTTCTTCTTGTTGGTCAGTTAAGACAACGTCATTCATCGTTTTTCTTCTTTCTGGGAACTTTAGGTCTCTTACTGAAATCAAACTTATCATAAGATTCCATATCCATTCGTCTTAGTTGATCATATTCAATAATCACCCCATCATCCAGCATTAGAATTAAATCCATATACTTCAGACAATCTCTATTATAAATATGGCCATCTAATTCTGGCTTATTGAAATAAGCGATAAATGCATACCCCGGGTCATTCATCTTTCTATTACTGATACCCATAGATAAGACTTCATTATTGGTATCGATTCCCAATTGATGAACCATAAACCATCCTAAACATTGCTGCATAAGAGCCATATTATTATATGGGTCAAATAGCTTAGTATCTTCAGAATGTGTTTCTGCTAAGTCACAATACGGTTTCTTAAATGGTACATATTTAAACCCATCAAATACAAAAGCCAATGGTTTTTGAGATTGATAATCTATAATATCTGGACAATATAAATACCCCGTTTGTTCATCGATCTCTAACCCTATTCGTTGGAAAACAAAGTTAGAGAATTTCATTGCATTTTCTAATTTCACTTTTTCATAATACTCTTTGTTTAGTTCGTCGCGTACTGACATACTAATCTCTCCTTAGTTTAACAATACTATAATTGAACTTACTATAGATATAATATATATTTTCTTAACGATTTGGGGGTAAATACATATGGACGACTCCAGTGGAGTATCTACAACTGCCATAGCCATATTGTTGGATACTTGTAATAAATATGAATGTGGTAAATTTCCATTTAGACTCAGTTCGTTGGTTGGACTGAAAGACAATACAACAACCATTGCTCATGCCAGCTTATCTAAGAAAAATTTATTGAATAAAAATAAAGGTAGTATACCGATTGGAAATGTAAATACGGCATCAACCATTATGCTGGAGATACCTACAGATGTGGCCAGAAAATATCCAGTTAAATTTATTCCCCCTGGAACAAGATTTATCGTTACATTTAATAGTGGTGATATTACTAAACCAGTTATTGTAGGAGGTGAATTCTAATGCCATTGGTCCCAAGTGCTTCTGGAGTAATTACGGATGGGCAATCTAATCCTATCTATTCTCATACATTGGATGAATTTATTATGGCTGGTAAGAACGCTAACAATAGAATTCCATCCTTTGATAAGCTTAGCTATCAGATGACACAAGCTAATATTAAGTATATCGTAAAGAATGTACTTGATGATTACTTAGTAGAATTGAAACGGCTGTGTATTTATATCAAATTATCAAAAGAAGAGCTTAAAAAGTATAACTACAATCCCAAACGTCTTTGTGCAGATATATATGGGAATACAGAAATGTACTATTTGATTTTATTATTGAACGGTATATGTGATGTCAAAGAATTTCATGATATGAACCCAATTCGAATGCTGCCTATTGGGGTACTAAATGACGCATTGTCTGCCATTCAGATTAATGAATTGCCCAGTATTAACAGATATAATTCTATTCATACATAAAAAAACAAAAAAGAATACGTGAGTCGATATCGACTCACGTAGTACTTATTGTGACATATTTGCTTAGGTCATCTAATTGTAAGACCACACCATAGGACGATAAGAACTTTCTTAGATTTTCTACTCGAACTTCTTCTGGAGTAGATTCTTCATCGAACAGTGTAACTGCATCTACCAATTTACCAGCACTCTTTAATCCGGTTGCATAGTTACCACCACTGAAACCAATATCTGCTAAAGACTTCTCTTTAATTTTCTGCGTCGCTTCATCTTTAGAGATATATGTAACCGCCGAATTAGTAAATGTACTTGTATGAGGATTAGAAGTCAATGATCGAACTCCTAATGTAGGTTTATTATAATCTTCTTGCAATTTAATCGGGCATTCTATCGAATAGGGTTGATAGAATGTATTGAATGTAGTGTTTCCGCCATATCTTCTCTTAACTGCTTTAAATCCCAAATATTTAATTTTCTTCTCTTGATCCATCCAGAATGGTACTAAGAATATCGAATAGTCTAAGTTTTCATTAATCAATCCAGACTCACCAATATAATAACTATCAATGCTGGACATAACCTTATCATATTCTCCCGTGTCTCTCTTAGGAATAATATCCTTAGATCCTTCTCTATTCAATTGTGATGCAGTAATAAATGAGAGCTGATAATCAATAGCAATCGCTCTAAATTCATTACTGATAACCCCCAATTTTAATCTTTCATCGTCTTCTCTGATAGAAGGCATAATACGTTTCATATAATCTTGAATAACAGCAATCGTTTCATATCCCTCATCAGCAAATTGATCAATCTTATCTCTGATATACTGAGTGGTAACTGAATATACGGATTTATAGATATATACAAACTTAATTCCATCTGGATCATTGAAAATAGAATTGTTCCACATATCTAAAATCTGTTCTGCCGTATATCGTTGATCTCTGATGTCAATATTATACCCAGCCATATTTAATAACAGTTGCATATCTTCCTGCAATCTGTTTTCCATACTGAAATATAACAATAAAGGTTTCTTGGTTTTATCTCTACAAATATATCCTTTATTATGCTTTAAGATATTGATGGCGATTTCTTTAAGAGTCGTCGATTTACCCTCTCCGGGTAATGCGAAGAAACAATATTCTCGAGATTGTTCAAAACCCCCTCTTAATAATTCATTCAGCATAGTAATACCTGTTTTTAATACATGAGAGGGTTCTCGGATTTCTTTGATACATTCTAATAGCTTAATATTTCGAACTTCGTCGTTCAATCCGATTTCATTTTCTTCTTCGACTACTTTATGCTGAATTAAAGCCTTATGTGTTTCTGAGATTTCATCTCTTAATGCGTCAATATTTTGATCCATATTTTGTGTATTGGAAATCATAATATTGATAGCTAAGTCTTTCATTTTCTCAGCATGGTCGAATATATATAAATTATCCGCATACTTCGGGATAACTGTACTTTCAATATAATTAACGTCGTTGCTATTCAATTCTCTAAAAGAATTGAAATCAATATCAGGATACTTATTTCCAGAAGCTCCCAATACTTCTTCTAAAACCAATTGTTTATTATTGATTCTATGATTAATCTTGGTATTAACGATATCTCTACAAAGCAATAATCTTTCTTTGCTTGCAGGATCTGATTCATATTCTGTTTCATCTATATTCTCTACAATATTTCGTAGAGCAACTAAAGCGGATGGTCTGATGTGTTCATTTTCACTCAACGCATACGTACAAAACCCATCTAACGTTGATAAGGATAATTTCAGAACTGTTTTACCATCCTTTTTGAATAGTTTCTTTTTCTCCTTCAAAGATAATCATCCTCTCCCAAATGTTAATTTGGTGTTGTACTATAAATCATTTAGAATATCTACCAAATCTTTAGGAGTAATAAAGACTGTATTCATACATTGATTGATATACCGGCTGAGTTTAACCTCAGGAGATATATTCGGATCAAAAATATAATTATATTCTTCATACTTCTCTTTGGCTTCTTCCATAGATTTGACTACAGTTTCATCTTTCGCTTTATTTAGAATAGATACATTCTTATTATTACGATAAAATGTCTGTAGAGCATTAATAGTATCAGGATTATTTTGAGTGATTTCTAAACGAATAAATTTAATTTGTTCGTTTCGTACTCTATCTTCAATATAATCGATAATCTTCTTAGGATCTTTATGAATCATATCGTCTAAATTCATAGTAATATATTTATCAGATATAACAGGTTCAAAGTTTACTGCATATCGATGAGTCGTTATATCTTGCAACAGAATATAGAACCCCTTTTCACCCTCATCTCCAAATGTCCACCGATAAGGTGAGCCACAATAATAGAAATGAGAATCAAAACAAGCCGCTTGATGTACATGACCCGATATAATAGGACCTAAGCAATATTGGAAATCTTCCATACAAAATACGGGCTCTCTTTGAGAATCTAAATCTGGAGAATTCTTTCCAAAAATAGCTCCTACATAAGTTCCATGCATATAGCAAGCATCATATAATCCAGAATTTCGTAGGAATCTATTATAGAATTCTTTCCCTTTTCCATATAATTCTGGAATACATAGAATTTTCTTTCCTTTGACATATTCAAACTTCACGTTTTCTATGATACGGATATCGGTATTAGATGATCTTTCTGCTAAAGGATAAAACAGTTTGATCTGATCCGCATCATGAGAATATGTCCCAGCAATAATCATCAGAGTAGCATGTTTTTCTTCACATACTCTGATTAAGTCAGTAATAAAATAACAAGCTACAGATACAGCATCTGAGTTTGCCATAAATTTATGATGAAATATATCTCCGTTGACAGAAACTATATCCAGAATAGGCATAGCTTCTAGTTTAGATATATACTGCTCTTTTAAAATTTTGTATTGATATTTTGGATCTAATGCTCCAAAATGTAGATCGGCTATATGAGCCTCAATAAACATTCCATTTGGATTTAAACTCATAGTTTTCCTCCCTAGATTTGGTTATGTTTTTGTTTATTAATGATTGTATTTCTAATATATAATATATCCTTGTAAATCTTTTAACTTAGTAAATAATATCCACTGGAGATTATTCTCCAGTGGAATTCTTATTGGGTTTCTTAAACATCACTTGGTCAATTATTTCTGTATATACATACCACACATGATCTATGATTTCCTCTTTAAGCAGTTCGATAATATCTTTTTTATACTTCATCAAAACAGATGGAGTATCTACTCGCATATAACTATTGGTACCCTCTCCAAATGAGCATACCAAATTAGTTAAGCAAGGAGATGTATTGATATTCAAATCAATACGAATACACATATGATTATCTCTGGAGCTCAATTGACATATGATGACAGTGTTGTTATCTACCAAAGCGTCTTTCTTAATAGTATAAATAAACTGATTGGGTCTATTAGGATCATCATAAAACTTAGATATGCCGGTTAATTGATTGACCGGTATCCGATGTGCATTGTCCATAAACATAATGAATTCGTAGATAAGTTCTTCTATAGAATCTATATGGAATATAATATCTAATAATTTCTGTCTCATCAACCAATAGAAAATTGGTCTAAATATATAATAAAAAGGTTTACTCCATATGCGTGTGATCATATAGTTTAGAGGGTATGTACATTTAACATATAAATCCATAAATGCTGTCATACAATATCATCCCCATTACACATCGTTTTATATTCGTATTCTGAAGTAGACAATCTAAAATAAGAGTTCAATAATGAGAAGAATGTATCGGAAGCATGTTGCATAAATCGAGCTCCATTAGGTGTATGTAGATCAATGTAATTGGATTCATAAGATCCATCAGTTTTAGATAGTCTTAAGATCATACAGCTGTCAATATCATAGCCATAATTCAAATTGATCAAATATCTATAAGCAGCTAATTGATAGAAATATTCTGGTTTGATTGCATTAGATGTTTTAAAATCCACCAGCATTTTTTCTCCATTAATATCTAAGAGAAGATCATAGGTTCCACCATACCACGGGCATGCCATTTTCTGTTCTTCTCCAATAACTTTGACCGTATACATTTCTTTTAATGAATCCCACCAAGAATGGAAGGCAGCAATACAACTTTCAGATTCTTTGAGTTCTGTAATATCCTTAATATCATTTTGGATATAGTTCTCTATATAATTATGAGTTTCTGTTCCTATAGCGGCAGCGGCATTAAGAGCTTTATGATAGCCAATATGCTTAAATCCTAAGCTATTTGCCCATGATGCAATTCCCGGTCTACCAATTGTTTTGTCTAATATGGAAGTTACTCTCGGTACGTTGACTCCATTATATGTATATCTATCTGGTGCTTTTATTCCCTTAATGTCTTTTAACGTAGGATAATCTTTAGAAATGAGATCTAATAATTGATCGGTTGTTTTGGTGTCCATAATAATCCTCCTTAAAACTCTTATGCTAATGTATTTATACAAATAGATTGCTAATTAATCTGGAAAACATACTAATAACTATTGAGTTTGTACAGAAACTAACTTAAATAAGAAAGGAAGACTGAAATTATGTCAGACGTAAAATCTACAGCATCCCCAATTACCAGTTGCTTTATATACAACAAGATGGCTGGATATACTAAGATTATGACTGATGCGATTATGCATGCAGAGAGAATCAATAAAAATACAGAAGCATTTGTAGAAGATGTAGCCTTAGAGGTTAAGAGAGCCAATGTTCCTACAAACACTCTTAAGATTTTAAATTCTAAAAATACTCATTTGATTTGGCCTAAAGATTCACTTCCCAGACCAATCAAAGTATTTGCAGCTAAAGATCTGAAGGGCAATAAAAAAATCAACGTATTCATTGATTGCACCAATGTTATTAAAACTGGTGCCAATGGAAGATATAAAGTTAATACGAATGTATTGCTGGCTTATATTTATTCTGCAAAACTGAATATGATGTATTATGGTATTCCTGGCGTATTCTCTAAGAGATCTGCAGATACTACATTATATGCAAGAGCTTATGCAAAACTCTTTACACATATTATAGACTATATCGGAAATATCTCTGTTATTCCAGATAATAGAGAAAAGATGATGTATATGGCTTCTAAGTTCTTCTTAAATTCTATATTAGCTATTTCCGATGAAGATAAGATTGAATCTATTGCAGTTAAAGCTGCTGGAATTACTCAGTCTCAGGCCAATATATTTAGCATCCGTACAGAAGGATTAGATTTTGATTCTTTACCTGGATTTGTAGATACAGTTAAAGAAGTATTTAAACTGGATAAGCTGACTATTGGTTTAGTTCTGGAAAAATGGATGTTCTTATATGGAGCTGGATCTATTTTGGGAATTGAATTCTTGCCGTCATTCCTGACAATGGTTACAGATGCGTATTGTGGAGTTTATCTCAATAACCAAAAAACAATTGAGAAGATTCTGAATAAAGACTTAGTAGAAATGGGCAAGATTCTAATCTACGAAAATACTAATATTTAATTTGATCATAAATAATTGGGTGAAGGTTAATACCTTCATCCATTATTTTTAAGAAGGTGAGAATTAATGGATTATGACGTTCTGATTAATTTACGATTCAGAAAAAATGAAGGATCGACAGACTTAGCAAAAACAACATGGAATTCCATGGTCATTCATAAAAACGTGCGAACAGAATCTATCGATTATTCTGCGGCCGGAAGATTTACTGGGGAATGTGCATATTTTGATGGGGAAATTTCTCAGTTAAAGAAAATGAATGGTGGAAAGTTTACCATTAATGGAACCGTAGATATGACGATATCTGTATGGTTTAATAGCGATCCGACAGAATCCAATCTGAATCAATATTTTATCAATGGGAATAGTCTGAATAAGACAGATAACAATTCCTTCTATATGAAATATGATGACGTTCATCATACGTTAAAATTAGTATTGGTAGATAGAGCACATAGAAAAATAGAATCGAATGATATTTCTACTTTATATAAGAAGAATGAATGGAATCATATTGCTGCTGTCAGAAGCAATGGGCAGACAGGGTTGTATTTGAATGGACAGTTAGTATCTACATTAAATGGAGCTTCTGCTATTTATGAGTTTACTTCTTCTGTATGCATGGTTGGTAAAGGATATGATGAAGATCATTTAATCTTTGGAACAATGAAGGGGTATCTGGATGATTTAGTTGTTATGAGACATGCTCTGACAATTAATGCAGATAGTACAATTGATGTTCCTACCGATTATTTGATGAATATTATTGATCCTGCTTTAACCGAAGAATCTCCAGAAAACATATGGACAGAAGATGAGCGAGAATATTCCAGATATGATGATATTGTAAATACTATCGAATGGAAACGATTCAATACTAAGAGAGCTATTTATTATAGACAGCATGGATTGATTCCGTATCGGTTAAATGAAGTTTATGAACCAATTGACACCAATATTCCCGACTGGATTAGACCCGTTATACATGGGGCTTATTCTGTACTAGATAAGGTCTCTTATAATTCTGGAGATCTATATGTCAGCAATAAGAATAAGAATGATTCTATCCCAGGAACCAATAAAGATTGGACACAGATCGATTGGGCTTCTAACAATCACCCGACGTGGTCTCTAAGAAAAGCAATGTACAAATATATGCAGAAATGTATATATAAGAAGAGAGTTTATCAATCTCAGATCAACTATAACAAGGATGTACCGTGTTATTGGTTAAAAGTAGATGAAACCGAAGTGGATGTTCCTGAAGATACACCAAAATGGAATGACTACGATGTCTATAAAGAAAATGATCTGGTCAGATATAATGATATTGCTTACCAGTCTACTATAGCCAACAATATTAATCATACTCCTGGAGATATCTCTAAATGGAAAGAAGTTGGAGGAAGTCTGAGTTCTTTAGAAGAATGGTCTGAACCCAATCTATTTATGAAAGGCGATATCGTTAAACAAGACGGTGTACTATACTATTCTAACGTAGACGATAATATATTTGAACCTAAGACACATATTGTACAGTGGACTCCATTCTTACCCTGGAAGATGTGTACATATACCAATACTTATCAAAAGGGGGATAAAGTAGATTATAATGGGCAAACTTTTGTTTGTACTCAAAATGAATCTCACTTGGCTCCTGATGAATATAGAAGTAGACTGTTCTATAAATCTTTGGCTAATAACAACAAAGCAATCCCTGGAGCATCTTCTTCTTGGAAGAGAATCTATGAGTCTGATTTAACTGTAGATCAGATACAGAGAGCTTCTGAGCATAAGAAAGGTGTTTCTTATAGTAAAAATACATTGGTTAAAGTGACTGATGGAGATTGGTATCTAACAACCAATGCAGATATTTATGCAAAAGATGGTGTATTCGTTGTTAATAGGGACTATAATGCAATTGGTATTAGGCTCTATAGTGCAGTGGATAATTTCTTCTTAAGCAATAATATAAATAGACAGAAGTTTAATATGAATTATCTGACAGCATATAAAACCAAATGGATTGGCGGATATATGCTGATGATCAATGGAAAATTTGTTCCGTGGGAAGATATCAGTGTTGTACGGTCTGATCGATATGTAACTTTGTTTGTATCTAAATTTCCTAGACAGACCCAGATAAAAAAGGTAGATTTAATTCATATTCCATTTAGAGTAGCGTATTCTGATCATGGATTTATTCCTGAGAAGGGTATTAAATTATTTGGATTTGAGAAAGATAAATCTTGTGGGAATGATTATATTATAGCCACAACCAATACCAATGTAAGATGTTTGGAATACTCCGGAACCAGATTTGATAATTTATATTTAGATACAAATCTAACTCATAAGATTACCAAAGCCAATATCTATGTATTCAAAGAAGACGGAACTCTAATCGATCAGGATAAATATACCATATCTGCTGCTAATATATTCAATATGGCAACAGATGGTAAAACGAAGTATAGAGTCATCGTTATTTGGTATATCAATGAAAACCAGTCTGAAGATAATCTGTCTTTGATTCCAAATATGGAAGATGTCAGAAAATATGTTATTTATCCAGATACCGATCAAGATAAAGCTCCTATTAGTTTACAATATTTAAAGACTGAATTTGATTTTGGTCATGTACATCAGAAAACCTTTGATAATAATATTGATACTTCTATGGGTTATATCTTTGGATATAATAAGAACAAATACGACGAAGTCTATGAACACGTTAGACCGGTCAATATGGAAGAGTATTCAGAAGAAACTATGAATTGTTTAAAGAGAACAATTAAAATTCTTCTGACAGAAAATGATCTGGATGTATTATTGCATTCCTATGTCATGGTTAATGATTACACACTGGTAGAATTAACTGAGCAAAATAAAAATAAGTTTTTAAATAAAACAATCTTTATGAAACTTAGAAAAGAAATTCCTATTCATATCACTTCATCTAATGTAAACAAGTTCATCGGCTGCACAATTAAAGATGATACGTCTAAATATGCCATACAGCTAACCAATGCTAATAAAGATGAATATATTGATAAGGATGTTATTCTGAAAGGTATGAGTGTATTTAAGAATAATACATTCGCTACTGATCATATTATCATGAGTAGAGATATTTATGATAAGATGGATTATAAGAATAATACACATGTCATTCTCTTTAAACGCGGCATGCTTCCTAAATGGTATAATACTATTAAATATACTAATGATCAGTTCTATTTCAAAGATTTACCCAGATCTGGTGATAAGAAGGTTACTTTTGTTCATACAGAAAATCAGACTATTTTTGCAGAGTGTAATGGTATGGTATATGATAGTAGAACGAATCCTGGTGGATTTATGACAGAAGATGGATCTGAAATTAAAGTCTGGGTTGTAGCCGATCCTGGATATTTTGCTGGCGAACCAAATATGACAGATGGTATTATTTATGAAAATACAAGTCTGTCTGCTACAGACGCTATTCCAATGATTAGAACGGTTCGAATTATTCCATCTGCTCATCAGACAATTCGTGTAACAATAGTAGGTAACGATATGAAGCCTGGTTCGGTTAGTCCTGGAACGGAATACGTATGTAAAAATACAGAAGTATCGTTTACTGTTCCATATGCTACAAAGATTAAAGCATCCATTAGTGCGGATATTGGATATGATGTAGGTAAACTGAACTTAACCGAAGTAACTGTTAAAGCAGATACCACAATCAGAGCATCAGTGGCAAATCTTCATATATACAATATCGTATTGCGCAACCTGGATCCGGTCAATCAGGATTTCAAAGCAGTGTGCAATGGTAAAACGTATACCACTACATTTACCGGAACATATGGTCAGACCTATACATTATCTGCTATATCTAAGAAAAAAGGATATTCTCCTGGACGTATCACAGATCCTGGAAATGGAGTTATTACGAAAGATATTGTATGTACAGTCGGAGCAGTTATTCTTAAGGACTATACTATAAAGATTCTGCCAACTGATAATCAACTCTTAGAGGTTATTTATAAAGGCAAGACATATTATGAGCGAGATTCTTTCCATGTAAATTATGGAGATACATATAAAGTCTCTGTAACTTCAGATAATGGATATAATGCTGGTAAACCTAAAGCATCTGATAATGGCTTAGGAAGTATTCATGTACAGAATGACAATGAAAAGCAGCGTCAAATCCTAACAGCTACTGGTACTGTAGGAGATAACGGAGAAATTGTTATTAGCGCAGAGCCTGCTGTAAGAAAAATGTATACGATCAATATTCAACAGTCCGATCATCAGACTATTGAAGTTGTCTATAATGGGCAACCGCATACCAATACATTCGAAGTTCCATATGGAGCCGAAATTACTACAAGAATTGTCAATGTAGAAACTGGATATAATGCTGGCAAAGTTAATATTGATAAAACGACTGTTACATCTAATATTACAATTATGGCTACACCGGCCGTACTTAACTGGTATACCGTCCATATTATTCAATCGCCACATCAGACTGTATTTGTAGAATCTGATGGTGCAGATCATACTTCAGATTATGGTATACGTGCTGGAACGCAATGGTATGCTCGAGTTATTCCAGAACAAGGATATATCTCACCCGGCTTAAATGGCCCATCTTCTGGAGTTATATCTTCAGATATAACAGTTTCTGCTCAAGAAGCTCAGATTGCTCCAAACAATAAGACTTTCCATATGCTCAAAGCTCGATATGATCATGGAGCTGGATATTGTAGTTTCTATACTGACGATAGATTAGAATACGGCGGAAGTATGATGGATCCGGTTGGATCGGTTGAGCCTAATAGAATTTTGGAAAGTAATGGCTATAAAGTTTGTATAGAAGCATTTTATAGCAGATTGCATAATCATTGGTATCCGCCGAATGAATATAATTTATGGCCACAAGAACATAAAAAAACTGGAAAGCATAAATATGTTGGAGGCTTATGGATATATCGAACATATTTCAATATATCTAATGAAGATGGTGGTAGAGATGCCTATCGAATACAAAAAGTTAAAATTCATGCAATTACTCCATTAACATCTTGGAATCATACAGATTTTAGTGATATTGTTATGGATAAATATTATGTGGATAAATTTAATAGAGAATGCGACCCACTATATGATGAAGATAGAGTATATCATCGATTAGACCCTGCTTATCTTCGTACAGAGCGTGGTGGGTATTGGGGTAAAATTTTCTATTATGATACACTTATTAATTTTGCTAGTTGGCCGGATCCCTCGTCAAGAGATCCTTCAAAATATAGAGAACACGGATTTAATTTATGGGGAATCGAGGGCATGAATCGAGATACCCTAATAGATACTCAATTTACATTTGAATTATTTGGTATTTAGGAGGTAGAAATATAAATGTCAGATAAAACTTACAATTACTCTACCACTAATATCAAGGGGTATGAGGTTTGTTATTTCAGAAATATCTGCAATGAGATTATTCCTTATCCTGTAGATGGGTTAGATTATCTACCTATAGATAATGGATATTATTATATTGCACAAGAAGATATTATTCTTTATACTACGGTTAAGGGCGAATATAACCTTTGCCCTATACCGTATACTATAGATGCTATTAACAATAAAATCATTCCTAAGAACCCTAAATATAAGAAGCATAAATTGTATTATGGATCTCGCAATCAGTTTATCTATAAACGAATTCCTATTATGACAAAGACAATGTCTTTACCATTACCTTATGCTTTCCGTTCTGGATATAATCCAAATAATTATTTCATATTCTTAAATGGAAGATTATTAAACTCTGTATTCTATAAAATTATGATTCCTTCCTTAGATAATAATCTGATTGATCAGAAGGCTATCTATTTTACATCTGAATTAACCCCTCAGGATACATTAGACGTTTTCTATATTTCGAATAACTCATTTAATCGCATGAATGGTTCTGGTGACCTAGTTGTCAAACCATTCAAGATTAAAGCCACAGAACCAATACAAAGAAAGTTCTTAATTCCTGCTCCATATAAAGAATATCCTGTTCATGATTATAATTCATTTATAGTTATTGCTCATGGAATTAGAATGTCTACTGATAAATACCATATCGTCAACGAAGATGATAAGTATTATATTGAATTCCCAGATGCAGATGATTATTTGATTTATGATGATGATTTGGTATTCTTGTTTCCGTATTATAGAGCAGATTGGGAAACCACAGATGCTTTGTCTAAATCCAATACGTTAAACTTTATTACAACGTATAAAAAGATGCCTATTGATACAGTAGAAATGACATTTGATGTTACTTCATTAGGAGATATTGTCAGCAATAATTCAGTCTATGTATTTACAGGCACAAAGTTATTAAACTCTAATGAGTATACATTTACTGCTCCTAATAAGATTCATTTTCGTCATGTAGTTCCTGCGAATACAGAAGTTGCATTGGTTATAGAAACAGATAGAGATAAGATTGAAGATAATAATGCATTTGTCAATTATGTCAATCTCCCAGTGGTTACAGATGGACAGTGGGCATTGCAATTACCATTCTCCGATAATCCAAAATCCTATATCTTCTTTAGAAAAGGAGAATTGATTCCTCAGTCTCATTATTCTATCGTAAATAATCAATTCATCTTAGGAAGAAACTATAATAATTTACATGCTGGAGAAACTATAACTGCTATTTATACGACAGATGGTTCTGATAACTTCAATAATGTAAACTTCCATTCTTATGAATTAGTAGCTAAAGAAGATGACCAAATTCAAATCCCTAATGAAGTAAGTCTAAGATATTCCACATCTAATATTTTTGTTTTTATCAATAATGGATTTGTGTCTCCTGCTCATTATAGTATAGCTGGAAATACACTGAAATTTAAAGAGAAGAATATCTTAACAAAGAATGATAATATTAATATCTTCTTATTATATAAGACAATTAATTCTCTTAGAGTACCTTATAAAGTTTCTGATAAAGATCGTATACAGTTTGTAGAACGTCATCAAGCAGCAGAAGAGAATAATCAAAAGACATTTGAAATTCCTTATCCAGATAAGGAATTGACTGGATATTCTGATGCTCCGTATATGGTATTCTTAAGAGGATTATTTGTTCCGGAATCTCAATATACCCAGACAGAAAATAAAGATACAGATAAAAAATATATTACTTTTATAGATGATCTGGATAGTATTAAACAAGGAGATCAGATTGATTTTGTATTCTGCTATACTCCAGGGTATACAACGATTACTAAGAAGGAATATAATACAGAATTGACATATGAAGAAACCTCTTCTATTAAACTTCCCTATGTATATATAGAACCAATCAATTTATCTGAACGAGTTATGCTATTCTATGGTGGATCTTATATAGATGCTTCCAGATATACAATAGATAGAAATACTCGTATAGTAAAATTCAAAGATTTACCTTATGAAAAAGATAAGAAGAGAACTATAACGGCCGTATTCTTCTATACTGGAAATACCAATACGGGCACTGTAGGGTATATTCCTCAGTCTGGTTATATTTATTTCGATGATCATCAGATTGATCGTAATCTAAATAAAGAAATGTTGATGATCTTTGTTAATGGTTTATTGGTTCCCAAATCCAATGTATTTGATATATCCAATTCTGTTAAGAAAGTGACTAGAAATCTAAAGACAAGATATGATCTGAATATCATCAATTGTTCTCCATTGGTCACAGAATTTAAGAAGCTGTATGATCCTAAGAATAATGCGTTGCATTATACAGTAAAAGTTGTACAGACTCCTAATCAGAAAATTACTATATCCAGTACATTATCTGGTAAGAAATATCATACTTCTTTCGTAGCACAAGAAAAAGATAGTCTCTATATGACTATAGAAGCAGATACGGGATATAAACCTGGTAAAATTACAATCAACGGTTCTCCGAATTATTATTACAGTAACTTAAATAAAGATTTGGTCGTTACGGCTACTCCAGCCGCATCGGTACAAATGTATACGGTAACTGTACAACAAACTCCAAATCAGAGTATCTCTGTTACATGTAATGGAAATGTATATGTAGATTCATTTAAAGCGCCTGCTGGATCTAAATTTACTGTTAAAGTAAGTGGATCTAGAGATGGATACATCCCTGGTAATCCAAATATGAAATCTGGAACAATCAATGATAATGTAACTATCAAAGCCAATCCAGCTACAGTTAAGACCTTTACCATAAAGATTTTAAATCTGAATTTGGATAAACAGAGAGTGTATTTATCTATTACAGATCCTGGAGGTCACACCAACGAACTTAATGCTCCATGTACCGTAGAGGGTGTTAAATATGGATCTCAGTTTAAATTTACAGCAGATGTTACTGATTCTGCCTATCAAGTATGTAAATATATTGGTCCATTCATGATCAATAAGATTTACCATGCAGATTATAGATATCCATTAGATAACTTAGTTGCAGAGCCAGCTAAGAAGATTATCAAACGGCATATTAAACTCTATCCGGCAGTTAATGAAACATTGTTTATGAATACTTGGTCTCAGTATGACGATACCAATAAGATTAGACACGAAGCCAAAGCCGATACAGATGTATTGGAATTCGATGTATCGGATGGAGATTGTTATGAATTAGGATCTGTGGCGGATTATGGTTACGTTGCCGGTAATATAACCTGTTCTACCGGAGAATTAGCTGGTATTGTAGAGTCTGATATTACAGCTGCTATAGAAGAAGCCGTAACGTTTGTTCCTATGATGATCGTTACCAGAGATACACATACATCCAGTCAGTATATTATCCAAGTATCATTTGGAGATGGATATCAAGATGTGAATGAAGGTATCTATACTATACGTCCAGGAACAACTTATATTTGCCGAGCCATTTTACATAATGAAGTTGTATTTACTAAGAATGGTATTATGCCAGACTATAACGTAATAGCGACAATTAAACCGGATGGCACAATTACAGTAGAGAAAGGAGTTGAATAAGAGTGAGTAAGAAGTATACAAAGTATGACAATATCTATGATGATAATGAAAGAATCTATAATGATGGAGAAATCTATACAGTAGATAAAGAACATAATAAATCCGATGATCCCAAATATAAAAAATTTACTATCACTATTGTTCAACCTAACGATGCTGTGATAGAAGTAGTTACTAAAGGAAAGGAGACGGTAGTTCATATAACTACCTTCTCTGCTCCTTATGATACACGATATACAGTTCGGTTTAAAGATAATAAGAATCCCTCTGGCTTATATCTGAATTGTACAAATAATGGCAAGCTGGCCAGAGATATCACCATCAAAGCATTCACTCCAGAAGATAAAGATAAACAAGTCTTAATGACTATGATGCAGACCAATAACCAAACCATTGTTGCTTATGGTATCACTAAGAATGCAGAAGGTAAATGGGTATATTCTGGAGAAAATTATACAGAATCATTCTTTGCTTATATTGGAAGCAAATGGAGATTTGCCGTTATTCCTAATAAAGATATAGGAGATTATTATCTCAATATCATTCAATCCGATCATCAGACAATTACAGTCAGAGCAATGACTGGATACCACGACTATAGAGCTGGGGTATTGGTTTCTTATCCTCATGATGATAAACATGCTCCCTATACAGAAAATGATAATGATAAATATGAATATACCGCAACCTTCCAAAATTGTAGAATATTTTCTACATTAGCATTCGATAATGAAGACTTAGGAACTATTAATCATCGATTAGAAATTAGACATGTTCCCTATCTAAATATAACGGTAACTGATATGTATGGAAGAATCTATACTAAGAGTTGTTATATGAGGGAAGGAATGGCATATACCGCTAAGGTTACATCTGCTGATCGTCACTACATCTATTCTAAAGTAATTATAAATGGAGTTGTGCAATCCAGCAATGAAGCCACTGACATATTGAATACTGATACAATCATTACTGCTTTACCAGCAGTTCCTATATCTACGTATGTAAAATTTACTCCTCAAGTGTTTGACACATCAATTCAATCTAGATTAAATTACGATACCATACTTCATATGGCTGTAGGAGACACTAAAGATTCATTAACTCCTTTAGATATCTATAATTACAAAAAAGTTAGAATCAATGCTAATCCTGCTAAATTTGGAGCAGACGATATTAAAACAAATAATCTATATACGTCTAGGTTATCTGGTGATCATACAGGAGATATAGTTTATCCAATTAAGTTTTCTCCTACAAAAGAATATAGCACAGGAGAAACATATGCTGTAGAACCCAGAATTTATCATTGGTATGATAAAGAATATCATGCTGGATATATGTTGGAAATGCAGAATAAAATTTCCAATAGAGATATCAGAATCTATGGAACTGATGATACAGTTAAGTTAAGATTGATGAGTTATAGCTTCGATGCAGATTCTGATATTAATGATGGTAAATTGGATATAACAGAAGATACTGTTGGAAGATGGATGATTGGCTTTGATGATGTAACCAATAATGGTAATGATCCAACCGATCTTATTAATGAAATCATTATTTATTTTTATGATGATTTAGGTCATAGAATCATTGGTAAGATTGGTAACTTTAATTATTATTCGACATTTGCGGTCTATAATGATGATAAAACAAATTGTCCGATATATACAAAGAAGACTCTGCATGGGCCTACAGATTCAATGTATATTAATCTACTACAACACATTAATAAACCAATGATCGTTAGAATTGGACTTTATAAATGAGGTGACGTAATCGATGGCAAATGATAACTTATATTATGATAATGGCAATAAACTGGATCAATTATTGACTGAGAGTAATCTGAATGATCATAATAATGATTCAGAAGCGCATAAATCTTTATTTGCCCAATATACAAAGAATAGTCCAGTAGGCATTCACGGAGCTATGCATAAATTAGGTGTTAACTTTAAGCCTACGGACGAATCTACATTGGGCTTTGCTAAGTTGGGTAATTTCTGCTGCACATATACAACTCATAACTGTTTTACAAATCAACCATCTCAGTTTGGACAATTGCTTAGTTATCCAACAGAAGTAGATCCTACTAAGAGTAATGATATCCGAGTAACCCAGATATGGTTTGATGGATATAACGGAGATGTCTTTACACGTACTGGAACTAAGAATAATCCAATTAAAGATTTAGTGTTCAGTAGATTCTATTTAGTTACAGATGAATTCAATCGATCTGGTACAGAATTTCCAATGGCTGGATTGATTCCTGGAATGTTGTACTATAGAACTGACGAACAGAAGCTGTATATATTACAGAAGATGCCAGCCGTATGGAAAGAAGTCATTGATACATCTTTGACGTCTGGCGTAGCATCTTCTTTATCTCATGCTTGGTGGAAATTAGATAATACCAATGATGATAAGTCTGTTTATAGATTTAAGAAGAATGAAGATTTAAATACATATACAACCCCTGGTTGTTATGCATCCATTGGCTCTGCATATTCTGCTACTTTGAAACACTGCCCTTATACAGCTGGTAACTTTAGACTTGTTGTGCAGGAAAATGTTAAAGGTTGGGGTATGCAATTCTTATATGCCGGCAACCAGAATGAATTATATTCTAGAGGATTTTCCAAATCTCCAGATGGTACTACATATGTATTTACCAACTGGGATAAACAGATGAAATACTCTGATACAATTTCTCATGCTGTTATGGCAGATGCCGATAAATATGGTAAGCAGATTGATAAGACATATGTAAAACTGATTGGCGGCGTAATGGAAGGTGCACTGGCTGTCAGAGATCGTTTAGGATTATATGATTCTGAAATGACATTTGGCAATCCTCCGGCAGTAAGTACTTTTAATAATTTATTCTTTTATGATAGTAATATGAATCCGATGGAAGTTGTATCTTCTCGATATGACCCAGATGGTTCTCATTATATACGCTTTGGGTCGTATAAGTCTAAAGACGATAATACATTGAATTTACTCTCTCTTGGTTGGAATGCCTCTGGTACTCCTCAAGCATTGTTGATATCTGATATAATATTTAATGGTAATATTAATTGTGATAAAGATATTACAGCACAGAATTTCCATGGAACGATCGATAAAGCGGAGAAGATTGTAACAACAGCTCCAGTAAATTCCTCTGTTGATTTAATTAGAGCGGGAATGGCTGGCACCGATGCATTTAGAATTAGAATTGGTGATTCTGGCAGCGATACTGGATGGGCAGAAATAGCTACATCGGATGATGGTAATGAGCCAATTTACGTTCGCCAGTACACAAAAGCAGCCGCAGCTCCCAATGGATCATTCTCTACTGTAAAACGCTCTGCTACACTCTTGGATGCTAATGGGGATACTATATTCCCTGGTGTATTGACTGCACAGAAATGTGTCAATGCTATCTATAATGACTATGCAGAATTCTTTGAAAGAGGAGAAGATACAGAAGCAGGAGATATTATTGCTTTAGATTTAACTTCTGATGAAGAAAAATATATTAAGGCAACTAAAGATTCTTCTGTTGTGGTTGGTGTACACTCCGATGAGTTTGCTTATGTTATTGGTGGTATGACTCCAGATGATACAAGAGATATTGTATCTTTTAATATGGAGAAGTATATTCCAGTTGCATTAATGGGCCGTGTTCATGTTAAAGTTGCTGGAGAAGTTCATAAGGGAGATAAGATTATTCCTTCCGATTTAGCTGGTGTCGGCAAAATCGCAAAGCCGGGCGATGATATAACCCATTATGTAGGAATTTGCTTAGAAGATAATAAAGATACAGAAATTAGAAAAGTTAGAATGCTTGTTAGGAGATAATATAAATGGGTAAGTTTTTGAAAAGACAAACCAAAACCATTTTTATTATGCTTGGGAATGGATGTAACTTGTCCTGTATATATTGCTTACAGCATCCATTAGTTCATAAGCCACTGTCTAATAAGATCAATCCAGATATTTATGAGTTTATCAAAGAATGTAACGAAGAGAACGGGAAAGATCACCCCGTTCATCTTCAATTCTTTGGTGGAGAACCATTGGTGTATTATCCTAATATAGAAGAAATCGTAGAAGCGACTAAAGATATAGGGTGTACGTATTCTGTTATTACTAATGGGAAATTGATGAATGATCATATGGTTGAATTCTTTAATAAGAATAACTTTTGGGTAACTATCTCTTGGGATGGGCCTAATGTTATGAAAACCAGAGGATTTGACGCATTTGATCCATCCTCTCCATTAAGACGTAGACTATTGCGCTTAGATCATCTGTCTATTTCTGCGGTTATGTCTTCTAAAGCATATCCAAAAGAAATTTTAGAAGATATGCAAGAGATCTCTAACCAATATTATAAACTCAAAGGATATCAAGTAGGAATCAATATTGATCAGATCTTTGATACAGGAATAACAAACAAAGAAATTCTGGATGTAGACTATCAAAGAGTCAGAGATGAAATAGAAGAGATGGGAAAAGAATTCTTATTGGATACTATTAATTCCAAATACTCCAGAGAATCCTATACAAAGATTATGTTTATCCAAGATCTTTATAATCATATCAACCAATTCTATGGTAAACAGAATGGCGTATGGAATAAATATTACTGCAACTGTGGTAATGGATATGCTATATTGAATATGGATTTAGAAGGAAATCTATATACTTGTCACAATACTTCTACTAAGGTTGGGACAATATATACTCCCTATTTCCAATATCTGAATGAAGTGTTGAAAACAGATTATACAGACCATATGAGATCTACTTGTAAAGATTGTGTTGCTTTGGCATTCTGTAATGGTGGATGTAAGTTAGTTTCTGAGCAAGCCAGAGAAGAAACATATTGCAAATTAAAAAAAGCCGTATTTGAGCCTATGTTGAATTTAATACAAGAATATGGGAAAATGGTAGGTGAGTCAAAAAATGCCTAAAAATGGAAATATACCTCAAACAGTATTCTCTAATGGAAATCAAGGAGATATTGTTAAGAAAGCATCTATACAAGAAATACGGAATGCATTAGATGCTTTGAATAACACATATGCCGCCAATGTAGATAATTGTGGAAATTGTACTTTTTGTCAAACCTGCCAGACTCAATCTTGTCAAGGATGCCAAATATGTCAATCTTGTCAGACAGTACATTGGATAGAACAATGTCCTTCTAAAGATTGTAATTGTGTAGACGACGCTGGTTCGGGTTAAGAGGTGATATTATGGGATATACAGATCCGGATTTAACTGGTAAACCAATAAAACGACAGCATTTAGATGAACTTAAAACAGCTATAACTACATTAAGTTCGTCTAAAAAAGTTTCTGTACCGATTAATATCTCTTCTTCTGATAAAGTAACCTCTGCAAATGTAAAAGCATTACAGAATGCAATTCATAGTTTACAAACCAAGTTCTCCAATAATTGCTGTCAAGCCAACTGTTGCCAGACTTGTCAGGGTTGTCAAGGATGTCAAACCTGCCAAGCTTGTCAGACATGTCAATCTTGCCAAACCAATAAAGAATGTTATAATCCAAACTGCGATTGCAACTGTGGAGATGATGGAGGAGGTGGTTAATGATGATTATTTCTGGACAAATTTTAACAATAGATGGACCGAAAGATCTGAAAGATATTACAAAGTTAGATTGGGTTCTCTCGGGTACTATTCCTACCAGAATTATAGATATACAGAAAACAACTGTTAAGACATATAAAACGTTCTCTACTGTTCCCACTCTATGGGTTGGTAAAGATACAAAAATGAAGACCATACATGGATTGATGAATATGAAGAATAAAGATGAAGCAGATTTAACCAGACCATACACAACAGATATTCATGTAGCAGCTTCTATTAAAAAATCTGATGAAGAATTAACTGGGTATATCTTTAAGTTAGCCAATGGAGGCCATACCATCGTTGTAGAGAACTGTGAGGTTGAATGTGATGCTTAAGATATTATTTAATAAAGATAGCACAGATACTCATTTGAAATATAATATGGATTTATTAGGAACCTTTCTTTCTCTACGCTGCGAAAATACCGATCCTGCTTATTTAGCTTCTGGTAGAGATGGAGTAGAAGTATTGGATTCTTATACTTCCTATGTATTTGTAAACAATCCAAATTCTATTGTAAAGAACTTTAGAGTTCCTACTAAGTCCGCTTATAAGTTTTTAAATATGAATCGTCTTGGTGTATCTATTCGAATGGATTATTCCGATATGGCTCAATTATTCTCTAATGGAGATACTATGTGTCAGATAGATACTGGAATGATTTCCAGTACAGAGAAAGATATTATCATTAGATTCTTTGTAGGAACGAAAGCCAACTTTAATATCCAAACAGATATGGATGTAGAGTATGGTGAGTTCAGTTCTGCAGATTTACCTTCCCAAAGTCATCCAAGAGCGACACTTTGGGATAGCTATTCTTTGAAAATAGACGATATTGAGTATAAGGCCGATAGATATGGGAATGGTGTGCAAGGAACGTTCCAAACACCCATTTCTTATAAAAACGTACCGATTGAATTAAGCATTCAAAAGTATAAAGGAAATTTCTCTGCCACTAAATTAACCAGAGATATAGACTGTGAAGATGTATTGATTGATTGCTCTTGTGGTGTGTTAGATACTAAGAGAGTTTCTTTAAATAAAGGAACAGCTAAAGTTCATTTATATCCGTTTGACTACTCTGGTAAAGTAAAAATTAAGTTGGGTAGAAAATGGTATGAAGTATGGAATGAATATAATTTGATCTTAGAGAAGAAGCCATGAAATCTATCAGCATATATTTAGGCAGCAAGTGCAACATGAATTGTTCTTATTGCCACAGAATAGAATCTGAAGAAGAAAACCATATTTCAGATGAGCTCATTGCTCATCTGAAATCTATGGGCAAAATTCATATTAGTTTTTTTGGTGGAGAACCTACTCTATATATGGATGATATTAAAAGAGTAGTAGAAGCTATGCCAGAAAATTCATATAGAATTACAACCAATGGAATTCTCTTTGATAAGTATAGAGAATTCTTTTTGAAATATAATTTTAAAGTGGCATTTTCTTATGATGGGAATAATGCATTACGTTCTAAAGATATCTTAGATCATCCAATAGAATACCCATTTGTTAATATCTCTTGTACTCTCTTTCATGGGAATACGGATTTAGAATATATTATGCATCAATTCAATGAGAAAGAGAAAGTTATATCGGTTAGACTTTCTTTATATCCTCATATTATGCATACGACTTCAGAATCTAATAAGCCATATGCATTAACTAGAGAAGATTATACTTCTTTGATTGAACAAATCAAAACCTATGTATCTAAATATGTTATAGATTTTGAGAAATATGGTATTATGAATTATAGAATCAATGGACTATTCATATTGGTTAATTCTCTATTAAATAATAATTATGAATATGGTGAGACATATTGTGTTCATCGTAATATAAAGAAAATAGATACATCTGGAAAAATGTATACTTGTTTATATATGAGGGATGATCAGTTATCCCCAGATACATGGCAGCAAGATTTAGCCAATGTTATTGATAAGAACTTTACAGATTGTAAAACATGTTCTTATTATAAATATTGCGGTTCAGCATGTGTCAAATCTAAAGAACATGAATTAGAATGTTATTTCTATAAAAGGCTTATTATTTGGGGATTACAATTTAGAAATCATCATCAAGAAGCATTCCAAGAATTATCTAAGATCATTAGGAGGAAATAATGCATTTATTTGTATTTGATGATGCTGTCAGAAAAACAGATCTGAAAGAGACTATTAAACTGAATATATATGATGATCATATTTTTCATTTCTTCCATAATGATCAGAAGTTAATTATAGATACAGATTTATTAAGAGATGGATCCAGTACAATCGTTCTATATAGTCAAGCTACAAATAATACTTATGTATTATATGACTTTAGAGAATTATTAGAGATCTTAGATATGACTCCAAAAGAGATGATGTCCAATCTCAATCAAAAAGGATTTATGCAAATTGATAAATGCAATAATGATACGTTTATCAAAGTTTTCTTGCTTAGAGGAGAAACAGAGTTATCTAGTGATACTCATAACTTTGCTTCTTATAAGCATTATACAATAGATTATATTCATCCATTAGATTGGAAATATAGCTGGACAATTCATGATGCAAAAGCTGTGTTGTCTGAAGACTATAAAAAAGTAACCATATCTTTCAATATGAAGCGTTCTGATTTCTGGATAAAGGATTTATATATCTCTCATGCTGGTCAGACAGAAAAAATAAAAGAAGGATACAATGAAGTTACGTTTACTTATATAGAAACAGAAGATATTTATTTTGGAAATCCTAACTGTCATTATAAAGGAAGATGTTTAAACCTGACCAGATTACTCTATGAAACTAACCTAAATTGAGATATTCCTATAAAGGAATATCTCTTTTATTCCAGTCAACATTTCAGTAAATTCATGAATTTATATAGAGAGGGTGAATAACGTGCCAGATGATCCTATTCATACTACCGTCATACGAAAAGCCAGATTTAGAACGGTTAAAGATGGTATCGAACAAATTATTCATTATGAAACAGATGTGGATAGTATAGTAGACTTAAAGAAAAAGTTAAATGGTATTATTACATCTCAAATAGATAAAGATGCAATTACACAGGCTATTATAGATGATATTAATAATGGTGGGCATTTAGACTTACATTTGGAGAGATATGCTTTATTAGATTCTCCTGTATTTATTAATCAGCCTAAAGCTCCTACACCAGCGGTGACTGATAATAGCACTAGACTTGCTACAACAGCATTCGTTAAGACATATGTCCCAACGGCTATTGATGCTAAGCTGGTTGATTATCAGACCAATATTGTTAATAATACAGCGCTGACTGGTACACCAACAGCTCCCACTGCTGCGGTAGGAACATCAACAACGCAGATTGCTACGACTGAATTTGTTCATAATCAGATTACAGCCAATCTGAATGATTATGCCAAATTGAATTCTCCTGTATTTACAGGAACTCCTAAAGCTCCTACAGCTGCTGCTACATCTAATGATACAACAATTGCTACAACAGCATTTGTTAAACATGCATTAGATAATGCACATATTTCATTGACTTTTGATAATACGCCTATTGGTGGATCTGTAAACCCTGTTACTTCAGATGGTATTTTTAAAGCGATTAAGGCAGCTAAAGATTCTTTTGCTACTGTAGCCACTACAGGAAATTATAATGATTTAATTAATAAACCAGGAACGGCTACCTCTTCTACAGAAGGTTTTGTTAAGATCTATAACTCTACAGGAACCAATGTAGATGGCACAATGACACAATTGTCTATCTCCAATGCATTAGATCAAAAGATGGATAAAGCTACATTATCTACGGTAGCTACTACAGGTAAATTTACCGATCTGAATGATATTCCAACAGCTACAGATACCATTAAAGGGATTACTAAATTATATAGTAATACAGGTACTCATAGTGATGGAGCTATATCTCAAGCCGCATTTACTGCTGCTATGGATAACTACTTAAAGTTATCTGGTGGCAAAATGACTGGTATTGTAGACATGGATACCTATAATATCGAGATGCTTTCTAATAGCACCAATGGTATTAAATGGTATAAGATGGTTGGAGGAAATAAGACATACGAAGGTCAATTGACTCCAGAAAACTATACAGGTACAGCGGCTAAAGCTATAGCAGATAAAAATGGCAATGCAATTGATACATACTATGCTACAAAAGCAGAGTTGTCTGTCGTTCCTAAATTCCAAATTTTGATTGTCAATGCTCTTCCAACAACAGATATATCCAAAACAACGATTTACTTGGTAAAAGATCCCAGTGGTCATGAAGGAGATCTGTTTAAAGAATATATCTATACATCAGAAGATAAATGGGAATTAATTAGTTCTCCAAAAATCAATTTGGATGGATATGTACTAAAAGCGGAATTGGACAGTAAATTATTATTAAAGGCAGATTTAAATTCTCCTATGTTTACTGGTACACCATCTGCTCCTACAGCCAGCATAGATACATATACTGATCAGTTAGCTACCACTAAATGGGTAACTGATAAAATTGGTTCTCATAAAGTAACCCAGATTACTGAACCAGGAGATGATTCTTTACAAGAATCTATTAAGATGCATCAATTATGGGTAGATATAACTGGAGATAGTGATATACCGTAATATATAGTGTAAGAGAGGTCTTCTATAGACCTCTCTTATTTTTATAATTAGGAGGACTAACAATTGAAATGGATAAATTTAAAGAATATATTAAGCTCAATGATCGTAGTCTGTGGTATCTTGTCCTCGGTATCGTTATCATATGCGGAATCATTGGATACTACATCTTCCACTACAACGACCATGGAACTGGTGAACAAATTAGAGATACAATACAACAGTCAAAGTCAGAAAATGCTAAGACTAAAGATGCAGTACGAAGAGCTACAGACTCAGTTCGATCTGCTTCAAAAACAGCTGGAAGCATCTCAGATACAAATACGGAATTACAAAGACATCAACGCAAATCAGCAGAAACAATACAATCTGCTGCAGACCAATTACGAGATGCTCAAAGCACAGCTAAAAACCTCGAAAGAACTCTCTCAGAAGCAGAATCAACAACTGCAGAACTTGACAGGACTTTTGAACAGCTTAAAGTATTACAATCAGACGGAACAAAATCTATCGACGCAGCAGAGTCAGCAAATCATTCAGCTTATGACACAGCTTATGGAATCCGAGAGAAACTTAATGGAAGCCAACAACAGTTTAGAGAATATGAAGAAGCTGATCGAGAAATTAGAAACACAATTCAACGATTACGAGAAGTGGGTCAAGAGAACGGAGCGCAGACATAAATACCAAAAGATTCTTATTGGTATGATAGCTACCGGAGCTGGTTATTCATTGGGGAATATGTAATATGGGTACAATTATAAAGACACACAAAAAAGAAATCAAGTTCACTGTTAAAGGGAATATGATTATTACGCCGGTTATTAAATCAATCATTCCTGGGGTATTTAAATGGCCTATTATAGAAAAGAATGGTAAACAATATCTTTCTAAATCATTTACCTTTGTTGTTCCTAAAGGAATAGAATATCTGAAGATTATTGTTCCGCAGTATAATGGAGAACCATTAGCTAAGTTTAGAATGTTAAATGCTATTAATGGTAAAACTTGGTTATATTGTACAGACAATGCCAGTTTGAGTTCTGTGGTTCATGTATCTCATTATACATCTACTACAGATGATACTAGAGTACCATACAGTTTAGTATTAAATGATGCTCATATAGAAACGGATCCTATGAAGGGGCGTATAGAATTACGATATTCTAAAGAAATCAATATGCAATATATGAATGATAATGTAACTCCTATTGTAGAAGATATAGTAATAAAAAATTAAAAATAAATATATCAGAGACTCATATGAGTCTCTGATATTATATACAACTTATCTTTTTACGTATACTTCTTTATATTGCCTTCCGAATTGCATACATTCATCATAGGTGTTCATAAAGATATCAATAATATGTGGCGCTCCAGAACGATCGTTAACCACATATTCTATTCCATCGATAACCAGAATACTTCCTATAGCAAAATCGTTGGCAGCGACCCCGCCAACATACGGCCATTCGCCAGATGCTGTTGGATTACCAGTATGAGTATATGCAGTAACTTCCATAGTTACCCATTCGGCTTGTACATTTCCAGTACCTAAGAAAAACATACCCATCATTGTTGCTAATGCTACTATTAATTTCTTAATCATTACATCATCTTCCTTTCATATCATATAAATACAAAGTGTGAAATGCTGGGTTAGTGTATTGTCTAACGTGGTAATATATATTATGGCCACGTATTTTCATCGGTCTGGGCTCGTATCGGATGATTTATTTTTCATAATTTCAATATGCAAGAGGGCATTAAGATGTCTTTCGCAACATTTACATTTCGGTATAGCATGAATTCCACGTAATTGTACATTGCAATTATCACTTGCTTCACAAAACGTTACTTTATCGTATAATTTGTTTTTCTGAAGATACAATATAATATCTTCTTTAGAAGTATTTTCTAATGGAAAATCTATATTGGTATCTTTTATTCCATATATCTTAAAAATATTAGAATAAATATCTAGTATTTCTTTTTTACATCGTATTGCATCATCATCCTTAATATATCCCATAAATATTTGTATTTTGCTTGGTGGTACAATAAGCAATGTGCTGGCTATAGCCAATACCCATAATACTGGCAAAGCTAAATAACTACCGTATTTGAGTGTTGGATCAGCAGTATATATTTCATCCAATTTGCTATCTAGATTAATATCATATATATGGAATCCTTGATTTTTGTATATGCTCATAATATCGGAAATGCTATGACGTTCCAGAACGAGTACACCAGGAAATCTAAAAGAATGTATAGAATGATATGTTAAAAATATATTGCATTCATCTTTAAGACTATTCTTTTCGATCTCTTTACAAAGAATATCAAGGATGGTTGTGCTATCACAACCACCCGAGAAAGATATAACAAACGATCGTTTTTCTTGCTTCAATATATTAGCAATTCGTTCTTGACCTAAAGATATAGTAGACATTATTACTCCTTAACTGTGCTATTATCGACAAATGAATCATATTTACGACATATAGACTCATTGTATTTGGTGTGATAACTAATCAGCATATTTGTTAAGTATTTCAGTTTCTGATCATATTCAAAAGAATACGGACTGACGCAAATAATGCGAGCTGCATCCAAATTGCAATAATCACTAATTACAGTTTTATCAATAAATAGATTAGTGAATACTAATGCTAAATAATTCATTCTATTTATAATCTCTGTGCTATTGCGCTCAATACTATCTTTAATGCGTTCTATATCGGCATCATTCTGCGCAACATTCTGTTCGCATATAATACTGGTTAGTACTTGATCGAGTGTTGAATATATTGCACATGGAGCATTAATCTTATAAAGAGTTGCATTAATTATTGCCCCGAGTATTTCTTTGTCTTTTTTTGATAAATCTATTTGACAGAATTCTTTAAAATATATATCTGCAATAGTAGAGCATATTTTATCATAAATACTAAGTTTATTATCAATATATTCTCTATAATTTTCAAGAATAAAACAACTGATAATATATGCCACATTCATCAGTATTGTTTCTCTTTTTGTCGATTCTTCTCTATCAAAAACGGTTTGATATAAAGCAACTATATTACATTCATCGCTTTCAGTATCTGTAGCATTTTGAATATTATTAATTGGTTCATCTTCTTTAGAATCTGCTGTAAAACTATTAGCCATTTCGTTCACCAAATCATCATAAATTAATTTGTCGGCTGCTTTTGTATCCATTCCTTTTGTAAGAGCATCTGCAACCATATGTATAAATTTGCTGTTTAGTTTCTTTCTTTCTACTGGATCCATTTATTATTTGCCTCCTTTAATAACACCAGTTTCTTCGTATTCCATTATTTTATCTAAGAATTCATACAATTCTGGAATATCAAATTCTTTTAATATTTGATAATAATGTTTTTGTCTCTGATAAATATAAAGAGCCATACGATCTGGTAAGATCAACCTCTCTCTAATATCTTCAATAACTATACAAACATATGATTTTGGTTTAATATTGGATGGGTATTTATTATATACAATATAATCCGGTACAATATCCATCCATCTATAGAATGGTATTTCATGTATTTCCATTGGAATATCATATGTAATTTCCAAATAATTCTTGTCAATAATACCAGATTTATTAATCCATTCTCTAATCAATTTTAATCTATCAATAACCGGATTAGATGTATTGTCATCAATTGAGAACGAATATATAAGGTCATACATTCCTCTACATGTATCATCATGCTCGACAAGATAATTATGCAATTTGATCAATTTATAAACCGGAGTATCTTTTATAATATCGACCAGCGTTGTTCTGATTGCAAATTCATATGGGTACTTACTTTTATATTGTTCATAGGTTGTGATTTTATCTTCACTACCAAACGCTTTTAATTGTAAATCATGCAGGTCATCTGTATTTAAAAAAGACTGCGAATTATTGCTTATCGATTTTATCCAATATTTAGTTTTAAATAAATCTAATAGGAATTTAATATAATTTTCTTGAATATGTTTTTCATCAAATATGTTTAAATATTTTTCATTATAATTAGAAATAGTGTTCAATTTATTTATCCTCCTTCATAATATTCTTTAACTGATTTATTAAAAATCCAAATTTACGTTCATAATCAAATGAACATGGATTGATAGTGATAATGCGTGTTGCTGGTATATTATAACCCGCATTGCTTAAAAATTCATTGATATAATTATCGGTTGTCAAAATATTATCATCATTATTACGAAGCTCTCTAAATATCGGTATAAATGATTTCATTTTATCCATAATATCTTTGATATTATTTAGAACAGATTCCACAATATGATCTAAATATTCATCATCGTCATTGGTCACAATATCTGTCCAAGATTTTATTGCATCATGTAAGGACCCAGTCCATTCTGGTTTCATATTATTTATAAATAAATCATCTATAACTAAACAACGATTTGCTAATTCTTTATTTAAACTATTAAGAATAATAAGAATCATTTTAGCAATAATCTTTCTATCATCTTTGGATAGTTCTATATGACAGATTTTCTTAAAATAACCATCCAAAATATTATGATAAATTGCATCAAATAAATCAAAATGAGTTGTATTACAGCTTTCAAGAATACAACAATCAATAATATATGCAACGTTTAACAACATATTTTGTTTAATTTCTTCGGTTTCAGCACGATCAAAGACAGATTTGTATAATTTATCAGCAGCCTTATTTATAACATTTTTATTATTTTCTACAGAATTTTCATATATTTCGGCTTTACCATTTTCATTAATTTTAATACTGAGATGTGGTACTAAACTAATTTGATCGGCAATTTCGTTAAAAGCATAAAAAAGATCGTCTATGTTATCGCATTTGCTCATTATAGATCTAAAGTTTTCTTTAAATGATTTTGTACGATGTTCGGGATTATTTTCAATTAAAATTTCACGAAGATTCTTAGTGAATTTATCCATAAAAATATCAATTTCCTTATCAGTAGTTCCCGGTATATTTCTCATTTGTGATACCATTGAGTCGTATGTTTTGTTTGCTAATATTTTTATTTCTAGTTCAGTCATAATTTACTCCTCTTCTTTTAATAAATCAATTTTATATCTATCATTTTCTCTGATAAGACTTGATAATAATGAATATAATATATCTTTGTAATTATACTCTTCTGCATTGAGTTGACGAATATGTAAGGATCCTTCGATTATATCGCTATTATATAATACTACTAATGCTTGGTCATGTATACATCCTTTGCGTAATGATGCTACCATTAGTAGCATCGTATTAAAGATATAATTTTTATATTTCATAATATATTTATTAATCTCT